GATCAACTACAAGATGTAATGGATCAACTAGCTAATGGTCCAGACTCCCGCCGTATCATCGTTTGTGCATGGGACCCACGTCTGGTAGAAGATCAAGCATTACCGCCGTGCCACTGCTTCTTCCAGTTCTGGACACGTGAACTGAGCTTGGAAGATCGGATCAACGCACTGCAAGATCGCCATGATGCAGAAGACCTACTGATCCCAAGTCGTGGCCAACCACCTGTTCGTACAGTCGAAGCCTTTAAGAGTCGGCTCTGTGTCTGGAATAATCCAGCTATCGTTACCGAAGAGTTCATGCATAACCGTTTAGATCAGGCACAAGCTCCACGCCGCGGTCTGAGCTGCCATCTGTATCAGCGCTCGGTAGATACCTTCCTTGGTAAGCCGTTCAACATCACGTTCTATTCCCTGATGACTCATCAACTCGCTAACCAGTTCAACATGGCTGCGGAAGAGTTCATTTGGACTGGTGGCGATTGTCACATTTACAATAACCACCAAGAACAAACTGATCTTCAGTTGACTCGTGAACCGTATGATACTCCACGTATCCTGTTCCAGCCGACGTCGTATGGTAAAGATCAACGTGAGATCACACCTGATGACTTCGTTATCCTTGGGTATGAGTCCCATCCACACATTGCAGGTAAGGTAGCTGTATGACCCAACTCTATATCTTCGGTGAAGCGCATAACTCACCAGAGAACGTAGAGTACATTGCTAACCGTATCCGTGAGATCAAACCTAAGATCATCTTACACGAACTACTCTACAGTGACATTGCTATTACTGATAAGGTGGTCCGTGAGCGTTTGGCACGTTGTGATGGGTCGGGTCCGTGTGATCCAACCCTCAACAAAGATATCTATGAATTGGGTCTAGAGATTAAAGCCCAGTTGATTGGTATAGATACGGGAACACAAGCTAGTGATTTACGTACTCAGTTCTTGCACCGTGAACGTCATATGACCTCAATGATCGACCGGTATCGTAGCAAGTCTGGTCCAGTCGTTGTAGTTGTAGGCGATGCACATTTAAGAGAGAAGTTTAATCCTGTAATGGGTTACCCCTCTGAGATACAGCAACGTTTTGCAGGTATAGCTGTAATTGAACGTGCTCCGGCACATTTACGAGAAGCTGAATAATGACACTTACCCGTCGTGAAATCATAGCTCAGAAAATTCATTACAAGGTTCCACTGACTTTGGATGATCGGGTGTATTACCACGAGGTTAAAATTATGCCTCCGTTTGCATTGAACACTGAACCGTTCCTACAAACGGCTCAAGACGTCAAAGACTTCTTTCAGAAACGTGGTCGTACATACACTGATGAGAGTATCGCTGAATGGCTTGATGGTCAGAACGTACCTAAGTAACTTAAGGGTTCCTTCGGGGACCCTTTTCTATTTCGCTATTGGAGTTTACAATGTCTGCTGTTAAATACCGTGCTGTTAAAGAAGACACCCGTGCATTGGTTCGAGTTGTTAAAGTTGACTCGATCAAACCTATTAAGAAAGCTGACTTCGTTGAGTTGGCTATCATCGGTGGTTGGCAATGTGTAGTTAAGAAAGGTGAGTTCCAAGCAGGTAGTCTAGCTCTGTACGCAGAGATCGATGCCTTGTTGCCAGTGTCCAATCCGGTTTGGGCTTTCTTGGGTGAACGTAAAGAAGGTCAGAAGACTTTTGACGGTGTGCTCTACTCGCGTATCCGTACTGTGAAACTACGCGGTGAAGTATCGCAAGGCCTACTTACCCCACTCCCAGCAGAATGGGTAGGTAAGAAAGATATGGAAGGCGCCAACATGACTAACATCATGGGTGTCCGTAAGTTGGAAGAAGAGATCTTGAATACAGATGGTTTTGACGGTCGTCTGAATCGTGAAGGTCCGGTAAGCTGGTGGGAACGTCTGGTACGTATTGTAGCGGGTAAACCTGCTCCTTCGTTGTTCCGTCCATTCCCTTCGCAGATCTCCAAGTCTGAACAACAACGCGTGCAGAACATCGGTCACCATTACGCAGCAGCTGCTGAAGCTGATGAACTGTTTGAAGAAACCGTTAAGGCTGATGGTCAATCGATGACGGTCTATAGCTTCCAAGATATGGATGAAGCTGGACCAGTTAATCGTTATGGTGTTTGCTCGCGTAACTATGACATGGGTCTTGAAGATATCACCTTCACTTGGGAACAAGCCTTCCGTCGTTTCATTGCACAGAACATGCTTACCCTGAGTGGCGGGTCTTACGGTTTCTATCGCACAGCTCTGTACCTTAAGAGCCAAGTCGATCTAGGTGTAGTTAAACCACTCGATGCACTGAAAGAACTGTTCGGTAAACGTTACTACTGGTTCGTCCCGTTCATCAAGACATTGCGCGCTATGGATGACAACTGTGTTAACTTTGCTCTGACTCGCGGTGTGTTGTCGGCTGTGGCCAAGTACAACGTTGCTAACAATGATGTCATCACGGTCCAAGGTGAGTTGTTCGGTCCAGGCATTCAAAAGAACTACGAACGCCCTGCTGACAAACGATTCGCAGTATATCAGGTTTACCGTAATGGTAAGCTGTGGGTTGCTCCAGCTGAAGCCCGTGAAATCGTCGCCGCTATGGGTCTGGAATACATCCATGTACTGTGTGCAGCAACCGTACTACCAAAGAGCCTTAAAGACGTGTTAGCTAGCGCCAAAGGTAAAGGTGTCTACGCTGAACGCGACCCAGAAACGAATGAGATTCCTGAAGTAAGACGCGAAGGTATCGTATTCAAATCCACTACTCGTGATTTCTCTTTCAAGGTAATCTCGAATGAATACCTGTTGTTGAAAGAGAAGGAAGCTGATGCTGAAGAGGCTACTGAAGTTGAGCCAAGTTGATCCCGATAGTCACCCTAAGTTCTTCCGTACTTCATGGGATGCGATCAATAAGGAATTACAATCGTTACTGAAGAAGCAGTTCGAATACGCTGATCCTAATACGGTCTTGATAAACCTGAAATTCGATCAGTACACTTCGAACATGCTTCACGCATTGAGCGATAAACCATTCGGCATTGGAGAGCAAATTGAGTCCATCAATGTGGATAAAGATTTCTCGTCAATCAAGGTTAAATTCAAAGGACCTGCTCCATGGATAACCCGATAATCTGCATTACTGGACATGAGTCAATGCCCATTTTCATTAAAGAAGAAATATACACCCCACGAGTTATACTTGTGGGTGGTGATAGTGGCGTGTCACCCAGTCTAATGGAAACGCTCATGAAGGCAGAGATTACTGCACGGGATATCGATTACGACTGGATGGGTCCTGATCCAATACAGGATGACTTTATACCCGAATCAGATTGTAAGCTAGATCATGGCGAACGGACTAACTACAAACTCAAAGACCAACCATTCTACATGCGCGGTCGTAATGGTAAGATGCGAGGTTACTGATGGCGCTGTTCCAGAAGGTTGAACATATTGAATACCCTGTTGTGGATGAGAATCTCACTACGTACCTGACTGATGACGAAGCTGAGTATACTCTCAGAAGTGCTGCTTCCCTCATGGTGCAGAATAAGGTGTACGAGGCTATCCAACAAGCGGTAGACCAATACCGGAACGTAGAAGAAATCACGTATAAACAAATCGATGATCTCAAGTTCGGAAATGATTTCGTTTTCTGTGGTACGACGGAATCTATATTTCTGATGGGTGCTGGCTTAGAAGCTAATCAGATCTTCGCAAGCCGGCATTGTGGGATGGATGGTAAGATTATCGTCCTGTCACTGAAAGATCGTAGTAAGATATTGGAATACAACATGGTTATTACTGACGCCATAGTTCCCGGTCAGATCGACCTCAATCTTAAGATGAAGTTCTTCCTTGAGTCCACTGCGGGTAAGGTTTACAAAATCGATTATAAGGGGTTTGAAGATGAACATGTTTAATTTCGGTATCCGGCATAAAAAATCAGGGGAAGAGAAACTCCGTGATCTTTGCGGTATTCACTGGGGTAGCGCTTATAAAGGTGAGATGAAGAATGATCACAACGAGCGTACGAACCGTAAGCTGAAAGATCAACCTTTCTACCACCGTGGTAGCAAGGGCAAAATGCGTAATTATTAAGGGGGTTACAATGGGTGAGCCCCAAATAAACTTTGATCTAGAGCGAATGAAAACTTCGATTGAATCAGGAACTATTTCCTTACCTCGAGGCATGACACATCAGCAGCGCCGACAGTTCGTTCGTGACCACTTAAAGGACAACCTACCCAAAGGCCCGTCCCCTGAAGAAATCGTAAGAGGGTTAGTACATGGCTAAGGCAGTACGACATAAAAGTGGTGTGTGGATGCAGGAGGGTACGACTGGTTGGGAAAAGCATCATCACCCACCAGTCCAGATGAAAGTACCGAATGCTCCACAATCTCTCGACCAGTATATGGACGAACTTGATAAGAAGTGGCGTAAAGCTGAAGGGCGACTTCCCGTTAAGGATCTTGACGAACGTGGGTTAATGCTTGAAGGTAGAATCCCATGGGACCCAGTGCGACTAAAAGAACTCACCACTCAATTGTATGAAACTCCCAACTAAAAAGGTATTGACTATGAAAGATGAACATGGTGTAGGCGAAGGTATCGGTGCTGAAGAAGTCGGCTTCGGTGAAAGCATTGGTACTGGTGCAGGTGAAGAGTATGAAGGTCTCTAAGTATGAAGAATACGAAGGCTTCTAGTCATGGAGATTATTTAATCATACGCTAGCCTCTCATTTCGAGGGGCGCGTCATGATAGGTAATCTGTATGTCGTTCGACAAAGTAACTCGTCGTGTTAATCGTGTCCAAGCTAATCGCGTAATCCGTAATCAGACTGCTATCTGGTCTTTGTATAACGAACAACGTTGGTTGGAATCACAGAAGCCTCGTAGCTTCAGCAAAGGTAAGGCTATGAACTGTAGCTGCCGTATTTGCCGTGGTTGGGACAAAGATGGACGGCGCCACCGTTACAATTATCAGTTGGAGAAAGCCGGTATGCACAAATACGATGAGCGTCCTGATATCATCACTCAAGAAGAAGATTGGATCTAAATGAGTCCCTTCGGGGACTCTTTTATTTTGTCTAGAGGAAACTACAATGCCACAACAGAAATATTCATGGAATACCCGCTGGTATCGTTTCAAGAATAAGTGGACTCACTTTTGGAATAACATTGGCTTCTGTGCGCTACTGATGTTCTTCTGGTTACTGCACGTCTTAATCTTAGGTTGGTTTCAGTATCTCTTCTATCCGAAGGCTTATGTTATCAAGGCTCGCTATATCCTAGAAGACGTTGATAACGACCCACGTGAGCGTCCTAACCACGAATTCTGGTGGAACCGTCACAACTGTAATGCTGCAAAGAAAGCTGCTGCAATGAATGAACCAGAGTCATATGTTCAATTCACCGAACGGGTTCACCCATTCTTTCTGGATAGTGAAATCTTCTACGTGCGTTCCAAAGGGTATAAGGCTCGTTGGATTGATGACGATGAAAAAGTCTACCCACAATCCAAATGATCTGCAATACCCATTCAATCGTAATAAGGTAATTCCATGACTACCGATACTCCCGTTCAACGTATCAAGATTGGCCCAAACCAAGTGTTCCGTTTGGTACAGCTGTTGCCTAAAGATCTACAGGCTAAGTTTACCAAAGAAGCGTATACTGATGTAGTGCATGACACTGCTGAGTTCGTACCTGAACCTGAACGTAAGTATGACCATCCACTGGGGCTGGAGTGGTTGACCAAACACAAGATTCCTAATACCGTAGAAGAGTTGGAAGAACAACGTCAATACGTTTTCCAAACCATGGTAAGTGGTTCTGACACCTACAACGTCGGTCAGTTCTTTGTGGTGTTCCCACGTATCGTTTACGCCAGTAACGATCTGAAGGATAACCTGTTGGTCGTAGAGGTAATGGATGAACTTGAGTTCCCTCCAATGCCTGATATGAAAGTGGCATACACTGACGAAATGCGTAAAGCTAACTGGCAAGACGAAGCTACTATCGCTCTGCGAGCTGCACTGCAATCGTACGTCGTCCAAGGCAAGATCAAGATTCATGATGCTGGCTTCCGTATGTACTCGAGTACGGACATGTATCAGTTCCAAGAACGTTACATTGATCCTGAAGCTGAAGTACTGAGTTTCAAGGATGCTGTTCGTCGTCATCGTCAGAGCAACTAATAAAGGAGGGGCTTAGACCCCTCTGATTAATCGTGAGCTGAATATGAGAATCTTCACTAGCCTGATCATTGCAACTTTAATTACAGTCGGTTTCGGTATCGCTCTAAACCAAACCGTTATTACAAATCATCAATTGGAGCGAGCTAATGAGTAGCCAACCAAAAATTCATACTGAACTCTTGCAACGCCAGTTGGGAGAGTTGTTTAAAGCCGTGAATGATCGCGGTATTCACCGTAGCAAGTTCAATGACTTCAAACCACTAGTCGTTAATGACGTAGAGGGTATTACTTATACCCATGACTTCGTAGACGCTAGCAAACAACGGTCACGAGCCACTATCCAAGTACTGGTAGGGCCTCGCCGTTTCCTGTTTAACCAGAACTACAACTTCGGTGTGATGCTCTCCCAAGAGACACTAATGATGTTGAAGGAAGACTCATTGGATCGCAATCCACATGTGTTGTTGGAATACCTCACTGACGAGACGGTTGACGAAGAACTACGTAAGACTACAATGATTGAATTCGAATACGCGATCAGCCTCGCAACTGAAAGCATTGCAACTAATCTCGCTAACTTGGGGTAACCAATGGATCGCACTATCGAAAGATTGATGACTCAGGCTATCACTGGTGCACGTAATGCTACGTCGCTAGCTGATGACCTAGAAACAATGTTCGAAATGTGGACAGGTTACATGATAGATCGATTGGGGGAGCAAGTCTTCCTCAGTCGTCTTCAGACCTTCGACGATCGAACCTTTAACTTGGATGGGTACCAACCCACCATTATGCCGGTTGCCATGAACATGATTGATGGAATGACTTCAATTGGTCTAGACGTCATAAAGCCAAACCCTAACAGCTATGATCCAGAATCGGACGTAATGCTGTTGGAAGAAGCTAAGAATACGTTGTGGCTGCTGTTTACTGTGACTGAACAAGGGCATCCTTTTAAGGGGCTCCGTTATGTCTGCGGTTACCGTAACCAAGAGATCACCCTGACTATGGATGATCCAATGTTCTCGGCTACCTATAGCGAAGAAGAATGTCAGTTTGGATGCCGTGGTATCTACATTGATAAGAAAGAACGTTTCCTCCGTAGCGTACGTAAGGATATCTTCGAATGAACGACCAAGAACTGATTGACCGTATCCGTAAGATCGCTTTGACTAAAGGTCATACGGCGAACTGTCTCCCTAAACTGGGTACCATCCAAGCAGTGGCTAATATTGTTATTGGCGCTAGGGCTATCGATGCAATGGCTAACTTCGGTTATGCAGCTAACCCATGGGATGCATCATTTGCAGTCGGTCAGATCATGGCCTTGTTCGATGATGCTCCTGCTTTGATCAGTGCGTCCATGCTGATCAAATGTGTTGAGAGTATGACGACCACACCGCTCCAGTTCAACAACTGGATTACGATGTGCATGAAACTCGATAGCGCTATGTTACCGAAGATCATGCATAACTACTCTGAGGTGGTTAAGAAAGTCCATGGTAATGTTGGACCAGAGCTAGCCAATATCAACACGGTAATTAACATCTACGAACTCGTCCATGTATTGAACGCTTTCGAAGGCATTGGTCCAAACGAACAACCTGACCCTATCTACAATGGGGTTATCCGACGCCATAGCCAAGACCGTATGGGGTTACGTCCTAGTCATCCAGTTATGGAAAACATTCATCTTGAACTCTTGAACGAATTGCGTGATCGCAATGGAGGTGTAAAGCATGCTGCGTAGAATCTTTGCTGTCCTCGTAATCCTCGCCTTCGTAGGCTGTACGCCTTCTTATGCAGAACCCGTAACACTTAACACATCCGCGTGTAAAGTTGTCTACAAAGCCTCACAGGCCGCCATAAAGGACTTCCGTGCAGGGAAGACCCAGTTTGATGTGATGGGTAAGCTAAATAACCAACCGACTAGTTATTGGGACGGTAGTACGGGTGCAAAAGTCTACACTCAAGTCATCGTTATTGACTTGATGAAGAACGTACACAAAGGTTTTAAGGATGAACAGATCCTTAAGACGGTTAATGAGGCTTGTCTAGACAATATCAGTAAAGCACTTTAACACATTTTATTTCACATTTATATTACTCAGGTAGAATCCAAATGAAAGAGAAAGCAGTTCTTCACGGTAACTGGATTTACGATCGTAATGATGGCTGGCATCTAGCAGTCTATCCAATCGTAACCATCATGCCTCGACCAGGTGAACCACCACTATACAGTTCTTTTGTATTGGTGCAGTCCGAAGTACTGAATACAATCGGTACTCCAACTGATGCTATCGAACGGATGTTTAGTTCGACCGCTCCACCCGTATCCAACATGACACTGTATAACCTCGGGGTAGTGGAAGACGAGCATAGCTGTGAGGAACTGGATCTGTTCCTAGTTTGTCCTACAGCCGACATGTCCCATAGTCCAACGCATTCGTGTATTGTTCAGGAAGGTTACATGTACGTCGAAGATCTTGGCATCGATGATACGGATGAACAACTGGACTGGCAAATCTATCAGGCACTCCAACGTTTGGAAGCACCCCACATTCTAACCTGTAGCCCAAAGGTGTGACATGCAAACTAACTATAAGTCGGTAATGTTCAAACGAATCGTTAACGTCAAGTGGTTAATAGAAGCGTTTAAGACTTTCCCTGCTGTACTCAAACGGAAACAACGTAAGTACTTGCTGGACAAACCGTATTTCAAAATACCATTCGATCAACAGGGTCCAGCATTGTTGGCCAATGAAACTGGCTTATGGCAGGTACAAGTAAAGCATGGCGATACTGAGGAAATCACAGGTATGTGGTTTGTTGACGTTACCCATGACTACAGCATGCGCCCTGAGAACTGGTACGATGGTAAAATACGAATCGTCCGAGTCAGTAAGGATAAGTTCATGTTACTGAACTTCCCACCGATCTACTATTCCAGTGAAGCACCCGCACAACTTTACCTCGTGATCAAATCGCATATCGAACACGAAGGCCGTAGTATTAACCTTAGACCAGAAGTGAATGGTGACTTATGAGTATTTATTTTGAAGGCAATGGTAATCCAAAAGCCGTTGGTATTAGCGAAGCACGTGACCAATTCATCTATGCTCTCAAAGAGATGCGTGATGAAGCATTGAACGATCCATACCTCGATGCGTATGAGGACTCTGCTGCACGTGATACCGCTGTAGCCAATAAGATCATTGGTGGCGTGTTGGGCGTACTGGATGGTAACTCCACCCACTTCCCTGCAATGAACTTGCTCCCATACGTTTCCGAAGAGGACGTTACTGCTGCTAAAGAAGCCGGCGCTGATTACTTCGACAGCGGTAGTGGCGACATCGGTCAAGGTCTGCAAGAGTACTGGAATCTGGTGAACTCTTAATGGCCAGTCTAGAACAAGACGTCTTGTTTACGATCTTCGGTGAACTAGATGACCTCCGCGATACATTGATAAAGGATAGCCCTAGACTTACGCCTACGCAACTAATCGAAGCTGCTATCATGCGTACAGCAGATGTCATTGAAGGATGCTTCGAGTTGAAGGCCATCGGGGTATGTGAATCCAATGGTGATCCACATTGGTGTAAAGGTATCGCTGTGGAATGCAACCGTTATTGGTCTGAGGTAAGTACATGAATGTTCAATGGTCCATTGAAGGTACCAAGTTGCGGTTTGATATATATTACCGCAAACAAAATGAAACCAGTGAAGGTACGAGTGGCTGTAGTACCAGCTGGTTCCAAGAGATAACAACCACGATTAAAGATGCGGCTGAAATTATCATCGCTAACGTTAAGGTCGATTGGAACTGGCGAGCAATGGAAGGTCTTAACGATTGGACCAAACTGGTAGAGGATGTATAAATGTTCAAACCGCATGAACGTTACACTGCTGTATTCCCAGTACTCGAGGCGAGTAATCTACCTGATGCTGGTACTATCGTAGAACTCACTTTTAAAGGTTGGTACGATAACCGATTGCTCTTCGTTGTTTGGCCTGCGGGTAAACCAATCCCAAAAGAGTTTGAAGGTCGTCAATTCCTCTATGTCAATCAAGAAGCCGGTACAGGTGTATTGACTTTGCGTACAGCTATTAATGGTACTGGCGAACCACCCTTCCAATCGTACGGTGTGTTGTCTATCGCCGGGACAAGTGAAGAGCTTGGTACATTGTTGATTGAATTCCACAAGGTGTAACATGACAGATAACATAGTAGACAGTGTAAAAGGTAATGTAGCTTTCCTACTTGGTGGTATCCGCACTGGATTGCTATCGAATAGTAGTAGCATGACCCCTGAACAACTGGTGGACCAAGCTATCGCATCCACTCTGGATGTAGTAGAACAGCAGTTCGAACTACGTGATCCTACCCAAGAGCACTTGCCGGTAGTAACTGAACTCGCTAAGTGTTATTGGGATATGGTTAATGACGATGGGGAAGACCCTGTCGATCTTCGGAAGGCATTCAATGAAAACAGCACGGGTACCTAGTGGTCCAGAAATCGACGCATTGATTCATGTGTCTACTGAAGTTACTCTGGCTATGGAGTTATTGGAAGCACAAACCCGTGACTCTGTACTCCAGAGTATGAAAGATGGTGTCGAACATGGGATGGATAAGCTGATCCAAGCTTACACCGATCTAACACCACAACAAATGAAAGTTGTCAGAGCCTGTATTGGCGAAGGCGTGGACTATGCCTGTGGTTATATGGCAGCGCACATCCAATTACACGAAAGCATGTTGGGTCTATGTTCAGAGACAGCTCCGGGTCTAGTTGCCCATGCAGCTGTCCACACTTTCGGTAGCCATGTAAACACTCTTTGGGAAGAAGTAAATTCATGACTTACAAGCTAGAATTGATTGAGCACACTAACACCGCTAAGCTGTCAAATTACATGCGTCTGTTCCACTACCTGAGCGTATACGAGGAGAACGGTAGCCTTCAACAAACGATTGAAGCTGAGTTGTTGAACTTTGATCGTAAAGGTAAGTTTCAACATCAATTCAATCTGGTGTTAGCGCGTAATGACGCAGGTAGTATTGTAGGGTACGTCTTCTATTACCCGCGTGCGAAACGTGTTGAGTTCTATGTGTTACCCACTTGGCGTAATAAGGGTGTAGGTAATGAGTTGGTACTCGGTGTACGGACTTGGTCTAAATACTCTACCCTTTGTGGTTATCCGGGCTTCGGTTGCTGGAAAGAGTTCTTCGAAAAGAACTTCATCCTTAACATCGACAAGTACATGTCTATCAGTCGTGTCGACGTTGCTAAGTACGGTGGGGCAGTAGAAGCGTACAAAGCTGTAATGAAGGCTGAGAAACTTCGTCTATCCCGTGAACTACGTAAGGTACTGGATTTCATCTAATGGATATTTTTACATTCTTCCTGTTGTTGTGCTGGACTGTAGCTGGCGTATGGTTGCTGATCGGTGAACTCCCACGATTCCAGAAACATCGGATCGAACAAATCTTCGGTGTAAAGAACCGCTGGGGTAAGATGTTCATTGGAGTCGCTCTGCTGGCCTTCTGTAGCTTTCAAGTGTACCTGTGGACCATTGACCCAATTTCGACTTGGGAACTTACGTGGGCACCTCTGAAGCTTTCCTATTGAGGTATTCATGCAAACATTCCTTGAACAGGTTGCACTTGGCGCGTTGCTGCTGATTGAACATGAAGCGTACGGCATTTACCTTAATCGTAGAGACTTAACTCCCGAACTAGACCCTGATGATGCTGCTCGTGCGGCAGTTCAAAGAGCTATTTTTAGAACCGTTGAAATGCTGGAACCAAACGAAAAATCTTCAGATGAAGATTGGTTATCACAACTTTACTGGCAAGAGGTAAGTACATGAATACCGATATGCAAATCCCTGAACAAGATGAAAAGCAAATTCTTGATCACGCTGTTGCAGCTACCACGATTTGTCAAATAGAAGACATATTCATTCACACGGTTCCTGCTAACATGGGCGATGCCCGTGAGATCGTGGAAAGTGTTCTGGTAATCGTACAAAATAACTTCTATCTGATCCCTAAGGTCATGGTTGAAGACGATAAGCCGGTCGAGCGTCCAGCTCCTAAAGAAGCAATTACTGAACCACTCTATGAGTTGTGGAATTCCGTTTCCAACTAACCAAACCCTTTTAATAGACAGGTGACATATGAGCGAAGTTGACAATTTTGTATCGGCAGTAAAAGAGAAACGTAACGAAGCAGTGGAGTATTTCCTATCCGAAGACTTCCATCAGGCTATGGCAAATGGTGTTGAAAGCCCAGACGTCGTGGTTAAGAAAGGTGTCGACCTATTGGTTGGTGCAGTTCTCGATGTAGTCGAAGAACGTTACGCCGATCTGGTTACCGGTAGTGCAAGTGATTCCGAAGGTGAAGAAGTCTCGGTTGAACTGAGTATCACCACTGGTCTGTCCACTCTGTACTTCGAAGAGGTAGCTTCTTAATGAGTACTCCTAAAGTTGATCTCCATCACGGTGAATGGGGTGAGATTAAAATGGGTAATGTAGATGGCTTCATCGAACGTGCGAAAGGTATGCGCGCGTGTGCCCTAGAACTGTTTGACCAGCGTGCCCTGAAGGCTGCTGCAACTGGTCAAACGATCCCATGGAGTACCTACGTAGCGGAAGCTGTAGATGCAGCTATCGCTGGTACTCTAGACATCGTAAGCAATTGCGGTCTGGAAGCTATCACCGAGGTGGAATGCATTATTGGTGATGATGAACAACCAAAAGTAAATATCGCTTTCAGTGATCAACTGGGTAAAATGTATTTCGAAGCGGTGGGTTCCTAATGGAAGACACCTACGTACCAGAACCGACTATGGTTCAAGTCGTATTGGCTGAACTGAAGAAGATCCCTGATAAGGTACTTGAGTTATCAGCTGGTAACTACACCCCAGAAGAACTCATGGTCCAAGCGATCGGTGAGGCTCTGGTGATCGTTGAACGTTTCATGGATATCACTTATCAGGAATCCGATCTGCTTCCACCAGAAGGACACACGGGTCCTGAAGTCGCTTTGGTTAAGGTTGCCTATACCGAGAAAGCAGATAACCTTGCACAACAATACTGGGATCATGTGAGTAACTAAAATGTCTACGGTTATCGGAACCAAAGAAATCTACAGTGGTGAGCAACGACCTACTGACAAACAACGTGTACTGTATTACTTCGAACCATTTGAACAATGGTACGTTGGTGTATACCACGCGGAAGATGACGCTATCGTTGGGAAGGCTGGGTTCAGTACATGGCAACCCGAAGTAACTAAATGGATGGATGGAGAACAGTAAGATGCCTATTTACTTTCAGCTGTGGCCACGGTTTAATACTGTAAATCTGTGGAGATTATACCCGTGGCTAAATCCCGTCGTACTTGCTATTTCAAGAACCAAAAAGAATTCTTCGATAAAGACCGTCCTTTGAGTTGGGAAAACTCCAATAAAAAGAATAAGGTACTGTGCCATCGCATCGAAAGAGCGTGGGCTAGTCGTCGTCTGTATCAGGAACTCAATCAGCTTTAAATAAAGTGCCCTCCTTCACCGGAGGGCATTATGAGGAATTCAATGCTAACAGTAATATTCTTTGCAATCATGCAACTGAGCCTTATCGGGTTTTGTTTCATGAGCGCCATGCTAATGCTGGGTATTCTAGCATATGCGTTTGGTGCTGATCTGCCTGACTGGAAGGCTATGGTCAAATACTGGAAGTGGTGTGGTATCACTCTAGCGATATCGTGTATCGGTTTCTTTGTATGTAAGGGGTTAGTCCTATGAACTGGGGCGTTGTTGCAGGTGTAGCATTAATTCTTTACATCCTTTACGCTATCTTTGTCCCACCTAAGTGGTATCGGGATAAGCTTTACGAAGACGATGCACTTAAGGCTAAGCGTGAGGCCCGTAAGTACGTCAGGAACGTCGTTAAGGGCATGGTTATACATGCGGTCCAATTCGATCGTGGACATACCTCTGGCATCCTTACAAAGCGTACCCCACAAGTATTCATCTTCCATGGAATCATCCGCGGTGACTTTTCAGAGACTCTTTATCTGAGAGTGGATCAAGACGGTAACGTATTCGAATACGAAACTGACATAGCAGCTAATGCAGCAATCCAACAGACAGACTTCGGTATTGTAGCTGTAACTGCATCCGATGGACAGATTCGTTTCCGTGACGTAGTTCCTACTGGTTCATCAGATCGGGACCTGTATAAGTTACGATTTAATTTCCTGACGAGTTCCTGATAGTATAGGTCTTGCAATACCGCTGACCATGTTAGAAGGAAATTTACGCCATGGCTATTCCAAGTCTTGCCGATCTGAAAGTTGCTGTAAGCGCTTCCGAGATCGCACCTTTCGAAGCTGAAATTACCGCTTATCTCGAAACAGCTGCTACTCTGGCTTATCTCGAGAATACTGCTGGTACCGCCAAGATCGTTATCCGTACCTTCCCAGGTAAGGAACTGACTGCTCCAGGTATCGTTGCTCTCAAGGCGGCGATTACTGCTGGCGGTTGGACTAACGTTGTTGTCGAGAACCAGTACGGCCCTGCTGCTGAAGGTATTGGTATCTCTACCGGTCCTGCTGAGAAGATCGTATTCGTATCGTTCAAACCAGCTCCAGTTACACCGTAATAAAAATAGGTCCTACCTTCGGGTAGGGCTTTATAACGTCTCAAGGAAAATTCAATGCATAACCCTAAATTTGATATCTTTGTATGCTCCCGCAAAAATCCTAATCCATGTCTCAATCTCCCTAGCGAAGCGATTATGCTGAAGCTCTATCAACAGCTTCGTCGCCGGTTAGATAGCCAAGGCTTTGGCAATGTAGTTGTAAATACAATGCGTCATATTTCAGACATCGAGTTGGAAGCGGGTGAACTAGAATTGCTTAGGGGTAATCGATTCTACCTATCTGAGCATTACCTGGCAAGGCACCTGGACTTTGGTCCACCAGACAAAGTGATTGGGCGTTACAGAGCACCATGGAACACCCGCCCTTCCATGGATGCCTACACGTACGCTGAACGTGGTAAGCGGCCAATGTTCCACGCGCAGGTAATTGGTGGTACTCTTACTGGCAAGACTTATGTACTCAATGAGTTCAAGTTATTGTTGAACGAACTGGTTCCAGGTATTGAGATCATCGAGTGTGATAACGATATCAAAATGTCTGACCACTGGGACGTGGCTTCTGACCCTGAGTACTACAAGGAATACGGTGACCGCATTAAAGCTAATGCTATTTGCTTTGGTATGGGCCCAACGTTTAATGTTGGTATCGATAACGAACTGTACCACAACACTAAAATCTAAGGATCATTATGACTTACGTAAGTCCCCGTGGCATTCCATTGTTGACGCAACAGGTGTCTTCCTTTCCTATCGTAACTCTGGAAGACTACGTCAAGTGGTATGGCGCAGATATCCTCTGGCCGGATGGTCGAGTTGAGAATGTTAATGTAGACTGGTACTGTGAGATCGTTCGTGAATATCCCAAGTATCCATTGATGGGTGACCATAACTACCATCCATTCTTGTTGGAGAAGATCGCTGAGCGTATCGGTGGGCAAGTGTGCTGGAAGGCACGTGAAATGGCCACAGGCCGTTGGATTAATGAAATACGTGATGGCGAAGTAGAAAACGAATATCCTTTCTGACGACATATTGCCCCTCCGTTACGGAGGGGCTTTATTATGCTTCTTTTTTGTATTTGGTTGTGATACTAGCCTTAGCATGATGTTTGGCGTCATGCTTCTTCTTGTCTTCTTCGGCTTTCTTCTTCTCTTTTTCTTTGGCTTGCTTGTCGGCTTCGACGAACTCTTTAGCTACGTCTTGTGGAATACCGACTTTCTTAGCAAACTCTTGATCGTGAGCGGCTGCTCTCATTGTTCTTGCTTGCTTAGGTGACTTTGTAGGCATGGCGATTACCTCGATTATTAGAAGGGGTTTTAACGCTATATCATACCCTTGTAATTAAATCTTAACTGGAGTAATGTATGAACACACTCGATATCTTTTTGGAGATGCCCTGGAAGTTCTATGCGTTGATGGGGACCGTGATAGTACTGGTAATCTGGGCTATCTGGTTTTCCAGCAAACGACCCACCGATTTCAACCATCTGTTCTACGATCACTGGATGAAACGGATCAACGATGACTTTCGGGGTGTCCGTCGTCGTTATAAGCGTGCAGACCGAGCCGAAGCATATAAGGCTACGTACTATCGAATCTACCATGACCTCGCTGAAGTAACGGGTGGACCAGAGTACTTTGCTCTCCTCCCCACTGCGCAGCGAAGCGTATGGATTCATCTATTCACTCGTACCCGTGATGTACTCTATTTCAGTTGAGGTAAAGAAAGATGGAAGATCATGGTGAAAGTGGTATACAGATGCGAGATGTGGTGGTAGGATTCGTCCTAACCACAGTCGCTTTCATGGGATTGACGGTCTGGCTTTTCAGCGGCAACAAAGAAAAGCCTAAATCTGAAGAACCTCCAGAAGGATAATAGAAACGCTTTAAACGCTATATTACTCTTATGGATTAACTAACTTAAAGGAATTTACGATGAGCTTTATTCGCGATATGATGAACATCTTCGGCTACGGTGAAGGTAATCAAACTGCAACATCCGTCGAGATGGAAATTACCGCGACGATCGGAGAACTGCTGGACACAATGAAAGCAGAAGACGTTCCTTATCTGGATCGTATCTCCATGCTGAACAAGCATCTGGAAAACGAGATCATTCGCTTCAACGCGATTGAAGACATCTCTGAAACAGAACGCTGGAAAGCGATCGCTGGTCTACGTGAATACGTCGGCAAACTCAACCGCCACTTCCGTGAATTACAGCTGTTGTCTAGCCGTAAATAATAGAAGTCATTTAAACGCTATATTACAAAGGTGATACTCTAACCGGTGTCACCTACTCAAATTTATCTAAAGGAAAGAATCATGCAAACTCTGCCTACCGCTGCAACTTGGATCGCTCAAGCTAAACTGGCTACCGCCACCAAGATCGAAGAACTGATCGCTGCTCAAACCCCTTCCTACGAAGCGGATGAAGAGATGCGTGGTTTCTTCGACCAACTGTACATCGACCTGTACAAAATGGAAGGCTGCGATCGCATTCGCGCTGAAGTCATCCCGGCTATCCAGAAACTGGATACTGAAATCTGCAAGATCACCCTGCACTAATCAAACCTAATCTCAATACCGAAGGAATCGAAATCATGGCTAAGTGGACTTTTGAAGATTATGCAAATGGCGCCATGGCAATCGTTGGTATTGCTATGATGGCTCATTCGATACTCGAAGCAAAGAAAGTGGCTGATCGTGAAGACGATAGTCGTAAAGCAAAACGTTGGGTCGCTGAAGCTACTGCTCGTCTGGAGAACATGGTTCACCACATGCAGAAACAACGTGCTTCGAAAGAATGCTACGTTGAAGCTCTGGGTGCTGCAAAGAACATACTGGCTTTTGAAGTACGTGAAACCCTGACACCGAAGAACTTCCACATGTTGGATGCACAAAAAGAGATTTTCCAAACTGTGGACCAACTGATCGCAAAAGCTAACTAAGGAGTAGTAACGTGGTAAATGCACAGCACGTAGTAAACGTAATGATCCTGACCCCCGATGTTGTTCGTATGAACGCTCGTCGCGAGCAAATCATGCAAGACGCCATCACCTCCCCACTCGGTAAAACCTGTAATGCGTTCGGTAACCCGAATGCAGACGGGTTTACCAGTGTGGAGTTGTGGGGTGGCGATGAGATTCAGCGACAGACCTTTAAACAGGTTCTGATCAATGATCTTTATCGCTAAAGGATCGGAAACCATGTGGGAGTCTTCGGACTCCCGCTACTCAAATTTCTTTTTTGCTTAAATGGAGTATTTGCATGGAAATTCAATTTGTTAAGAAGGGCGCTAATCACCTCATCCAGATGTCTGGTGGTTGGGTAACTGACAAAGTGTGTGACTATGTCCGCACTGCGTTGCAGGCTACCTGTTGGAACATTACCCCGGTGTATTCGATTGGTCCTCAGGAAGATAATGGTAACCTGGTATCCATCGTTATTCCGATGGGTCGTGATAATGATGTACAGGAGTTCTGCGACTACCTGAACATTATCCTCCGTGACATTATCCCGACAGCGTTCACTGAGATTAACGCGAGTCCTTACCGGGTACCCGAATATGATGACCGTGGTGGCTTAGATCTGTTGTACATGATCGCCAAAGAAACGGGTTGTCCAGTAGACTTCACTGAGTGGATGAAACCGGTTATATTCAAGCCCATCTCGAACGTTCAATACGAAGGCGTAATAGCGCTACTTCGTGAGTTCAAGATGTCCTTCCACAACTACGTAACTAAGGAAGTCTTTAAATGTAGTTGTTAGATTCTCTACGGTTCAGACGTAGCCTATTGGGTTATGTAGACGACCCTGTCTGCTTTGACAGGGCTCTGAAATTCAACGGTGACTTTACTGTCACCACTTTAACTAAAATAAACTGGAGTAAAACAATGGAACAGGCTACTAACACCGACAACCTTTACGGTACCCCTAATGATTACCTGCGCTGGCTCGCTTTTTTGCAACATGGTCCGCTGGTAACCTCTTTCCCAGCCGATAACTACACCAAGGTTCCAATGGCGTGGCACGATGCAGTGTATGGCATCGAATCGAACATTGAATGTATCCCTCACCTGTTACAGTGGGGTGAAGACAAGGTCGAACATAAGGGTAAAGTGTTGGACTGGATTGTCAAGAAGACTTTGGTCCCTTACCTGTCGAACATGAATGACGATGAGTTGGCGATGGTTGATCCAATGCTGACCTTCATCTACGCTTTCGGCAAAGTTCTCCGTATTCAAAGTTATGCAGCTAGCGTAGAGCTGTGTATTGAGATCAATGGTGTGCAGCGTACTCTACTCATCAACGTAATGAATATGATGGAGTACTCGGGCGGGACTAACAGTGATCTTGATGATTACTATGTCCGCACCACTTTGAACTAACGGGGACTCTGGTCCCCAAAGAGGGACTATGAGTGAGCTACATCTAAAGCGTACTGAGTGCGGTCAATGGATTACTAATTGGATGGGTCGTGATCATCATGTAACCCTAGGTACGGTTGATCAACTCAACTACGTGTCTCTGGGATTCATTGGTAGTGGCCCAGTCAATATCGAGATTACCCCTAAGGGCGAGATCTTGAAGATAGCCGATAACCGCACCGGCGAACATTTAACTGAATTGCGTATCCCTAACAATCATTTCCTTAAACGGGATGTTAATGTGGGGAAACCATTCTCGGAGTAAATATGGAATACTTTAGTGCGATCAAACTAATCCTGTATTGGATCGGTAGTTGGAAGCTGGGCTCGTGGATAGCTTCCTTGCAGATCGATCGCCGCCCATGGATTACATTGAAGAAATTCGATTCGACTGGTGTTCGAGAATTCGATGATGATCTCGAACTACGGTTCCGGCGTGGCAAGCATGTTCGGTACCTCATCGTTGATACCTTAACTGGTAACGGTAAGCTGTCCGCTGATAAAAAGAAAGCAGCTACCGCACGAGCACTGGGTAAATCGGTTTACGTATTCAACTTCGATCGCTATAAAAACTTCATACAGTTCAAAAGCTGTAATGCGAGTATGCCGGATCGTAACTATAACTTTCTGACTGATACCTTTGAAGGACCAGTTAACCAAGCGAAGGACGTCTATGTTCAATACTTCCAAACCAAATAGCTTACCCAAGCCTGGGCCTTGCTATAACCTCAACATTCTGCATCCTTGGTTCCAACGGAACGAAGTGAATGTCATGCTCGCTAACCAAGAGTTCGAGAAGTCCGTCCATATCGTAACTGATGGGCGAACGTTCGACTTCCGTGAAGCGTATGGTACTAAAGACGAATGGCAGTACATCTACATTCGCGAACTCAGCTACGTGGCTGAAGACGGTAGCATTCAGATCGTCAAGGTTAAACCTCGTAATCCACACCCGATCGAGAAAGGTTACGGTAACACGTACACAGGTTACGTCACTAAGATCAATGGTAAACGTTGGGGGATCAACATCCATCTTAACTGGCAGACTGGTCGTACGCATTTGTTGGCCGATGACGGGTCACCGATTGTTGGGGCATTGTTTCAGTTCATCGAATAATAAACGGCCTCCCCGAAGGGAGGCTTTATGTCGACTAATAATTACTACAACGGAATTCAGATTTACATCATGTCTGTGCAAGCAAAAGAAACTATAATGGCCATTAACAGTATCCTAGACCAATCTTGGAGAAAGAAGCCAACAATTACTGGACAGGGGAAATAACATGTGCTTCTTCAAGAGCTTTGGACAATTGGTAGACGGTATCTCGAAGAGTGATGTAGCGCGTGGTATGCTGTTACAAGCAACTAACGATATTTTCGTACACCGCACAGATCGTGAGAAAGGCTACACCGAAGTAAAGTTTGCAAACGAAGGCGATGACCTGACTGTACTCTGTGAAGACCTAGAGAACCCAGGTGGGGGCTTCCGAGTAATGAACCTTGACAACCATGATCAGATCGAAACTGTACAACTCACTGACATGGATACTGTATTCGGAGTGGATTGATGAAAAAGGGTAAGGCTTTACAAACCATCACTAATACCGTGTTGGATATAACGATTACACTGGCTACTGTTGGGGAGGAGTTGTATATCCTAGAAGACCTTGGTAATGCATACGAAGTTGCAACGGTTAACGAACCTATGAATACTTTCTATGCATCGAAGAATCAGGTGGAGGTAAGCAGTGACAGCGTACACTAAAAGCGACATTGTAAAACCAAGCCATGTATTAAAAGAAGAGATCATCGAAACCCTGTTGGATATCAATGACAAACTCGATCGACAAGAGTTTATCGTTAAGCCTTTATACGGGCAGGCTAGTGACGGAATTCCTTATGGTTTCTACACCATCGGGTTTTCTCGTTTCAACCTACCTGAGATCTACGTATCGGGTATCGCTGTAAACGACTTCAACTTCAATTTGCTCTATCCGCACATCAAAGGAATGCAACAGTTTCTTACCATGAACGGTTATGGCAATAAGTCGTCCTCTGAGGTTGCTATGGCAATGAATCGAGCGTACGCCACCACAGAGATAGGTCCGTTCTTCCAAGTCCGCCCTATCGACTCTGAGCGGTTGCTGTATGGACAGGCTCAAGTGTTGCGTTACTGGCTTGATGAACAGAATCATCGTGAGCATGCAAAAGCAGTTCAAATCGTTTGGCGTAATCCGAGCGATATGGAGTTCCCGATCGAGTCCTCTAAAAATCAATTACTACTGGACTATGTTCCTTTCGGTGTACCGGTTCCTAAATCTATTACTACGGGGGTAGTAAATGCAGCAGCGTAACTTCTTCACTGGGGAAAAGTGTTTTGCCAACGTTGACATCGCCGGTTCCAAAGGCGATGTGTTTGCTTCAGAAGGCGGTCACCTTCAGATCATGGCTTATGATCCGGGTAAAGCTGATACACCGCACAGCATTCGTGCTATCGGTGATGGCATTACTCCAGTCAGTAACATCGCCCGTGTATGGGTGAGTGAAGCCCAGCTCCGTAAAGATCCAAGTCAGATCGGTGTTCGTCTACCGGACGTTAACCCTTAATGGCAGTAAAGGATATCGACCCACTACGCCCAGCGTGGATGAGTTGGACCTTGTTTCGGGATCACCATTACGCAGTGTATGACAAAGAAGGCAATCGTTGCTTAACGCTAGTGACCCTAGTGGATTCCAAGCGATCTTTCTGGATTAAGGATACTTTTATCGACCATGGCCATCGCATTGTCTATGTGGACGATGTTGAACAGGCAAGGTTGAATCTGGGGTTGTATGCCCTAGACAGTAAAGACCTTAGTGACACACTGCGATATGAAGGATACCGGGATAGCCAGTATGGCGTGTCTGTTGTAGATGCATCCGGTAATAGACTGTACACATTCGACCTATTTATCTTCTGAGGTGACCTATGTCTAAAGTTCTGCTCGTAAATCAACTCACTGGTGCTGCCCACGCTATCGATACCGAGGGTAAGCCTGCAACAGTAGCTGATGGTGTGCTTTCGTATTTCGAAGCCACCACTGCGATGAACCGTTTGGCTGAAGGTTATGTACAGATCCCTTGGGGTCATTACGCAATGCGTTTGGATGTGGTTACTCATATCGAATGCAGCGAATCGTTGGAGATCAATGGAATCATTGTGTTGGATTCTGAGGGTAATCCAAAGACGTTGAATATCTACTCGGAAGAAGACACCCGTCACCAAGAAGAATTCGGTGATCGCTTTGGTGTACTGCTTGCTAAGATCAACGTTGAGAATGACATCGTTTCGTGGGCAAGCAATCCATTGTTGGCAGATGCTTATACGTTCAGTCTTAAGGCTGCACCTAAAGTAGAAACTCGAACCGCGATGGAGAAAATGTTGTATCTGTTCAAGCGTCAAGAAAGCTCTACCTTGGAGCCAAGTGAAGCCTTGATCATCGTACACGTTAAAGACTGAGCCCTTCGGGGCTCCATTATTCGCTAGGAGCAAATATGTATTCAGCTTGGGCTATGGCTTTTGTATGGTTGACTATGTTCACGTGCGTTACGGGTGGTCAGGTAATACTGTGGGGGTTCCGCAGTATGTTGCCTTGCAGTGAGCGCGAACGTGAAATCCGCCTAAACCTGCTCCGTGGGACTACATTAGGGCTGGTCATTTTTCTTTTGGGTGAAGCCGCTATGATCTTAGCGCACATCCAAGGAGTAATCTCTCTGGAAGGTGTACTATGAAAGACTTTACGCTACATGACGTATACAAAGCACTGTACCCTGATACGCCGGATACCTGGTCTGTCGGTATTCGCATGGCATGGGCTGATCGACCTGACTATTACAGCGAACTTTCTTTCGATGGTTACACGTCATCAGATAATGCCATTGCCGCGGCAGATGTATTCAGTTCGCTAGGTGAGGACATTACATACGTGTTCCACGAGAAGGGTCAACAGATCGAATACAATGGTCAGAAGGTCGATGTAAGTATCAAACGTGTTCCGGGGGTACAAAATGGCGGCGTACGTTATTGAGTTATGTTTAGGTACTCTCAACGAGAAGTTCTTGTTGACGGAATCTGAGAAAGGTTTCGGTACAACTACTAAACTGCGTAGTGCACAACAATACCGCACTCGTGATATGGCTACCTCTGTCCAAGAACAGTTGATGGCTGCTTTCCCTAAGACAATGCTTGGGTTGATTCGTAAAGATACAACTCACACGGCACCAGTTAATATCTCAGTTAAGTCGGTTAAAGACCAAACGAGTAGCCGCAGCAAACTTTACACATTTATCAATCAGGAGTAATACATGTACGTTGAATTCTACAACCTGTCTCAGGATAAGGCCTACTACGCCACAGGTAGTCTCGATGATCTCGTCGCTATGGTTGGCTCAACTGCCACCATTGAACACATGGTTGATTGTGGTGTCGATGAAGATTTGGTTATCTGGCGTATCGGCGGGTTGATGAACCAGGTGGCTGATCTTGATCCAGGTGATTCATTTCAAGTTCGTCTATTCACCATGGAACCAGATAGCCCCATTCTGACAAAGCGTATCCAAACCCGTGCTGTTTATTGGCCTAAGTGGATGGCGGCACATAAAGCCTTCGTTTTCGATAAGGTGGTAATCTAATATGACTTTAGACCGGCTGTGTATTGTCGTTAACTACGAGCGGATGCAACTGGAACTCAAAGTTTTAGTGAAAGAGTTCATCCTGAATTTCTTTTTAGATAACGATATCCGACACTTTAAGTTGGATAAAAGTATCACCGGTAAGAACGAAATTATCGTCATCCCGAGTTTCAGCGATGGTAATCGGTTCTTGCAGTACGTGCATGATCGTAAGTTGGGTTTCCCTCGTGAAACGACCGCGTTGAATGAGACGGGTTGGATGGGACCCCCTACTTGCCACAGTGTCACCAGTTACAATGACGTCGATGGCTTGCACACTTACGTATGCAAAGGCGATGATCTGAGTGGACTGTGTGGTCACATGGTTAAAGGGGTAACCTACCATGGGGCTTGGCTACATGATGAACCGAAGGCACGTTATCTCGGTAATCCAGCGAGACTGTGGTTCGTAGGTGACAGCACTAACGTTTATGACTGTGTTCGTCAATTGCGTTACGACCTGCGACGAGACCGTAAGGTTTCCGATACTCCTTTGACCCTGGAGACCTGTCTGGTACCGACTATCGCTCGTTTAGGTAAACGTACTAAGTTGTGCATCATGACTCATCGTGGTGACTTCTTCACTATTACCTCGAAGGGCATTATTACCGTTGGGGAATATAGTGATGAAGAGGCCACTTTGAAGGCCGCTGTGTTTGAATGGCGTAAGTTTAAACATGGTTTCACTGAAGCTGATATTGTCGGTATTCGGCATGAACTCGATCCGCTCGAAACGGCATTCCGTCATGCAGCCCACGAGGCTATTATCGATCGTAATAAACGAGGATGGATCTAATGTCGAGATGTGCGGTTTACTTTGTTAAGAACGATTGCCCTGCGCCTTATCTGGTTGCGATTCATGGGGCTATCGCGGAAGTCAATAAAAGTCATCACGGTAAGAAGAAAGTTGATGTGTTGCGTTACGTAGAGCTTAACACTCGTGACTCACATGGGCTTTACGAAGCGGTGATTATTGCTTCCAGTTATGTAACGCTCAACGAGTTCGATAAAGCTGCGAAAGCACGTAACTGTGCCGAAGCTCTGGAATACAAACATCCTGATTACCCAGGTGAACGTTTCCATTTCGAAATCAAGGGTGATGGCCGTGCAGATATCTGGGTAGCTCCAGAAGATGCATGCGTCCACCTAACTGGTGAAGATGTCTGTCAGCGTCGTTGGAATATCCGGGGTTATTCTCCAGCTGGCATGTTCATCAAAGAAGTCGTGTTCGTCGGCCCTAACGTTGCTGTACGCAATGCACTGCGTCGTTATAAACATGCCGCTCGAGAAGTTCGTGAATCGTGGCGTTATAAGCTTGACGGTAAAAACACCGGTGGTATGACAGAACAACAGTGGGGTAAGATTTCAGATGCACTGGGCTGTTGGGGTGCAATGTACCTGTTTACATCTGAAGGTACTGTGATCAAGGTCACCCGTAAAGAGATGAACTGGGTTCGTCCAACCACTCCAGAAGGGCGTCAGTTCTACACCCGCATGGTGCATAACGGTTATATCCAAATACCGTTACCTACAGTGCTCCGTGAGTACGATCGGAGTTCCTGCGCCCGGCGCACTCTGTTTGAAGACTCAGTGGTAACCATGGCATTGACCCATGATGCTGAAGCTACCCGTCATTAACATAAATGCCTCTCCTTAGGGAGGGGCGATATGTCGTTAGGAGTACAAGGTGAACTGGGAAAAACTAAGAGAAGAGATAGAACAGTTCGGTATTAAGAATACCCGTGTAGTAGCTGTGATGCCTCTTCATCCACCAGCACGTTTGATGACTGTGGTAACCGATGGTATCGAACCATGTCGGGATATGTATCTGGAAAGATCCGATCATCCTAAATCGAAATATTACGGAAGGAGCAAGAAATGAGTCGTGAGATGAATGGTCAAAAAGTTGAGAACGGTATCTACCAGTCCCGTAGTACCTTCGGTCCTAACCACTTCGCTGAAGCGCGTAATGTTTACATCGAAAATGGTTCAGTGCAATTGGTAGCTGATGAGAAGCATACGTTGTTTGCTTACGATTGGTTCTTTGCAGTTAACACGTTGGGTGAACGGATCAGTGATATGCCCGAGGGTGTAAGCATTCGTAGTATCCCAATCCCTGAACCGATGAGCGCCGCTCAACTGGTATTCAATCATCATCAAAAACTCAATGCACGCTTCAACGAGGTAACCCAATGAGCTTCTATCTTGAGGTAAGTGATCGTAAACTGAAGTTCGGTGGTCTGAAATCGATTAGTGCTGATTGGGGTTATATTTCTCAATCCGCTGGTCGTACCTTTAAAGAACCTGATGGTAACATCTGCTCCCCTATCGGGATGTGGGTAATTGGTTCAGCCATGAAGACCAATTACGTACTGACCAAGCTTCGTCTGTGCAACAACTGGACTGAAGACGAGTTGTTGATGTTGGCAGGTGAGAATGACGTTATGATCGGTGTAGCCACAGATAAACGTTTCTACCTCTATCGTAACTCAGCTCGTATGTTTTACGACTACGACGAGGGTAGCTACCGCTGGCTCAAAGGTTGTTCTGAAAGCCAATTCGAAGGTGCAGTCTCCGGTCGCAATGTCCCACAGTACTGGACTACCGACGAAACCAATTACTTCTAGGAGTTGATATGCAACCTACACTAGTTGGATTGTTCTGGGTGATCACTATCGTCACCTGGATAGGTTGGTTAGCATTGTGCTTTAAAAGCCACGCACCGGCACGTCGTGAAGTATTGACTGTAGCGCTCATCTTGCTACTTATCTCCACTTGGTCTACATTGATCACGCACCACACTTAAGGATTTCAGATGTCTTTCATTCTTCATGTCAAACCGAATGGTGTCAGCTACGGTTATCGCGCGAACGACAACATCACGTTCGTACAAGAAATCGCTAGACCTGATCTGGCCACGTTCCGTCACCACAACTATCTTTACGAATCTGGCCGTCGGGATAAAGTACAAGCTTACTTCGCTATCGGTAACTTTGACGCCGTTCATGCCGTCGAAGATAAGCTGATGCAAAATACATGCTTGACGCTCGACAAAATTCGTACCTTCATCGGTAAGTCTAACATTACCGTGGTTGTGATCGCCGATGGCCGTGTGTGCATGATTAATAAGAATGCGACCATGAGTCAAATCATTCCTAACACTACTCTCACCTTTACGTTCGGTGATGTCGACACGAGTTGTAGAGAGTTCGCTGATGCAGAGTTCACGAAATTGGATTATATCCAACACACCGTCGATTTCTGGCCTGAAGCTCCATTTAACTAATACTGGCCGAACTGATATAATGGGGACCAACTGTCCCCTAGTCCAATTAATTTATCTGAGGAAAAGTAATGTCCAATAAGTCTAACAATGTTGCCGTACGTATTGCTTACATGCAAACTGGTAACAACCGTAAAGCATTCGACCAAGAGCTTGCTCTCCTGGCCGACATCAACGGTGTATTGGAGCATCACAAAGAACTGACTGATCACAAAGATCACGTTAAGCCAAACATCACTCACACTGATGAAGGTGCATATGGATGCACAATTACCCTGAACTTCCCTATCCGTCATAATGGGGTTAAGCAGTATCAGTATTCGCGCCTCCACTTCGTTCTGCAAGAACTGGGTCGAGTACTGAAAGAACACGAAGGTAACTTCACACGACTGGAATCCTATCTGGATAACAACGGCATGGTTGAACCATGGGCGTTGGTAGTTGGACCTGCTCAAGTGTTGTTGCGTGAAGGTGCTGCACAGTGGAACGCCACCGGTATCGACATTCCAGGTTACGACTCTAAATTCAATGCCCCTCTGAATGGCTTGACCGTAATGGGTGAGCCGACTGCGGTAGACCGCTTCCGTCGTATGTGGCAGTACTACTCCCGTTCCCACGCTGCACGTATCGCTAAAGAGCGCGAAGGTATGATTGCAGCGGGTGCACAAACCGGTGCTAAGATGAACATCGCGCACATGATGCGTGAACATCCAAGCATCCAATGGCAACACCTGTTGATCTGGGTTCATACTCAAACCGAAGCTGGTGGTCAGTGGTTCGTTACCAATCTGGACGAACAAGACCAATGGGTTCTGGCAGGTGTTCGCTATGTGAACATCAACATGAAGAACATGATGGAAGAGCAACTGCCTTTCACCAAGTCCATGTGGAGTATGGAATCCAATGACATGCGTTTCTTCAAACGTATGGAGTACGCTACTTTCGAAACCAGTGAAGAAACCGTCTATGATGGTACTGCTCCAATCACGATCACTGATCCAGTAGACGTGGTCGCTGAAGCAACTACGCTGGAGTTCCGTAAAGCAGAAGTTGTAGAGTAAATAAACCTAAATGGGATGGCCTTCGGGTCATCTCAATTTATTTCACATCTACATTACAGTAGTGTATCTCAAGCATTAGGAGTAGGACATGAGTCGTACGAAAGACGAAGTTACATTGTGGATTCGCCGTGGTACACCTAAATCGCCGGAGATGGCTATTGCCGGGTTGTGGTTGCAGTATCGCATTAAAGAAATCGTTGCACATTATCGTATTCTGCTGGAAGATAATCTTGGCCTCGAACTTACCCAAGATTACCCGGCTAAGATTATCCAGAAAATCGTTTATGCCGAATGCGGTGTGGTCGATGAAGCTGGTCCTATGAAGTATTGCATCTCGGGTAAGTGTAAGGACCTCGGCTCTGAGAAGATGTGGAAAGCCATGATGTCCGATATCGGTGAGATGTTATCGATTGCGGAATCCTTTATGGAGGGTGCTTCGATGTCTACCAAGTACTCCACCAAGATTCGTCCTGAGTGGTTTACTTACGATAATGAACGTGGTCTACTGGCTAACTGTTCTAAGCCGTTGACGATCCATCCGGTGGGTAAGTCTTGCCGACTGAGTAACTCCGATGCACCTAAAATGACAATGCCTGTTTTCGGGGCTGAGTCAGTGTACTTCGATGTACGTGTGAAAAATGTTTGGGCGGTTGGTGAAGCCTGTTCGGCTGGTAAGTTGGCATCCGCTGCGCGCAAAGAGTTCAAAGAAACTCACACCTATCAGAATAACGACAACATCTTCAGTTCACTTGCATCTAAGATGGATCGGAATTCTGTTCTGGTTGTACAGTGCGAACCAGTGGTGGAGGGTGATTTGGAATGGATTACTATTCATCCTAAACCATGGCAGTTTACGGAATCTGATATCGGTCCACAAATACGTCATTACGCTGAACGTATGGAGAAGTGGTTGGATTCAGAAGATCCATTCGAACATCTGCTGTCTGAGCGTAACCACCTCGATCCAATCGAACTGGTAAAACTCGTACGTGATGCTTATCCATCGGTCGGTTATTATACCAACCATTACGTAACCGAGGTACTGCATCGTGGCTAAACGTGATCGTGGACATGATCGTATTAAAGTAACGATCAACTGGGAAGAACCCAGTGACTCGATAGTGGGGAAGCTTGCTCAAGAAGCAATCCTGACTCGTATCTCGGAGGCATTGCCAAACAAGAACGTAGCTGGACTTCAGAGCGATATCCGTAAGGATGTTACACTTACGACACTTGAATCGGGTGCTAAGCGCCATAAACACGTTTACCGCTTCAAGTACAAGCGTCCGTATCTAAATACGCGTCAGTGTGACATGTGGCATATCTGGTCATTCTGCATCCAACTCAAGAAGCTTGAAGGCTACCTTGACGGGGAACTTGGTCTTAAGGTAGAAATCGATGCACAGGCAAGTCGTCTACCGTGGGTATTCGATAATGGTGACCGTGTTCGTAAACCTGACGAACTTCGTCTGGCCGTTCGTCCTGGGAGTATGGTGTATAAGGTAGAAGACGTAGCGCCTATACGTGTTGCACGGTCATGCGCGAGTTTCGCTAAGTTGTTAGGATTACTACCTGATGCCGATCGCTTCGGTACAGACTTCATGATCGTTGGTGAACCCCGCGCGGCGTGGAAGGTCTATCGCTACTACCAACAACTGTTGCGTGGTGGTAAACTTGATCCCCAACATCAAGAAAGTAGGGTGTTACGCACAGCTCTTCCCGATCTGGTCTGTGTTCTGTATCGGAACCGCCAACATGATAATAAGTGGCGATTGGTAGAACCGGATGGCCCTAAGATGCATGGTCAATACCAAGCACACATCCTGACAGGTGATCTACCGGACAACTGGGTTCACGGCATACCTGACTTCGGTCTACGCTATGAACTCTTGAACGTTAACCAAGAATAATAATCGACTCAACTTTATCTAGAGGCCTAGGAATGTACGCTATTCGCCCAGTCACAAAAACACGTTATACCGAAGCACGTCGTATCTGCCGTAAGTACATGGCAGAAGTAACACAACAGAAATCTGTACCGGGGAAGAACAAGGGTGGCTTCTTTGCCATCCTGATGTGTGACACTGGGGAAGTATGGTTGGGTGAAACACGGGATTATAGAAATATCCTCGCTACCTACCGCTATGTTACCAACAGTGCAGAATGTGTTAGAGCAGCCATCGCGCGTGGATCTAAGCTGGAACTCTATTTCCTGACCCGTCCTGATGTATTCAGTGCACAGCTGTTAGAAGACGAATTGTTCGCTGCTGATCTACTGGCTTTCCGTAAGGCGCATAATCTTACTGGGCCGGGCAATCTGTATGTGATCCGTCATGACCTCACGATGGATTACTTCATTGTCTCTGATCGTCAAGGGTTGGCAACATCCACACTGTTGTCTAACTTCTATGGTCGGCTGTTGAATCAGTCCAGCTCAACCCGTAATATCGCATTGAATGAGTTCATCACTAATCAGGCGAATGACATCATCAAACAAGTTGGCTTCAGCATCAATCATCTTGACAAGTTCGACAGTCGAGAAGATGAATGGTTGAAGCGTCAAGTCTATATTGACGATTCTAAGTTCGGGCAAAACCTGAACTGGAAATCAGTCGAATAACTCAATCTATTTAAAGGCCTACCACAATGTCCACGCAAATCGTAACCTGTCCTAACATGACTCTCGTAATCAAGCGACTGACTGATTACACTGTCATGCACCTCTCTGGTCTCTCCAACATCCCACACCTCTGCGTTAAGGTTCGTCACAACAACGGCTTTGTGTGGTTTGGCATCAACGTAATCGGTGTTACCGACACAAGTGCATGGTCGAAGAAGACAGAAGAAACTGTCTACAGCCAGTTCATGGAAGCAATGCGACAGATCATCGACATCGTTACTCTGGAATCGGATGTACCATTGTTGATGCGTTCTTTGCAGGATATCACTACTGGTCGTAAGCGTCCTGTGATGTTCGGTGGTAACACCAACGAGTTCGTTCAGATCTGTTCCACTAACAATGTGCAGATCGAAGTGTATCGTCATGAAGTTCGTCACGAGGCCACCACTTACGGTGGCTTCTTCGCTACGGCCCGTGCTGGCGGTAAGACATATCCAGTAATGGTCTACCATCGTGGGATCATCCTGTACAACTACATCACTAAAGAAGCAGTTTGCGAAATGCTTCGTAATGAACTGACTGCTTTGTTCCCAGATACCTTTGGGACTGATCTCGTTATCAAGTTCAGTGATATCGAGTCTGTTCCACGCAACCGTAGCAAACGGAGCTAACCATGAACTCTCAGATCCTTATTGTAGATCTTGTCCGTAACTGGCATACGGTCGGAAACAACTCAAGGTTCGCTAGTAAGGATCTTGAGCATTTCACGTTGTCTTTGGTAAGTCAACCGGTTGAATACGATGGCACAGAAGACTTCTCTGTTATCGTGTTGTGGGGTGATGTTGAAACGAAGCCTAAAGCCGAAGGTGAGCGGAATCCAGTTCATGACCTAATCCATGAAGTGGTGAAGAAGTTCGCTATCGGTGTAGGGTGTCGTACCAGTCAAGTCAATCATGATAACCGGACTACCAAGGTCAAGCTTAAAGCTGAAGAAGCAAAGAACGTTGTTGAATTTGAATGGCTGGAGATCAACCTTGCAGATCACAAAAGACTCGAGTGAATTAAGTAGGACCAAGAAGTTAGCGCGCCGTTACGCAAACATGTTGGTGATCTGGGTAACGCTCACGTATATGCTCGTGATCGCGGTCGGCGTACCGATTAGCATTATCCCAGACATAAAGACATTACTCATTGTCCCTCGTGTGGAAGATCACACTTTGTTGAAATGGTTAATGTCGGCTTACCTTGCGACAGCATTCTGTCTGGAATGGTTCCTGTATGGAGTCATTCAACGTGCTCGTGCGCGGATCAAGTTGTACGAAGTAGATTAAAGGAATACTGTTGTGGTAATAATATAGGAGTGAATGCTCCTCCCGTGATCATCATGCCTTTCATTGGCAACACCCCCTGATCGCGGGCTTCCTATTCAGAACCATTGCTACGGCAGTGGATCTAAAAGTTTAGGAGTTCTCAAGGGTCATCTCCCTATCCATGGTCCCCGTCGCCTTAGCTACAGGATAGGGCCTTGATCGAACTCCGCCTAAGCATAGCTGAACTTTCGGTATACGCGAAGCATTTCCCTCTCCGGGTTTTGTCTTGTGAAGAACATAGTGGCCATTAACCAGTGGTCGAACCGAAGCATTGTCCCTTGACTGGTTCTCATCCTGACAATGAAGTTATCAACAACATAACACTAACTGGTTAGGTTATTAGAAGATAGCGACTGACGATTGCGATACCTCTGAATAAGCTGGGGGTTACGCTGGCCAGCACGCAAGAGTTAGATTACAGCCCAAGCCCCCTGCCATCTGGCGGGGGCTTTATTTCGTCTTAAGGAGATACTGTGAAAAAGATCGATAACACAACATTCCTGATTGAAAGACAGGGCGAACTGGAACAGGTCGTCATTGACTATTTCAAGGGTGAAGCCGACGCCGGACTTATTCGTGGTCACGTCGCCGGAATCCCAAGTTGGTATTCTGTTTATTACTTAGAGGTGCCGACCGAGTATCCATTCGTTGCATTACTAAATGATGACGATGAGCGTTGTAACATCGAATTCCAATATGTCAAACCTAGTGACTTCATCTGTATTGATGATGGTTCGCAACGTCTGTTCGAATTCCAACTACGTCGGTCAATGACCTCAAGTCCTTATCGCGTGGTCGAGTCAACTTATCAAATACCCGCAAAAGATATCTTCGAGGCTCATCTCAAACTTGGTCAGACCATGCACCGAAGCGAAGAGTATGAACTGGAGGTCGTTTCCTATCAACAAGTTCGCTAAGGAGTAAGTATGACATTGCAAGATGAACTAGAAAAGCTTTACCGTACCGTGAGGAATCCACTCTTCCAAAATTACCGGCGGCATCCGGTACAGTTACGTTTGGTGGGTGTTGCCAGATTCAACATGTCCCAAAGTGAAGGTCAGGTAGGCAATGGTTTTATCACCACTGTAGACCGCTTGACTTACCGCCACTATATCGACTAAGGAGGTACTGTGAAAGAATTAGCGCGTAATGATGACATAGGTTCATCTGATGCTTATCGCTTTCTTATTGAATCGGAAGGCGAGTTACAAGAAGCGATCGGTAGTGTTATCGTAAAAGATAACCTTAGTCTTCGGGCAAGTGTCCGGGGCGCAGTAGACGTACCGGGGACGTATCCGTACATTGTTTGCATCTACGGTGATGAAGAATACGATTTCGTTTCACTGGCATTCGTAACAGTCTCTGATTTCTTTGATGGTCCGAATTACTGCCAACAAATCCGTGATCAGTTGATCAATGCTGAAACCATGAAATGTCAAATGGAACGCATCAATGATGCAATCCAAGCCAAAGAGTCTGAAGTTGAGTTCCGTGATCTCGATGATGAGCCTAATCCAGATAATCAGTACTGTCTTAATAACGCACAAGCTGAATGGTTTCGTCTGAGTGGCTTTAAAGTTAACTGGGAAAAATATCCACGCACGTGGAAGGTCTCTGGTTGGTTCTAAGCTTTAATAAGGAGTAAAACGATGTTGGGGTTCGATGATCCAATGACCCGTGCAAAACGGGCACGCAGTAAGCGTCAACAGCAAGCTTTCTTTAATCTGACCATCGGGCTAGTACTCGGTGGGTCTATGTCGTTTCTAGTGATGGAACTAATCAAAGGAGTTTCTGTATGAGCGGGTTCTGGGGATACGGCAGTGAAGGACATGAAGCGTTTCACGAAAACGCATTCAATGAATTATTAGAGACTGTGCATGGGGATGCCAGTCACATCGATCCATTAGTGATGCCTGTTATTACACATGCCTTCGCTTACTACGGTGCAGTGAGTGTGTGGAGTTGTGAGGGTCATCCAGAGCGTGGTGACAACAAAGGTTACATCACCTGGATCTTTAAGGACGCTGTGAAGCACATGGCCTTTCTGGCGATGATGAACCAAGCTCAAACTTGGATGCACAACATCGATCAGAAGGCACACCTGATGTTCGAGTTGGAAGCTAATCCACTGCATCACTCTACAACTGAATACGATACCATGGCAATGCCTTCGTTAACACTGCGTACCATGTCGTTCCGTAATAACCGCATTAAAGCACGCTGGTGGGATGAGCTGTTGGAATGCATTACCAAAATTACTCAAATGACAAAAGGACTTTGAAATGTCACTACCTACCCTGCCGACCGTAACACTAAACTGCAAGAAAATCGACCACGAAAAACTCTACGATCACTTCGAAAAGAAACAAGACGAAGGCCGGTGGGATAAATACAATACGGATATGTTGACATTCGTTAACTATCTGTGGAATCGTCAACTGGGTTCCGTTGTGGCTATGTCGCACAGCGGTATTGGAGAAGACGTTTCCAATGGCTTCATTCAGTTCATCTGCGACCATCCGGTAATGATGAATGATCTGATCTCAGAGTTGTCTACTGTACGTGATATTACATCACGCGCATCTCAGCCAACCATCGAGATCCGTTCCAAGTCATTGCCACGGGACATTGATATTCCGGGTATCCACTCGCACATCACTGTGATGTTCCGTACACCTCGGTTCCGTTCTCGTAACGAAGCCAGTGCATGGTGGTCAACGCTCGCTGGTAAAGTGACCCAATCCTATGAAACTAATATAGGAGACGGTCATGTTGAGAGCCGTGTTGCTTAAAGGTAATCCAAGGTTCGTCAAGACTGACCTAGCCTTAGAATACTACAACGATATCACCCAGTTCGTTGAAGAACTCGGTGTAAGCGTTACAGACGATCCAGAAGCTTTGGATAGTGCAGACATCATCATTGCCCATGGCAAAGCTGTAACTCGTCTAGGTGACACTGGCGTGGTTCCAGTTGTTCGTCTGGGACATCCTGATGGCGTATGTCATCCTAAAGATTACGACTGGCAATGTAATGGACAAAAGGGTATACCGCCTGATGAACATTTGATCCTGACTGCTGACCAGAAATTGGCGATGCAAGAAAAGATCGAGTTTCTCAAACGGGCAACAACCCCAGCGGTAGCTGTAGAGTCACGTCAGGCCTCCTCACGGCGCCCTGGAGTGCGTTAAGGATGTCACTGGTAAACGTCATGCAGTTCTGCAAAACGATCTCTCAGGAGTCTCATGGGAGCTATACGGTAGATGAGCTAATAGAGTACGCTAAAGGTAAACCTGTAACTTCGGTTGATCTTGAAGAACTCCGTTGGCAGTATCCACATGATCGTATCAGCAAGAAGCGTCTTGACCGAATAGTCATAGACGGTTTCCCTATCATCGTTATGCGAGATGCTGATGGTACACTTAAGACACTCGATGGGTTCCATCGCGCTTACAAGGCTATAAAGGAAGGTCGTAAGACTATCCAAGCTGTACTGATTACAGAAGCTGATCTAAGAAAGCTACGATCACGCTAACACGTCATAAAGCCCCTACCTTCGGGTAGGGGTATTATGCTGTTTCTTTTTTATTTCATTGTACGCTGAGTACGGAGCAGTTCGCGTGCACGAACCCACATCTTCTGGAACAGGTCTTTACGTTGACGGATGACCTGATTGCCGCCACGGACAATATCAGTTGTTTCAATTTCAGGGTTATTCCGTGCTTCGTCCATCAAGTCATGCATGTGCTTTAGTGTAATGACTTGGTTCTCTTCGGTTAGCTGCGGATACAATCGATCGTATTCATCTGCGTAATCGAAGTCACGCGTAATACGGTAACCTACTGTACCGATGTCGATACGAAAGAAGCCACGGTAAGCATGGAAGCCTCCACCGATACGCCACATTTCATCACCGGGTTTGTTTACAAGCTTCTCTATTTTGAACTGAGGTAGTTTCATGTTACACCTATTTGAGGAAAGTCCCACAGGAAGCCTGTACATCTGTACCGACACGCGGGATTAGTTTGACACGGCCTTCAGGCAAGCGTCGTTTGATATAGCGGTAAAGGTAATCGATCTGACCGAATACAGGTTCACGTGACAGGTGTCCCTCTGGTGGATTGTAGCGAACGATATTCCAGTTAACGTCTAGTTGATAACCATCGATCTCATCTAGAATACACTTGACGTCATGGAGTGTGTCATTCTCGTGTTCAATGAAAGCGTAATGGATCTTTGGAACTTTACCGGTGTGGAGCTGCCATTCTTTAAGTGCACTAAACGCATTACGTGGGTATTGGGCTTTAGGTAACCAACGCCGACGGAATCGTTCGTTAAGCGAATATACAGAGTAGTACAACTCAGGGTAAACCGTTGGATCTTGGAATACGTTTACTAGACCCCTGTTACCGAACTCCTCAGGGAAGATAGTCGAGATCAGGAATTTAGCTTCCAATCCGTATGCAGCTGCACGTTCTTTCAACCCACGCAGAATCAAGTCAGCATTAGCTAAGAAGATCCTGTTGGCCAATGGTTCGCCACGCGCCATGAAATTAAAGTGAACACGTTCAGCCGGATGTTTGGTAGCATAGTATGCCAATACTTCGTCCGCCTGCTGGAAATATTCCTCCACAGTGACGTCACGCAGATCAGTCTGTCCAGTGGCCGTCAACCAGCACATCCTACAAGCTTGCTTACAGCCCGTCTGAGAGCTTAAGTAAACAATGAAGTACTCGTCTGTCCTTCTTACATAACGTGCCTCCAATCGTCCCCTGTGATCTTCAAAGACATGTTCGAAGTTAACGGATTGGTCTAATTGCGAATGGTGTTCTTTAAAGATCAGCTGGGTCATGGTAGGTCCTTTAGTATTTATAAGGTGCTTGGGTTGAAAGCTCTTCTAGAGTTTGGTAAGTAGCCAACCAATCGGTAGGCCAGCCTTGAGCGAGTTCGTATAACCGATCTAACAGAGCTTCCCAATCGTAACTTCGACCAGGGAGATATTCTACGAATAGCTGTGCCATACCGCCTGTCCGTAAAGTTACTTCCTTACTGATCTCATCCATTCGTTCCCAATGAGCGTTAAGGTCTTTACTCTTCCAAGCAACGAATACATCGAAGTCATTGTAACTACATTCGTAGAAGTCTTGCGACAGGTCACCAATCAAACAACCGATGTCATAACGGGCTTTCTCTTTAATAGCCTCGTCAGTACGGAGAGATGGTACTTCTATCTTAATCTTGAATTTACCAATGTTGTACAACGTGATGATAACATTGACGTGACGTTCGCCTTTGGTGTTAACCCACAGGGAATAAACGACGTCGTGTGCATTGAGCATCTTATCCAGTTCACGTCGGACTATGTTTCGGAACGGTACTTGGTTAAGGTACTGGTGACGCTTAGCTATTAAAGATAGTTCTTTAGAGAAAGTTGTAACCCATTCATCAACGCTTGGATTGAAGCGACTCTTAACATGAACATGCGCGATAAAATCATGTAGGTACATAGGAACCTCGGATAGTAGTGGTCTACACTATCTACCATACAAGTATTTATTGGAACCTATTATAGCCCTATATTACTCTTGTGAATATCAACCCAAAAGGACTTTGACATGTCTAAAAGTAATTCGAAAGTAAACTGTGTGTTCTATGGTTTCATCGGTGTGTTGTTAGCATTTGCTGCTGTCTGTCTCGTTATGGCTATTGCTGGCGTTCTAACTCGCCCAGTGTATGCCTCTGAAATGAAAACTGAACAGTATGAGGTGCTCTATAAGCTTCCCAAAGAGGAAGTCAAGATCACCAAAGAAGTATGTGACACTGTGACTCAATCGGCTGCCTGGATTAAAGGCATGATCAATAAAGGTTACGATGATGATGCGATTAGTGAGAAACTGTCTGAAGCAGCTCTGGCTAATCTGGGTGATCGTAACGGTTGGATTGCCTACTACATGCTGGTTGATCCAAAGGCTTTGGCTAACATGCGTGAATGGCCTACAGAAGCCTCTTACCAGTGGATGCAACAGAAGTACCCTACCATGAATGGTGGTGAGTACTATCAGGTATACGCCGGTGGTAAATGCGATCAATTGATCGGTAAGATTGTGAAGGTGCATCAGGTAAAGAAGCTTGATGATTAACGTCATATTGCCCTCACCTTCGGGTGGGGGCAATATGTTCTATTTTTTTTGCTTAGCTCAGCGAGCCAATCAATTTATCCCCTAGGAATAACTGTAACATGTAACCGTTCCAAGTCCTGACAGATGGTTTCCAGTATGATCGGTGATTAGAACCACCCATTGCGTCACTTGCACTATGTACTCGCCATTTACCCATCAATGTGTCTTCAAGCATTACCCGCATTTGTTCACGGGTACGCGTGCAATCTCCCAGAAGGTTTTCACGAGTATATACTTCGGCTTCCATTAGGTACAGGTTAATGAGATCTTGCGGTGGTTGCATAACCTGGTCAGCTATGGATAGACTCCGAGCCGTTACCTTTTGCACATTCTTCAGTGCGCTCTCAGCAGCTTTACGTTCACCGTGCATACGAGCAATGTTGTTCTTAAGTGTTTCTAGTTTACGCATTGTATTTTCCTCTAAGACGGAATAGAACCCTACCCGAAGGTAGGGTCTAAGGACGAGTTTACTGTTTCGCTTCAGCCCATGATACCTTGGGGAAGGGTGCTCTAATATCATCGAGTAGATGGACCTAGTGCCTGAGTCGTCAGGTGTTCAGTCTATTCGGGGTACGGGCCTTCGACTTTCCTGATACTCTCTTATTCCGACTTGTCAGAGAGCGTCACGGGACATTATTTAATCTCAACTACCTACAGTCTGTGGCCCTAGTCTGAGGGGATTGGGGGCAAGTAGTTGGAAGAGCAGGACTGTTAGTCTTACATACTATCGTGACCAGAGTATTTCTTTCCACTCGTCCGGTAGTTTGTTCATCAGGTCCTCTACAGTTTGACTCTGGATAAACTGTTTCTGGAGTTGATGATACCTCCAACCCTGAACGGTTTCATATCGAATATCATCGGCGTTATTAGAAGCGATATAACCCTTGATCACGTGTAAATCATCACGTGTTTCTTTGTCCCATATCGGTACTATAATTACCGTACCCTTGTACTCTTGATAGAAAGCTAGATCTTTCAGCAAGTAAACTTTCACCTTACAGTCCGTGTGATAATCTACTACCGAATTGTAGTGCTTAATGAGTTCCAATGCCGCGGGGAACAGCATAGCTAATTCCTTGGACTGCCTTTGTTCAAGTTCCCATTGCATTACAGTTGTAACAGTTTCGTCAGACAACTCAAGTTTGACTGGGTACGATTGACCACATGAGCAATAAGTGTAAATAAGCTTATTACCTGTTACCCAGATATCGCCCGATTGTTGGGCATGTAACTGGAGACTACCGTCCGCATCTTCAACGAAGTATTCCTTTTCGGGATTAAATGCAATTACAGGTGACGCTGGATTAGCGTGGATATAACGTGAAAGAATGCTTTGATCTAATACCATGATGTTTGCCTATGTGAAGTTGTCGTAGTGTGTCTCACCCGACTTCATTAGATTATCAATGTGAGTACTATTTATCCAAAGACCGCTCTAGCAGCCGCTTCGCTTGATTGCAGTTCACCGCAGTAGTTACTATACCTGCCAGTAGCAGGATCAAAGCGGAGTTGATCTGTTTTCTTAGGACCGATTGTGATTACCAGTTTCTCGCAGGCTTCGCGGAAACTGAGTGCTGTTTCTCGACCTATTAGACTAGGTGGTTCATGGTTACCATTATCACGCCAACCAACGGACCAGATCTCAAACTCCCGTGGACGAAGGATATGGTCACGGCACTCTTTAAGGACGGACATGATCTGATCAAAGTCTTCATAGCCTAAAGCTGTAGCATCACGAACAAATGCACGTTGTGAATGGCCATCAGTCACTAGTTCGTCCAGAGCTTCTGACTTCTCAATCAAGACGCCTTTGTTATAAAGGATAGCGAGGTCGTTCCACTTCATCCATTCACCCTGTGGGTCCTCTGTGAGCTTCCCAGTGGGTGGTGGAGCATGTCGGTCAACGATGATACCGATTGGTTTAGATGTATAACGTTTAATAAGAGTTAGGGCTGACATTAGTCTACCTGTATGCTGATGTAGATCTTGGTTGATCCGGCGTAGATGATATCGTCATTGGTGTACTGTCCAGCCGATACTGGTTTAGATCCAATCACTACGTGATAGTTATCATTCTTGAAGTTCTTTATAAATCGACAAACCTTGTGTCGTATGTATACGCGACATTTAGTCGATAGCCTAGGGAATTCCTTAGCTATGATCCGATCCATTGTACGGTGGTAATCTTGCATGGTCACCTCACAACGTGCACCGCTTGGCTAAAATTTCAGGGGTCATCTTTTGAGCTTCATGTTCGCGAGCGGCACGTTCATTGAATAGTCGACTACGTTCAGCATGTTGGGCTAAACGTTCTTCTCGGGTAGGGGCAATACGTTGAAGGATCTTTTCCAATAGGTTTTCTGAAAGCATGGTAACCTCAATGGCACATGTTAGAACCGACTGTATGGCATTCGCACATACAGATCTTTCTTTTGGCTGTACCGACTTCAACATGATGGTAGATAGGGTATCGTTGTTCCCGACTATAGATCCACTTACCTAGTTCAGAAGTAGTATCTTCTACAGCAACCAACTTAGCGGACTCGCCATAGTTCTGCTGAAGAAATGTTTCCTTTACCGTACCATCAGTATTGATGTATTTCTGGTAAGTGTTATCACAGCATGGCTGGCACATGGATTAATCCTCAATTAGTTAACTATAGGTCTAGACTAGTGGGTAATCTTTGAGACGGCATAAAGCCAGCCCGAAGGCTAGCTCGTACCAATCGACTACTTTTTGTAAGGCGCGGTCTTATTAGCGCTCCCTTGTACATGAGACCATCATCGCTTCAGTAGATGGAGGGATCTCAAGTAAACAGTTCGGTTGCGCGACGCAACCTATTTCTAACAGCAGCCGGTCCTCCCGGTCATGGGGTTTGAACCCTTCCGTGTTAGCTGTATTGTACAATGTTCTCTCCGGTGGCTACGGGTCTTTTCCCTCATTCCTGAGGTCTAGGGTCTTCTCACGCTTACGAGGCGCTGTCACTATCGCAATCCACATGAACATTGTATTCCCGTGCACGGGAATTTGGCACGCACCCCAAGAGTCGAACTCGGAACCAACTGCTTTGGAGGCAGCTGCTCTGCCAGTTGAGCTAGGCACGTATTAATTCTTTTACATACTATTACTTAGCGAGTAAACTTTTCACGTAAGCTTCCCATTCAAACACTGTAAAGATAGTCCTGAGTAGGTCACACGTTGATACACCATTTACATAGTTGATATGTAAAGTCTTTAACGAGTGAGCTGGTGTGATGTATGTTAAATTGGAATCGTATATATCATGCTTCACCAACAACCCATTGCATACATTACCTCCTTCGCTACAGAGGTATGTGATATGATGCCGTCTCTCAACGCCGGTCTCTTCGCAATCTGCAACTGCATGATTTGATATTGTAATCATGTCTCTTTTACAACATGGACACTTCATAGTAGGTAACCTTTAGATAGTACATCTGCGGTTAAGCATTTCTTCCGTAGGACGTTGCTGCTTAGCCATCAGTGACAGTTGACGAGTCATCAATACCGTACGCATACGGGAACGCCTTAGCCGTGTGGCTTCATCAGGACCCATAGCCAACCTAGCTTTTTCATACAGTGCTTCTACTGACATTTGAATAACCTTTAGGGAAAGACGGAATAAGAGAACCCCGAAGGGCTCTCTTAGAATTGGCTCCATGACCTGGACTCGAACCAGGGACCACACCGTTAACAGCGGTGGGCTCTACCAACTGAGCTATCATGGAATGTAACTGGGTGATTCTCCTAACGCCGTAACGTTAAGTTAAGACAGCATTTACTCAGGCGCAGCCGCTGCAAGAATCATGTAACTATGCTTGCTGTTCACGTTTGTCAAGTATGTACTCGGCATCGTTCACAGCTTCTTTTAGAACTTGTTTATCTAGCTTCAGATTTTTCCAGCTAAGTCGAGAGCAACACTGACAGTCAGCTGGTCCGAAGTTATCCAATGGACGTGGTTTGATTTTTACTTTCATCAGACACCTCTTTGAATAGGTAGAATGTAATGTCACTTTAACCAGCGTAAGCTAATAGCCCTGTTAGATAGGCGGGCCGTCCGAATCAAGGGAGTTGAACCCAAGTTCTACATTACATTCATACAACTGGCGACGGGCACTGTTTAGACTCAGTGCACGGTCAAGCACGCTTGGGAGGCGACCGTCATTAAAATGGTGGAGAGACAAGGATTCGAACCTTGGAAGAATTAACGCCGGATTTACAGTCCGGTCCCTTTGAGCCGCTCGGGAATCTCTCCAGTAATAAGCGGGCACTTTCGATCACACTTAAGCAACCTAGTTATGCCCTAAATCTGGCGGACTTTGTATAGTCCTACATACTATTGCAACAATTGTATTCTTTTACAACGACTTACATCACTTGTCCCAAAGATCACCAAGTTTCACTTGACTGGTTCGTTTAGTGGCACCAGTGTAGTAATTGCTACCATAAGGATCGGCAGCTACACACGGTACGTAAGGAATACCCTTCTCTTCACAGATACGTTTGTATTCTTCAGTTGAACGGATCGCCGCTTTGAGTAGTTCGCTAGCCTGTTGTTGATTCCGTCTCCGTACTTCGGGTGACTGGCTATCAATAGCTGCACGAATTTTCTTTAGATCAAATACTGGGATCATGGATTAACCTACGAAGAAGAGACGGGTGTTGGTACGGCCAAGTTTAGCCATCAAGCGGTAAAGCTTGTTCAGATTGATCTCACCTGAAAGGATATAACGCATTGCTCCGAAGATAACCAGCTTATTAAAGTTCTGCTGGAAGCCTGGAATCTTGATCAGTTCTTCTGCAAGGAACTTACCTTCAATCATCCATTTAGTTTCAGCCAAGTCGCCCTCAGCATAAACTTCATCGGACTCGTATATCGAATCGGTTTGATAGGCATTGATGAAATTCAACACGGCTTTGCCGTTAGTTGGCCAGCGCTTACAAATGCCCTCGTCGATAACTTCTTTGGTTCGACCAGCCAAGTTCAACAACTGTTCAAACGCTGATTGCTCTTTACCGACAGCGTATTCTTCCGAGTAGCCTGTCGCATCGAGATAGACTGTGTCACGAAAATGCTTGTAGCACCAACGACGAATCTGTGGGGTGTGTCCACGGGTTAGGTCACCACCAATAAAGGACGCACCGTCTCTGAATTGAGTAAAGCCCACTTCGGTCTTATAGGTGCATGAATCCACGATGCGAGCAGAGTCTTCAATGAAATGATCAGCCATTAGTTTAGCGATCGCTTCCGGGTGAACAAGTCTAGGATCTTCACCTTCGCTGTCTTCATGGTCAGTTTTACAATCGCTATTTGGTTCTGGAACAAAGAAGTGGTACAGTGCGTCAAGAGCGTGGTAGGTGAATTGACGTTCACGTTTTGAATCCGATGGGGTTTCGAATTCAGCTGCATCCCCTTCAATCAGGTGTCTTGGGCGATAATGTATATTTTGGTCTTCTGGACCAATCGTTTTCATGTTAGTCATTTTCTGTATCCTATTCCCCGAGGGGATCTGGTATCAGTTAATATAGCGGGATTGCTACGTACGATACTTCCACCCAGTAGACTTTAACGACATAAAGCCTCCCCGAAGGGAGGCACTATGATTAGGAGTCTTTAACAGACTTCTCGATCAGCTGGAATACAGCCATGATGTACGGCTGTAGTTGATGAAACTCAACCCCTACACGATGCATGTTGTACACATGTTCCATAGCCTTCTGATACAACTCTGTAAACTTAGGATCTTTAACTTGATCATACAACTCCCCATAGTTGGACTTACCTACATATTTCCAGTCCATCCAAGCGTGGGTGTTAATGAAGGTAGAGTTCCACCGCTTAACGAAAGTTAGGTCTGCCCCTAGTACATTGAACAACTCATAGAGCTTCTTAGCTTCCTCCACAATCTGTTCGGGAGTTAGCGTGTTCACTTCACCAGATTCAACTTTAACCTTAGGTACTTCTACCTTAGGTTCCTTTAACTGACGAGTAGCCTTCATGATCGTGATGGCTTTCTCAACGTTAGCTGAGTTGTCCAACGATTTACGTTGGATCATGTTCATGACTGCTTCCATGTTGTTAAACGCTTGTTCTGCAACTTTGTGATGCTCAACCCGATTAGCTTGACAAGCCTTAATAAACTCAGGCACTACTTTATCGTACTCTGCGATTAGGTTAGCGCCTTGTATGGATACTTTCTTGACATCAGACTGGCCATGCGTTTTAACCCAGTTGATGTCAGTGTACTTTTTTACTTCATGTACCAGGTTGTGTAAGAAACCTTTGCCTACCGTGTCATAGATTTCGGTATCCTTACCTTTCGTAAAAAACTTCTTGATCGCACCCAACAGATCTTCAGTGGATGGGACCAGTTCTGATTCTCCGAAGGTTTCAATAGCTACGCTCTCTATTGGAGTAATAGCTTCGAGACCAACGGTCATAAACTGACGAGCAACTGGATCGAGGCCATCTATGCCAGCCTGCTCAATCTGAGATCTGTACGTGGTAAGGGTTTTATCATTCATATTGGTTCTTCCAGAGAAATAGTTTTCTTTAGCTATCAGCATATCGCCTTTGATGGATCTATCCATCCAGACAGCCGCAGCTATGATCATGTCAAAGTATTCTTCACGGGCTTTGTTATACTCTGCATTATTTAAGAGTATTTTCCATGGGATAACGTTAGACGATTGAAAAAGCTTCATCCATTTTTCGTTATTATGGAACGCACTTGGTACGTTATAACCCTTAAAAGATTTCCATTTGATGTTAACACCGTCCCTTAGATAAAACTCCTTGAGCACCTTCAATTGGTGAAAGAGTTCTTTCCCACCTGCTTTAACTTCAGCTTCACTAAGAGCGTTGATCTCTTTTACCGTACCACCACCGTACTTAGCTGTATTTAGAAATACAGGTTTTGTCAGCTTAGCCAGATTTTCAGAGAAAGTAGCTAATGCCTCATCCGTTGGACCAGCTTTGAATACAGTTTGCATTATAGGCGTTACTTCCGCCAGATATGCATCTACTGTGTTAACCCAGTTAGCGAAGTCTTTAAGATACGCGCCACCTTGCCCCAGCAATCTCAATATGTCCGGGTTACCCGGTGGTAGCATCTCGATAATGTCAGTCCCATTAATAGGGCCTTTGAGATATGTCTGCTTGGCCAACCAACTAGGTGATGCAAGGCTATCTCTTACCTGAGCAAACGCGTATGCGTTGTTATTAAGATTACTTTTACGGAACCCGTGGTCGTTACCTTTGTTGGAGAAACCGAATGCTTTACGCATCGTATCCATTAATGATTCATTACTAATTTGAGCGACCATGGTATTCCGGTATGCCTCTAATAGTTCAATTCGTTTAACGGCATGGCGAGAGTAATGTTCCATCCCCGGTTTGATAAAGATCTCACCTTTGACATTCCGGCCAGCGTAATTAGTTTTCTGTACGCGCATGATGTAAGAGTTCAATCCTTTACCATCATTGGCATAGCGTTTCATTTCATCAAGCTGTTCACGTGTAGTAGACTTGATCGTGTAGAGGTAACGGGAACCTGTAGTGAACTTCACTAGAATCCAGTCGTCTCCAAGATCGTAACTATCCACACCTGAGTTACCGCCAGTGTTAGCATAACTGTGGGCCTGTCTGTGGTCGTCTAAGAGCTGTGTAATAGAAGCCGGGGGAACGCCCGTTTCTTCTACGATCGCTTCGTCAACGTCACCCCAGTAGCCCTTAACTGTATCTACGGCTTCATCCCAGTACTGCTTTACTACATCGACTGCATCCTCATTGGAAACAGTCATCCGATCTTTAATACGACGGATTAAAAGGTCTAGAGAGTTCATACTAACCTCGAATGATTAATCATAAGATAGTCTTGTAGGTAAAGCACCAATTCTATGACATTGCGTGCTACTATGAGAACAAACTATGATCGAACAATTACTGATTATTTCAGGTTTTGAGTCTGATGTCAATGACGACCATGATTTACCCTTCCCGACAGGGACACCTTTTAAAGGGGTAGTGCGAGCTAAAAACTTCATTACAGGTGATGCACTAGCTGATGAAATAGGATTGGTTCAAGGCATCTCTATTAACAGCAACGCGGGGTGGTTACACTTCGTGGAAGAAAATGGTTACAACATCTACCTGGCTAAGAAACCACTACGTTTTAATCTAGGTTGGCCGAGTATAAATAACGCCCAGTTAGATAAAGAAATCGTTTTGGATGGTAAGACATTCAACGTTGAATTTATAACGGGTATGAGACGAGACGGTCTACCAGCTTTGAAGGGTAACGCTGGCGGCGCTTGGAACAGATACATCTATAACGTGTATGGTGGTGAGCGTGCAGATGAGCTACCTAATACCCGATTGAACTGGGGCTCGTACACTGAGGCTATGTTGGGTATTCCTCTTGACTCAGCTGGTGCTACACCGTTAGCCTCATTCTGTTGGGTTAAGGAACTTGATAGTACTGGTGGTCATGCGACACGCGGTGTAAGTTATAGTGACGCTAATGTTCCTAACGTAATGGGTGTATGGTACGGTGGGCAAGATGATATAGCCATCCACTATGCGTGGAGACCCATGCTTGTAGAGAAAGGTACATTCCCTCCTGTTCCAGTAACCCCATTTAAGGGCGAAGTTGCACAAGCTGATTTCATTACTTTTAGTGATCTGGCTACAGCGGTTGGTGTTACCGAGGGTACACCACTCAACACTGACGCCCCATGGCTGAAGATTGAACTGGGTGAGACTACCTATTACTGGCCTAAGGCCTCTATCCGGGGTAGCGTTCTACGTGAAACACTTAATACCCTGAATCTCGTAACAGGTGACACCACGGTTATTATTGGTGGACTTACGTATAAAGTACGTTTGATCAAAGGTCGGGATGCAGCACAATCTGACGTCATCGGTGAGGAATGGTTAGAATGGCTAACCCATTTAACCAACGGTGATTGGGCGGAATACTCAACCGCACAACTGGTAACTGGTACTGGTGGTACAGGTAATGGTGAGCTAGTGCTGACTCAAGAACTTGCAGCTAACGGTTTCTGGGCAGCTAACGGTTACCCTACGTTACTGGGTTCTGGCTGGTATCAATCGACTGGCGCAACTCATGATGGCTATGGTTGGAGACCTGTTCTCGAGCTAGTGCCGTAACATTATAAAGCCCCTCCCGTTAAAGGAGGGGTCTTATGCCGGTCAAGCATTATCTTAATTGTATGATTACTACTATTACGCTTGGGGAATCCTATTATGTTTGAACAACTCCTGGTGGCTGCTCCTAAAGCCCCCATAACGGACGACAGCGATTTGCCCTTTCCGGCTGGGACGCCATTTAAAGGAGTAGTGCACGCTAGTAATTTTATTAACGGCGCTCAGCTGGCTACTCAGATTGGATTGGTGAATGGAGTTCCCATCAATAGCGATGCAGGCTGGTTGCACTTTATAGAAGACAATGGATACAACGTCTACATCGCTAAGAAACCTTTACGTGCTGGAGTCACTTGGCAACAAATTGACACGGCGCAAACCGGTAAAGAAATCATCATTGGCGGTAAGACATTCTTGGTTACCTTTATCACCGGGTTGAAAACTGCTGGTATGCCTGCGGTTATCGGAAACTCTGGTGGGCAATGGAACCGATATATTTACAACGTTTACGGTGGGGAATTTGCTTCAGCTCTACCAGCGGACCGCTTGAACTGGGGTTCTTATACCGAGAAGATGTTGGGGATACCATTGCTCACTGAGGGTATTAGTGTCATGGCTTCTTTTAACTATGTTAAAGAAACTAGTTCTAGTGCTTCAGGGGCGCACATCACCCGTGGTATGACCTACCCAACAGCGGCAGGTAAACCAAACGTACTCGGTGTGTGGTACGGTGCTCCAAGTAACGGTGAGATGAACTATGGTTGGCGCCCTCTGCTATATGAGAAAGGCACTACTCCACCAGTACCAATAACACCGTTTAAAGGTGAAGTTGCGCAAGCTGATTTAATTACGTTGGCTGCACTGAGAACTGCAACTGGTTATGCTGGTGGTACATCTCTGAATCCGACTGCTCCATGGATGATGATTGTAGAGAATGGTAAAACATTCTATTTCCCTAAAGCACCATTGTTGATGACGATGAGTCGTGAACAACTTAACGCAGCTGGTCTGGTAGATGGTAGTAAAGTAATTACCATTGCCGGTAAGCAGTATAAAGTTCGTTTGATGACTGGTCGAGATACTGCGGTGAACAGTACATCAGGTGGCGAATGGTTACGATGGATGACCAATCTGACTGATGGTACATGGGCAACATACCCAACAGCTGATCTTGGTGGACCATACCCAATGAACGGTGGCATGACACACGTCTGGGATAGACATGGTGATAACAACTGGGCACTAAGTGGTTATCCAGGTTTCCTTGGCGCTTGGTATCAAATCCTAGGATCAGCAGCCGATCCAGCTTATGGGTGGCGCCCAGTATTAGAATTGATTTAGGGGAATATCATGTTTGAAATGATGCTAACTACGGCATTTAAGCTAGGGTTACCAGATAACTCAGATTTACCGTTCCCATCGGGTACTCCTTTCCAAGGTGTAGTGAGTGCAAGTAACTTTATTACAGGTACCGCTTTAGCGTCAGCAATAAGTTTAACCCAAGGTACTGGGATGAATAGCGACGCGGGCTGGTTGCACTTTATAGAAGACAATGGATTAGAACTGTACATTGCGAAGAAACCACTACGTTACAATGTCACGTGGGAAGAAATTAACGTTCGTCAGAAAGCCACTGAAGTTACTATCGGTGGTGAGGTTTACGTGGTTAAATTCTTAACCGGTATGACTGCTCCTAATCTGATGGCTGCCCCTGCTAACCGGGGTGGCCAATGGAATAGATACATCTATAACGTGTATGGTGGACCATATAAATCGTCACTACCTGCTGGTACATTGAACTGGGGACCTTATTCCGAAAGTATGCTCGGTATTTACACGGCTGGGCAATCTCAAGAAAATGGTGGGTTATGTCTAATGGCAGAGCCCGTAACTCAAGGTGGTCATGCGACACGAGGGGTCTCATGGACTGATTCCAGCGATCCTAACATCATGGGGTTATGGTACATCACCCCTAATACCCCACGTACGTGGTATGGTTGGCGCCCGGTATTGTTCAAGAAATCGACCTTACCACCAACACCTTATAAAGGTCTGGTAGCTGGTGCTAGTCTGATTACTCCGTCGGCTTTATCTACCTTGGCGGGTTACACTAGTGGTACGCTTATGGATGATGCTACCCCATGGATGCACTTCATTGAAGACAACGGTAAGGAAGTTTACGTTGCGCAGAGGTCATTTCGTGATAAGTGTACTAGAGCTAGTTTGAACACTGCCGGGATTGGTAATACGGCTAATGGTAAAACTCTCACGATTGGAGGCAAACAGTATAAGTGTCGTTTGTTGACAGAGGCTGAGTGGAACCGTTACATGTACGGTGTGTATGGTGATACGTACACAACGGTAAACACGTTGGAATGGGCATCCTTTAATGATGCTCAGTTGGGTGTTTGTGCAGGCGGTGTAATCGCTGGTGGTCTTAGTCATACCTTCGATGGTACTACCCGTGGATTCACATCCATTGCTGGGGCTTGGCAAACCAACGACGGTTCACCCGGTACGTCAGGTTATGCATGGCGTCCAATTCTGGAACTCATTCCGTAACGTCATAAAGCCCCTCCTTTACGGAGGGGTCTTATTTCGTCTTACATCGAGATAGGGATAGACCAGCTCGATGGAGGTTCAATCGTTTCACGGGTGAAGTTACATGTAATCAGAGTACGGTCGTTACACTTGACTGAGATTGACGTGATACCCATACCTTGGTCTTTGATACCGTACACATGCTTAACGTCTGGGTGGCTGTTGTGGAGGTTTACCAGTAGTTGTTGCCATGTAATACCAGCGTCACCCAATAACAAACGGATGCTATCTACGATCTTTTCATTGCGAGTCATTTTTGTAATCCTTCTATTGTAAATGTGTGACGTACTTGAATTTCATTGTTAGTACCTTTGAATATCCATGTAAACTCAGTCTCACTCGGTGTAAGCTTTCGCTTAACCACTATGATCCGAGCAACACCGGTGCACTTAGCTTTCACTACCGGTAAGATATCTGCCAAGCAGTCGTCGTAGATGCCTTGTTGTAAGGCTAATCGATCTTCTTCTATAACTAGCATACGGTACGGTCCGAATGCCACTGACAGTATGCTTGCAGTACCGCGCGTTCACCGTTATGTCCTTTGAACAACCATGTGAGTAGTTCACCAAACTGCGGTAGTCCAGCTGCGTCTTCACCGATAAAGGTTTTATTACGATGTACCATGGTCAAGGTCTTAACACCTGAACATTCTTGTAGGATGTCCCGATTAACATCTGGATATGAATTTGTTGCATGTTCGTATCCCCAGATTTGTAGCAGTCTGTCTTCTGTTATGATTTTCATTTTGTACGCCTTTTTAGTTAAAAGCAAAATAAAGTCCTCCCCGAAGGGAGGAGCTTTACCAACCCACAAACCAACACTAAAGGAGAACCATCATGCAATCCACAATGGAGTAACGTTATCGCTTCCGTTACATACTATTACAACAAAGTATGTTAATCTAGGAAGTCGACTTCGAATTCTGCTTGTTCATTGGAGGTGTCCAAAGCGTTAACCATGTACTGGTTGTTATCCACTTCTTGAGGACTGGTTTGGTTTGCAGCAAGATCGAGATATTCGGTCATGTAAGGGAGTGGGTTCTTCTCAGGCCATTCCAGTTCAAAACCAGTAACTTCCAAGAACTCAGCGTAGTGAGCTTCAGTCAGTTGACCTTTATGGCCAGTGAAGATACCAGCAGCATTACCATTGAACAGGACCCATTGGATCATCTTCTTCAGTGTCACACCCGGCAGTTCACGACCTTCAGAGAACAGGTACATCAACCAACGAACTTCCGACATCAGAACTTCCCAATACAACTTGGTGCATTCTTCTTTGGTTTGTTCGTATGCAAGACGTCCACGTTCCGTTTTAAGCAGGGCTTTGATTACTTCCTGACCGAACTGTGCATGGATCTCGAACTCGTCGATAGCGATCTTCTGGACACCCATAACGATAGGTTGGAAGCGACCCATCTTACCGAAGGCGAAGGTCACAGCAAACGAAGCCATGAACTGAACACGTTCTAGGTAGTACAGAGCCATGAAGAACTTGAAGATCTTGTTGTACAAGTCTTGATCGTTCGGGATAGTACCACAAGCGTAAGCATGGGAAGCATCATGTGCCTCACCCATTACTTTAGCTACTGTCACCAGACGCTCTTGGGCTTCTTGTACTTTCAGAATCTCATCCAGAATAACCTGTGGATTCTTAAACGAGTTACGCACGATCTCTGAGTAGGTCAGAGCGTGCAGGTTCTCGTTGGAGTTGATCAGTACGTAGCCTGCCCACACACGGGAGTCAGTCATTACTGGACCAAGGATGTTTACGATAGCACGGGATGCAGTAGCGTCAGCTTCCCATTGCCATGCCAGAGTCTTGATCATCATCTCGTAAGAAGTACGGTCACACGTTTCAAACTCGTGGAGACAGTCAGCATACGGGAATTCATTCTCATCCCAATCCATCATCTTCAAACGTTTGTACAGGTTGAAGAGGATCGGGTGATGGTTGTTGATAGAATCGAACAGGCCCGGCTCCTGACCCAGAATGATCTCGTTGGAATCGTAGTCGGACTTGTTAGCGTTAAAGATTTTAATCGGGAGATCTACGTTGGACATGATGGACCTTTAAGTGAGTTGTGTTGTCTACAATAAATACGTCAACGAAGTAATCTTTGTATTAGAACCTATTTAAAGAGTATATTACTGTTGGGAGATACTTACCTTAAAGGAGTTTTGAAAATGAGTTTTCGTAAGGGTAGTGGTGCGATCATATTCTTAAGTATGGATCGCATGCTGGACAACTGCTTCTTCAGTCGTCCGGTACGTTCGTTCTATTACACCCATGTGATGTTGTCGAACATCAAAAATGATTCTAAGGTACAAGACGCAGAGAAGCGTCTGCGCCGTAACTCGACTATCCAACAAATGACTGTACGTGGTCACATGGTTGATCGCGATGGTTACTTCAAGTGGGTGAAGAAGACTTCCCCAATGGACTACGCCTTTAAACCAACCCAAGAACAACGTCAGTCATTTGAAGCAATCGGCCTACCATTAGTGAGTTTTACATGAAGAAAATACACCCTGCGAAAGTAACCCGCAAGTCGTTCCATAATCAACGTAGCCATGAAGCTGCTCTTTATGCCGTTGAGATCATTAACCACATGATCCATCGGGCGAGTCAAGGTGACATCATTTTCGAATACGAGAATCTGGTTAAACCTAACTTCGAAGCGGAGTTCTTCGGCAACGGGACGTTCGCTGGTCTGTTTCTGCGTGACGGTGAGAACTGTCGTGTCCAGATCATCGGCGATGAAACCGATCCTGACAGTGGTTTGATCTACTGTACCAAACGCAATATCCGCGAATACTTCAAACTGTGGCGTGTGGCTAAAATCGTCAACGTCAACAAAGTAACTGATCTTACCAAATAAAGGAGTAACCCCATGAACAATACTTGCCAAGTGTCTAAGATGATGGATATTCATCGTGACGTAGTTCCAGTTCATCCATCGACCCTTTCTATGGCTGGACACATTGAAAACATCCAGCAGACGCTTAAAGGCGTTACCTGCGAAGTGATCAATGATGAAGACATCATCCCTGATGATACCCCAGTTAAAGCAGAGATCGTCATCGATCCTCTTGATCTGGGTGCACATCGCCAACACATCCTCGATCTGTTGCAACGTCGTTCTGCGATGTTGAGAAGCACTCAACAGTTCGTGTGGTTCACCTTCCGTAAAGAAGCCGATGGTGGTGTGTACTTAAGCTGGCCTGTTGCTGGTTATCAGCATCTGCCTTCACGCATCATTGCTCGGGATTCTCGCGTTGTCCAGGCTAGTCGTCGACTTAGCAACCGGGTGCACATCAAAGCCGTTACTGTGATCGGGGCTATCCGTACCTTCGATAGCTACTTCCCATGGATCAAAGCCAAGTACGAGGTTTAAGATGTCGATGTGTCCTAAAGCTGATCAGATGGAAAACGGTCTTAAGGCTATTATCAATGAACTCATGGGTTTAGTCTGGGTAGATGCTGGTGTTAATATACCGGCAATGAAGATCTGGGAAGAGGATAAAGAAATCGAAGTTATCCCAATCGATCGTGCAGCGGGGAACTACCAGATTGACATGCGCGTCGGTCAGAAACACCTCAGTTTCGGATGGGATACTATCCGTGATATATCTGGTACCTGTGGGGTATATAAGTACGACTGGGGTGACTGTAATGTCAGCGAGTTGGCTATTGCAGCCGGCTTGGTCCTGACGTACTATGGTCACGCAATGGCTGAGTAACATTAGAAACTGTTTTATCGCTACATCACTATTTTGAATTAACTCCAGTAAAGGAAAGCTTCATGTCCGTACAACGTATTAATGAAATCAACATGGCTGCTGGTACTCTCGTCGGTAAGACCATGCAAGCATTGATGGGTACCGATAAAGAACGTGTGTTCTTGCGTGCAGCTATGGCCCGTGGTGTCGATGTCACTGAACGATTGTTGAAGCTGGTAACCGATGGTATCACTTTTGATACCTGGGCTGAATACTTCATGAGTGTTAACAGTGGTATCGGTAGTGATGGTGAGTGGGATGCAGCTGATCTCGAAGAGCTGAAAAAGCTCAATGATGAACTAGCTACCATTGACCTGCACGAGTACTACGAAACTATCGTCACGCCTTACCTCAATGTCGAACGGTTGAGCTTCGATCTCTCGGAGATGAAAGAGTACCGTGACGTGATGGAATCCATCTGGAAAGAAGAAGATGTAGAAGAAGGTGTTGCACCTTCGGAAGAAGTGGCGTAGACTACGCTTGCAACATTAGAAACGCTTTAAAGGCTATATTACAAAGGTGATAATCAATCATGAATATCACCATCAATGTTACCTACAGGAGTTACAACATGTTTGAATTCTTCGCTCAGCCAGTTAAGACCCTTGCTGAAGTTCGTAACTACAACGATCTCAATTCGTTCGTTCTTATGCGCGGTTTGCAGTTGGGTCTGAACGCCATTGAAAGCAATGATCTGGTTTACATGGAAGCGGCTCGGGCTGACATCGTGGCCATTCGTGATGCTTTTATCGAGATCATGAATGCACGTTACGATTACCTGACTTGGTACAGCTTCATTCTGTACCTGAACCGCAAGTCCAAAATCATGGCATTGGATGCATCCGGCGATCTGCTGGCTGCACTTGACATGTTCACCACGTTCGACGCTCAACAGTACTACGCTGAGTATGTCAAACCTCTGTTCGGTACCATGACTGAAGGTCAGATCATGGCTCACTACGCTACTCAATTGGCTAACGTCGATAAAACTATCGAAGACATGCGAGTAGCACTCGGTCGTTGATTTAACCGTAATAAGGTGGTATTCTCTCTGAGTACCACCCCTCAACTATATCTACAGGAGTTCCACCATGTCCCATGCATTCACCGAAGTGAACATTAAAGCTGCTGCCATTGGCGAAGCTCTGTTGCAAAAGGCTATCATCGATGGTGACATCGAAACCCTCAAAGCCTTCCGTCAATGTGCAGCTGACCTGTACGAAAACCTCATTCAGGTGGTTGATACCAAACCTGATTTCGCCACTTGGCATGCTCTGTTCCTCAAACTGAACAAAGAAACAACGATGAACCAACTCGATACCACTGGCGAGTTCACTCGTCTGGTTAACCTGTTGGATGACATCGATGCTGGCGCGCACTATCGGACTGAAGTAGTTCCGCTGTTCGCCATGGGTAAAGCCCCGTTCGAAGCTGAACGTGATATGTGCCTCGGTAACCTGGATGAGCTGATCGCCATCGTTATTCGTCGCAGTGCTGAAGATAAAGCTTCTGACGTATAACTGAAACGGCATAAAGCCCCTACCTTCGGGTAGGGGTCTTATGTTATTTCTTTTTTGTTTACATCTTGCAAGCACCACTACCGCAGTCAGCATTATCTTCCGCAGAGATATTACCGTGCGCAGATTCCATAGCTTCCAACGAGAGGTTAGCTGTGGTTTCAGTATTGTAGTAGTAACGGGATTTCATACCCATCTTAACCATGTAGAAATACTCTTTGAGCAGTTCGTTGATATCGATCTGTTCACGGCCTACGATACGACGGAACAAGTCAGCCGAGATTGCTTGGTCAGTAAACTTCTGGAAGATCGCGTAGCAGTCGATCATGTCCTTGGTAGGGATATCCCAAGCGAACTGATACTTGATAGTCGGATCATCACCAAACGGAGCAGCCCAGTACAGGTGATTGTTCTGATCATTCTTCGATAGAGTCAGACGACGGATCGGATAGATGCCGTTAGCACCGCCCAGAGCTTTCGAACTGGATTCACCCGGCATGTATGCAGCCAACACAGAGTGACCAATACCGCCATTCGCGATGATCTGAGCACGCAGCTCTTCCCACTTGAACAGGTTAGAGAACTCAGTACCGTCAGACTTGATGGTATCCACCGATTTACGGTAGGTGTCGATTGGCAACCAACCTTCAGGCCACTTGGTCTTATGCATCCATGGAGCCAGACCACGTTCTTTCGAGATCTGCAAGGAAGCTTCGATCAAGCAGTACATGTGACGTTCGGCAATGAAGTGCATCTCATCTTTACCGGCGTCAGAGGTGTACGTCAGACCGTTCTGTGCCATATGGGTAGCAAGACCCATGATACCAACACCAGCGCTCATACGCTGCTTAGCGGTGAACTCCAAGTGCGGGAACACATAGGACGAGTTCAGGATGCAGTAGTCGATCATCTTCAGAGCGTAGTAGCAAACCTTCTTATAGGTTGCCAGATCTGGGATGTTCTCAACCGACACAGCAGCAAGCGAACAAGTAGCGATTTCACCACGGCCATGATCTTCACTGGAGAACAGGTCAGGCATTTCATAGTACGGAGCGGTAGGCTCAGCAATTTCCATGCACAGGTTAGAACTATGGATCGGATCAAGGAACGGGGTATGACGATTGATCTCGTCAATCTGTGCCACGTAAGCTACACCGGTCTCCTGAGCTTCTTTCAACAGAGTCTTCAGTACGTCACGAGCCGATGCATAATGCTTGACAAACGTAGGATCTGCTTCATACTTAGCGTACAGGGTTTCAAAGAGTTCGATGTCTTTACCGTAGAAAGCTTCATGTAGATCTGGAGCAGTGTACGGGTTGAATGCAAAGATCTGATCTTGCCCAGTTTTAGCAGCTGCTTTCTTAGCGAAGAAGCGGTTAGCCAGCATGGCGAAGTGCATGTCACGGTTACGACGGTCTTCGGTCGAACGTGGGTTACGCAGAGCTTGGATCATGTCAGCTTCTTGGTCGAATGCTTCAAAGAAGCAAGTAACCGCACCACCACGACCAGCTTGGATGTTTGCTACAATGGATTTACCCATCGCATCGTAATACTTCTTCTTGCCATGGTGCAGGAACAGACCGTTACGTACAGCATCACCCACAGAGCGGGTCATGATGTTAACGCCAATGCCCGCAGACATTTGGGTCATCTTGTCGCCGATGAAGTTACCAATAGCCAGCGAAGTACCGTTATCGCCAGAAGCGAACAAGCAGCAGCTAGCAAAGCCCCGATGTACAGTACCAAGGTTAATGTAGTTAGGGGTAGGTGCTGAAAGCATCTTGTGTGCAAAGAGTTCGTAGTAGTCACGAACCACTTGGATACGCGTCGCCTTAGGTTCATTCTCGGCAAGCGCCATAGCCATGCGCATATAAGTAAATTGAGGTGACTCATATTCTTTACCTGTAACTCGGTTACCCAGTGCGTACTTCTTACGGATCTGGTGCAGAGCGAAGTGAGGTTGATCAAAGTCCAGGTCATGGTTGATGAACTTCTGGATCTTCATGTAATCTTGGGTAGTGTACTTCAACTTGATCATCAGTTGATCTTGTTGCAGTCGGGTATGTAGTGCTTTAACGGTCGGGATGCCGTCAGAACCGTACAGGTGTTTATGAATCCATGCAGCGTACAGTTTACCAGCCAGCATGTAGTGAGACCATGTACGACCAGCGAGTGTACGTTCGATCAAAGACATCTGGAATTCTTGCGAAGATGTTTTCTTAGGTGAGGCCCCCGCTACCTCCATTACGATGGAAGTCCAATCCACCTTATCCTTAAGTTTCTCAGCGCCCCACTCCATCCAGCGGTTAGGCTTAGAGGCATTGAAGGCTTCTTCGGTTCCATCCAGTTTAATAATGGTTTCGATCATTTCTTACTTCCAGTTCGAGTGTGTTGGTTTTGATTGAAATAGATTCTAACATAGTCTTTGAACGACGAGTATATTTTAGAATCCTTTCCTCTTGCATAAGGTTTGACAGAATTTATTTGAGGTTTATATTACAGTGGTGTACTTCCCTAACTATGGCTTTGGAGTTATTATGCATAACAAACGTCCTGTACTGAATGCCGGTGCTTTGTTTGATATCCCTACCGGTAAGTTTATCGATGGTCTTCGTAGTGAGATCGACGTGGATATGTTGACCGGAGGTAAGGTTACTCAATTGCCAGTGTGGACAGGTAATTACAACCGTAATACTGGTTTATCCATGATGGCTTTTAACATCATCAACGAACGTCTGCGTAATACCCCACCTAGTACACCAGAGCGTTATGAACTCGCAATCAAGCTCTTCAATCTGATGGGTTATGGCGTTAAGCAGAAAGACCCTACTAAAGAACCTGAAGTATTCTGGACTGACTTCGATGGTGATGGTAAGGATACAGCTGAGATGATTCGTAATGTCCTGCATAAGGACTATGCGGTAGAGATAGCTGAACGAGCTAGGAGTGCAGAGGCAATCACTGAATCCATGAAACGATTGGTTACTGATACGATCCAGTCTAAGTTGGTAGAGCGTGTCACTGAACAAGTCTTTGGTGAAGGTACTTTCATCGTAGCTGATAGCTACTCTCCACTGCGTGAACAGAATACCCAGCTGTCCTAAGATTATGTATTACTATTTTGGAGTATCGCTAGGTGGCTCTTTATTCCGCTTTACTTCCAGTAATGGAAGCTAACCAATGGTTCCGTAATGGAGACCATCCAGAAGACCGTACAATCAACCGTATCAACACTGGACGTATAATCCAGAGACATGACCTCTACAGACCTCATGTAGATCAAAACTCACTATGTCCAACCTGTAGTAAGCCTATGGGTGAGCATGGTAAACTGAATCCACAAATACATCTCTGGATCGAGAACGAAGATACAGAGGTATGTCCAGGTGATTACATTATCACCTATCGTGACAAGAATGGACGCGTACGCGGGTATACTGTGTATAAGCGTCAACTCTTCGAATTCTTTTATGGACCGTACAAGGAACCCACTGAATGACTTACATCGCTAAACCCGTAGTAGCTGATTCCGCTATCCTGAACCACGTTGCTCGTGACCTCTTGGTCCCTACTGATGACCCGATGGTGATCAACCTACGTCGTTCGTTAAAAGTGGTCACTGAAGATGGTGTTATCCATGACCTCACCTTTGAACAGGTCGATGGTCTGGTTAATATTCTGGACCTGAGTCGTGAAACTCCTCTCATCACTCCACTGCAATATCTCGTTACTGCTTATAACCTCGAAGACCTCGTACAAATGGGTCGTGATGGTTGGGCTGTTACCGAGTACAGCATTCAAGTGCTCCACCTAGCCCGTACAGTACGTCTAGACGGCGTTCTACACAAAGAGGGTAGCGTGGATAAGGAGTTCACCTTTGCGCTTGGTGAGTTCGATTTCGTTCAACAGTTCAGTCTGAGTCGAGTTATCTCTGCACAGCGTGAAGAACTCAAAGTCGTAGCAGGTACTTTCGATATGTCGTATACCTTTGCTTACGATCCGCAGGGTTTCACTCTGCAACCACATGAAGAGGCAACACCTAATGAAGCTTAGTATGATTGTAGCTCGGTCTATGGATAACGTCATTGGCATTAACAATGACATTCCATGGAAGTGCCCAGCTGATATGCGAAACTTCAAAGATCTCACGACCGGTAAAGCGGTTGTAATGGGACGCAAGACATGGGACTCACTTCCTAAGAAGCCTCTCCCTAATCGAATGAACATCGTCGTCACCAGTGACCCTAAAAATGTAACTGAATACCATGACAATGTTTTTGTTGTTACGGATATATCTACTGCGGTAGCACTTGCGCGGATGAGTGGTTTAGTCGAAGAGTTGGTCTTCATTGGTGGTAAGGCTATCTACGAGGAAGCAGTTAAGATCGTAGATGAGGTTTACCTCACCGAGATGGAATGGAACACTCTGAGTGATAACACTACTGGGCCAGACGATACGAAGGTTTACTTCGATCATCACTTTGATTACTCGCCTTCAAATCCTGATCAGGCGTGGACTCTGGTTGAGAGTTACCCAGTACTTGAAAGTCATACTGGGAACACATTGTTTGAATTCTACCACCTTAAGCGGAAATGATATGTAGGGAGCTTAGACTCCCTCGTATCTAACCAAATAAGGAAAGCAGCATGTCTTCATTCACGCGGTTCTCAGGCGAACTTCATACCCACTATGCAGAAGAAGCCTCTAAGATTCTAGGTGGTAAGTATAAGTGGATTGACCCAGGTTTTGAATATTATCTCAGTGACGATAATCAAGACGAACGGGTTGTCATTGAACGTGGTTATCTTTCGGACGGAGCTAGTGTACCTAAGCTACTGCAATGGTTAATTCCAGTCTGGGGTAAGTATGGTCAGTGTGCCGTAGTCCATGATAAACTCTGTGAGACTTGGACCACTAACAAACGCAAGTTGAATCGTCAACAAGTTGATGAGATCTTCTTTGCCTCTATGAAAGTGGCCAAGGTTAATATCTTCCGTCGTAAGGCTATTGAGTTCGGTGTTACTGTGTACCGTATTGTTAAAAGGCCTTCTGGTCCATCACCAGCTGCGATCAAAGATCTGTTGACCCGAGACTACGTCCTTTAACGTCATATCGCCCCTACCACACGGTAGGGGCTTTATGCTGTTTCTTTTTTACATCATCACACGGTTACCACGGAAGCGTTCACCTTGTGCTTTCACAACATCACCGAAACGATGCGAACGTACTTTACGAATACGGTCATCATGTACCTGCTTAATCATGGCATCAATACCAACACCACCTGCATCAGATACATCGATCCATCTCGAGATTGCACGGATACGCATTTCGAGTTTAGTGATAACCATTTTATTGGCTTCACCTTTAAGCTTCTCGACCAACATATCAAACTCTTCTTTATACTTCTTAGACTGAGAGTCACGGTAGACTTCAACATTAGTCAATTCAACATCACGAGTCTTAGCTCGAGAGAAGATCGTCTTAGAGTTGATACCATAGAAGTCCAAGTTCTCACCACGGATACATGTCCAGTGAGCCAGCAACATCGATACACACAAGTCATCGTGCGCGTCGTTGGAGTGGTCAATACGACCGTTCTTAATAGTGAGACCGAGCATCTCTGTGATAAGCTGTTTGTCATTCATGGTACGACCACCCAGATCCACGGAACTACCCAAGGAATCTTTGTAGAGAGCATTACGAGAGTAACGACCACTACCAGCAGTGTTGAACCCGAAGTGACGTTTGAATCGATCGTAGAACTGAGGAGTACGTTGAGTAACCGGAGTAGACCGGATGACTTCATATTCCGTTTCCATGATGATGTGCTCATCGACTACACGGTTGAAGATACGACGGAATGGATCGATACCTTTAGAGTGCAATACCAGAATCACGATGTCGATCAAACTGATACCGGTAGACTTACGTTCAGGTACCCATGTAACACCCGGATACTTGATCAGGATGTCAGCGATGTAGTTAGCAAGCGTTGCCACGTTGGTTTCATTGTAACGACCAGCGAACAACACATCGTGCGTTTCTGTATCGATACCCACAATACCGGTGGCATCGTTATCTTCACCCAAGAGTTCACTAGGGTCACAACCCATTACCACACGACAGTTAGCCATACGGGAGGCGATTTCATGCTCTGGGATGTACCATCGCATCATGTAACCGTCAGAGTTCTGTTCCATGTACAGAGGTTCACGTTGTGCTTCTTTAAGGATCTTCTTGTGTTCGAGTGTCAGAGGAGAACCTTCACCACCCACAGTCCAGATGTTAAAGAAGTCTCGGTCAGCAATCTCACCGAAGGAACTAGATTCCCGCAACGTACGATACAGCCATAGATCGTCACGACCTAATTGACGGTGGTTGAATGCACCATAGATCAAAGGTGTCTTACCTGTAGTACCTTTCTCTACGATCAGTTCTACCGATGCTTGGTTAGGTAGGTCAAAGTAAGCCTCGGACCAGATAGCCCCACCTGTCATGAACGTGTGTGCATACTTACCATCACGGGTAGTAATGTCACCAGCAGTTGTAGTGAAGATGTTACCGAAGAACTGTTTAGCTTTACGGGCGTTATCACGTGCAGCAGATCCAGCAGCTAGTGCTACCGGAAGCGATGTTTCAATACGACTGATGTATGCAAATTCGTCGAACTGCATAATAGGTACGGTCAGACCACGACCGAGTTTATCCGCAGCGATCTTATCGTTACGTGCAACAGACGTCTTGTAACGGTTACCCAAACGTACACAGGTCATCATCTCGGAGTTGTCCGCATCGTTACGGTCAACCATGTCAATGTAATCAGGTAAGAGGTCTCTCATCTCCTTGAGTCGCTCAATGTTGGCGTCCCGGAGTTTGGAGTCTTTAGTGATCAAGTTGATGGTAGTCTTAAAGCCCCAGATAAACATCAGGCCAACCATCAGTACGTCCGTTGATACAGACTTACCTGTCTGACGTGGTTGCAGTAGTCCGAAGTTAATGTGGTTAAAGAAACTCCAGTACAGTGCGATGTTACCACGGTTAGCCAAGAAGATAGAAGGGACCGAACCTACTTGGGGAATACGGGAAACCTCACGGAAGTAATACCATGGGTTCCATTTACATTCGAAAGCAATCTTAGCTTTCGTAGTGATGTCTAAGCGTTCATCATAAGGATCGACACCTGACAACTCAGGTTGCATCAAAGCCAAATGAAACTTCCAATTCTTAACTTTGAGTTCGTCACGATACAAGTGTGCAAGTTTTAGGAAGGTTGTATTTTTGGTATTAAAGTCTGCCCGAGCGGTATGGAACCGATCCCAGTCAGAAGCAAAAAGCAGCATATCCATTGAAAATTACCTATGGTTATTGAAGTATAGTCTCATAGTGTTAGCAATAGAAGCCATTATAAGCCTATATTACTTACGTGAATCAATACCTAAAATCGATAGGAAATCGCATGAAAGTTTATCGTTTTGTTAATCCGCAAGGTAATGGGATTTATCAAGATGACTTCTTTACCCAAATAGGTTTGACCTATATCGGTGAAGACATCCCGTTCTATCAACCTCCTTTATACGAGGACGTTCGTGGCTTCAAATGGCACGACCTCAACAAATACTGTTGTGCCTTTGAATCACCGTATCAGATTGTGTCCTGGTTCCGGGATATCAATCCACTTGATATTTTTATCGAGGGTGGTCAGCTATATGAATTTGATGTAGATATCGATACCGTTTTGCGTGGTCGGTGTCAATGCATTTTCATGAAGGCTAACTTCAATGAAAAACGATTAGTTTCGGTAGATGAGTTTATTGACTTAATCGACCAAGTCAGTCAGAAAATGGATTCACTCATTAGTTGGTAACTCAAATTTAGTAGGAGGCCTGTTGTGGCTTTGAGTAATATTGCACCAGCGTTGGAAACAAAAGCTAAATGGGACGAACGTCTTAGCTGTTTGCATTTGGTTGGGCCTGGAGGTCAGCGTCGGAAACACATCGACGATCATGCGTGGTGTATCTTGACGGAAGAAACCGCTAAACGAATTGGTCGCTACCTGCAACAGTTCAATAGCGTTATTGAAGTATTCGCAGGAACAGGTTATATTGCTTCTCATCTCCGTGAGCATTCCGGGTTGGGGCGTAAGTATCGGGCGTATGATCCATGTCGCTCTCATTGGAGGCGTACCGAACGACCTAACTACGGGTTTACACGTAAAGGTTGCTTTAACGTCAACCTGAAGAAAGCTGATTGCATCGTAATGACTTGGCCTAACTACAACGATAATCTCGGTTACCGAGTAGCTCGTAAAATGGTGTCAGGCCAACGGATGATTTATCAGGGTGAGGGTACTGGCGGGTGCACTGGATGTGACAAGTTCCATGAATACCTCGACGCCAACTTCAGTCGAGTCCAGTATTGTGAAGAGTTGTTCGACCGTGACCATGTTAAGTGGCCAGGTATGTGGGACAGTTGGTGGGTCTACATCAAAAACTAAAAGGTGATTACATGCGCCGTAAACAGAAACTTCCAGCTGGTGATTGTAAGTGGGTAGCCATTATTTTGGCACTCGACTTTATCGTTGCCGCTACTGGCGGCGCATTCTTTCTTTTCTAAGGAGTTAAACATGCAACAGCAACCGCATTACTACAACCGTCAGCACATCCGTAAGATGATCGAGTCGTTGGCTACGGTCTACAACATCCCTGCCGAACGTTGGTACCTCACCTTCGGTACTGCAATGGTAGTACATGGTCTGAACACGAGTACTAGTGATGTTGATATCACACTCAGTGAAGATGACTGGAAGATCATGGCTAAGTATCACGAAGTGAACACTGACACTTTGGGTCCAATCATCGAGTTGCCGGGTAAAGTTGAAATCCGTCCGATGGAAACTCTCATGTCTGACCACGTTTGGACTCGTTTGAATCACACCATGGTTCCTACCAAACAAAGCCTACACTCAGCGTATACCTGGCTCATCGAAAACCCTATCCCTGGCCGGGATAAACTCGATGCTGACCTCAAGAACCTGAACAAGCTTGATGTAGTGCTTGAGTCAGACAAAAATGAAATTGAAAAACAGATCACTCAGGTACTCAGTACCGTTATGTCTGATGCTGTTTCAATGGTCATCCAACTTGAGTCATCGAAGTTGTTCGAGTTGATCGGCGATGATGTCCATCGGACTACTATCAAAGATGACAGTAATGACAAGTGGGGTGTGAAGGTACATCCTAAAGCTAAGTCGGTAGAGTTCTGGGAAATCAATGAAATCGACATGCATGGTAATGTCGAAATCCACTCCATCCGTTTTGATAAACAGGTAGGTAAAGTCTCATGAAAGCGTTACTCATCTCTACCCTTATTGCTGGCGCTCCTGTAAACGGCGGTTCTACCGTTGATACTGATCAGATGCATATCTGGTTTGAAGGCCCAGCGGCACATGTTGAGTGTGATCGTACCAAAGCTGCACTCACCCTCAAAGGTGATGGTGGTGGTACCGACTACGGTGACCTGACCGCAAGCAGCGTAAAGGTAGATCGTAATGGTAGCGTAGAGCGCCGCGTTATCTGCATCAAGTTTAATTGAGGTAGCAATGAACGAACTACGTTTACGTTTTATCGAAGACACCGCTATACTTAGCCGTAGTCACCCACTCGATTTCAGGGTGAGTACTCAGGTTGGTCAAGAAGGGCGTTTCCTCGATAAGAAAACTCATCAAATGTGGTTGGGCTATGAGTTGTTTCACAAGGCAGCGATGCATCGGGTGGAAGCTGACGAGAAAGCCCTACTACATGGTACATACGTCATCGGTGCACATATTGGTCCGGGACCTAAGCTCGGTATGAGTCATAGGCCGTTCGTACATAAGACGAAGCATTCAGCTTTTGAAGAAGCCGAGCGGTTGACTAATGAACATGGTGGACCATACGCCATTTTCCGCTGTATCAAAGTAACTGAGTCAAGTGGCGTAACTGAAAACGCTTAATCAACCTTACCTAAAGGAATTTAATCATGGAACTGCAACCGAGTAACGATGTACATGCTGAAGTAGATTTTCTGGAATTCCATAACACCAAGGGTACCCTCCCAAAGGGTACGTACAAAGTGGTCGAGGCAGATGGCGATACCAGCTACGCTGTACTCGGTGACTTCCGTGGCGACATCAAGTGGTTTACTGAAGCTGAATACGAGTCTGCGATTCAAGAGCAGATGTTTAATCAGCGTCAAGATGATGCTCTTGATGACATCATGCGTAGCGGTGATGACTTTGACGATGATGATCGGGAAGAGTTGATGGATAGCTGGGATGATGCAATGCATCGTGATCATGATGAACAACGTCGCTTTGATTCAAGAGCGGAAGACAGTAATATTACCGATACTGAATTCAACCAGTATGTTGATGATACGTACAAGTGCAACGAAGCTGCATCCGTAGCTTTCGATGAACGTATGGCTAAGCCTGTAAAGACTCTGGGTGAACTGTTGCGTGAATCGATGTTGGCCTCTCCATTGGCTACCGAGTCTGGCGGTTATGAGATTGCTACTCATGAAGACCAAGCTGCCTTCGCAGCAAAGCGTAACGCGTCGCTAAGACTGCGGGGGTTCAATGTTTAAGCTTATCCGTTGGTTTCTCGGTCTGTGTCAACACGATGATGCAATCGTTAAGAAGGAAGATGTCAATTGGCATTCTAAAACGGACAGCAGCTTCGTAGCGATTGACATGGGTAAGCGAAATATCGTTCACCACACTAACTACCTCATGCAATGTAAGCACTGCGGTCGACTAAAACAAAAAAGGATCAAGCGTGGTTAGTCAAATTATCCCTTACGTGTTCGCTGGTTGTATGCTGGTGCTGTTTGTGGGTTTCGTAATTACCTGTTATAAGGCTTGTGAATAATGTCTAAGAATGACAACTTCCGCGTACTGGCTTCTGGCTGGCCATCTGATCCGGTTCGTGAATCGGGTATCTGTATTGGCTTTTGTCAAACTCCTATCCAGAAAGGATATTGGTTGATTGGCAAAAAAGCACAGCTTCGTCAGGTTCTGGATAAACATAACGTGTTTACTCATGGTGATATTCATCCAGTTCCAACTACGCCGTACGTGGGTGAAGTATGAAGAAAGTAAAAGATCACAAATGGGACATCCGCTGGTATCGAATAGGTATCTTTGTAGCGGTGTTGTCTGTCGTCCTTAACGTCAATACGTTAGTCTTCAAATCGGCTTATCTCATCCGAGGTGAGTTGGTTGGGGATCAACTCGAACTGGCGTTACTTTTTGCCACGTTCTTCCACTCCTTGATTGCTGTTGGTCAAGGGTACCTGCTGGTCTACTTCCACAAATGGATTAAAGAATTAAAGGATGGTTAAAATGAAATGGCTTAGCCTTCACTGGAAACAGATTCGCTTTGCATGGTTGGCGTACAGGCTTCGTCGTCAGTACCAAGCCAAACTCACTGAGGTGCATCATGCTCGGTGGGAAAGAAACCGTCGAGGCCTTATGACTCAAGATCGCCGAAAGGTTCATGAGTGGTATGGCCAAGAGTTCGACAAGCTGTATAAAAAATTCTTCAATCAGGAGTAACAACATGAACTTCAGTTATCGCGTTAAACTGTTGGGTTGCACTATCACTCAACTGATGCAACAGGGTTTCAACGTTAACCTCGATGATTGCAAGGACGGTGAGTTCTGGGTGGTGGGTTGCTCGAGTCATGAACTGGAACGCAAGGTTAAACGTTTTGGTCACAAGGCTATTACGTCGTACGAGGCTATCCGTTAATGAGTGGTAATTGGAACGACATTGATTTCACCTTACCTGCTGGTGAAGCTTTCGTCAAAGCTATCCGCGAAAAGATTATGACCTGTCACGAAAATAAGTTTCAGGTCAATAACATTCACCTCGGTTATAAGGCTAACTACTCAGGTTATTCCCGTGCATCACTGGAAGATGTGGTAGCAGGTAACGGGATTGTAACTTGGTGTGGTGGCTTTAGTGTCATCTGGCCAAACGTGTTCTGGGATGACCGTACCCTACCCATAAAGAAAATTCCTATCTGGGAACTCGACGCTGAACAACGTGCTATGTACGATAGTAAGTTGGCTCAAGCACAACGCTGGATCATTTATCCAACCCATTGGAAGAAGGTTAAGAACTAATGCTTATTCAACGTAATACAAAGCTGGAACAAATGTTGACTGCCGATTGCAAGAAGGCACTCGAAGAGATCAATCGGGCTATTCGTCTTACGACTCTCTCCGACCTCGAGTTCGATCAAGACGATCAGGTAATTGTTAATCTTGAGACTTTACTCGATACAGATGAGGAGCACCTGGTTAAAGAGATGCTCGATCAGGCCGGATGGAAGAACATCCGTGTCAAAGATCAACGTGTAAGTTTCTACTTCTAAGGAGCGGTAAGTGGCAATGTCTATTCCGGCCTCAACGTACTATCGATTCGTCTATGATAAGACGCTCGGTACTCGTTGGGGTCAACAGTTCTATGACTTCATGGGACTGCACAAAATTACTAACCCATTTGACAAGGCCTGGTGTGACGGCATGTATCAAGCTGGTGCACACGTAGGTCGTCAGATGGTTCTGGCAGCTCTCGATCAAAATAACTAATGGACTCAGGTATGAAGTTATTTCTTGTTAAGCGTGACAACCCAAATTCGGGTATGGTGACAATGATTCTCATGTGCTCGCCAACCCAACGTAAGTGTGAACAACTCATGCATCAGTTCAATGTCGATCAAGTTATCCGTGATGCCGGCGGGTGTCCGATTGAGATGGACCCACGTGACAATGACTGGTCATGGCATTACGTGGGTTACGCACTCGAAGCTGATACCGAACCACGTATCATGCACTATCAATATCAACACTAAAGGAATTTGCAATGTCTATTAAAGTAGACTCTTTCAAAGTAAGACGTGATTTTGCCTTGGTTACATTCGATCGTCATGGAAGTTGCTATGGTGGGTTAGTTCATATCAAGGCCGCAGAAGAATACAATTTAGAAGCGGCCATGACAATGATAACTCAGTTGTATGGCGACCTCCCATGGTTACCTTTTATTAAGGGTGAACGTGTTGAAGAGATCGTTCCTCGGTTGGATGCAATTCTCTCTGGGATTCTGGCTGGTGACGATAACTATCACAAATGGGAAGGTGACATGCATGGCATTACACTTTCCTTCTGTTCGGGATATGCGGCTAACAGCCGTAACATGATCGAGCACTATAGTTACATGAACCAACATGAAGACTCTAAACCGTATTACACGGATGCTATCTAATGGCCGAGCATAATTACATTGTTTTGATCCGACCTAAGTTGGAATGTAACCTGTTACCGCACGTTGCAGTATTCGACGGGTCGAATGGTGTTAAGTCTATTTCGGTCAAGGTGCATGAATTTGAAGTGGCAATGCGTAACTTCAAGTTGTCGGTGCGCCTCGATACAGCTGTAGCTAAAAAGGTCTACCCCTACAACAATGCTATCGCTTTGCAGTGGGAAGGAGGTGAGTCGTCTATCTTAGATCAGGTTGACTCATTCACCTTCGAAGAACCTCGTCCTCATTCTGTTGAACCGATCGACGAAATCAACGTACGTATCTACATGGTTGATCATACCGTCGATGTTATCTCGGTACATGGTAAGCAGGTTAAGGAATGGGCTGATATCAATCAACTCAATCAAATCTTCTCGCTTTCCCGACCAACGATGGAACGTGATATTCTAGAACGTACCTTCGCAATTCTTCCACGTATTTCGAACAAGGTTGATTGATATGTCCATGCAAGACGAAAGCATTATCTCCCACAAACAGGTCCTGGAAACTTTCAAACGTCGCAAGCAAGGCGAATGTCGACGCTTGTTAGAAACTGCCTTTGAAGAAGGCACTCGCCAGATGATGAAATACGTGAGTGCCTTGGCCTTCAACATCACGGTGAAATTCCCTTATGTACTCCCTGAGTATGTGAAGGAAGAACTCGTGAAAGATCTGAAGACTGGCGGCTGGGAGAACTACACTTTCGAAGAGTGCGGTAAGATCCTAACTGTTCGTCTGAATTCGGAGGAGGCAAGTAGTGTCGATCACGGCTGATATGGCAGAACTGATCCCGAAGCTGAGGATCTCTATCGCTAACCTTTCATGGAGTCCAGTGGTAACTGGCGGTGAACGTAAAGAGTGGCGGATTGGAATGCCTCGTCTTATGGACTGTTCGGAGATGTTCATGATTGTCGCACACCTAGGTCTTGCACCCGGCAGGTTTGCTTTTAAACCTACTGAAAAAGGTGAGTCTCATAACCTACACATTTACTCGGAACCAGCTAATGGCAAAGAAACTATCCAAGGGGAAGCGTAAGCACCTTATTTCCTTGGTAAAGGAAAATATTCGTGCTGAGCGGGTTTTAAGGAATGCCATGATTGATGCTCGCCGCATCGTGCATGAGAACTTCCAGTTACGTCAGAATCGCGCTTACATGTCTATCTACTGTTAAACGACATAAAGCCCTCTCCGATCGGAGAGGGCCTATGCCTTATTTTTTTTTGCGTTCTTACGGATTAGAACGACGGAAGATTGGTACTCCCGTGTAAGCCAGTTGCAGATCGGTATCGAACATTTCACGGACCCACTGGATACCCAGCAGTTCACCGTTGCCCAGATCGTTGTTCACACGTAGGATGTCACTCCACTGATTCACACTGAACTTGTATTGGTTATGCAAGAACTGGAGAATGAAGTGAGTAGGTTCTGGTGGGAACTCTTCCACAGCTGTGTTTACCAAAGGCTCTGCATTGAAGTACATGCGTTGCAGCCACTGAGTCTTAGACTGTGCACCGTTAGCCAAACGAAGATCCCACATGTTGGTAGCTACGTAATCGACATCTGCTTTGAGATCTCGACCATAGGCAGCATCAACGTTAGGGCGTGGGTAGACTTCCCAGTTAGCAGTACCTTCACCGGAGTTAAGCAATGCAATCTGGAACTCACTCACATACCGGAATGGTGCAAAGCGACCATCTACCTTATTCAGGTTGACAGCGTAGGTCAGAGTTTGCATCTCACCGTAAGCACGTGGACGATATGGAGCCGAGTTAACACCCAGTTCAACGTAAGGTGTAACGTTGTAGAATCGTTGACGATCCAAGTTGTACAGCCAGAACTCCAGACGATAGCCAATGGCAGCGTTGACCCAAGTAGGGTATACAAACAGACGGCAACTATAAGCATTGTCTGCTGGTACGGTTCGAGCAATGTAGTTCTCAGTGATAGCACGATCAACAGTAGGTACGTTCTGGTAACTGATCTCGTCAGCCGCCAGTTGGTAGCGAAGAGTAATAGGGAACTCTTGCCCTTCTGCTGTAGCCACGTAGTTTTCCAGACCCAAGATACTCATTGGTGGAATACCTACATCCAGACGAAGTTGCTTACCACCACGATACTTCACAAGACCCTGCATAGGCAGCGATTTCACCATCACGTTCAATGGGAATTCAATTACCTTAGGATCAGAAGTCGAGAGGAATGGCGTATCAATCTGGATACCTTCAACGTAACGTTTCGATTGGTCAGTCTGACGCAGTACCTGAGTATTCATGACCAGCAATTGAGCGTAGCTAATCACACCTTCTTTGCTATCGTAAGCTACCAACGTTACCCGCTCGCCGTCTTCCAGTTCTGCAACCGAGAAGCCAACCATTGGGATTTTGATAGTCGATACGGTCTGCCCAGTAATAACAGCAGACTCAACTGGAATGTATGGTCCAGCAAACGCCCCAGAAGGGTCGTAGAAGGCCGAGATCATCTCACCAGTCTCACGGTCAATGTCACTACCACGAAACACTGCATACGACGCTACCATAGATCCGTAGAAATGCAGTCGGGCATCAGGAGCCAGTACGTGTGGAGTAACCGAGTTGTCGATAAAGCAACGATACGACTCGGAGCTATAGCCGGGGCCAACTCCAACCAGTACGTTCTCTTCGCCATCTGGATCGGTATGTTTCTTAGGTTCCCAATCCTCAAAGGTCGGAACCCATGTACCGAACTCTACATCACTTACACGTTGGAAACCTTTCTCATAGTCGATAACCAAGTCATTGACGTTGGCGATCCACTTATCAGTTTGTCCTGCGTTTACCAGGATGTCCGCCTTGTTCCAAACCCGGAAACCTCGATCCGGGTTATAGAAGTTGGAGTTATTAAAATCAGCCATTGAGTTAAGCCCCCGTAATAAAGAAGAATGGAGACAGTTCCATCTCTTGGCGTAGATACAGTTTCAGAACACGACGATAGAAGTCGTATTGATCCTGAGTCAGGCCGATGGGACTAGAGTTCCAATGTGGATATACTTTCACATGGTTGGTGTTGTAATCGTGGTTAAGAATGTCAAGTGGTTTTAGCCACTCATACGACTTCATCAAGTTCACGATATCCATGTCGGTGTAACGACCATTTACAAAAGGAGGTTTCAGTCGTCCCTTCAGCATATCTTGCACGACTTTATTCGAGAACGCCGAGTAGACGTGATAGTGGTTAGTGAACACATCAGGGTTTGGACGATCCCGTTTAGGGAAGTAGTAACCCATTACCTCACTCGTTATCCGATCACGTTCATCATCTTCCACACGGGCTTTGGTATCGTCTTTAAAGACGGTCTTCAAGGTAACCTGTGGAGTTTGAATCTGGTAAGGAGAACCATTACGTTCACCCTCAACTACTCGACCATTACGGTCTTCTTCGAATACCACATCGCGATAGTCTTTGTAGTGGCCATCAACGATAATCCGCTGCATTTTGTGTGAGTGTATATGGTACTGTGAATCGTTAGACAACACGCCGTACTCAACAAACCCAAACTCAGCTGGATCGTAACGCTTCATGTCTGGAGAACAGAACCCAGTGCCGCGCAACAGAACCTTCTGCAAACCGTCTTCACGGTACTCGAGGTTATGGATGCCAATCAACTCTTCGCTAATCAGATAGTCCAACCCTTGGATCACAGGACGATAGTTAAAGAACGCATCGAGTTGCCCGAAAGGGATCTCCATGGTTTTATTAACCAACTGACCGTTCTGTTGTTCCCAAGCTGAGATAGCCAACCGAATAACACCTGGGTCATCGTTAAAAACGAATTCCTTAAGGTAGAAATACTCGTCAGTTCTCAGGTAGCCAAGCCATTCAGTTGCAGGAGCTGTCCACACCCAACGAGGTGCATACAGATCGTCTACGAAATAACCCCAGTCACCACGGTTAGGCAGATCGGTAATGTCCTGCCATTCATTGGTAGGTACACCACCCCAAACTTTGGTTACATACACACGGAAGTTATAGCCGTACTTCAAAGCTACTTCACTGTTACCGTAATAACCATTCAGGTTGTCTGAACCTTTACCGGTGACACATTCAACCAGCACACAACGGATGTTCTTAGGGACATAAACCTGACCACCCACGTGATAATGGTATTCGAGTAGAACGCCCTTATCGTCGTATTCAAAGCACGTTGCGTTCCGCCAGTAGTAGTACGCCAATCTTGCCATGCGAACGCCCGTATGGGGGTCTACGACAACCTTAGCGGGGTTATCGTTCATGAGTTTAGCACACTCGTGATAACCGAAGACTTCACCAGCAAAGTTCTGTGCATCTACCTTACCTTGATGGTTTAGTTCAGGGATGTTAAAGGTGATCGGATAGATGAAGCTAGGTTTGGCCGACATGAACTGAGCATAGTAGGATCGCTCCAAGTTCTCAGCACGCCATAGTGGGTTAAGAGCATCAACACCTGTCATGTTCCGAAGGATCTGATCAGAGGTCAGTCGATACAGTTCCCAGATACGGTGAGCATCTGCAACCAAAGGACGTTGATAACCACCATCACGAATGTACAACTTAACGTACATGTCTTCGATACCAGTCCACTCAGGAGTCAATGTAATAAACTCTTGAATGCGACTAACGGAGATACTGTAATCCTTGTGGGTCAGTTGTCTCAGCCAAGTCCCTTGGTTATGGTGATAAGCCAAACCTTTGAACTGTTGTGCAGTTGGACCCTGCTTAACCAGCAACGCCGTGATGTCATCATAGAAATCGATCTGATCAGTTTGTCCCGGATAATGCAGGATGTACTTACGTTGAGTATCCAGAGTACTGTTAAATACTTGGAGGTCAGAGATCTTGAAGTCAACCACTTTCTTAATGGTTGGATCTAGGATGAAATCACAAAGATCACCGGGTACAGCAGTTACAACACTGATCTCATTAACAGCTTTACCGTTAACGAAGTACATACCCACACCGCCATCAGCGATGATTCGATCAGAGTTACGGATTTGGAATTGGCGAATCGCTTCGGTATTAGCCGCTACGATTGACTCTGCGTGCAACCAACGTTTGTTCTGATCACCACTACGTTCCGATTCATAGAAAGCGTTGTGGTATAGATGCAGATAGATCTGGTTGTCATCCAATGCAGGGAAGCGGTCGTTAACCTTAACAGCAACCAAAAGGTTCTGTCTTGAGGTAACCATCACGTATGTTTCAGACATGCTGTAACGTACGCCATTGGTTTGGTATACGCTGGCTAATGTCAGGTTGTCCTTCGCAAGACTCGTCAGGTTGATCCAAGTGTCCTTAGTCTTCGGCATGCCGATATTCGCAGGAATCACTTGGCCAATCTGGAAGATATGATAGTAGTCACGATTGGTATTCGTCGGCATGAAGTACCGAGTGTGCTCAACCACGTAATTACCCCGGATGCCGTAGCGCGGGGTAAGTTGTTGGAGGGCGTACGTGAACTGCTTATCTTGCGTTGGGTTACACCAGACATTATCAATTGCGTAACGCAAGAGATAGTTATCCATTTGGTCACACCCTTAGTCAAAGTTTTCGTATTGCTCGCTCACTTGACGGAACACAAGATCCGTAAAGGTTTTCAATTCGTGCGGACGAGCGACTGTATCTGCACGTTGGGTAATAACGGTCTTGCGATAACTACGGTCAGCAATAGCCATGTAAAGCATTGCAATGAAAGTAGGGAGGTGTTCCAGTGCTACGCCAACGTTCTCACGTGAGTTAACACCAAACCAGCTGTTAGCCAGCAATACGTATAAGTCCTGAAACTTCAGTACACCAGTACGTTCCTGATAGGAACAGGTGGACATTGCCGTAGCAAGATCGTCAGCATTACGCAGTGGACCTACTTCCAGAATCACATTGATTACGAAATCAGGTGGTACGCCAGTGATCCGAGAAATAACCGGAGCGAACTCTTGACGGGATTCTGGATTAGCTTCTTGCAATTCTGGCATGCACATTGCGTAATAGTAGTAGGCGGTAATAACGTAAAGTGCCATCTGCGATTCAATAGGCAGACCGAACTTCGAGATTACTGGACCACTCACCCAACGGTTAAACACCTTAGCCGGGATATCGCCAAGACGGCTAAACATAGTCTCATCACCTTTCAGTAGACGAGTATTCAAAGCCATTCGGATGCATTGATAAGTCCAGTCATTGTTTGCTACCAGACGATATGTACCAGAGCGTGGTTCGTACTTCATGTACTGCCGCCCGTCGATGAGCATCTTAGGTTCCCCCGGTTGCCCAATATCAATGAACTGGGTGAACATAGGGATATCTTCATGCTCTGGTAACGGAGTAACGAAATGACAATTCTTAAGCAGGTATTGCGCGGTAGTCTTTACCTGAGGGAATGGAAGACTCAGAACAGCCTTATTAACTTCACGACGAAGTTTGTCTTGCTGGCTCTGTGGATAAATGCTACAGATTTTAGTCTGATACGGTAGCGTGTGCATTACCGAATCTCCTTTATTGAAGGTCGTAAAATTTAACTAGTGGGATCAATCGTGTTTAATAAATATGATTGACTGTTAGTTAACACTCATAACATCGAGTTCAAAGCTCCATACTTGGGAGAACCAAAAGATGGCAACTTTCACTAATGCGGTCCCGCGGGTTGTATTTAACGGGATTCGCGATCGTAGTCGTCGGGCGTTGATTCGTCCAGATGAAACCTACGCTCAACACACCCCCTTGCTGCGTCTCTTCACTGAGACTGGTCCGACCGCCACAACTTACGTTGGCGATACCGATGATGGCTTTGCTGGCATCTATGGTCAGATGTCGCTCGATCCACGTAGCAAGTACTTTAACCAACAATCGCTTCTTGCTCTGAACCTCCTGGGTCAGGGTAATGGTTTCTATGTAAAACGTCTGCGTCCAGAAGATGCTGGTAACTCGGCACGTTTGATTCTGGCCATCGACATGGTTCGTGATATGGTACCTAAGGCAGTAACTCGCCTGAGCGGTTTCCTGTATCCCGACACAACTACCACAGGTGTTAGCGGCGGTGTAACCACCCTGGCTGACCAACTGGTAGAAGGCTTGAAGGCTCGCATCGTTTTGATTGTAGACAACGATTCTGAAGTCGGTACTCAGCGCGTTCTGCCTGGTACTATGGTTTCGAGCATCGATGGTACTCAGTCGACTATGTATCCTCTGATGGAACTGCCAACCAGTTTCTTCGGTGCCTTGGGTAATAACCTCGGTATGCGTATCTGGTCTCCAACTGCTATGGATACCGAAGGGTACGATGAGCAGGCAACTGATCAGTTCGACACCCGTATGTATCGTGTTCAGTTCGTAGAGCTGATGAACGGTCTCAACACTCCGCAGATCATCAAGACTGCACTGGGTGAAGACTACGTGAACGTTTCCTTTGATGAAGGCGTTTATTCGGAGTCTACTGACCGCGACCTGACTATCGACCAAGTGTTGATTGCTCAGTACGAAGATGACGGTATCGAGAACGGTTTGACTCCTATGTTCTCGCCTTTCAGCCAGGTGTTCGTATATCGCGAAAACATCAGTATGGTTCAACAACTTATCTGGGATTCGGAATTGCTGGCTAACCCAGCCTTCTCTGATCAGGTAAAAGGTCCGGGTCAAATCGACTTCCTGACCATGTTGGATTTCAGCGGTGATCCGTACATGACAGTTCAACTGTTGGGTGCTTTGGATGGCGGCGTGCTGCTTGGTAAGAATGCTACAGTATTCGCTGTTGGCGGTTCTGACGGTTCTACCACCTTCGACAACTACGTTGCCCTGACTGACTTGGAGAACACCAACTTCGGTCAACTGGAAGATCAGTACGAAGACATCGCGCGTTACCAATTCGGCTTCATCTACGATACTGGTCTGCCTCTGGCTTCCAAGTACAAGATGATGCAAGTTCTGGGTGCTCGTCGTGACCTGTATTGCATGTTCTCTACCTTCGTTGAAACCGATGCTCGTGGCCTGTCCACTAGTGATGAAGTTTCTCGTTGCATCGCGATCATGACTCGTCTGAAAGCTTTCCCTGAGTCGACCCTTTACGGTACTCCTGTTTGCCGGGCATCTATTGTTCTGCAATCCGGTAAGCTGATGGGTAGCAACTACACCAAGCGTGTTCCACAAGTGCTTGACGTTGCAATGGCTTGGGCTAAGTATGCTGGTGCTGGTAACGGTATCCTGCGTCCGGGTCTGGAAATGGATCAATCTCCGAACAACGAGGTTAATTTCGTTAAGTCGTTGAACGTTCCGTTCTTCAATGCTCGTGTAGCTTCCAACCTGTGGGTTAACGGTGCAACCACATCGACTACCTACAATAAGCGTCGTCAGTACTACGCTTGCCATCGCTCGGTTATGCTCGACGATACTTCGGTATTGCTGTCGCCGGTGACTGTGAACATCTGCTGCGTGATCATGCGTTTGATCCACAAGATCCACGCCAAGTTCTCGGGTAACGCTTCCCTGACTAAAGAACAACTTGTAGAGCGCTGTGACCAGGAAATTCTGGATATCACTCGTGACCTGTTCGGTGGTCGTGTGGATATCACTCCTCGGACTGAGATCACCCCAATCGACGACAACAATGGCTTCAGTTGGACTTGCACCGTTACCGTTGCGGCTAATAACCCACGTACGGTCATGAACTTCAAGCTGGAAACTGTTCGTCGCGAAGCTGCTACCGAAGGTACTGTTGGCACTGTATAAGTGCCAACTCCCTCAGAGCACTCTACTAGAGGAATAAAGAATGAAACGCTATAATGATCCAATGGCTCCCGTAACTGGTTACGGTGCGGGTGGTCCTAAGAACACCATTAACGTGAGTCAGGCAGGTACGGACGTCATGCGTCCAGACTTGGCTAACCTTGCGAGTAACACTCCGTATGTAAGCCGTAACGCTATTCCTTTCCTGCTTGAAGCTCCTCGGTTCTTCCAGTATGCCAAGGACCCTAAGCAATTGGTTCGTTCTCTGAAAGCCCTGATTGAAAACCATGTTCGGACTATCGACGGTCTGCAACAGACGATTCAGGTTGATACTGCGGATGCCCCTTGGGGTGGTTCGGGTGAAGCCATTCAGGTAGCCACCAACGTTACCCGTGCACGTTCTAACCCGTCGTTGGGTTGCTGGGAACTGCAAGGTCGAGCCATTCAGCGTTTCTTGCGCTGGTGGATCACTTACGGTATCGCTGATGAGAACACCAAAGTTCCACGTATCGTTGCTGAAGGTAACGTTCCAGTAGAGAAGTACGATGCCACCTTCTACGGTGCTACAGTACTGTTCATCGAACCGGACCCAACCTTCCAAGACGTAACCAGTGCATATCTGTGTACTAACATGTTCCCTCTTTCCACTGGTCCATGGGAGTCCCGTAAGGATGCTTCCCAGATTGGTCAGAACCTCGATCTCTCGATTGAGTTTGCTGCCATGACTGACGTATCGGAAGGCGTGATCATGTACGCACGTGAACTGTTCCAGCGTATGAACATCCGTGGTATGAACCCTAACGATCAACGCACTTGGACCGAAGGCATCAGTGCCAACGTTAATGCTGCGAACATCGGTCTCAAGCAACAACTTGAGCGTTCTGCTACTAACCGTGTGACTTACAACGGGGTTGACTAATGGCCGATACGTTCCCGCTGCAAAAGATACAAACCCAATACACTGGTAAGTCTCCATCGGCGGTAACGGATCAAGCTGAAGCATATAAAAACATGCTAGGCTTCCAAGCCGCTGGTGAAGACGTTGGGTTGTTCTACCAATTGAATCAGATTGCTGCTGTTCCACCAGTTGAAGTTGAGACTTATACGAACAGTAATAGTCGTCAACTTCAAAACATCAAACGGTACGGTAACTATGCCGAACCAATTGAAGCTGGTGGCGTGTACGCCTAAGACAACATAAGACCCCGACCGAAAGGCCGGGGCTTTATGCCGTGTTTTAAATAAGCCAGCGAGCTTCTTTAGTCATCGCTTCTTCGTGGGTGGCACCATCAGTCATACGTTGAGCTACTCGAGAACGATAGATCTTGCAGCGTTGGTCAGGAGTGAAAAGCGTTACATCAGTATGGTCATTAATAGCACTGTCCCGGACGACTGATTGAATTAGTTCTGCGGTGAACAATGGATCTGGATCGTTTTCGTCCATCACCACGTGTACGGTTTGTTTCTTACGTGCCCAGAATGAAGCCACTGTTTTACCAGTCTCGCTCATTACGTAAGCATTGCCTGTAACAGGATATACGACACCATTACGGTTATCACCTTTGCCAGCATTAACTGTAACAATGGGTTCGCCTTGAGCATTGTGACCAAATTCGAAATGGTCGCCTTCATCAACAAGAACCATCTTAAACCCTTTACCCACATCGGAGTCGGCTAGGTTTTCACCGGACATGATTTTAATAGAATACATCTTATTACCTTCTAGTAGTAGTGTAGCGATAGTGCTACACATCATGTCCAGCTGAGTATTACTTCGTGTAACAAAAGATATTTTAAGAGTATATCACTTAGGTGTTATAGATACATGAAGGTGATTTATGGGTTTATCTAAAGATTTAACTGGTAACCGATTTGGTTATCTGATAGCTAAGGTTATCGTACCTACGGTGAATACACGTTTTAGGTCGTGGCTGTGCGTTTGCGATTGTGGTAAAGATCGTATTGTTGCAACATCTGATTTAACCAGACATAAGGTTAATTCATGTGGCTGTAAAAATGCAACGTGTATAACCAATGAACGCTTTGGTCGACTTGTAGCTAAGGGTAGAGTAAAGCGCGCTAATACCCGAAACTCTTATTGGAAATGTTTATGTGATTGCGGTACAGTTGTTGAAGTGGCCTTACATTCACTGAAAGCTGGTCTAACTAAATCGTGTGGTTGTTTAGCACGAGAATTAGCCGGCACACATACGCTCAAACATGGGTTGAGTGGTACGTATGAGTACAAGTCATGGAATGCCATGATGGATAGATGTAAGAACGATGACCGTTATATTGATCGAGGTATTACTATCTGTGATCGATGGAAAGAATCATTTGAGGCATTCCTTGAGGATATGGGGCCACGTCCAGAAAATACTTCACTCGATCGGCGAGATAATACACTTGGTTATTATCCAGATAACTGTAGGTGGGCAGATCAGACAATACAGTTATTAAATCAGGGTATGCGGTCTGATAACAAAACTGGTATTACTGGTGTAAGCTTATTAGAATCTGGTAAATATAGAACCCAGTTAGCTGCATACGGTAAAATGTTATTCAAAGAAGAGTTCGATACTATCGAAGAGGCTATTCAGGCACGCGTAGCTGCTGAAACAAAATATAAAGAACCGCTATTAAGGACATAAAGGAGAGGGCACATGCCCTCTCCAATACCTTTTCTTTTTTATTTCGTGTAATAGGATTTACACATTGCTCTCAAAACAATGTACAAAATTAATCCTGTTCTCGTCGCCGCGATTTGACCAGCATGTCTTGAATTAGTAGCATTCTTAACAATTTGATCACCCATGTCACGTAAGGTTAATACACGTGGGTCAGAAGACTTTGGCGCCATTAACAACAATCTTAGTCGAACGATTAGCTCTTTGAGATCGTTTTGTCGAGCTACCGACTGACGCATTGACTGCATATACTCGAAACAATAGAGTAACGATTCGTCAACAAATTTCGTCAAGTCTTTTGATTTAGGTTGATTGAAATTACGTGCGACAAATTCTAATGACTTAATGAGTTGCTCTTCCGGCATTGTGTGCATTGCTGAGTTAATGATCGGAAGTAATTCAGGTCGGATTAGGTTGTCACGGTTAGTACACACGCCATGCATGTAAGTCAGGTAAGTACGATAACCATTCACCTTATCCCGCAGTGCCATCTCACCATCGGTGTTAACCATAATGTCCGAAGTAGTACGGATAGTGTGGCCAGCGTTGAGAGTAGCGATATAAACGGAGTAGTACTTGTTGATCAGTTCACGGATACGAGTTTGGGTATCGGTTACAATCCGGCGAGTCCAGTAATCGTAATCAGTACCAGGCTTCTCAGTCAGTACGTCATGATAGATCGATTCCTTAGACATGATGCCATCAGCACGATCCTTGACCAATAGTCCCCAACTACCAATTGTCTTGATATCGAACTTGTAGTTCAGTGCAGCGAATGAAGCTTCAGCTACTTCACGTCTTGCAGGGTACTTGAAACGTCGTACAAGCAACGATGTGATGTACTTGTAGTGAAGGACCTGGAATGCGTGGCGGCACGCCTCCTCGCGCGTTCTGAGAGGGATGTCAGATTGCTGCATCAATCGCATAGCCACATAACCCGGAGTGTAGTTCATCACGTCTGATGCCACTTTCTGGTTCTTAGGGTCTACGCCTTCAGCTCTCTGGAAATCATGTTGCAATAGATCTTCATCTACCTTCAGTACGTCATCAAACCAAAGCTCTCGGTCTGTGTCGTAGAAGTAGACAGGGTTCACACCCATAAGCACACCACCAAAGAAGGCAGAGTGATCTTCGTTACGGTTCATGAAACGAATCGAGTACTCGATAATCCGTTTGCATAGGGCGGTATCGAACTTGACGTCACGGAAGTGATCATCCATTACCTCCCGCATTGTTTGCTTAGCCATGGTTAAAACCTCTTGATTAATCAGATGATTGGGTACAGATGTAATATTAGAAGGTCTTTAAAGAGTATATTACAACTGTGTATTAACCCAACTTAAAGGATTTTAAAATGGCACATAACACAGTACACTTGTTCATTCAACGTCTCAAGACCGTGTTGCGTGAACGGGATAAAAAGGACATGGCTATGCTAGAGTCCCTTCGTGGTATCCGATTTGCTTACCAGGGTTTGTTAGACTACGATAGTGGACTGACGGATGAAAAAGTTCAAGAAGCTATCATGCAAGCTTTGTTCAAGAACCCTAACATTCTTAAGCTGGATCTCACTGGAGAACTTACACGTCTTTCCAACGAGATCACCATCGATGGCGTAGCTCTGGCTGGCTCGCCGCTACTCCCTGAAGATCGGATGATCCTAACCGAAGTTGTGCATCAGTGTGATCTGGCAATTAATACGCTTATTCGTTCTATTAACTAAAGGAATTTGTAATGCTCGTCAAGTCCAAGAACTCCGTACTCGACATGTTCGTTGCGGTCCATCATCTGTACACCAACGTACAAAGCAACAGCACGAAAGAACTCGGTATCGAAGTAGTGGGTCATTCGTTGGTAATTGAAGATACGCCGTTGCGTACGTCTTTGCATTATCAGGTTGGTCGTGAATCGGATATCATCGTCATACAGAAGTATGCTCACGCTGATGACGATCACCAGCTGTTGGAAAAGAAGCAATTCAGTTTGCGAGATATGCCTGGTGTAGAAGACTACATCATCGAAGCTTTTGAACTCTAGCTAAAGGACTTTAAAATGGACATGCAAGACGATCTCGATAGAGAACCTACCGATGCCGAGGTTGTTCTTGGTGTCGTACTGGTTGTTGTTATGGCTGTAGCGGTATGGAAGTTCCTCGATTGGGCTGCTGAATAATTACAGGATTTGTTATGAAAGCTAATACTGGTGACAAAGCGTTCTTCTTGTTCATGGCTGAGATGTTTCATCTCGACCCAGATGACAAATTGGAGCTGGAAGAACACAACTTCTTGCAACGAGCAATGTGCGTAACTCATCTGGAAACCCGGCGTTCTTTTACAGTGCATCGTCGGGTGTATGGCTGTGAGTTCGACTACATCAATGGTAACGGTAACGTTACAGAACAAATCATCGACGATCCCATTGTAGCTGCTGAACGTGCAATGGCTTTCCTCAATCGTACAACCGATCAAATCTAAAGGACGTTCCAATGAACCCGAATGCAATTCCAAAAGAAGCCCATCACGATATCATCGAAGACGATAACTACATTCCGCCTGGGATGATCCTCTCCAATACCGATCGGAAGAAGATGCTGGCGCGTGAACACAACCGGGCTTACAACGCCGGTGAACTCACCCGGAAAACTGATCTGGTGGACATCGTGCGTGGTGCAGTTAGCCATGCACAGCACTCGCTCGGTCTGCCTGTTACCCAATCTGTACTCAGTAAAAACCGTTAATCTCATTGGCTATTAAAGGAATTTAATCATGGAAGCTACAGTATCCAAATCTGCTCTGGCTGGCTTTGCTGGTATCAACCTCGACATCTTCTCCCGTGCGTTCAGGGAGTGCGGTATCGGTGGTCGTTTCTCCAAGTTCCACCTGCTACAGTTCGGGCAATGGTTTCGGCTGATGGAACATGACGTCGAAGCTAACCTGCGTCTGGGGTTTGTGGTCCATAGCGAAATCAACCGGGACCTGATGGAAGAAATCGATTCCATTAAAGCACTGGCGTTCGGGAAGCAATTCCCTGAATGGACTACCTATCTGCATACGGCTCAAAAGGTCATTGCCAAGATCGTTCGTCCCGGTGGTCCAGGTAACAAATATTCCACGACTACAGAATCCCCTGACAGCCGTTACTTCATTCATCCGATCACCCGGAACCTGTTCGTCGCCAACCGGATGTACATTCTGGAGATCAGTCCAGTTGTGGGTCCTGCTCCATACGTCAGTACTTCAGCAGCATTCGCTTATCTGAAAACACGTAATTCGACTGTTGGTGAAAACGATGTGGTTGAAGTATTCACTGAGTACGATGACGTGATTGTTGTAATCACCGATAAGGTATCAGGTGGTGTGACTACACACGAGTCTGGTGTAAATGCAGCAACCTTCGAACTGATGTACGGGGAAGCAGTTGAATGAAGTTGGAAGTACAGGACGTTCCTTACATTGTGATAAAGCAATATCTGGAACAGCATGTCAAAGACGGCCTTCCTGAATGGGAGGCCGCTACTCTGGACATGGACACCGTTACGATGTTGTTGACTAGGGGTGCATTCGCTCGAGAGCGTTCAGCTTGGGTAGTAGCATTGGAAGGACATGTGGTAGGTTATGCAGTCGTCGATAACAAGATGAAATGTCTGGATCTATTACACCTTTCTCCTGAAGTCAGGGGTAAGGGTCTGAGTAAGTGGTTCCTCCAACACCTCGACATCAAGAATGTCGTTGTAGACATCCGTAACAAAGTTGCCCTAGCTCTTTACAAGGGTTTGGGTTATGAAATTGAATACGCTTAAAGGAATTTGAAATGTTAAGATTCATGCCGTCGCCTGTGTTTCGCTTCAACGAGCAGTTATTGGTGTTGATGACCTATGAAGGCGGTCGTAACGTGGACCCACGCAAACGGGTGTTCGTGAACTCGATTGAGGACGGGCTAGCCTTTCACACCATGGCGCGTTTTCATGAGGTCACTATCCGACTTATTGAGAGTGGTATTGCTCGGGTTATTTACACCGACAACGCCGCCCGCGATGCAGTCATTGTTCATAAAGACTACGACCGGAAAGACATTCAGGAAATCGCCGAGGATATCGTCGGTTATCTGGAAGATCGTTTTGATCCAGCTGCTACTGAAGAGGTGGTGTAATGGGCAAGATCATTCTGCGTGGTATGACGAGTGCAATCAATGATGTTCTGGAAGAAGTGAATATTCTACTGGAACCCCGTGACTACAATCTGACCAGTTACTTCATCGGTAACAGCATCAGCTTTATCCGCGTCGGTATGATCCGTACCGTTCAACTCCGTTCTCATTCCGGGCACCGGGTAATGGTTACTCTCAACCTGCCTTCTATGGAACTGAAAATCCCATTCGATAAACCTACCGGTCTTAAGGAAGCTGCGATTTATATCGCGGATAGTTTCCTGCCACGCATACTGACTCTACCTGAGCGTGACGCCATTTACGAGGAGCGTTGTGAACGGATGGAGCAGGAAGCGATCAAGAACGAAGTGATGTATCCACACGTAATGCGTCTTCTGCGGATGCCGGGTGAAACGAACGACGATCGTCACAAGGCTCTGGACTTCCGTGGCGTTCCTCGCTTCGGCCAAGAAATCAATACTCAAGAGGTTTAAATAATCATGGCACTGAATATTAGTGGTTCCGTTGTAATGGCTGAAGTAATGGCATTCAATGACCGCCTTACTAAAGCAGCTAAATCCGTAGACATCAGTGGTATGGATGTTTACCACACCATCAACACGAACATCGGTAACCAGTGTCTGGCTTATTCTTTGGATAAGCGCCGGGTTGAAGTAAGTGTGCAACATACTGACATGATGTTGACTTACTATCTCGATCGCGTTCAGGTGTTGGATTCTACATTCCCGCAACGTGAGATGGATGCCCAGGTAAATGGTGCATTGCGCTGGTTGTTGGGTATGCCGATTTGCCTTGATCCATTGCCGCAAGAAACCATCCGCATCGAAAGTCCAGAAGACGGTAAAGACTACAGCACTGTAGATCTGGTTGTTCAGATCAACTCCAGTTTCGAAGTCAGTAAGCTGTACGCTGAAGTGAAAGAGAAAGGCTGGGTCTATCAGCAGGATATGGGTGGCCCATTGAAAATGGTTGGTACTATTGCCAAACATCAGCTTTGGGTAATGCCTCAAATTCACACCATCAACGGTGTGAAGGTTTTGTACATTCAACCGACCAGTGCTTTCGTTCACTGGGATATGGTTGAGGAATGGGTTAAGCAACGTGTGCCTGAAGACACTCCAATGTTGAGTGAGCCAGGGCGCATGATCTGTGAAATCCGTGACATCGCTGACAGCCGTAAAGAAGCCGCGTAATATAGCCCCCTCCGTAATGGAGGGGGTTACTCTTTCTTTTTTTCTTTTATCTTGTGTATCCAATAACTTTATCGAGGTCTGTAGCTATGAGTTGTTGCAACCCTAGAGGAGTCCCAGATTCAGACATTCCGTTTGAACATCTAGGATGTCCTTGTGACACTTGGTCTCACCTGAAAGATATGTTCGTCTATTTAAAAGATGAACGTGCTGGTGGAGTACCATGCAAACCTGAACAATTCAAAGTTCAGTGGACCGGTATCGATGCAATGACTTATATGTTCGTTGTGACCGATAACATTACTGGCGAGATAATCGAATACAGCGTGACTAAGGAATTCACCAAGGAATCTCCTGAGCAAGCGTTTGAGCGCGATTGGCGCTTCAGAGAACTCGTGTATAACCGTGGCGTTAATCGTGCCATGGAGGACCTCCTAGAGGCCATGGAAGAAACGAATACGACTACATTGTACAAGCTGTCCCGTGTACCAATGAAGTCACATGTAATTCACAAACCAATACAAGAAGATCTGGGGGTTATCGTATTCCAAACCGATTACCTACCAACATTCCGTCATGCTGAACCGATGACGAAAGATCAATGGAATGATTTCTATAGCGACATGCCTATCCAACTCCCCGATATCGTTTCGAAAGTGGCCTATGGTACGGATGTACTGTTGAAGCGCTTCCGTAAGATCGGGGTTAAGTTCCTTCGCATCGAACACGAAGAACTAGAAGATCTGAAACGGTTCACGATTGTAGGGGTAGCCTACCGTGACCACTCCACTGATACTGAGGTACGCATCCGCTATCAGGAGATGGATTTGGATAACCCAATCCTTCGCGCATACCACACGTACTTTACTACGAAAGGACCACAGAATGGCTTTTTCAATTGCTGACAAATTCGAGTATGACCTAGCTGCTGTAGCTACTGCTAAAATGCTTCCCTTGACTGTAATGAAGCGTTTGGTTATGAAGCTATTTAACATGGCTCCGTTTGCTACGATCCCAGACAAGATCTTCTTTGTTGAAGAATCTAAAGCATTTACTCCAGTCGTCAACGACAAAGGTGAAACCCTTGATACAGTACGTACACAACGTTTGCTGTTGAATGGGGAAGACTCCGTTATTATCGGTTTGCGTCCAGGTGAAGGTACAGATGCCGCTTCGGTGACGACCTATATCTTCAAAGCTCAACCCGGTGTGTATGACTTGAGTGTGTGGCTCCCCGCAGCGTAATAATAGCCCCTACCTTCGGGTAGGGGTTTATGCCGTTCAATACAATTTATTTCAAATTTATATCATGGTTGGGTAATCTTGATCAACGAGGCTAACATGAAGGTAGGTCAGAATGTAAAAGATAAATCTTACCTAGGGTATCGAGAAGGCCTTCTGTATGGACACGATATGGTTATCCACCATTTGATTTCTAGTCGTAAGTGCGCCTTACATTACCGTGATAAACGTGCAGTTGAGTGCGGTCCTTATATCGGTGAGTCATTCCGGGAAGCCGATCGTGCAAACGGGTTGTCTAAATTCGTCCGTGAGAGTAATACGTGTAGCGATGTCGAACTCAGATATGTATCCGATGCTAAAGCTAATGCTCATACACGTGGCAGACATGAACTAATAGACCTAGGTAGGAATTAACATGGTCGAAAAGATCAGACTCTACATGGGTGTGCGTAGTGGCGTTATCTGGTACAGCGATAGTGAGCAACGTAAAAACGGTGGGTCACGGGGACTAGATAAAGTCTACGGATGGCGTGGACTTGAACACGCAAATCGTGAAACTGCATCAGACGACTACTACGTTAACGCTAGTAGACGAGAACGATTTTACGAGGGAGTTGATCAAAATCAAGCTCGACGAAATGGCCCCCATCGCGATAGACAGGAATGTGAATTCTCATGATTAGTAAAGGTAAATTCCGACATCTGCGTGAGTTGTATGGTTACAATGATTTCGTGATGTATAAAGATCTTAAGACTGGTTTCTCCACAGGTTATCATCGTGGGAAGGTCTATCACAACATGTATCCGATTAGCGGTGGTGGTCCAGCATTCGACTGCACCGGTGTAAACGTAACTCTTAATTATCGAGTAGAGGTGTAACATGGCTAAGCGTAATAACTTCAAACGTATCCGTAAGATTGCTGACATCACTGAACACAACCGCAAGTATGCTTTGCTTCAGGCTGAACAGAATAGTCCTGAAGCTCTGGAACATAAGGTCAGTGAGTTACATGGTGCAATGCGTATCCTTCCAGCTGAGTCTCCACCAAAACAACCTGCACCTTCGCTGGGTGAACTCTTCAGCTTCTGCAAGTAAGGATTGAACCATGTTCTGGATAATCTTGGGTATCATTTGTCTGACATGCGGTATCCTTCTCGCAACGAGTACGTTTGTATTAAGTAGTTCGAATAACAACTTCAGTACGAAAGATCGGATCGAACTGTATACCCTTTCGCTGCTGCTTTATGTCGGGGGCATCTATGGCATCATCAGTAACGTCTGTCCGGGGACTTAACAAAGGGAATAGACGGTATAAGAACCGTTGCTATGAGCAACCGCGTGTTGCCTCTAACGGCATGGGTTGTGAGTGGACACATAACTACTTCCGTGATGAATGGACCTCGCGATTAGATCCACCCGATTCCTCTCGACGTACTGAAGCTGATGGCCATGAGGAAACTCCTGAGGCTCACCGGACCGGAGTGGATTTCTGGGGTAGGGCAGGTCTACGTGATGGTCAGGGTGCCTGTCTATTCATAGGTGCGTTTGAGGTTAGCGCTATACGCGATAACGATTGGCACCGTAAACGTTCTGAAGATTGCATTAACCCACCTGACGATGATGAGGATTGGATAGATGATTAGCAAAGGTAAGCGTAGGTTTCTGGTTCGACTTAACCTCCTGACGGTGTTGTGCGCTCAGCACCGGAAAGATGGTCAGATCGATTTATTTGGTTGGGCTAAGTTGGCAGCTTTGAAACCTCGGTTGCGCTATCGGACTACTACCCCTAGAAAACCTTGGGTAATGCCAACGCTGGCTACACCAGAAACGCATGCAAAACTCAGAGAGATCCAGAACAACATAATGGCGAGGTACCGATCTAATGTCGAAAATATCCAAGGGTAAGCGACGCTATCTATTACGGATGTATCGTAGTTGGGTAGAGCTTCGAAGGCTCCGTGAGATATTCGGTCACCCTATTCTCAATCATGAATTTTTGAGTATCATGAATAAACGCTGGGTCGATTTAATGAGTCAGTGGCGCATGAATAGTCAAAAGCTCCTTGATGGTCTGGGTGCACCGGAGTCGTATATGGTGGCTACTCTACCAATGCGTCGTCAACGTGTTATCGAAATAAACAAGAGCACTGGGTTACCACGCGGTGGATTACCCATGGTTACGTTGTTCACCGAGAAAGGACCAGTCAATGACTAATCTTCCAGCAGTTATCCCACCATCATTTCACATACCCCTGGTATCGCCATATGGATCGACTGCACAAATGGTCCGTAATACCATGGCTAGGGTGTATGCTGGTATTATGTTAATGGGTGTGACTCCAGGGGTAGCTCCAGAAGACCTTCCAAAGCATCGTAAGCTCATTGAGGACGTTCTGCATGTCACGAGTAAGCAAGGGTAAGATCAAGCACCTATGGGCATTGTACGGCGTTTGGGATATTGTTAGTCACCATCGGTTGATGGATGAATATACTCAATTCATTGCCACGGCAAAGCGATGGGAAGCGCGGTTGCATGACCCTAAGGTGGTTTCTCGGATATCGCGGTTCAGGGATGCAGTGGATCAACGTCTGGTTGAACCAATGGTTCAACAGATCGCTACCAAAGGTTACTACGATGGTTGCCGTAAGTTGGATAGTGAGTTTGATTTAGAAGTGTTCATTGATATCAAACGGATGGAAAACCTAACGCACCTGACCTATTCCCGTGGGAAGCATCACCATCATTCCCTGAAAGATAAAGTTATTACTTACGACATAAAGCCCGATATCCTAGAGGCGATGTCAAAACCAGTCATACGTAAGTCAACTATGTCTGGTGCGATTTATGCAGAAGGTAGCCTTGACCGTATAGCGCATCTCGACATTGCCGACACCTACCCTAAGACAATTACCGTGACCGATGAAGAATGGCTTGAACGGGAGTTGTGGGTTATTCACGGGAGATGTGATGAGACGTCCTCAACGTAAAGACCTCTACTATGGTTTCAGGAGTCAGGACTATGCGATGAGACCTGAATATTTTTACGGTCGTCAGTTAAGGACCAGTAAACCTGAACGTGATTGTCAATACGATCTTGAACGCAATGACGTGTGTTACGATGAGGGAGATGGACCTAGGCATTGGATGTCTTTAACCGTTGCTCGTGACAACCAGTGTCAGCGTGGTAGGCATGAAAACTTCTATGCTCCATAAAATGCGCGCCCGGCGCATAAGTAATTCTAGGTAAAGCAATTTACATCGATAAATTAGTTTATCTAAAGAGCTTTTGTAATTTGCTTTTTAGATAAATTACTTAGATATAAATAGTATATTATGAGAGGGGGCCTTGGGGGCCCTCGAATAATATTCCTTATTCTTAGTATAGCAAGAGCTATACGCATTATGCCCTATGGGAGTTAACATGCAACATTACTATCGCGTTAAGCGTGCCAATGGACTTGTGTCTACCTTACACACTTACTGTGACTGGGACAAAGTCATAGCGGAGTACGGAGATGATCTAATCGGGGAAATGAATGGTCGTGGAGTATTCCAACGCATCAATGTTCCATCTGCTATCCGTGGTCAAATCAATGAGCTATTACTTTCCATGAATGAAAATAACATTCTTGAGGTTAATCAAAAGATCACTGAACTACATGACAGTGTGTTGAAGCGTGAAGAACCATTACCGGATTATCGATTCCATCAGTACTCCTTAATGCAGCTACAACAGGATTACTATAACGAGGTAATCATTCCATCCCTATATCCAGAGGTAAAATGCAAAGTGTGTGAATCCCCTATGTTGGAAAGTGTATTCCCTGATCTGTTCTTCAAGTTAGACGCTATGAAAAATAAAGTACAAGCTGATCCTAAGGGTAATCCAGTACGTACCGATATACAACTGATCCTACCTGACTTCTTCAAGAATGTAGGTGGTCAAACAGTCGTTGATACCGATGCAGTCGATGAACGTAATCGTCGTATAGCAATGAGACGTACTGCTGATGCTGTATTCAGTGGTCATAAACCGGGAACTACTCCTGATCCAGTGATTGATAAACGAGTGGATGAATTCAGTGCTATGTTTGAAGCACAGTCTGTAACTACCCCTGAAGAAGGTGGTATTACTGTCGTCCTACCGTATAGCGGGATCGAACTAAATTTGAAAGCACCGACTCAAGAAGATATGTACGCTTCAACAACTACAACTTTTGAATTCCTTGATCGGATTGGCATTAACCTTTTCGGAGAAGAATGGAAGAACATGAGAACCCCTAGACCCGTGGAACTGTCTAAGACAATCGAACCAGTGGTTCAGAAGACCGCTTACGAACTGTGGCTGGAAGATGGTAACGTGGGTGAGATCGAAGATTACATTAGCGAATGTGGTCGGTATCGACGGTCTCCTTCGCTTTACCCTGAAGACTTCAAAGAAACCGTTAAGTATTTCCATAAGCAAGGTGGCCACAGTGTGGTCATCCGTAAAGATAACTACGGTGGTTACGCGCTGAGTGTTTACCCAGCTAAGACTAAAGACACATGCAAACGGCCAGAAATTAAAGGGGTAATCCTTAAAGGTTCTAAACCCCCAATCCAAATTGATGATGGTGAAGTACGTTCCCATATCAAGAATTTCGTAGAAGCTCAATACGAACCACATCTTGCCGCACAGGTACTCGAGAAATTGGATACGATTGCTGAAGTAGAGAAGAAACCACTCGTGGCCATCCTGCCACCCCATCTGAGCCGTATCATCGATTCATTGAAGTTCGGTAAAGGTCACATCGAAGCTGCTGTTGCTATGCTCAAAGACATTCAGAGTAATAATCCTACAGTAGCAGAGTCCGGTGAATATGACCAAGTTAAGGTTGATACCGAATTCACTACTGGTTATGAAGCCGTCTTTGAAGAAATAGCTCGCGAAGAGCAGGTAAAAGTAGATGCCGCTTCAACTGTACCTTCCTTGGCCCAATACGACGCTGTCCTTGAGCAGCTTACATGGGAAGCCGAACGTCGCATTCTGATCGGTACTAGCTCCTACGGTATTCAAGAACAGTTCCTTCGTTTCCTGAAACGTTGTGATGAAGAACAATTGAATACAGCTACACCATCGGCTTACGATCGTGAACACTTCGACAAGATCTATAAAACTAACCGTGACAGTATCGGTTACATGTTGGCTACGGTGTTGACACCACATCTGGAGAACGCTGCTCATCGTCGAGAGTACATGGTCGATGGTACCGAGAACAATGTGCTCCGCGTATCACGTATTTGCCATGGTCGTAAAGGTGCTTCGTATCGTCCATTGGTAACCATTCGGTTTGTCAAAGGTTTCTTCAATATCGAAATGCATTAAGGGGTAAAGCCATGAGCTGCTTGTCTTTGGGTAATTGCGGAAGTTGCTGGGATAATCCATGCACTTGCGGTATGAAAGGTTTTAGCGATACAACACTTGAATGCTTACGCACTGACGAGCTGCTGGTACTCCAAGCTAAGATCACTTCAATCATTAACAAACGTAGCCAGTCGGTTAGCTATGCCGCCCATACAACGGGTAAGGTAATCGACCGGTCTCACCATTCAGTTATTCAACACATCAATGGTAGTCCATTCGATGTACTCACCACCAAACATAAAGGTTAATTCAATGCCAACTTTCGAAACCACTGAAAAGAACATCAACTTGAACGCCACTATGCAAGATGCCATCGATGAAGGTCGTGGTTTGGTATTGACGGTTGGTGTGAATAACTATGCTAAGCTGTCGATTGAAGCAGCAGTAGAAGAGGAGACTACCAATGCCCGTTGAGCGTGATGTAATCGTAGAAGCCTTGGGTGCAATGACTACACCTATCGAAATGGGTATCTTGTTGCAAGCGAGTTATGAAGACGGCATCCCACTGACTAACCATCAGGCTCGTGAGATCGCCCGTATCTCGGAAAAGTGTATTCAGATTGATGGCTTTTACACCATGAACAATATGACTGATGGTAAAGGGACTGTCTTCACTTTCTTCAATCGCGAAGGATTGATTCTTAGTACCATCATCCTTAATTTTCCTAACGTAGCCGTTGAGCGTAAGATTCCATCGTTGCGTGATGTGAAGACGTGGTTTAATTACATCGGTTACCATAACGAACGTATTGAAATTAAGATGCTTCAGACTCTGATCGAATCACACATCCGCGATGGCGGTAGCTTCAACCACTTCATTACATCAAATGCATTGACCTTCACTCTCCGTATGAATGGTCATGTTAAATCCCGTTATGAATTTATGCGTGAGGATCTATCAGCGTGAGTAATCCAGGTATCGGTTTTGCAGAACACCAACGCACTGTGATCTTTATGTGCCGTGAGACTATCACGTCGATCATGAAAGAGACTGGCGTTAATACACTTAAAGGCTTCAACAATCTTGCCCAACAAATGGTTAAGGTTATTGGTGCTGAGCGTGGCATTAAGATCAAAGAAGGCGAAGAACATCTGTGGGCACTGGGCACGTTGGCTAAAGACGATGCCCCGTATCTGGCTAGTTACCTGACTGGTAATGAGCGTTCTGAGATCGTAGACCTGCGTGCTTAAGTCTACTCAGCTGTAGAACAATATGTTTCACTAATCAATTGCTTGGAGCTTTACTTGATGACCCCTTACGATTTTGAAAAACCAACTGGCCCAGTAAAAACATGTTTGATCTTTGCCGGTGGTGCTGGTCTTAACGTAGCAACCCATTTGGTGGACCTGCCTAACGTCCACTGTATTGATACCTGTGACAAGAACCTGGTTGATGCACACAAGAAGACCAATGTGTTCCTGACCAAGGGTACGCGTGGTGCCGGTAAGAACCGTAAATACATCTTGCCTCTGATCCGTCCTCAATTGCCAGACATCATGGCGACTATCCCAGATGCAGACTTCTACATTCTCTGCTATTCGTTGGGTGGTGGTTCGGGTTCGACTCTTGCTCCATTGATTACCAACCAGCTGGCTCAACGTGGTGCTTCGTTTGTAAGCTTCGTAATCGGTGCAACTGAATCTCCTGAGGTTCTGCAAAACGACACTGATACCATGAAGTCGCTTGAAGCGATTGCTATGCGTATGAAGCTGCCAGTCGTTGTGAACTACACCCCTAACGTAAATGGTCTCACTTTCGATGCCATTAACCGCGGTGTTGCAGAGAACATCCGTCGTGTGGTTTGCCTGACTAATGGTAACCATGGTCGCTTGGACGTACATGACGTATCCAACTGGGTACGCTTCACTGATAAACATACGCAACTGATGCCGCAGGTATGTGAACTGCATATCGAGACCAGCCGTAAAGATGCTGAAGGTATCCCTGAACCCATCGCTACAGCTAGTCTGTATCTGGATGAGTCCAAGGAATTCGCTTTCGGTAACCCTGTAGCGCGCACTGTAGGTATTATGAAAGCAGATGATACCGATGTGACGGATGATCAGATGCACTTCGTGATCAACTCCGTAGGCGTCGTAGAGATCATGAAAGGTATTGCTGATACCCGCACCGAACAAGTCCGTAAGCAAGCAATGTTCGTACAACGTAACCCGCTGCTCGATCCAGACGACAACATCGATGACGATGGCATGGTAGTCTAAACATAAACGCCCTACCTTCGGGTAGGGCTTTATTCCGTTAGGAGTTAGTATGAACGAAATACTAGTTGAAGACCAAGACCTTAGTCCGGGTTACCCAGGGGATTTCCTCCTCATTGTTAAACATGTAACAGATCAATTCGTTACTGTAGCAACCACTTATCCTAGTGCACTGTCGCACGAAGAAATGTGGATACGTAGTTACAAATACGTTGGTCCAACAGTCTTCAATGAAGAAACCGATATGTTCCATGTAACTTATCAACGTCACCACTGAGGTTACTATGCCGAACTGTAAAGAAGGTGAAGGCCTCTGTTATATCTCACCTGATGTATTCGAAACAACCGCTCTTGTAAAAGGAACTCGTTACACAGTCATCCTCTTGGGAGATGGCGATGTAGTAGTCCGTGGTTATGCCACCGTCGGTAAGAGTGAGTTTGATGAAGACTTCCGTATTCATTTAGCTGATGATAACCAACGTGCATTTGTGTCTATGAAGTTACCGGTGTTCAGTACACGATACATACACAACTTCGATATCATCATCCGTGATGAAGAGCGAACTCTAATCATGCTTCCTAACGTGGGTGCTCCGCGTGGCTAAAGTTACTTTCCTTAACTGTTGGAATGCTGAGAAGTACCCTCTCCCAGTTCCGGTAGTGAGCTTTAACGAGTGGAACGGTCTAGAGCCGGGTCAACGCCACACCTACCCACTCGGAACACACCACAAAGACGTACAGCGGATCTACTGTGATGACGTACCCGATGCACCGGATAACACTTACCGGGTATTCGACTACATTGATGCCATCAAGATCCTCACGTTCTTGGATAAGTATCCAGGTGAAGACATTCTGGTCCATTGTGCAGCAGGGGTTAGTCGCTCCCCAGCCTTGGTCAAGTTCATGATCGACTACTTCGGGTACACACAAGACCTCGAGTTGAATGGTAGTCCTGATGCATTTAAGTGTCACAATACTCAGGTCTACTATACTTTGAAACGGGCGATCCTAGATCACCCTAACATTCAAAAACGTCTAAAGGAAGCTAACCAATGAAGAAGACCAAGTTTAAAGGGAACAATGCAAAAATCGTTGGCGACACCCGTCTTACCAAGCGTGAGATGAAAAAGATGCAAGCTGCTTACCACAATGTGGAACGTGACTTCACAGCTAAACTGGAACGTGAGAAGAACAATCCAGCCCATACTAACGAAGACATCGTACCTGCGGATCTTGGCCATGAGCTGGCATGATGCGCTGTCCCTATTCGGGATCTGGTTTGCAATGGCTATCGCGTACTGGGTCATCAGTCGTATTGATTCAAGGGGAATGAAATGAGCCTAGCTTACTTCCTCGTCTTCTGGGGAATCTGCGGAATGATCTTTAGCGCGCTCTGTTGGTTCGGTACATGGTGTGAAGGTCAACGTGCTATCCACTGGCGTTGGATCTTCATCGTATCACTGGTTGCAACTATGATCGGAACAATTCTTTAAAGGTGATGTATGACTAAGTCTAAAGCACGGATTGATTATGCCGTTGCTTGCGACTTAGGTCTTGTACTTTCAACCCATGCTACAACGATTAGGGAGATTGCCGAGAATCCAGAAAACGTGTTGGCTTTGCTCTTCGCTTACGAAGATGGAGAAATAACCCAATACGACCTGGTACCGCTCTGGCGTGAGATTAATGGGATGCGAATCAAGTTACCTAAGTTCCAGTTGCATCCCATTATCGAGGAGCGACTGAGCAAGCAATTCTATCAACGTTACTACGTGGCACACAGTCGTACGCTTACTCCAATCAAGCTGAAATCCACAGCGGAGTTTGCTAGACGTTTGCCATTTGAGACTGGTAATCTCATCGAGTGTTTAACTTCAACAGTTGTCCCTGAATTAATCATGGGTCTTCGGGCCAAGCCACTTTTATTCCATCGAAGGAAAATCCAATATGAACACCCACACAAACGCACTGAACCTATCTGCGTATAAACCGCTCTATGTGAAAGAGCTTCAACTGTCGATCTACAAGATCCTCAAAGAAGCCAACAAGTGGTACCGTGAAGACTACCTCAAGACGGGTAAGATCACGACTTATGGCATCAAGGGTTTGACTCCTACGTGGACGACAGTCGGTGATATCCTAACCATTCGGTTGGAGGCAGATCATTGCAACTACTGTGTGATCACCCATCAGATTAACCCTGGTGAACTGTGTCTTACTCACCTCACATTCCATGTAGCTCCAGAAGCAGTGGACGAAGCTGAAGTATACGAACTGATGTTGATCGGTATCGTACGTCTTTACGCTCAGTTCAAGGAGTTGAACGATGCATCGTAAGGATCAATTGCACAAGAACATACAGGACTGGTTGGATCTGGATCTACCAGAAACCTGTACGTCGATGGACCAGTTCAATAGCCTCAATGTTAAGCGGGTTGGTATGCGTGTAGAGTTCAATCAAAAGATTCGAGGTAATACCAACTTCCTAGGTCTTGCAATGTTGAATCCAGATGGGACTTTGAATGGTGTAATTATCCCAGGCCTATCCACTCCGATCATGAGTCTTATTTTGTTCGGACTAGAGAAAGCTGTCGAGACTAATTGATGCATACGCAAGCCCTCATAGAGCAAGTTAAAGCTGACGCTTATGAGTTACTACTACAGTTAAGTAAGAGATCGAAGCAAGATGAGATTCACAACAGGGTTGATGGTGGTAGCAATGATTGGCGCAACGGCGTACTTCGGGAAATTGTCATACGACGTCCGTCATCGACCAATCGAGCATAAAGCTGCACCAACCCAGATCGAACTTGACTATCAACAATGCCTACGCGGTAAACGTGGATCTGTTGGAGTAACCTCTATGGATCAAATGCAAGCATGTAAAAAGGAAACCGGTTATGATCTGGCTTAAAACAATGACCTTGGTTATTGGCGGTATGATGGGCTATGAAAGTGCTGCCGTAAACGAAGTTATCGTACCTAGCATGCGTGAATGCGTAGCTTACCTCGATTACCATGTGAACGAACCATCCGATGGCGGCATTCAACCTGACCAGTATCGTGAATCTAAACAGTCCCTCACGACTGTATTTGAATCACAAGGTACCCGTATCAAGATCGTTCGTGACTGCATAGAAATCAAGTAACAGCATAAAGCCCAGCCGTAGTGGCTGGGCAATATGTCCTTTCTTTTTTCACTGACCAGCAATGATGGTTCGAATGTGAGAGCGGTTACCCTCTGGATCGTTGAAGCAACGAAGGATCTTCTGAACACGTTTAAGTTGTTCATCGTATTTCTCGTTAGCATCCGACCATTCGTAGACCTTATCACGGAACACACCGAGTTCTTGACCACCACTCAACTGAGCTTCACCCATAGAGATGAACATCTCGTTGTAGCAGTGTGCTTGAACAGCGTACTCAACCAGTTTAGCAAATGCCGGGTAACTAGGTTGACGGATATTCAATAGCTCATCATCGTTACCCAGACGACAGCTCAGATAAGCGGTAGCCGAAGGCATGAAGATAAAGCGAACCATAAAGGTGTTGTGGTTAATCAAACCTAAGTAACTGGTTTGAGCTACCGGCACACGTTTAGCGGAGTCCAACACTTGGCGGGTGACCGAAGTCATTGCCCCTTGGTTACCATGCATTGCATAACCACCACTTTGATAACCCAGTACCCCAAAGTGGATACTGTAAAGCTGTACGATCGGACGACCTTGGGTATACTCATCAGGGATGTAGTAGATCGTGGTGTATGGATCGACGTATTGTGCTCTGACGGGATAGTCGAGGGGAATGAATGTCTTCGTACCCCCAATGATCTCCAGATCGGGTTTAATACGTGCTTCGATTACGGCTTCGCGAATTCGGTGTTCCATGGAGATGTTAGCACCACAGCCAGATAGCTGACCGAGTTGTGCGTTCTGTTCTCCGTCATTACTGCTTACAAAAACCTGTTGCAGAATCTGACGCGGAATACGAGGTCGGATGTAGTTAATCGCATATTGGATAGCGCTCATGTCGAAAACGTCCTATATCGCATTTTAGAGGCCTTCCTGCCTGCGTAGTAATACTCACAAGGGGTATACTATACGTGGGGAAGCATTTAATACATTTTATTTGGAATCTATATCATGAAGGTGTATGTATTGAGGAATAACTGATGTACGACAATCCAATTCTCCCGCACGTAATGTTAACCTTTGACATTAGACCGGTGCTACCGCTACTGGATCTCTACCATATCAACTACATTGCCCAAACGCGATACTTGAGGGAGATCGGTCACAACCCTGATCACGCCTTCATCATGCAACTGGGTTCTGAAGGAGATCAAAAGATCCGAGTGCACCGAGAGAACGTAATAGATGACCTGATCTGTCGGGCAATCAATTCGTTCGAGCACACATGGGTTCATCGTAACCTGAGAAACATTACACATGACGAGCAACGTGCATTCGAATCTTGTCATCTCGCTTGGTCGGCTTTGTACCGATGCCTTATATTCCAACCTGAACATGCTGGACTATTCGCTCATTATCAACGGATTAATGATTCGATCTTCTTAGCTGTTCCCAAGTATTAATGGTAGATGAAATGTCTGGATCTAAACGTTTTATTGTGCTTGAAGTTCAAGACCAAGCAGATGTAATTAAACAGCTCGTGGAGTACATGGCGTTATCCGCTCCACAGCTTGGCCTGAAAACAATCACTCGACGTGAAGCTACTAACATCCTTTACTTCATCGTCCGTGATGAGCTGGATGCTCTGCTGGCACACAAGCTGGGTGATGTAGCCAATGCTGAGATGCTGATGGCTATTCTCTGGGGTATCCCAAGGAACAAGTTGACCAAAGCTCACGCTGACATGTATCGTGAACTGAAGCAACATAGCCTGTTCCAAGGTGCGATCTATGAGATCAACCTACAGATCAAACGTTACATCGAAGCCGATAGCTGGACGGATTGGAATGCTGTTAAAGTAGGTACTCTGATTGCACTGCATGAAGGTGAAGATCATCGCATCACCGAATACCACAAAGAAGCTAAAGCTCTGAGTGTCGATGATGAAGCAGTAGTAACCGTGAACTGCTGTAACCCGATCAACTATCTATACAACCAATTCAAAGTACGTTACGGCTCTAACATGCAGCAGTTGATGGCTCATGTACAGAACCCAATGGTTGAGATGGACCCGTTCTGGCGTAAGATCATTTCAGATTTCTTCGCTGATCCTTCGGAATTCATTTCGAGTATCTTCGTAGATACGTTGATCAAGGTTAACCCACAGATCGAGTTGGCTCCTACCGCTGCCCCGAAATTGAATCACATCATCCTCAAGATGCTGAACATCCATGATCTGGAGAAGTTCCAGAGTGATGTAGTATCGAAACTGATCATCGCCTTCGGTTTGGGTTGGTTGGGTAGTAGCATTGCGAAAGATGAAAGCTACACGTTGGAGTACTATCGCGGCACCAACATCATGGCAATCTTCAAGAAACAATTTACTTCACTGACTGAAAAGTATGAAGAAGACTTGTTGCGTGCTTTCATTCGTAATGATTACCTCCCTGAGAAAGAACGGGTGATCGCGGAACGTCTTTACATTGATCGTCCCCAACAGGTACTTAACCTTAGCCAATGAAGACTATCCTCATCGCGTTAGATCACTGGAATGCTACCGCGTTCGGAAGTGATCATTGGTCCGTTGCTTCGTGGTTCTTTGGACCACGAGGTAAGTTCCTCAGCGCAATCGCTACGATTGCTGTTATCAACCCCATTAAAGAACTTGGTGAAGAATATGTTGAAACGATTACTGAAACGGCAGAGGAACTCATTGGTCGACGGCTTGATGATCCAGACGAAGAAAATCCACCTCCAGAAGATCTCACCGATTCTGACCGAGCGGAAATTGTCTCCTACTTGTTGGACTGTCATAAAGCGATTCGTCCGTACCTGCCAGACTGCGGGACACTCGCTCTGCACTCCTTTGTAACATCTCCCGAATACGAAGACCTGTATCTGATAATCAAACATCACGATGATAAAGAATATTCTGATCAGACTGTCCCCGGAAGTGGTATACGGGCCATCACTATCCCTAGTTGAATTGCTGGGTGATAAAGTTGGTTTATCAGTGAGTGATATAAATGACGCCATGATAGCTTACGTTGAGTATCAATGGTTTAATGGATGTCACTCGATGGATGATAGCGAATTCGTACAGACGTACTTCATGGGTGATACCGTGGGGTACTCTGTACTTTATGCCGTTCAAGCCCAGATGATGGAAATTGGGTCATATGTTCCAGGCCCAGTACAGTCGTTACGTTACGCTCGAACTATCAAAGATGGCTTCTATGTCATCGGGACCATTGATGAACACGCTTCTGACCTTCGATGCAACTAGATTCAACCGACACGTATCACCTAATGATGACCACTGTATGGTCGATTTCATTGTTGAAGAATATGGAGCTGCTTTACAATACGCAATCCGTTACTATGAAGGTAATCTAGCTTGCCTCATCAAGAGTCATTATGATGAAGCTTACCTTTACGCAGTTCTGAATAAGACCGATAACATCCATGACCTAGACTGCCATGACGTCCGTAAGTTCATTAAACGGACTGTAACGGAGGATGGGGTAGTGTTAAGTACTAAGGCTCGATACGATGAATTAGTCGACTTGGTGATAGATGCCTTCAATGATGAAATTGGAGTTGTGCTCCGTAGAGTCCAGATGCAATCGCGGAGAATAAATACTGTGCAAGTACTAGGCTATGAAAACAGACTCCTCCGTGTGTTACTCGGTACCGACGCTCCAATAATTCCTTAAGGTGTAACATGAACCAACCACGCACAATCGGAATGATGATTAACCATCATGAGATCGAACACACTTTGACTTCAATGGCAGATGTGATTCGTAACGCAGCCTACAAAGTTGCCACAGCCAGATATCCAATCGGTCATAGTCAACGAGATGAGTTCTTCGATGAAACAGGAACTCTATTGGCTTACGACGAGATGTCGATTAAAAGCTTACTCAAAGATGCACTGGAACATTACCTTCAATTCAATGCGGGTATGCAGAATCCGCAGGCAATCGAATTCAACTATTACCTGAGTGATACATTCAAGCTGGTCCATGATCACATCAACTCGGAACCACACGTACTGAGTTTCCTTTCAGCTCAGTTCGCGATGGCGTGTGGTAATCTAGCTGGGATGTTATCTCCAGTTATAGAAGACCTGTCTCGTAGCGGACAAGGGATTGAGAAGGTTGAATCGTTTACCATGAATACGGATGAATCCTATTACTTGGTGTACGGTGAGAATCATGAGAGTGTTGAAACTTACGATCCCAAAGACGATGATCTCAAGAGTATGGTGATTAACGATACTCCAGAAGTCCTAGCTAACTGGGAAGTAAAGAAAAGACAAATCCGTGAGCAGGAAGATAACCAAGCGTATGGCGAATACACTAAAGCCCTTAAGAAAGCAGTAGATGAAGCAATCGATAACCCAACTCAACCATTGTGGAAAACGACTATCCCAAGGGTTCGTTTCAACGGTATTAGGGATACCTCGGTATTACCTATCATTGAAGCGCACCATGGTCCTACTGAACACGGCCATAGTTGGGGCGTCAACGTTACTATGCCACCTGCCATATTCCCGGAGCTAGGATTAAAATGATAGCCGTCACTAATTTGTTCATTGTAGGTGAACCTACGAATGGACCTTTCTTAGCTCAGCGATTCGTCACTGAGTTCGAACAACGTAAAAAGGAGATACACCATGACGTCGATTATCCAGAAGACCCCATGGTACAGAAGGTAATCGATTTCACGATAGCGAATGGTTTAGACCTGAGGAGGTTCCAGCGTAATGTCATCGATACATTCGATCAATATGCAATGACGTTCTTCGATGATGATCTGGTAGAGCAACTCATTGAAGAAGGTGAGTCTCCAGACATGCATGACGTTATTCAGATCATCGCTGAGTTCCAGACTGAGAACCCAGGCTACATCGTGCAGAGTCTAATACCTTTGGATCTCAAGGGTGCATTCGGTTACGTAGTTAAGGCGACTCCAAATGGAAATACCGAAGTATAGCTTTATCACGATGGTTCCTTGGGCTGGACCTATCATGGCTGAACGTTGGAAGATTGATCTAACTGAAGCCATGGGACGGGTAATCGAAGAATACGAGTTCTTGATGAAACGTCATGCGGCACCTAAAGGTGACTTCAGTATCTACAGTCGTATGGCCCAATGTAAGTCAAAGGCTGAACTAGCTATCGAACTGATGAACGTATCAGTCTCACTCTTCGATTCGTTTCAGTATGAGATCCGTGATACTTACCGTGAAAACTTCAGGGATACCCATTACCCAGATGAGTTCTTTGAATGTGCTGATACGGTATCAGTTAAGGAAATCTTGACAGAGTTCTACAAGTTACATCCTGAAGTAACGGTCGTTACTATGATGCCATTAGACTTCGATGGAACGTTTGGATTCGTAGTTATCCCCAAAGATATGAATCCATAAACAATCGGTATCATCATGGCAACTATTCAAGAGATCCCTATTGGGACAGTAATCTCCTTCGAGGTATACCCATCTGCCCAGTACGGTAACGACTTTAAAGCGGTAACCCTACAGGCCGTGTTCGATGCCAACATTGCACGTATGCTTGGTTTCGACGTAGTATCCGCTAACCAAAACGTTTACCAGTCTCTGCCATCAGGGACGCCGGTAGACCCAACCCAGTACAGCTACTTCCAGATCCGCTATGCTTCTGGGGAGACTCAGATCCTTGGCGTACCTTGGATTCGTTCTGGTACCCTATCGGTTCATAACGGTAAACGTCTGACTATGGTGTTCGACGACTTTGATGAAGTACGTAAGGATCGTATCTTGGCTGCCGTTAAGGCACAGGGTGAAAATCCTAACTCGGTTACTTTTGTTTAACTAAAGCCCTCTCTTCGGAGAGGGTTTATGCCGTTTTCTTTTTAGAAGTTATTATAGGCCTATATTACTTTGGTGCAGTTGAGAGTAATATCCCTTCAGCTTCAGGAGTAATACCATGGAACTTAACAAATACGTAATTGGTGGTACCGTTGCAGCAGTAGTAGCCATCGGTGTTGTCGTCTATTGGGTCGCGAGTAAAAAGGACGATATTCCCGCCCCACCGTTTAAAGAGCCAAACGTGGAAGCGTTTAAAAAGTCGATGGAAGAACGCTACAAACATCCTGAGTCGATTCACATCAGTGATGAAGCTCGTGCTGAGATCATTAAGGGTGTTCACTACAACATCCAAAATGATATCAAATCGATGTTCAGCGTGATTCACCACATTGAGCTGAACGCCTACAACGAAAAGCTCTTCAAGAAACACAGTTAACCAGAATGGGCTACCTCCGGGTAGCCCACTTCTACCCTTTCTTTTTTTACTCAGCATCCCTCTAGTATGTATTTCTGGAGGTTCTCATGGAACAAACTCACACCGATGTAAAACCAAATCCTTTTTACCAAGACATTTCTGAGTATCACCGCGAACTTGAAATCGTTAACCCACTGATGCGTGACACAGCGCTGTATCTTTCGAGCATGACCGGAGATGATCTGGACAAGTGCTTGGCTTTCGTACAGTCGTCTATGGCCCCCGGTGGTCAGTTCGAGCTTAATGATCCTAAGACAATGATTCTGGATAAAGGTGAGAATGGTGATCGGGAGAAGAAGGTTATCCGGTTCAGCCAGTATCTAGGTCGAGTAAAGAAACAGAACCTATTGCTCTCACCTAGTATGACCGTCTATTTACCAGAAGAAGTAAGAGCATCTACACATGCCAAGTACATCGAAGAAGGCGTTGCTAATCGTAAAGCAGTTAAGAAAGAGCAGATGCGGTTGGAAGGTGAGGGTACAACTGAAGCACTCGAATTAGCCCAAGTTCGTAAAGGCGAACAAGAGAACTTCAAAATCAACAATAACTCCTACTCAGGAGCTACCGTTAGTGCTGCAACGATTCTCTACTACAAGTCTACTCACTCGAGCCTGACCTCTACTTGCCGTACTGCAACTTCTTATGCTAACGCAAACAATGAGAAGTTCATCATGGGTAACCGTCACTACTACTCCCCAGAAGTGACTAAAGCTAACATGTTGAGTCTGGTCAATAACACTGACTTGAAACAACTTGAAGCTTGCATGCAGAAGTTCAAGATGCACTACCCAACAGCAGACGAGATCATCGACATGATTCTCTACTCGACTGCTCACTACTGGTCCAACCCTGACTACACTGCACAGCTGCGTAAACTTGCAGCTGGTATGTCCCCGATTGGCCGTGCAGCTATCATGTACGTCGGTGACCTCTACCATACTTACAAATACAACCCTACTTTGGTTAAGGGTTTCTTGAATGAGTTGTCGAGTGTTGGTACACCAGATAAAATTGTATCTAAAGAACAATACAACAAATACGATGGCGACATGCAGTTGCTGGCAAGCTTCATTAACTTTGATATGATCAAAGGTCGTAACAACGAAAAGCTCGCTGAAGAAAACCCGGAAGTGTTTGATCTGATCTACGCTACCGGTAACAATATCTCCCTAGTGTTGAATAAGTACGTTCTATTTATCAAGGCATTGTTCCTGACTAAGAACGTTCCTCCAAGCATCCATGCATTCCCGACAGCTTATCGTCGTGCTGCCGTAATCTCAGACACTGACTCTACTATGTTCACCATGCAATACTGGGTGGAAGAGTTCTTTGGTCGAGTTACCTTTAGTGATGAAGCCAAGCGTCTGGTATTTGCTTTGGTGTTCTTGGTGTCCGAAGTGGTCATGCACATTCTGGCATTGCAGTCGATCAACATGGGCGTTACGTCCAAGAAGCTTCGTCTGCTCGCTATGAAGAACGAATACTACTTCGCAGTACTTAGTCTGACTACCCGCTCGAAACACTACTACGCGTCTCAGGATGCGGTAGAGGGTATCATGTTTGCTAAGGCCCGTATGGAAGTGAAGGGTGTTGGTCTACGAGACTCTAAGGTTCCGCCACGTATCAACAAAGCTGCTAAGAAGATGATGGAACACGTCATCACCACGATCAAACGTGAAGAGACGTTGGATCTTCCAGCCATGCTTAAGCAGATTGGCGACATCGAACGAAACATTATGACTTCGATCTATACCGGTAAAGCGGAATACCTGACCACCGGTAAGGTTAAGAAGATTGATGCTTATAAATCGGAAGCTAACGCTACTTACGCTAAGTACAAGTTCTGGAAAGAAGTGTTCGAACCTAGCTTTGGTTTCTTGGAAGCGCCGCCATACTCCTTCGTTAAGATCTCCGTGACTATCGATAACCGTACTCGTTTTGAGGCATGGATCGAAACTATCGAAGATAAGCCATTGGCCATGCGATTGAAGAAGTGGGCTTTGGAGAACAACAAGAAAGGCATCACTAACTTCCACGTACCAATGTCTGTGGTTGAGAACCATGGTATTCCTGAGGTTATCACCCGCGTAGCAAACGTACGTCAAACTATCGCTAACACGATGGGTAGCTTCTATCTGATCATGGAGTCCTTAGGGATCATGCTTCAGGATAAGAAGAACACCCGTCTCATTTCGGACTTTTACTGATGGATAAATTCAAAGACAAAATTGACGGTATCGTCGAAGGTCTCCACATCTTTAAACCGCAGTCTTGGCAACATCGCAGTCAGGGGGATGCAAAAAGGGTACTCATGGCAATCCTTACCTTAAGAGAAAACCTAGTCGGTCTGTCTCAAGAAGATTTTGAAAGAACTATCCTTAAGGCCCTTGAGTAATAGAACCCCTTTCAAGTTTATATCATGCACTCGTATCCTAAACAGATGTGAGTGCATCTATTTCGTCTTGAGGTTTATATGACCAAGAATGATCCTGAAATCCGAAAGCTTTTTGAACGTATGCGTAAGTTCACCCGTAATAACAAGGTTGTGATGATCACAGCCAAAGCCTCTCCGATGACTCAAGCAGAAATCGATAGGGCTAACTCCATTCCTTACACCTGTGATTACATTGGGATGCTTCGATGACATTTAACGTATCTATCGTAGATAAGGTCTATGGTGAATGGTATCTAATCGCACCAACCAAAAATGATCTATGTATGCTGCTCACCAGACTTGAAGCTGAAGACGCCGTTGAGCGCTACAAAGTAGTAGGTCACGATGGAAAACATTATGCGGCCATCGCCTATGAATTTGGGTGGATGCAAGATAATTACAAGAAGGGCTATTGAATGAACGATGCAGCCAAACTGAAAGAACTGATGACCCCAGCTAAGATGAATGGTGCGGTCTACGATAACCTATTTCAACTGGCACGTTGGGGTGCTCGTGAAGTAGGTGAGATCCCATCCAAGGGTCACATGCAAGAACTGGTTCAGAATAAATGGGTTCGGTTCAATGGGGATGAGGAGAAGTGCTGGACCATCACTGACGCTGGCCTACAAGCATTTCTGGAAGCTTACTCTAAGATCCCTAACCCACACTACAAGATCTTTGGTACCCTCCGTATCGGCTTTGCAGAGCGTTGTGGTAATGGTGAACTGGATGGTACGCCTATCCACTGTTTGGGTGGTTGCTTTGATTGGGCACGTGAAAACGTCTTCCTTAATAAGGTACTGAACTGGGCTGAGAGCTTCGGTTCTTATGACTACGCCACATTCGACTTCATTCATCCAGTGACTAAGGTTAAGACCCACTTGAAACCGGGTGACTGGGTTGTCCTGTCCGAAGACCATAACCACACTGTTCACAAACTGAGTGAAGATAATTGATGGACCTCATTAAAACAGCTGATTCTCGTTTCATGCGTAAAGGCGACCAAGGTATCTTTGTTAATCATGTCCCTATGACTAAAGAATACCACATCACTGTTGAGAAAGAGTATTCGTGTGCAATCACCGAAGCTGTTGCCGGTTATCAAATTACTTGCAATCTGTGTAATGATCTCGGTTCGCATGCGGTACATAGTAAGTCGTTTGACATGTTCAGCGGTGGCTATACTACCGTTTACGCACTCGTTCCACGTGATGAGTACATCCGCCGAGCTAATACCATCCATGCACACGACGTGCTTACCTTAACCGATAAGTTCACCTTGGATATGGAAACACTTAATACTCGACAGGCTAAACGACTGGAGGTTGCTAATGTTACCGCATCCGTTTAAGACAGATACATGGGTTGAAGGTGAGCGTTCGAATCACGCTAATCTTTGCAATGAGATCGATCTACCTCAATCGGGAAGCGATATCTGCGTGTTGGGTATGAAGCCTTCGATGTTGAAGTACATAGCGCTCAATAACCAGATCCATCAACATCAGGTACATGGTCGGGTATGGAATCTGATTGGTGACCCTAACCTGAAGATGCTCTTTAGTTCATACTCGGGCTCAACTCCAGATCAACGCATGGACCCAGAAGCTGTAATGGATCTGGCTCGTGAACTCTATGATGAACATGAGGAAGATCTGACTGAGCTTTACAACAATTTAGGTTCACTGCGCACTATCCGTGCAATCGAACAACTTGAACGACTAAAACTCTTCGGCTCACTCGCAATCAATCAAAACTTCAAGGAACAAGGTATCATGCAATCCACAACTGAACAAATTGCAAAACTGACCCAAGCTCAACCACACGGTCTTCGCCGTGGCGAACTGGCAATGATCTCCTCTACTGCCAATACCGGTAAGTCATCAGATACAGATGAGCTGATTCGTCTGCTGGAAGAAGCTGTTCCGGCTGTGGATAATATTGGTCCTGCCGGCACGCAGGGTGATCGTGGGGAACACGCACCTAAACTGCAATCGTTCGACAAGCCTTCTAAGGTTAAACGTAAGAAGTCCAAGCCTAAATCTAACCATCTCCCGAACATGCGTAACGCTCGTACCAAACGTGTACTGGGTGCAACCATCCTGAACATGCTGGGTAAGGTTCAACAAGATACCCAAGACAGCTACAAGCGTTCTCTTTTGAAAGAGATTCCACTGGCTGACTTCGTAGAACTGGCATCGGGCGAGAAGCTGCCGGACTATCAGGCTAACCTGTTGAACGCAATGCAGGCTAAAGCTGATCCAACTGCCCCAATCGTTGAACGCGTTAACGCTGGCACCGGTATTGGGCTGGACATCATTCAGAAAGCATTCGATGGTTCTGTGGCAACTGATGAGCGCTTGATCGCCAATGACCAATTCGTAGAGGCATTGTATCCAGGTACACTCGAGCGTGAGGCAAATGTAGGTCGTGGTCTGACTGCACATGTCTTGACTTTCGATGATGCACCAGAACAACTGTCTAACGAAGAACGTCTGGCTATCTTCGAAAAGAATGTTGACGAAGCTTTGGTTAAGTACATCTCCCCGGAACTGTTCCCAGAAGAACTGTCCGAAGAGAAACGTACTGAAATCATCGCATTGGTTAAGGCAGATGTGATGGAACGCAATTCGTCTATCGATCGTCAAAGCATCGTAACCACCGCAATGAGTATCCTGCATCCGCTGGACCCAATCGCTGGCTAAACATAATCCCCTCCTTCGGGAGGGGCTTTATTTCGTAAAGGAGTTTAAATATGCGTCACTTCGCATTCCACAAGATCGCTATGCTTCGTCGTCACTTCGGGGTGAATGGTGAAGACCTGTTGGCTATCTACGATACTGCAATCGCAGGTTATCAACCCCTCGCTGAACTTAGCTATATTACCCTGTCGACGTCTAAGGTCGTTTGGGATCGTATTGCGGCTAACCCTAGTATCGAACGGGCAAAGCATCCAGGCACGAACGTAGACTGCCTGAAGCTATTCGGTGACGTGTATCTGCGTAAACAGAACCGCGTTATAGATGAAGACGTTATTTGGCTCAGTAGTCTCGGTTGCTATGTTCCGACTGTACGGTATATGCACAATCAATTCCAGCATCTGATTGCAAGTAGTAGCTCTACCAAGAAGATCATTGCTTACGCAGAATCCTTGGCAGATAAACTGAAAGCACATATCGACGAAAACAAGGTGAAGTTGTAATGGCTGATTTCCTGACCCTGCTAAATAAACGGAATGACAAGATTAATGTGTTCGTCACTCCTACCGGTATGATGCCTCTACCCAATGCTGGTGCCCCTGACAAACGTTACCTCTGGTCGTTCCATACTAAGCATCCCATGCAGACTGGTTTGTATGAGGGGATTATCCTCAGTGCAGCCGATAAGTTAACAGCGTACGCACGCTTCCTTGAAGTACTGCGCCCCAATACTGACCACACGTATCACTACGAAGGTGTTCAGTGGTACAGCACCTGCGAAGGGGAAGATAACTACCCTGAACGCCAACACGCAGTCCTTATCGCAGCTAAAGCAACAGACTGAGGTTAACATGCATCATATTGAAGTTGCTCTGAAACAACGTCGTGAAGCTAAGGCTAACACTCCATTCGATCTGGATAAGATCGAAAAGCAACATGCGTACATCAACTCCCCACAATATTACTTCTCCATTAGTAGTATGGGTTCGGCTAACCAGAAAGTACTGATGGATGAAACCGATGTTCAACACACCGCTTAACGTCACAGCTAAAATTCCTAAGGCTAAATCTGCTCCTAAGGTTAAGCCCTTGCCCACCGCGCAAGATCTGAATATTACCTACGAGCGCATCGTTAATACCAGTATCGATATCTCTGGGTATAGAAGTTACTTCTATCAGTTCGTTCAGACAGGTGAAGTAGGGGATAAAGAAATGGAGAAGATCATCATCTCCAAACCGGATATGGATCAAGCCATTGCTGCATTCGAACAATACTTCTTCCGGGGTGATTACTACAAGAATGCGAAGATCGCCGTAGAGTGCATCGGAATTGATGTTAAACCTCCTCGGACTGATCCTATCGTGATGGCCTACTAATATGCCTACCTTTACTAATATCGATGAAGCTGAAGTGGTTATTGATGGCCAGGCTAAATACCTGTATCACTTCTTTAATCGTGGGGAAGCTTTCATGATCCACTCCATGGGGATCAAGGTTACGGATTATGTGGATTGTCACCATGTGATGGAAGCAATCATCTCAGCGGAAAGTTTTGATGAGGCTCAAAATATCCTTATTAAAGCTGAGATCTCACATGCTCAACAACGGTACCACTTCGACGTATATCTGACAGGTGTTGATTTGGTACCTTCCCGTGAGAACCCAATCATCATGATTAGTTATAAACAATCCGTGTTCTAAGGAGATAGAATGTCTACCGTTCTTGATATTGTTGATAGCGACAATGTGATTCATCGCATTACTGTAACCTCCCATAGTCGTGAAGACTTGCCTGAGGGTAGGACCTGGCTGTGGAAATATGAAGCATCTGATATCACCGATCACGATATGGTCAATGGCGTTATCTTGAGTAGTGAGTCCTTCGACGAGGCAAACCGGATCTTTATCGATCATCTCCATCGAACTACTCCACACTACAATATCCCAAACTACGTTGGTACCAAATGGATTGCACGTATCGAGGGAGAGGACTATTTCCCAGAACGTGAAGATCCTATCCTGATGACGGATTACATTAACGCTTAGTAAAGACGGCATATGCCCCCTCCAATCGGAGGGGGCTTTATGTCATTTTTCTTTTAGTTCACGAATCAACTCTTGGATCTGTTTGCGGAACTGTTTCACATAATCGGTATTGCCCATCGTATTGAAGATCTGATCGTGAGAACCCTCAATCAAGTCAATCATGATAGCGTTCAATTGAGACGCATCGTAACCATGATTGCGCAGGACCATACGACACAGGTATCGGATAGCAGGTAACCTCGCTAGTGTAATAGCCCACTGATTCTGAAGAGTCACAGGCTCACGTGGAAGCTTGAGTACTTCGAACAAGTTAGTATCCACCAACATAGGAACGATTGCGGCTAAGCCTTCAACTTCAATACCCTTAAGGATAGCTTCGAAGTTAATGAACTCTTCCAGTCGAACTAACTTAGAAGTCATGTCGGTTAAATAGAAAGGATGTGACACAGGGAATGTAGGTGTAGCGATACCCTGAGACTGTCGATCGAGTCTATTAAAGAAAGCGATATCCAAGAAGCTATCAATCATGTTAGGTAATACGTAACTACCCACAAAGCGATAAGCGTTCTCAAATTGGATCACTCCTAAGGACTCTTGCCATCTACGCCAGTAACGGTATTGAACCATTAGCATGGGGATGTTGATTTGAACCACACCGAATGCACGACCCGGAGTAGAGTTGTTCATGATCGGTAGGGTACAGTCGGTACGCGTATGGTAAAGATACTTAACGGGTGTAAGTTCCCGCCAACGTTTACCAAGACCGACTGTGTCGAACTTATCGTAACTAGCAATCACCACTTCTTCAGATTGCGGACCCAGAGTAATACCCTTCGGATGAATCTTTCCTTTATTAAGGGGAGTGGTGATACCGAAGTCTTTAAGGAACCCTCGCGACAATCGCTCAACCCGGTTAACCCATTCGTTGTCGTCGACATTGGTATTGATCACAAACTGCTGGATGATCAAAGCGAACATGTTCCTGGAGTCTACGTACTTGGGTGCCTTACGGTAGTATTGCTTGACATCGTGTATCAGTGTCTTGAACGTACGTCGTACGTAAAGCATATTAGGATCGAGTGCTTGCCCCAGTTTCCTGTTAGGCTGATCCCGGAAAAGTGCGTACATTTGGTTATCCCTATAAATTGTTAAAACTATAGAATGGGCCTAGTCAGTATATATCATTCTCTTCCTTTATAAGGGCAATAGAATTTATTTCAAGTTTATATCATAGCTGTACACTAACAGGAGATAATCGCAATGAACATTTCCATTGTAGAGACTGAGAACTACGTACCTAATCGTATTCCTTTTGAACTCATTCGCATTAACTGGCTTTACACTGAAGTCAACTGGCAACCTGCTCCCGGTAAATATGACGGAGTCAGTTGGAAGCGAGCCGGGGATGCCATTCAACGTCTTGTTAATAAAGTGCATCGTGGCGACACTATCACTAGCCTTGTTGTAACTACTCGAGGTAACTCCTATGACAACCGATGCTATTAGAGCAATGAGTATTCCTGATCGTTATACCTTAAACAGTAAAGCGCTGGTTGTTATTAACGCAGTGTTCTCCGATGTACGCATGGTTATCCCAGCAGGTGCATCACGGGGTGTCTATATTGATGCAATCAACCGTATCAGCAATCGAATCCGTAAAGGTGATACCATCACCAGTGTTGTCGTAACCAAACGTGGAGTAGTCTAATGTCAGCTGATGCGATTAGAGCACTGGTAGAGTTCCCAGTACAAGCCTTTAAAGAATCCGCTCAACGTTGCCAGATGAGCGCAGGCTTACGTAAGCAACAGGAAATCCATCGCCCTAGCCGAGCTACAGCTTATACCGGTTTAGAGCCGTCCTTTAAAATACTCACCCCTGATAACATCGATGATGAGTTGAAGAACGTTCAGATCGTTGGCCGCTTGAAGCGAGTAGATCATGAAACTGAGTGATATCCCGTTTGATCAATTGCAGACTACCGAAGATTGGCTGACTAGCGCCAATGGTTTACCCGGACGTATCTTCAGTATCAGTCATCATGAGGATGGCAAGTTCTACAAGACTTACTTAACCATTCGGTGGAAAGGTCCAGAGGGTATCAAAGTCTCCATCGCTGAATGGCCTGATGATTGCAGAAAGATTGAAGTAGATCTCTCCAACAAAGGTCTGCTATGTCGTCCTTATGCTGAAGATCAAATCAAGCGTCGTGAACGTGAGATCGAATTCTATAAGCAGTTCAGTAAGGTCGAATAAAAGAAATACCTTGTGGTGGTATCTAGTAAGAGCAATGCCGTTATGGATTGTCGCTACAGATTTATTCCCTGATCAGATTCAATTCTAGTTAAGGAATACTTTTTGTAGTATGTTATGTAACACTCTAATCAGTGTTACGACCACAGGCAACTATAGCCTGTCGCTCAGGTCTATAACGCCGTTAATAGAAAAATCTTCAGATTTATATCATACACGTGAATCTGAAACCCAGATCCAACACACTAACTTGATCAAGTTAATCGTAATCGCTAAAGGAAAGAATCATGATTCGTGACAAAGATACCGCTGCTACTCAAACCCCAGCCGCAGCAGTTCAACCAGCTCCAGCTTATCAAGCACCACAACAATCGCAGGCGACGCAAATGGAACAACCACAAGTGCAACAAACCCAATTCGCTGGTCGTGACCTGAACTCGAACTTCGAGCGTTCCGGTAAGACCCAAGGTGGCGACGCTCGTTCGAGTGAAGCACTGCAACTCTTCAACCGTTTGAAAGAACAAGCTGTTGCATCCCAGGATCTGAAGGACGACTTCACCATCCTGCGTTTCGACCGTGACCAGAACCAAGTCGGTTGGTCTTCGCTGATCATCGCTAAGCAAGCTACCATCAACGGTAAGCCACTGATCGTGGTTCGTCCACTGATCATGCCTAACGCTGCGATCGAACTGCCAGCCCGTAAGGTCACCCTGCAAAACGGCATGCATCAAGAAATCATCGAGACCGAAGTTTCGGTTGGTGACGTATTCAGCAAGAAGTATCACGGTAAGCTGGTAGCTTTCGTTCAGGCATCCCTGAGCAAGCCAAACGCTGAAGTGGTTCTGGCTGGTGCATTCCCAATCCCTGCTGATCTGGTCCTGAAGGATTCCGAACTGCAACTGCGTTCGCTGTTGATCAAATCGGTTAACGCCTGTGAAGATCACCTGCAACGTCGTAGCGGTGAGAAGCCGTTCACCATCGGCATGCTGAAAGGCAACGATGAAACTCTGGCAGCCAAGATCGATACTCGTGATCTGACTGTAACCGATACTCTGGGTAACCCGATCCGTTCGGACGTGGTTGTAGGCATGCAGCGTGTTCGCCGTCAAGGTCAACAACAAGAGAACGAGTTCTACGAGACTGACGTCAAGTTGAACCAAGTATCCATGTTCACCAACCTGGAATATCAGCAACAAGCTCAGCAGAACACCATGTTCGGTGCTGGTCAACAAGTTGCTCAACCAACCCCACCATGCACCGCAGCAGTGGTAATCACTGACGTACGTAACGCTGATGGCATTCAGGCTAACACTCCTGAAATGTACTGGCTGTCGCTGTCCAACGCATACCGTGCAACTCACGGTCACGCTTGGGCTCGTCCATTCCTGCCACAAACTGGTAAGGTAAAAGACCTGCGTGACATCGGTGCTCTGGGCTGGTTGTCTCAGCTGCAAAACAAGATCGACACCAAGGCTGCTTCGTTCGACGACGCACAGTTCGGCATGCTGACTCTGAGCATGATCAAACAACAGCCAGTGTTCCAGATCGACCTCAACCGTCTGGGTGAGAACGGTCCGATCGATGGCATGCTGTTGGACGCTGCTGGTGGTGAGAACCAACAGAAAGCAGTAGCAACTGTAGTTCGTCAGGTAACCAACCTGCTGGGTGTTGACTTCGGTAAGTTCTTCGACTACACCACTCAACCGATTCTGGTTAAGACTGGTCAGACTATCGACCTGGGTCACTACCTCGATGAAGATGGTGAGAAGCGCGACCGTCGTGAACTGGATAACCTGGGTGCCCTCAACGCATCGGAAGGTAACCTGAACGAATGGTGGGCTTACTACGGTTCGCAACAGAACACCAACATCCACCCGGATCAGCGTACCAAGCAGTCGCGTAACTTCGACCGTCAGTACCTGGGTAGCACTGTTACGTACACCGGTAAAGCCGAACGCTGCACCTTCAACCCTAAGTTCATCGAAGCACTGGACGCAGCAATCGTTGCTGTTGGTCTGAGCGTAACCATGGACAATACTTCGGTATTGAACTCCGGTCAACGCTTCACCGGTAACTCGGTGATCAACCAGTTCCAAGTTGGTGGCACTGCACAAGTACAACAGTACGGTGGTCAGCAACAAGGCTACGGTCCTCAGTACAACGCTGGTGTTGGTAGCTTCTACTAATAGCAGTAGTAACACCGGTCATTACAAAGACCCAACCACATCTACCTAAATACTGGATAAACAGATGTGGTTGTAAAACTCCAAGTAACCGGTATCGGCTAGATGGAGCGTAATGATCAACTAAGAATACTGGGCTGCTCCTTCGGGAGCAGCTTAGTTATTCCTTTTTTGTCTTTTGGTGATGAGGTAACTTAATGGGTCTTCATTTGTCCATTGTCGATTTAGACGTGGTGCACGACAACTTCAAAGGCAAGATGGTTTATGCCAATGACTTTAACACCAGTACAGCAGAAGGTAAAGAAGCATTCCAACGTCACTTCTATTCGCACTATCAAGATGCGGATGCAGTAGAGAACTCTGCTGCTTGTGACTGCGATCACATTACAGACGCACACAAACTGGGTGTGATCTGTGAAGTATGTGGTAACCCTGTAGTATCCACTAGTAACCGTCCTATCGTACCATCCATGTGGATCAGAGCACCAGAGGGAGTAGATCGTTTGATCTGTCCACAACTCTGGATCATGCTATCGAACTACATGACGATGAAGGAATTCGATTTCCTTGAGTATCTAACGAACACCAGTTATAGTTACGATTATAATTCGATCAGTTCTAAAGAGACTAAACGTAAGCTCGATAAAATGCTCCAACGGAACTTCCCTCGTGGTCTGAACAACTTCGTTCGGAACTTCGATGAGATCTTCCAGTTCTTGCTTGATGCTAACATCATCAACAATAACAAAACTGAGATGAACGAATTCATCCAGCAGAATAAAGGGAAGATGTTTCCACGACATATTCCTATCCCATCCAAACTCTGCTTCGTAGTGGAATCTACCACTAGCGGCAACTACATGGATGAACCTATTGGACCGGCTATCGAAGCGGTACTGACGTTCTGTTCCATTAGTAGTAGTCCGATCCCAATTAAGCCGATCGTTGTCCAGAATCGGGTTGCAGAGTCCCTGAAGAACTATTCGTTGTATCACAAGACTCTAGCCAAATCGCGTATCGCGCAGAAGCCTGGATTGTGTCGACGACATGTACTCGGTGGTCGTTTGAACTTGACTGCTCGTGGTGTAATTACTTCGATCAGTGATCCGCATGATTATGATGAACTGCATATCCCGTGGGGCATTGCATGTCAACTGTTTAAGTATCACCTGATCAATAAGCTCAAGCGTAAGTATCGGATGCCTACGCGTAAGGCCCAAAGCTTCATCTATGAACACGTTCTGCAATACAACCCCATCTTGGATGAGTTGTTTCAAGAGCTGATCGCAGAAGCGAAGTATAAAGGTCCATCGTGTACGTTCCACCGTAACCCGACCTTGCAACGTGGTTCGACTCAGATGTTCTTCATCACCAAGGTTAAGACTGACCTTCGTGATAACTCGATCAGTATGTCGGTTCTCTGCCTGAAGTCTCCTAACGCTGACTTTGACGGTGACCAACTGAACTTGACCTTGCTCCCAGATAACTATCTCGGCGACGCATGTGATCGTATTGCTCCACACACATGGGTACTCAGTACAGATGATCCTCATCAGATCTCGGGTAACCTAGAGCTACAAGGCCCAGTTGTTGAAACTGTGGTGAACTATGTCCACGAAGATTATCTACCTTCACTTGAAGATTGGTTAAAAGGGGAATAAGATGCATACGCCAGCCTGTCGGACCATCTGCCTGTGTAACAACCCCGACAGGTTGTGCATAGCTGAACGGGAAGTATTAGACGACCCATCGATCATGACGAATAATCTTGGTGCTGACTACAGTCACTTCAAGACACCTCGTCTGCGACGACTGTATTGTGAGACGGTAAAACGTGTCACCGGTACAATCATCGTTGACGATAATGACGTTAAAGTTGCTCGTGGTACATACCTCAAATTCGAGTCAGCTGTCCAACAGGCAGCTAATAATTTCTATGACGTTATCACCGATACGTTGTGGACCGATCCATGGGTTATCGTTCTGTCTAAAGGTTTGGGGTTGGGTTACATCGAACATGGTGACGAATGTAAATACCGTTACGCGATCCATTCCCTACAACACCCATTCTTCGACTGGTGTGGCAGTCAAGTATTGGATCTGATTAATAATGAAGCTGATCGAGCATCCCTTTACACTCGAATGGGCAAACCAACTGAAGACCAGTACGCTGAAGCGGTTATCAAAGTCATTCGTATGATCGGTGAACCGTTCATCCCAACATTACCAGAACTCACTAAATCAGAAGAAGCTCCTATGTCTGAAGAACCTGTTGTATCTAAAGAAGTAATTCTCTATCATAAAAACGGGGGTTGGCATCTCCAGTGGAAAGGTAAAAACCATCCTACTAAGATGGGTGGGTTACCAAAAAGTGATGTAGTGTACTCCAACGAGTTTTATAGCTTCGTTAATGGTGTCGCTAAGACCGGTTTTAGTTTGCATGGCATTAACTACACGATTGAAGTTAACAAAGAGTTCATCATTGATACGATTATTGATGAGAAAGGAGATCCCCATTACGAAGTAGCCTTCCCAGTGGGTCATCCAGTGTTGGACTTACTCATGATTGATTACTCGGTCGTGGAGTTGACTAGTGGCTGAAACTAGAATACGTCGTGGTAAGGTTGTCACCATCCCAGATGAGTGGCTGCACAACATCACTACTCGTGGAACTTTAAAGGACCGTAGAGATGCACGGATTGTAGTACGCGCTTCAAGGAAGCGTAGACTGCGAGCCGAACGGAACTTTGACTTCGATAGCCAATTGACTGAGTAGACTTTATTTGAGATCTATATCACAGGTATGCAAATGAAGAAACGCATTGATCTAGATTACTTGGCTGATCGTATCAAGGCCTGGGGTAAACCAACGCCACAACAGGTAATTGATTTGATTGCTCAGATGTATAAAGAGTTGGAACCGGATTACACAGGTAATTCGATGGACCATGTCAACTGTTGATAACGGGAGAAATGACATATGCTACAACAAGCCTACGGCGTTGACCTGATGGATATCGCCGCTGGTGGACATCTCGATTCGCACACCTCGAACTGGCTCCAAGATCGAACGTATAACCTGATGCAGAATGTATCGTCCACTACAGCTGGATGGTTCAACAAAGCTCGTACGTTCTATCAGACGATCTCTGAGTCGGATGCACTGCAAGCACTTCGGAACTTGACTGCGAAAGCTGACACTAGTTGGATGGGTAACAACATTCACTATTGCAACAGCATTGAACAGATCCAAACTGCTAACCCAATCATGCAACGTTACATCATGGCTGAACCACGTCTGCGAGATATGTATCTCAATGAATCGGTTGAAGGTTATGCTGGTAGCTATACCAACTATCATGGTACGGCTGTCGGTGTGAACCATTATGACTATCGTCGAGTAATGGACGGTATGGCGATGGTGTCTGACACTCATCTTGAATGGAACGATTTCTATGAGAACGTACCAGAAGAAGACAAAGAGTTGTCGTTGTTTGAGAAGGTAGATGTCATCCGTACTTGGAACCTAGTGAACGGAGAACTTGATGCACACGAGATGGACCCAACTAGTCCAATCGGTAACCTGCTGTAAGATCCCATAAGAGAGCCCTACGGGGCTCTCATTTATTCCGAGGTGCACATGCAAACTGAATACACTAGTCTTAATGAAATTCCTGGTCTAGGTCCATTCAACGAGGCTGCTGTTTACGATGCTAGTCAGTATCACGACTTCTATCGTAACCGTGCAGGTAACTTTACCTATCGTGGTGAAGACGAAACTGATGAACGTACGCCACGTTTCTACCCAAACACTTTCTTCGGACGTGGTGAAGTAGCTGGTGTTTACCCAACACCATTTCAGACCGTAGAAGTTAAAGCTGAAGGTAAAACATACCACTTGATTTTCCGTAGTGAGTTCAGTCACTTCTTCTGTGATGAAGTATGGCGTGAAGATGGACCAGGTATCTTCAGTGAAGTGCATGTCCTGCGTCTACCACAGGATCATCCAGCCACCGCTTTGTTCGTTACTGAACAAGTAGGAACATCACGTGTGGTTCAAACCGTATACGACCCTGTCGCTTAATCCATTTAAGAGGAATGATCATGTCACAACCTAAAGAACCTATACTCCTCAACTATCACTTCCATAAAGAAGAAGACGGTAAATGGATTCTCTTCTCGGAATGGGGTGGTGACATCGCTTATACCCCTGAGATCTTCGAGCAATACATCCGTCCACATATCAGCGTTGTAGCGGGTGTGGGTGATCACCTGTTCCACGGTCATGACTTCTCGATGGACTCCGTAGGCTTCGGTAAGTTGCCTGCTCGTCTGGCTATCCATTTCTTTGGTGGCCAACTGCATAACGTGAAAGTAGCCTTAGGTGGACTCGATCCTCTGACCTATGGTGTCCCTGTTAATCAATTCATATTGCGTCTTCCTCTCATGGAAGGTGTACCGTTGATTGTGTTCGAAGCTGAAGAACTAGATCCAGCGGCATAACTCTGCAATATCTTGTGTAGTGGAACCTTCGGGTTCCACGCACTTGTTATTTTTTTTTACAGAGGGCTTCACATGACTGAGATTACTTTCGGCACCTATGCTAGCATTAACGATTTGCCGCGCTTTGCTGCACTGGTTGCAGAGAAAGGTCCATTTAACCCGCAAGTCTACGTTGTCATTAAACGTAACCTACAGGGGCAATACACTATCGACGAAGAAGTGTCTTATACCGAAGACGAGTCTGGTGTACGCACTCAGTTGATTGAGTGGGACTTCGAGATGTATGAAGAAGATGGTGGTGTACTGGGTCTGTCTACCGCTTTGCCGGGTATTGCACAAACTGAATTTGGTGGTGCACGTTACAACATTTGGGCAAACGATACCGTAGTTAGTGATCATGAACTGGTCTATTCGGTTACGTTCGATATCCCTAATGCTGGTGGCCAAATGCACATGTTGGCTTTGGCGATCCCTTCGGATCACCCGGTTCTGCAATGCTATCGCCGCATTAACCAACCAGTGTAAAACCTGCGGGGCCTTAGGGCTCCGCATCTATCCCTTTCTTTTTTGGTGACTTATGCCTAAGTATCTACCAACATTGGGTGTTACAGGTTGGATCAATGACTTTGCTGGCACAGCCGATTACCTGTTGTCCTGCTACATTGCGACTGAAGCATCTGACTCAGTATTACATGATGAACAAAATACCTCAATGCAATATACATTGAAGACTAAAGCTGGCGACATGCTTGGTATCGAACAACAGATGGTTAACGACCTAGCCACCAAGTTTCAAGCTGTTTATGGGAATACTGCTGAAGCCTTTGTAGAGGTTACAGCTGATGACCCTAATAAGCCTGATCAATTCTCTATCAGTTTTACTGGCGTTGTTTACGACGAACTCGGTAGACCTTATACAGTCGGTAAGCTTGTGTTCATCGATGAAGGACGTGTCGTCAGAATCGCTAAACTCAACAATGGATAAACACATGGACACTACACCTAACAGCCCATTCGATCAACTGGCTATCGACGTAGCCGGTATCAAACAAACTCAAGCCGCTATCCAAAAACGTCTTGATGAACTCGACGTTACTATCCTGAAGATCATCAAGCTCTTCAAGTCTGGTGAAGAAGCTTTCGAACTGCGTGTTGCACGCGTTCTGAGCAATACCTTCAAAGGTCTGACCGATAACCTCGATCATTCGATTCAAGATGCTGCCGAAGGCGTAGCACAACTGGAACGTGGTTTCGATATCTACCCAGTTGATGGAGAGACCGTTCAAGAGAACGAGCAGACTGTTCTGGTAGTTAAGACCGAAGAGGGTGGTTACAACTATTCTCTGGCCCGTGATCCAGAAACTATCATCAACGATGGTTGTGAACCATTCAGCCGGTTCTTTGATGAGAACCCACAACTGTTCGGTGAACGTAAAGAGCTACTGGTAAACATCATTGCTTATACCACTAAGCAAACGACTAAGCCGGAGAGTACTGATGGGGAACGTTAACTATCTCTCGGGGCTGCACGTAAGTGAAATGGAGGTTCAGCGCGCATGCGCTGACATCCTAGCCAATGACGAGCGACAGACTCCCGTTGTTACAGAAGATATCTTCGAACACCAGATTGTTCCTTTGCTGCAACGACCATGGGATGAAAAGAACCTTGCTATTTATAAGCGGTATGTAGTCGAACTGACTATGCCTCTACGAGTAGCGGGTGTACGTAACGGTCAGACGGTTACGTTGTTCACTGTTCCACCTCTACACGCTCGTGTGGATACCTCTATGAGTGGTATTCATGACATCACGGTTAACCATCTAATCGAACATGCTTCGATGTTACGTCACCGTGGTACGAACGAACCTGTAGAACGGTACGTTGCCGAATACCTACATCAGATCTCTCAACTAGTTCCTATTGAAGAGAAACTCCTTGTCCCACTTGGGGCTATCCTAGCGTTGTACGGAAAGACTTTCGTCGACGACGGAGGGTTTCCTTTATACGAGTTGGATGGCCAACCAAAGACTACGATCAGTAGTACAGGTGAAGTAATTAACCTGTCGGGTGACCCATTCCAAAGCGACGGATTATTGGATGAAGACTGACCGGACTAAAATGCCTGGAGTGTTCAAGTACATTAGTTTAGGCGATGTCCATTTAGGGCATCGCTTGACTCCAGCATCTCACATCATCAAAAACCTACAACGTTTGATTACTGATGATCTGTTGAAGACACTTGACATGATCATTATCACTGGGGATCTATTCGACCGTCAGTTGAACAATGGTGACGATGACGTAAACGCTATCAACCGTTGGATCACCATTCTGTTGTACAAGTGCGCTGCGTATGACGTGCATCTGTATATTGTAGAAGGGACTCCAAGTCATGACCGTAAACAATCTCAATTCTTCATTGAGCAGAAAGTAAACGCCAATATTCCGGTGGAATTACACTATGCGAAAGAGCTAGAGATTCTTTACAACGACCGCTTTGACGCTCATTTCCTTTTTGTCCCTGATAAATGGCATCCTAGTACTTCCGTGACCTTGGGTCAAGTGAAAGCTAAGATGAAGGAATTGGGAATTGAGCAAGTTGACTTTGCTGTAATGCACGGGGCATTCACTTATCAACTACCTAGCATCGTAGAAGAACCTACTCATGATCAGTTCGAATACCTCTGCTTGGTTAAACACCAGATCTTGATTGGTCACGTACACAACATGACCGTCTACGAAGACAAGATCTATGCTGCGGGTTCATTTGATCGAATCTGTCACGCTGATGAAATCCCTAAAGGAATGTTTCACTTTGAAGTCCGTAAAGATGATACGTTCACAGCTACGTTCATTGAGAACAAAGGGGCTAAGTCTTACGTTACTTGGGAAGTCCACGGGTTAGATACCAAAGAGCTGAACTTCCAAGTCAAAGAACGTATACAAAACCTACCAAAAGGTTCCTCTATCCGCCTAAGGTGTGATCCGGGAGACGTAGCTAACGGTGACATTGATTCATACCGTCGAGAGTATCAATCTTTCGATTGGCAGATCACTGTGGAAAAAGCTACCGCCAAGAAGAATACTGTGATGGAGTCCATGCGTAACTTCGATATGTCAGAGTTTGTCCCTATCACTAAGGATAACATTCTAGAACTGTTGTTGTACGAGTTGGAAAACCAAGGGCACTCAGAGACGACCGTGGAACGTTGCGCTATGAGATTTAAAGAGTTAGTAAAGGGATAAACCATGGATCTCATTGAAAGAGAAGTTGGGCAGATACCAGTTAGTATCGGAACCTCTCTTGCCTTTGAGGGTTACTTAGGTACTCATCCGAATCCACCTAGGCAACCAATTGACGTTAAATCGGTAAAAGAAATCTGGGTCAACCTTAGAACGTTGGCTCGGAATCTTTGGTCTGCTGTACCTACATCTGAAGTGGCGAACTTAAACCCAGCGGCTGCTGTAGATGTTCTGATGCAAGAGGTCCAAACGATACCGGTTGCATTGGCGCAAGCTGGCGCTCGGGCGAAGATTCGTTATTACATTGCAGGTAAAGACGCAATGAAATGGATGTTCCCCAAAGCTATCTTTAAAGAAGCCAAGACGCCTAAACAAATGGCATACGAAGTTTACGAGCGGTACGCCGCTATCGAGTTGTATCAGCGAATGAAAGCTGAGGGCATAGAGGTTATGGAGATCAATAAGAAGCCTCCACCTAGTGAAGGCACTATTGCACTCATGACTCACTACCCACATGAATTACTATGGAAGGAACACTTCCAACGTCTGCTGTTGCTTGAGTCCCATACCGGTAAGTTCAAGCCATGGCAAATGTGGTACACCAAGCTAAACAACATAAAAGAGGATACACCCATGCCCTTCCTCAAATACACCATACAGGTGTTTGGAGATGGCGTGGATCTAGTGCCTCAACCGCGTGCGATCGTAGGACAGTTACGTCAACTAGCCCTTAACAAGAAGTGGTCACCCGTTACCACTGAAGGCAAGTTGTACCATGACATTCAAGCCTACGGCTCAAAAGAACTTAAAGAATCATATGCTACGCTGAGATAATACTCCAGCAGCATATCTTACGTACCACACACTCTCGAGAAGTGTAATTTAATCCAATTGGAGTTATACCCATGTCGCAACAGCAAAACTTCCCAGCACCAATCCTGAACATCTTCTCTGTAATGTCCAACTGGATGTTCGCAGATCCTGTAGAAGGTTCTCAGAAGCGCCCTAACCTGCGCTTTGGTGTTTACGGTAACGTTCCACGGGTTACTGTTAAAACCAACGTTCAAGGTGATATGAACAATGGCAAGATCGATTTCAACATGGACCTTGGTACTTTCGCAGTAGCTATGGCTTACCTGCGCAAGCTGACTGAAGGTGTGCCAGATACTCCAAACGAACTCAAACTGATCTATCAAGATGACTTCGTTGCTGGTAAGAAGTTGGATCGAGTAATGACTCTGTCCACTCTGGTAATCGGTAAAGCTACTGATGGTCGTATCTACATCGCTGTGCTGAGTTCCCAACAGTCGCGTCCACGCATTCGCTTCTTCTTCGGTCCTACCAAATACCATGCTATTCAAAATGGTGATGGTTCCATGCTGGGTGCTGATGCAATGTCCGTAGCTTACGCTAACGGTTTCGCTCGTACTGTTGAACCACTGATCTACAACCTGCTGACCGGTGCAAACTTCGACCCTAATGCTAAGAACGTTGCTAACCCAGCCAACATGAATGGTGGTGCTGGCCCTGGTGGTAAGCCGGGTGGTGGCGGCTTCAACGGCGGTGGTCAAGGTGGCGGTCAACAACAGCAACGCCCTCGTCCACAAGGCGGCGGTAATACCGGTACAACTGCTAACTTCGACTCCTTTGATGCCGAGCTTCCAAGCTTCGACTTCTAAGTCCCTTCTTTAACATACGGCGATCTTGAGTTTAACTCAGGGTTGCCATATGCCCTCCCGCTCGGTTCAGAGCCAATAGAAATTATTTCAGATTTATATCATACAGGCGTAGTACATATTAGAGGTTCTCTATGAAATTCGCTGTAACCAATGTGCAGGGCAATGGGTTTACTCAGGTAAGTGTTACACATGGCGATATTGAATTGCTATGGAGTGCACGTGCGTACAGTAAGGTTAAACTTCAAGATCCTAATCGGGTCTTCCGGGAGTTGAATGGCTATCTAGAAAACGTTGATGCACCTACGCAAGATCGGTTGTTCCACAGCTATGAAGAAATCCACAAGCTGTTCAAGATGGGCTTCGATCCTTCGATGCTCGTTAGCAGTTTGATTCACCACATCGGTGAGATCTATAAACAGATCCCAATGAACCGTCTGCGACGTTGGTTGTTGACTATCGGTAACTTGCACATCCCTGCTGATATCCAGGATACCATCACGGAAGACTCCCGCTATAACAAGCGTGAGCAAACTTATCTGAAGTCCGACTACATCAACATCGCAACTGTAGCCCTAGCTCTCCAAGCTATGATTCCAGTATGGGGTGAGTACATTGATCAGTGTACCGATCAAGAGTTGTATAAAGAGAACAACGTAATCGGGTTGGTCTCTGAAACAGAACTGGCCAACTGGCCAATGGGTGAAGTGGATATGTTGGGGGAAGAGATCCCAACTGTATTCGATAAGCTCGGTGGTTATGTGAAGTATTGCGTTGACGATGAACCATTGTCGTTGGCTCGTGCTTGGGCAGGTCTGAGTTCCACAGACATTCGTGTGCTACTGCAATCTAAAGTGTTGGTACGTCGTCTGACTATCATTCCACTGAACGATCCAACCAGCCACTCGATCGTAGCAAACATCTTCCGTTACGTGATGACTAACCTCACACCAGCAGAACGAAGCACAGCTGATCGTGTAGCGAAGAAACTCCCTGAAGGTGGCGGTGGCGGTGGTGATGACGAAGATAAAACATCGTTCATTGAATCACACAAAACCAAAGGTCGTATCAGTCCAGGTGACATCGAGGCTTACAACATCGATGCAATGGATTATGAATTGCTAGCTGAAGAAGTAGATCCAACGATCTGCAAAACTAAACTGGCCCAGTGTATCAGTTGTATTCAAAGTGTCGGTAACGTAGAGATCCGTCCACACCAGATCCTGCTAGCACAGTGGGTAATGGCTAAAGCGTTTCCTGCACGAGCTTTCTACCATATCTCCAAACTCCCAGTGAACTACCTGTTGGCTACATCTCAGGCACTCCTGTGGCATTGGGGTTTCAACGATGCAGCTATCTTGATGCAGGTAGAACCGTTGCGTCATGGGGATCATAACTCCACGACTCAACTCAACCAGACTCGTCAGGGTTCTCGTATCGCAAATCGGTTCCGTCCACAACTGGATGAACTGTATCCGCACATGAAACTTCAGAAGACTCCGCAAAATGGTAATGAGACTCCTAAGCCAGAAAACATGGCTGGTCTCGCGATCAACAACTGTAACCATTCTATCCGTGGCTCAAACTGGGTTTACCATGGACCAGATAAGTTGTTCAAAGAAGCTAATCAAGTAACCCATAACAAGGTTCTGATCCTTCCGCAGACCATCAAGCACACGATCACTGAAGTTGTGATTCACCTGGCTCAGATCAATCAGTAAGAGGTTACACATGCAGCATTTCAACACTGGCGCTACCGTAGGTAACTCTCCAGGCAACACTAAGATTCGTTTTGGTGAGAATGGTTTCATTGCAGTTCAGACTGGTACCTATCAGGCTCAATATCTTCGGCCATTTAACCCGAACACTAACGAGAACGTTGTACGTCAACTTCGTGAAGCTACTAACGAAGGTCTTAACCTCGGTGTCAGTGCAGTACAAGAGATTGCGGCAAACGTAATCACCCCAGCATCGATGGTTGAAGGCGAGGTAATGATTCCTGAAGGTTTCACTTCTCGTCGTTTCCGCATTATGTGTCGTGTCTTCGAAGAGCATCCGTTCTTCAAAGGTGCAACTACCCAACGGATCTTCTATGGTTATTCGGATCACTGCGATGCAACTTTGCAAAGCGGTCTCATGGACCCACGCATGCGGGTTTACTTCAACTCCGAAACCATCGTAGCTGAATCGATCATCAACACGCCTAACGGTCCTCAGACTCAAGCTAAGATCATCGGCTCTAACCAGATCATCTCTCCGGTGAACATGGTTGGTGGTGACAATGGAATGTTCGCGAAGCCTTCCAGCTTCCTGATCCGTCCTGAAGATAACTTCAACAAAATGCAAACTCGTGCTGTTGCAGAGAACCTGCAAAAGACTGGTTTGATCGATGTCAAGATCGATGCTGAATACGATCACCGCACTATGGTTGGTGAAGGTGGCTCGTTCAAGTATTCGATGCGTAAGGATACTTCTCCAGTTCGTTATCTGTCGAGTTCGTTGAGTGCATATCAGCATGCTCGTAAAGAGTACAACTCGTCGACTCATGACACTGATGACATCCTGTTCAATCGCGGTACTGATTCTTCGGAAGTATTGTTTGGTGAAGCTGCGGCAATGTGTCGTAACAGTTCCATCACTAACAACACCTTCCTGCAAGTTCTGCGTGACCACACCGGTTACATGGAAAAGGGTTTTGTATTGTGGGGTGAGCTGTGTGGCTTGTTCCCAGAACTGATGCAGACCAACGTTGCTCGTTTCGCAATGGATGATGGTCGTAGCATCAAGCAAGTTTCCCATGCTGGTCAATCCCAGAACTGGAACGGCGCTGACTATACTTCTATCGGTGCATCGCTGTTGGCTCAAACCATTCCATCGATTATGATGGATACGTTCTTGCGTCAAGTATCGTTCGCTGTAACGAATGGTAATGGTCCGAATGAATATCTGTTCGAGATCCATGGTCAAGCATCTGCCAGTATCATCCGTGGGATTGACATGCGTCCATATCTGCTGGAGATGGAACGTCGAGTTAAGGTTGACGTACTGCACAACATCACCCGTGGTAACCAACTGCCATTCCGTATCTCTATGATCTCGGACTTGGCTGGTGAATCGATCATTGACATCTCGATTGGTAACGAAGCAGTAGAACGTTTCGTAGCACCGACCTTTGCTGATAGTCTGTTCTCCCCAGTTATCACACGTAACCATCAGCTATCTAGTAACATCGCTAACGATATTACTTGGTTGGTTAAGAAGGTTATCGATGGTGATAACGATGTTAGTAACTTCAATCAGTTTAACGCTCAACAGCAAGGCTATCAAGGGTACCAACATCCAGTAGCACAAGCTGCACAATTCAATCCTCAAATCTTTACCGGAGTGAGCAACAATGTCGCCGATCTTGGTCTCCTATAACAAATCTCTGATCGCATTCTCTCTCGTCACTGACGATGAAGATATGGTTAGTCAGAAACAACCAACCGGTACGCTGTCGCCAATGAAGGTTGATGGTCGCCGGCTGGTATTGCCAACCAAAGCATGGCAACGCAAAGGCTATGGTGAAGACTATCAGCCGTATCACCCAGGTTGTGAAGTAATGTCTCGTGAAGGTACTTCACCAGTCATTCAGATGATGCAACGTCAGGCTAAAGCTAGTATCGCTCACGCGGTAGTTAGCATGGGTCAAGGCTTGCTGCAAGTGGCTGTTGATAAAGACACTCACAAAGACCTGCCGCTCGAATGCACCGAGTTCCTGAAGAAGCTGTCCAATGCGGATAAGACTACTAAAGAACTATTCGAGAAGCTGATCTCTGCTGCCGTTAAGAAGAATCGTCTGTTGACGGTATATCTGAAGAATGGTGGTCAGTACGATGGTAAGAAAGTAAACCGTTCGTGTATCATCCGTTTTCCGATCGTTGAAGATCTGAAAGCCGAATCCAAAGACAACGTTGTCTTGGGTGTTACTGTTCCGAAGAAACAACGCCCTACCTTGATCGCACTGTTCGATCTGATCGTACCTAACGGCGAGAACCCAGAGGAATACTCCTTCGGTACTACTGCACGTGTGGCACCATACTTCATCAGTCTGCTGACAGCTTTCCACAAGATCGCTTCGGTACTGAATGAACTGATCGAAGCCTATGCGGTTAAGCTGCATATTCCAGTTAAGCCATTCGAGCTGTACGACCTGAGCATCGTTGACGACATCATCAAGCATTACGATGATATCCCACCGTACTCTGGTAACGAAGGTAAGACTGACGCTCAGCCAGAAGAAGCAAGTGAAACTGTGAGTGTGGTTAAGAAAGCTGCGGTTGCTAAAGCCCAAGCCGAGAAACCACGTGAAGCAGTTCCACAGTTGGTACGTGGTAGCGCTCAGGTACTGACATCCGCAGTGCCTGCAACGGTAGAACACGTTGGTAAGAAAGCCGCTTCCATGGCTGACTTCATGAATGCTACCCAACCTCAGGCAACTGGTGGTTTCCAACAGCATCAACAACCACAATTGAACACTGGCTTCGTACCAGTAACGTTCAATCAACAGCAACCACAGTACGCACCACAATCGTTTAATGGTAATTTCAACGGCGGTGGTAACAGCTTCGCTCCTGCTCCTGTAGCAGCACCAGCGTGGATGGGTGGTGGTCAACCAGCTGTGAATCAAGGTTCAGCAAACCCTTTCATGGCAGCAACAATGACTGGGCACACCGGTAACAACGGTGGTCTTGGACTAATCTAAGAGACGGCATAAACTGGGGTCTTCGGACCCCGGTGTATGTTTTATTTTTTCAAGGGGTACCCGATGTCACATCCGAACAATCTAAGTGATGAGTATCCATGTCAGGGTGATACTTGGGCTATTAGTCCGAGTGTATATAACTTCACTGTTGTATTGGTAACCCCTAATGGAAAGATTCGTTATGTAGATAACATCCACTTAGGTAACCGACGTGTAAAAGAAACCGACCTTGATGGATTCAAAGCGTTTAATCTAGGTAAACCATTTATGGGTACCTATGAATTCATTGAACAGTTTGGCGTTACCGTTTCAGAGTAATGAAGTATTGTTGTAGTTCCGCGATTGCTTCTGGATGCGGTTCTATATACGACGTTGGCTGCGCTCGGTTTAGCGGATCACGTAACTCACGACCAAACTGATTGGGGTTAGTCATTCCATTAACCCTTGTGAACAACCAGTGTGTTTCTAGGGTGTGACCTTTGGACAGCAAGAAGCCTGAGAAGTCACCCTCGAACTGATATAGCTCTGCTGGGGTCAGTACATGGCGAACTGCATATAACGTCCTGAGCTGGTTCATGTGCATTTCTAGGATATGCCTGAACTCTGGGTTGTAGAACATATTCGCCCCAGGTGATTCCATAAGTAGTTTAATTGTAAAAGCCATTGGAAAACTCCATAGATTTTATTTGAGATCTATATCATTGATGGGTCAAAGAAGGTGAACGTGTATGGCGTGTCAGATCGCTGAGGCTTTAAGAGATCCATTGGCGTACTATAGAAAGATGCCAAAATATACTGTGTACTCTTTATCTAGTATTCTTAGTGAAGAACTACCTGCGGGCAAACTATTATGTAACGAAGTTGGAAGTACAGTTGATTGGCATCGGTTCGTGTTAGCACATGATCCGGGGTCAGAGGCTTATGCCGTTTACAACTTAGCGATGTGTGAGTTTGAGGAACGTAAATGTTTGAGATGAAACGGATAGCCCGTGAAGTAAAGTACCAATATGCCGGTAACGCGATTATCGACCCATGGTTTGGTACTACCTCCGCAGCACGGGGCGCAATGTTGTTGGGTCAGATTACACAGGCTCCGATAATCAAAGGTGCAGAACCACGCTGGTTCCAAACAGGTGGTGAACTGCGTTTCGGCGAACACAGTTTTGACATGAGGATTCCAGAAGACTGTCAGATCCTTTCGGTAATGCGGAAGTATCCAACTGGTCATGGTGCTGACTCTATCAAGCATAACCCGGAGACAACGATCTTCTATGAGCACTACTACGACGAATACAAAACCGTCGGTGTACTGCGCGTACCGGAGTTCATGACTTTCCACCAGACATTCGGCTTTAAGCTGGAACGTAATAAAGAAGTGTGGGAAAACATTCACCCAGGTGCAATGATCCCTAAAGATACCATTCTGTCTCAGTCTGCTGGTTTGAGTAAAGATGGTCACATGTGTGCGGGTTTGAACGTGCAAGCGTGTTTCCTTTCTCATTATGCCACCATTGAAGATGGATTCTTGATCTCTGATGAGATTCTTGAAGAGTTCGCTCCTCGTGCTTATGGTACTGCGATTGCAAGTTGTGGTCGTAAGAGCTTCCTGCTGAACGCTTATGGGAACAAACCATTCCCAGACATCGGTGAGAAGATTCGTCCTGATGGCGTTGTATTTGCAATGCGTGATCTGGATGACGATCTGTCTCCAGCTGAGATGACTCCACGAGCACTACGTGAAATCGATCGTACCTTCGACAAGGTAGTAATTGGTGAACCGGGTGCAACTGTTAAAGACATCAAGATCTATCGCGATGAACGTCAGAACCCAAGCTATACTCCATCGGGGATGGAGAAGCAACTGATGAAGTATTACGATGCCCTGTGCACGTATTACCGTGATGTCCTGAAGTTCTATCATTCGTTGAAAGCTAAACGTAAAGACCGCCTACGGATCACTGACGAATTCAACCAACTGGTAGTAGAAGCAATGATCTATCTGCCACAAGCAGAAGGTCAACGTAAACTGACTCGTATGTATCGTCTTGATCCTCTGGACGAGTGGCGTGTAGAAATCACTTATGAATCCCTGAAAGAACCAGGTGGTGCTTACAAGATCACTGACTTCCACGGTGGTAAAGGTGTTGTCTGTAAGACGCTCCCACGAGCACAGATGCCACGAGATGAGTTTGGTAATATCGCAGACGTAGTCATCTTCGGTGGTTCGACAATGCGTCGATCTAACTATGGTCGTATCTACGAACATGGTTTTGGTGCTACTGTTCGAGACTTGGCTCAACGCATCCGTGTTGAAGCTGGCTTTGAACGTCATGGCACACTCACCAAACAAGAACTGCGTAGCAATCCTAAAGCTAACGATCAAGCATTCATCGACTATGCATTCAACGAGTTCCAAGAACTCTGGTGGATCATTGCTCCGACGATGCATGACATCATGAAAGACCACCCTAATCGCAAAGAGTATATCCACGAGGTGATGGAGCAAGGCTTCAGTTATATCTTCACCCCGATCGATGATCCAACTCACTTGCCAACAGCAATGGACACAGTGATTAATAGTCGGTTCCGTCCGAACCATACTCCAGTCACACTCATGGGTCCTAACGGTAAGGAGATCACAACCAAAGATAAAGTTCTGATCGGTCCGCTATACATGATGTTGCTTGAGAAGATTGGTGATGACTGGTCGGCTGTAGCATCTGTTAAGGTTCAACAATTCGGTCTGCCATCGAAGCTGAATAACAATGATCGATCCAGTACTCCTGGTCGTGAATCAGCTATTCGTTCGTTCGGTGAATCTGAGACTCGTTCTTATAACTGTACTGTAGGTCCTGAAGCTACTATGGAACTGTTGGATCAAACCAACAACCCATTGGCTCACACGAATGTGATTAACAGTATCCTGACTGCGGAGTGCCCAACTAACATTGATCGCGCTGTAGACCGTGCGAAGGTTCCATTTGGTAATAGTCGTCCAGTAGCTCTGTTGGATCACATGCTCGAGATGCGTGGCATCGAATTCGTGTATGAACCAAGTCCAGGTTACAATGAGTACATGGCTTCCAATCCAGTTATCGATAAGGCACCAACGCCGTATGTTGGACCTAAGGTTAAGCATGAAGTAAAACGAGCAGCAACACGTTTGGCAAACTATAACAGTAGCTTCGAATCAATCGGAGACACTGGCTTGACGGAACGTATTACCGAAGCATTAGGTCTTCCGAGTAGTATGAGTCTGGAAGATGCTTTGGGTGTAGGGGAATATGCATGAGAAAGCTGAATGAGTATAGCGCGCAACAGATCGCGGCGATGTCGTATGATGATCTGTTTGCACTTCCAGCAGAATGGCACAAGGTAAAGTTCGCTGATGGTGATGTAATCACCAAAGACCGAATCACTAAACTGACAGCCATGCTCTGGGCACCTTTCAAAGCATATCCCGAGGTACCAATCTTGAAGGAACACCACCTTCAAGAACAACGCGTTACAGCGAAGTCTCTGGTGAAGATGCTGAATAAGATTATCTGGCACATCCATGCCAAGAATCCGACTCCAGTAGATCCAGAACACTTAGCCCGATTGGCTATTGAAGCTAAGAACGTGTTCTACAATCAATCCGCCCTGAAGCTTCCTGAATACTTCGCAACGCTCAGCATGTTTGAGATTAACGAAGTATGGCAGCACCCTAAGATCCGCGAGGCCAATACAGACATTGAGCCTACTACGCATGGTATCGAAGGGATCTCGTATAAGAAACTCAAAGATGCTTTCATGGACCCCGATCTGTTTATCGGTAACTCGATCATCGAGGGTCTTAAGTCTGGTACTCAGAAGATCGAACAGCTTTATCAAGCATTCGGTCCTCGGGGTTTCCCAACAGACATCAACTCTGACATCTTCCCAGAACCTGTGTTGCAAGGCTACATTGAAGGTATCTGGGGTTTGTACGAGAACATGGTTGAATCCCGTTCTGGTACTAAGGCTCTGCTGTATAACAAAGAACTGCTCCGGGTAACCGAGTACTTCAACCGTAAGTCTCAACTGATCGCTCAGTATGTACGGAACTTGCATCGTGGTGATTGTGGTGCCGATTACGTTACCTTCCCGGTAATGAAAGGTTATCTCCGTTCCATGAATGGTAAGTTCTATCTGAACGAAGAGACTGGACTGATGGATGTACTGACAGGTGAAGAAACTCATCTGATCGGTAAGCGTATCAAGATGCGATCCGTAATGGGTTGCATGCATAAAGATCCACAAGGTGTGTGCTCGACTTGTTATGGTCTGCTGGCGGATAACATCCCTCATGGTACCAACATCGGTCAAGTAGCCGCAGTATCGATGGGTGACAAAATCACCTCGTCTGTATTGTCGACTAAGCACACTGATGCAACTTCTGCGGTAGAGCAATATAAGCTAGGTGGCATTGAAGCCAATTACCTGCGTGAAGGTACTCAATCAGAAACGTTGTATCTGAAACGAGAACTGGATGGTAAAGGCTACAAGCTAATGATCTCTCGTGCAGAAGCGGCTAACCTCGCTGACGTACTGATGATCGAAAACCTACATGGCTATCCTCCGACGTCTGCGTCTGAGATGACTCGTTGTGGTTTGGTACGGAATGTAGGTGGTGAGGACGTAGGTGACGTTCTGACGGTATCGCTGTATAACCGTAAGGCTAGTTTGTCGCTTGACATGTTGAAGCACATCAAGCAAGTACGCTGGACTCCCGATGATCGTGGTAACATTATCATCGACATGGAAGGGTTTGATTTCAATCTACCTTTCCTGACTCTGCCGTATAAGCACGTTAACATGTACGAAGTGATGAAGCGTATCCAATCGTTCCTCCACTCGGGTTCTGACACTGAAGGTTCGAAGCTTAGTTCTGACAAGGTAGGTTTTACTAGCAAGACTTATCTAAAGAACTACTCTTCCGTGATCGAAGGTGTGGTGGCTCTAGCACAGCTGGTTAACGAAAAGATCAATCTGCCAATGGTGCACTGCGAAGTACTCGCGTATGCTATGACAGTAAAATCGATCCAGCAGAAAGACTTCAACCTGCCTAAGCCAGGGATTAGCGGTCAGTTTGAGAAGTATAACAAGCTGATGCAATCTCGTGACTTGGCCGGTACGATGGCTTTCGAGAAACAACATGAACCATTTGCCAACCCTGCAAGCTTCCTGTATACACAACGTAACGATCACCCTTATGTGAACGCGGTGATGGGAGGAAAGCTTAACTAAGACGGAGGTCGGGGCATTCGAGAGGGGCTACGGCCTCTCTCGTCTACCTTGTTAATTTTTTATGCAACCCCTATTAAAAGCTGAACGTTATACACACGGAGTTCGCCTATCGGGATTCACACGAGAAACATTTGAGAAGATGGCTGGGTTTCTGGAAGGTCTGTGCCTGAAAGAACCAAAGAAACTTCCGGGTGGCCGGATGATCATGGAGTTGAAGAAGAAGTATTACGGTGTTTTTGAAGACTTCAAAGAGGTCTATCTCCATCGTAACTCCTTCGAAGACCTTGTGAACTATCTAGCCAATCGGAACATCCCAAGAGAAGCTATCGAAGTTACTGAAGTTCCTATTCCAGTAGCTGCCGGTGCTTCCTATGAAATGTACGAGAAATACGTACTGCGGGATTATCAAGAGCTTATTGTTGAAGACATCTTGAGGCTAGGGTATCACTCAGCTCGCGTAGATCTACAAACAGGTAAGGGTAAGACCCTAAGTGCCTTGGCTGCTTTAGCCAAACGTGGTGGTCGTGCTGTAGTAATGGTTCCGCCTAAGTACTTCGGTATTTGGATTGAGGCATTGACGAACACCTATAAAGGCTACGAGAATCCAAGCAGTAAGTGGATGACCGTAAGTGGTTCCGCCGAACTCCAAAAACTCATTGACAGAGGAATCGAAAATGACCTGGAGGGTGTTGACGTTATCGTCATCTCCAACGTCACGTACCGCTCGTACATTGACAACTTCGAAAAGTATGGCCATGAAATTGTTGCTCTGGGTTATAACGCTCCGCCTCCAAGGTTCCATGAGGCAATCCGAGTGGGTATGCAGATCAATGACGAGATCCAAGAAGATCCGGGGCTTGTGTATCGCATCGATATGTATAGCAACGTTAATCTTCAAATCTATCTGTCTGCTACTCCTTTTACAGGTAATGCCTACGTAACGAAAATGATCGAGAAGATGTTGCCGCCGAATACCATGGTGCGTTTGCCAAGTATCGATGTCTACATTAACTGTTTAGGTTTGATTTACTCTGAACCTAAGATCAAACCCAAAGACTATCTAACACCGTTCAAGAACACGTATAACCATGCGCGTTATGAAACGGTTATGATGAAAGACAAAACGCGGTTGCACAATTACCTTAAGATGGTGGGTAAGATTACATCAGCGTTGTTTGTCAAAGACCGACAACCGGGTCAGAAGATGCTTCTGTTGTGTGCTACCGTTGCGTTCATTGAGACCGTAACCAAGTACCTAGTGGAGCTTTACCCTGATCTGGAAATCAATGGTCACGTCTCTGGATGTCCATACGAACGTTTGCTTAAGAACGATATTACGGTCTCGACGATTAAGTCATCGGGTACAGGTGTCGACATTCCTAACCTACGTGAAGTTGGTTTGCTCCAAGCTACTGACTCAAAGAAAGATAACATTCAGATCTTAGGTCGTCTACGTAAATTGCGTGACTTCCCTGACCTGACGCCAAGGCTTACGTTCTTGGCATGTGAGGCAATCCCTCAGCACTGTAAATACGCAAAGAACAAGAAAGAGCACTTCGCTGGTCGAACGCTTAACTTCAAGATGATGCGTATAGCCATGTAAACCAGTCCCTCCTTCGGGAGGGGCTTTATTCCGTCTCGAGGTCACATGAGTACATTTCAATTCTGTTGGGGGATCGGTATCTTCCTTTTGGCGATGATAACCTACAGCTATATCTTTATTAAAGCTTATAAGAAAGCTAAGGGTTATACCTACTACCGTATCTTCCTTGGTCTTTTGCTGTTGGCCATTGATCTAGCGTTTATCGGTTGTATGGTGATCATGTATAAAGTGTACGTGGGGTTAGTTTGATGGAACTGTTTATAGTACTAAAACTATTCACTATCGTCTACGCCTGTGGGTCGGTCATACAGGCCCTGTCGTTCCATCTGGCGATGTTTAAGCCTAGGGACCACCGTTATGCCAAGTACATGCTTGATAGCTTTGTAATGTTCTGTCTGAGCCTTGGTGCGTGGTTTGCAGTAAATCTAATAGAAGCTACTTATCTTGAAATGCTTGCGAGGAATGCAGTATGAGTATAGATCTCAATATCAAAGTTATCTACGGGTTGATCCCAGTGGTGTGTATTCTGTTAGCCTCCATGGTCTACATGTCGGTGAAGATGAACTCTGGTGTGGCTGATGTCACGGCAGCTCAATGGAATTGCTTCCGGTATACAACTTGGACTACGGTCGGTACATGTGTATTGTTAGTGATAGCATCGGTTACACTACTAATACGTCAGCAACTGCAATAGAACCCTTTTAAAGGGTATATTACGTGGGTGAACTAGAGGAGGTGCATATGTACGCAATCGTTCTACTTCACACGCTAGTACTGTTGTTGTCAATATGGATGGTATTTATTGGACTTAAGTGTTCAACTCCAGCGCGGGTGGTTTCAATGATACTACTCAGTATCGCACTAATCGCGTTGGATGGATATTCATTCATGATGTTCCTAGATACACTTGGAGGTTAGGCATGGCTATTTTAGTTTTGTTCTATGCCGTGGTAGCAGTGTTGTCGCTGGGTATGATGGTCATGGGACGTTGGTTGACTGTGGCTGGCGTACTGCTATTCCTTCTTGATGGTTGGGCCTTCTGGGAGTTTCTGGAGGTCCTAAAGAGGTGATGTATGGAATATCTGCTGATGGTCGTTGCACTGGTCTACGGTTTCCTGTTCTTTAAAGCTTTAGGGAGATTGATGATCTGTAACTTTAATATCACGTTGTTTCTAAGTGAGAGCACCTATGCCTGGATGGGATTCTTTTTCCTCTTCAATCTGGTTGCACTTATCTTCGCTGGCGGCGGCATGGTTATTAAAGCAATGGTTGATGCAACACTCTGATACGGCATAAGCCCCCTCCGATTGGAGGGGGCAATATGTTCTTTTTTTTTTTGCGTTATCCCAACCCTTTAAGGAGTTGGTTTGCACTGATCCCTTCTTGAACCGATTTAGATTCAGCTATGGTTACCATGAACCGAGCGTCATCGAAAGGTAGTTCGAAGAACTCATTGATGCTGAGTCCGTTAACTAGATGGATACGGTAGTTAATAAACTTACGTTGCCATGTTCGTCTAGGGCCACCTTCAATGATGTTTTCCTTAGGATGCAATCGCACTAAGTCTAAGGGGTCATTGGTTTGGTGCGTGCAGATACCGCGATCTTGTTGATACGCTTTGCGGGTGACCATCTGTGTAACTACGGGGCGCATCGGTCCCTGAGTCATATAGAGATCTTCCAGTTTGGAGTTCTCTATTTCCTGCAAACCGAATGACAGCATCGTGACGTGTCCATCCGGGTCGGATAGGTCAATTCCTAACCGACTGGATTTAGGGTCTTTAGCTTCTACCCCTGGTGAGACACTTTCCGGGCCGCTAACGTAAAAAACGTTGAGAGCATGTCAATCGGTACCAAGTGCGGCAACCGTTCGTTGAATGCAATCCCTTGTGGGGACTTACACGTCGAGCACTGGTGCGATGGGATAGCGATTACACCAATGATAGATTCGTTAGCGTACGCGTTAACACGTTCAACGAATTTGTCGAAGTACTCATGTTCCGAAATAGTCGAGGAAATGAATTCCATGATAACTTCAGGATCGTCCGTAAAGAGCTGGTCTTCAAAGTCTACGGCTTCTTCATCTTTCAGGTAGATTGCAGACACCCAGTGTGCGTACTGAGTCGCTTTGGTAGCCGATTGCAGACGACGGATGTACTCGAACCGCTGATTACCGTCTGGGGACTCGTTAAAGGCTCCCTGAGACATTTCGATGAGAGTATCGTACCAAAGCTTAGCTGCGATACGACGTTCAGCTACGGACGGTGGAGACAGTTTGATACCAACGTCATTCAGCCAGACAACCTTAGCGTTACCGATACTGAATGCCTTACGGTATTCAACGAAAGCATCTTCTGGTTGTGCGTCCAAACGCTTAGCGATGAACTTACGTTGTTCGATGGTGTATACCGAGTCATCGTAGTTAACGATGTTCGACATGTTCATCTTAAACTCAGTTACGCCAGAGCAGTTACGTGGATCAGCGATACATGGTACCGAGTAGTTGAAACCATCAGGGTACATTACCGATGCCAGTGCGTGATGCAGAATGCACTCGTCAAAGATACTGATCTCAGACTCAAGGTCCGATGGAGTTTTGTACTGACGGTTAGAGCTAGTAACACAACTCATAGCCAAATCAGTTACAGCATCCAGCATACGGAAGCTTGCGTGAGAGAATGCCAAACCTTTGGTGTCGTTACCGAGTTGTACACGGATAGACTGGAGTTCAGTTTGCATTGCTACTACTTCACCCAGCGAAGGACGACGCAGCCGGACCCAAATACCAGAGTGTGGCAAGAAGGTTTCGTATGTACCACCCATACCCGAACGATAGCTCAGGTAAGCCAGTGCGGCTTCTTTGGATTGACGCTTAGATTTGTCGTAAGTCTGTGCAGGACGACCCGGACGAACCAGCTTGGTATGGTTTGGTACAGAAGCACCGTCACGCCAGAAAGAACCTTCACGACTGAGAGCACCAGTAGGAGCTTCATCAAGAGAGATGTTCTGCAAACCAGAGATCAATGCTGCCAGCCACTTAACGTCGGTGCTAGTATTGGTGAGTTCACCATTACGCATTGCTTCTAGCAGTTCGTTGTTACGTTCGAGAACTTCGTTAAGCGTATTGAAGTTTTCACGTACGTAAGAGATGATTGGCAGTTCACCTTTAATAGGTTCGCCAGCAGCTTTACGTTCGTGTTGGAAGTTTTGCTCAGTCTGTAGTGGAGTCCACAGTTTTTCTGGCTCAGGTTCTGGCAGGTCCAGATTAGGTGGCATACCAACAGACTCAGGAGATGCTACAAACTCATTGGTATAGTCATCTTCTGTATCGAACCGATCAGGTACTTGTACTTCAGATTCGATGTTTTCGTTATCGCCCATGTTTAAGCCTCAATATTCAATTCGGTGATACCAACAGCTTCCAGTTCTTCCATCAGGACTAGGATCAGCGGTTGGACAGCTTGTTCGATGTGACCTTGGATCTTGGTATAGTCCATAGTCAGTTTGCTGATGAGTTCGATGTCAGCTGGGGTAGGCTTACCTTTCTTACCGGTAGCTTTCTCGCCCAGAGCTTTGACAGCAACCATCAAATGCGTGATGTCATTGGAGAGCGTATCGAAACGCTTTTCGAACCCTTCGGGATCAGTCAGTTTAAGTTTGTAGTCTTGAATATTAACGCCGACCGGCAGAACAAACAGGCTGGTCTGACTAATTGAATTGAGTGCAGCTTCTTGCATTTGATGAACGATGCTCCAACCATCTTGAGCGAGTAGCTCATTGGCAGCTTCAGCAGATTGTTCGATCACTTTGTTCATGTCTACGTTTGGAGTTTCTTGTTGCATGGTGGATTCCTTGTTAAAGATCTTGTCGAGCGCAGCAGAGAGTCTTGCTTCGTCTTCGGGAGTAGGTGGTGGTCGACCGGCGAACTCATGTGCATTAGCGATGGTAGAGAGATCACGACCTTCTACTTGGGCGACATGTTTCAATGCAGTCACAAGACCAGCTTTTTCTTCTTCGGTCCAAACATGGGGTGGGTGACCAGTCGGAGCTTGGAAATGACAGAGGCTAAGGTCCATTGGATTTTCCTTACGGCACGGTTGATAACATAGATAATACACCTTCGGTAATCTTTGTTCCTTATTAAAGAGTACGGTGCTACCTAACGGTATGTTAAACCTATCTACCTAAAGGTACTTAAATGAAACTCGAAATCCAAGATGCCCTCTCGAGCTTGATTCCACCAGAGCAGATGCAGATCATTTCTGACGTCGTCGATACTCTATTGGAGAAAGACTATGGCTTGGCACTCGATGAGCTGAACCAAGTTTTGATGATGGCTGACGATATGGCCGACTCAAGCATGTTGGTTGCTCGGGTACAAGACATCCTGACGTACGCTATGAACTATTGCCTTAACGACTATGGTATCACACTCGGTGAAGATGCTTCGTTGAAACTTCGGCATGACATTTATAAGACGCTCATTTACATCCCGCACTACATCATCCCTGACGATCTAGCCCACATCTTTAATAGCGATTACGATAACCAAGAAACTATCGCTCAGATCGTACCTTACTTCACGGACCATCCTGCTGATGTTGCGCTGGAACATATTGAAGAAGTTAGTGATAACATCATCGGTTACCTTCGTGAATCTATTAATGCTCGACTGAAGACTCAAGGTGAGTACGTCGGTGGTCGTGTAGATGCTGATCGAGTTAAGGTCATTAACCGTCTGCTGCACACTAATGAACCGGGTAAGTTCAGTATGATGGTAGAGCTGGCTAACGCTGGTGTACGGGTAGGTCGTCCTTATGAAGAACTAATCAATCTGAGCTTCGAACAACTCGAAGGTCGGAACCCAGTTGAAGCTGCTGCACAGATGGTAGGACTTGCATTCTTTAGTGACTTGCCTATCGGTGGTATCTGGCGACAAATCGATACTTCTCTGGATGACTACACTGATAACCCGATGGAAAGACGAATCATGCTCGATGAGATCGGCACCATCAAACGTAACGTTGGTAACTTAGATGAAGCTACGTGATTATTTCCTTGAGGCTTTAACAGCCGGGATGGGTCGTAAGCGGATCTGGATGAACAGTTTGGTTAGCGTTGTTTATAACAACGAAGACGTAGCTGACTTCATGTACAAACCTCATTTAAAAGATGGGAAGATGTACTTCTACAAACCAGACAGCAACGAACCTGTTTACATTGACGATTACGTTGATGGTATTGCACCAATCCACTTCCGTGATGAGTTCATTCTCCAACCGGGTGAGATCCTTAACTATAAAGGAACTGAGCCACTTCGTACTTGTTACGGTAACGTATTCTTTAACCATCTCTGTTTGGTTGAACCCTTTGCTGATCTGATTCCTTTCGCTGCTGGTACTATCGTGCCTTCCAAGTTTGAAGACTTTATCTTGGAGAACATGATTGATGACCGGGAAGATGGCGATGAGTCTGAAATGGCTACAGGTGGTAAGCTTTACGTTTGGCAGTATCTTAAGTTCTGTGACCACTGTCTGGCAATCCCAGGCTATGCTGACGGACTGGTAACTTCCACTACCCGTAAGTCTTTGATCTCCAACCCTAAGTGGCCAGCTATCCGTGCTGCTTGGATTGAGAAGAACAAACATCGACTGAATGATCCAGCTGCTGTAGCAGAGCTGTCAGTTATTGCTACCAAGTGTGACGATGAACATTTGGATGGTGATGAATCTCAAGTCTTCTATAAAGCTAAGAAGAAGCTCGAAGGTGCACGTCGTAAAGTACACTACATGTTCGGTGGTGAATCTCCTTTCTCTGATGGTACGACTGTTGAGTTTATCTCGAAGTCTCTTGAAGAAGGTATTGATACTGACCACATGTCGGTAATGAACAACTCCCTACGATTCGGTTCTTATAACCGTGGAGCACAGACTGCTCTGGGTGGTGAGTCTACTAAGACGATTTATCGAATGGTAGGTACTGCACGAATCATCGAACATGACTGCAAGACATGGTTGGGTGTTCCGACTATGATCTCCGACTACAACTACGAAGACCTTTATGGTTACTCGTATATCGAAGACGGTGAATCCATTTTGATCACTAAAGAGAATGCTCCAGGCCTACGTGGTCAACGCATTGCTATTCGTGGTCCGATGGTGTGTAAGGCTGGTCGTGATATCGAGAAAGGTACGATCGGTAAAGGTAAGAACATCTGTGCTGTGTGTGCGGGTACTGCATTGGCAGAGAACCCTAACGGTATTCCAGCTGCTACTGCTGGTGTAGGTGGTCGATTCCTGATGGTGTTCATGTCGAAGATGCACAGCTCGACACTCCGTACGGTTAAGTGGGATATGCACGCCCGCATTACCTAACATCTTATGAAACGGGGATTGCTTGCAGTCCCCCACAATTCCAAACAAGGTTAATCACAATGGCTAAGAACAAATTCTCTAACTTCGCTCAGCTGGCTTCTGTTACAACCCCAACTAAAGCTGCCGATCTGGAAACTCCAGTCACTCCAACAGAAACCATTCAACAAATCGACAGCGTAACTACTGATGGCGATGCTATCATTGTAAATACCGTTGATACCCAAGGCGAAGACCTCGGTGATGTTAGTGTACCTGCTACCGAAGCACGTGGTGCCACCGTTCCAATCGTTCAAGTCGATGAGCTGGGTTATCTCGCTACTACTCCAAGTGAAGAACTGTCTCCTTTCGAAGAGTCGGTAGAAGACGAACGTGCACACGAAGACTCCGCTCCGGGTCTTAATGACGAAACTGAAGAAGAGCCAGACGGCACAGCTATTACGGATGAGAGTACCCTCACTCCATTTGTACCGCCACCTCTTACTCTGAATGATCGTGATGTTCAGACTTGGACTACCGATGAACTGGAAGCTTACATCACTGGTAACGTAACCGAAGATGTTTACTTCTCCACCGTTAAGTCGGCAATCAATGAGCATCGCATTCGTGTAGACCGCTTGTCCAACGCATGGACCATCGAAGAGTGCAAGGCCTTTCTGGAATCGGGTATTGTACCTGCCAAAACGTCCAAAGGTGCTTGGGTCAAAGACGAAACTCGTAAGCATCGTCGCGAGCATGAATGGTCTACTCAAGAACTGGAAAGCTGGGCACTGGGCGAGATCCAGCCTGAGGGTGTAACTCTGCCTGCTGGTCTGGCATTGGAACTCAAGGATCGCCTTGCTCTGAACGTACCGTCCCAAGACGTACAGGCTATTCTGACTAACTACAAACATCGTACTGGTCAAGTAAATAAGCCAACTGCAAATCCAGCTCCTACAGCTGTAGCTGCATTCGTAACTGAATCCCAAAAGGCTTCGGTTGCAAAACAAATTACCTATGAAGGTCTGACCGAAATGAATCAATCTTACATCGAAAGTTCGCTGGCTGCTTTTGCTGCTGCAATGAAACCGGGTAAAGCTGTCTCTCCTGCCTTTGGTGGTGAAGCTCAGAAACTCCTGATGCAAATCATCAACTATGCTATCCGTCTGGAAGACCCAGCTGCTAGCCGTAGTGCAATGAATCTGCTGCTCGACTACTTCCGTGCTAACCGTAGTCATGGTCAGTTGTTCGAAGACACCTACGCATTCCGCTTCATCGAAGACATGCGTGCTACCGCTAAAGAACAAGAGTCTCATGCTGCTCTGTTGACCCTGTTCCTCGTATACGCTGACCCACTGACTGAGCTGCGTGCACAAACTGATACTGGTTCCCTGATCAAAGGTGTACCTACTCAGTACCAATCGCGTCTGTTTGAATTCTTCAGCAAGTTGTAATACCCGTCATAAGACCCCGGCCTAACGGCTGGGGCTTTATGCTGTTATACACGGTCTGCAATGTTCGTACTAGGATAAGCTCGACCATTACCCCACATAATGCGGATACATCCATCGCCACCTTTACCTGATAGGCGGTTACCACTGGAACGTAGTTGGGCACCACCACCACCACCGTAGTTAGCACCAACGATCGTGCTACTTGTAACACGTACGCCTAATGGAGAACACCCTCCGCCTAGGATACCACTACCGGAGCCACCGAATGTACCTGAGTCGCCACCTTTCACATCCCCGGACGAACCGCCACCTGAAGCACCGTTAGCACTGTTACTACCGCCTACGACACTATCAATAGTTGTAGACTCTGCGGCCTGCACACCAGCAATGACGCCAAACGCACTTGAGGCATAATCGGTTTGGTATGTACCAGCTGTACCCATTGGTAGAGATTGTGCAACACCACCACTCCCTATCACTAATGTATATTTATCACCTGGAGTTACCGGAATATCATTCTTCCAACGTACACATCCGCCCCTACCGGCATCTGCCGCCGCAGCGGATTGAACTCGACCCCGCAAACCAGCTGAGATAACGGCTACACTAATAGAGGTAACACCGACGGGAACAGTCCATTCGATTGTACCGGGAGTACTGAGTACATCTTGGCCACCTTTAACCATTGGATCTGGTGGACCACTACTGGTGAAGCCAGCCCATGCTAGATACTGTTCAATCATTTAAACCTCCTCAATAATCGGTCGCCATCCAGCGTAGTTAGCTGTAGTGTTATTGGGCACATACCAACCAGCAGTCAGCTGGTGCGCTTTATCTTGGTCGTTATAGCACCGTACCATGTGATGTGTTGCAGGTGTGTAGCTATCCTGAACCCAAGACATTGTACCATTGCCATTCGATACAGCTGTATAGGTAGTCTCAAGCCCTAGGTCGACATCGAGATAAGCGGCTAATCTAGGATACGCCATGACGTAAGGGTGGTCTTTAGACACGCCATTATAGATCGGATAAACCAGATCGTTAAAGGAACCACCAGTAGAGATCGTGTACTGCGATGTGACAGGTGGGATATAACCTGTAGGAAGCCTCACCGTGTGAGCTTTACCATTGATCATGAACTGTTGATTACCGAAAACCAAACCTAGCGCATTCAATGCTTCCCATGTCATCCCATGACGGAGAACTTTCTTAGCCAGGTAAACGGTCTTACCCAAATATGTATACTTAAGCCAGTTTACCGAAGCGTTGGTAACTGTACCTGTAGACCCCATACCTACCAGAGTCGTAAGTGCTGCGGCTGTAATGAAATCTGCCCCAGCTACTTCTCCTAGGAAAACCGTACCTGGCTTCTTAGGCGGCAGGCTCAGCATGAATTCTAACATAGTCAATACCTATTGATGTTTAATAACTATAAGATTAGCGACATAAAGCTACCCCGAAGGGTAGCCTATTATGCCTTAACGATTGTAAAGCGTGCATCGTAGGGAGGTAATACAATGACCTCTTTCTCCGATTTAGCTTCTTTACGTCTTGCAGTTGCAATCAACAGGTTGAGTTCGTCTGTAATCCAAATGTAAGCGTCTGGTGTGTTGTGTAGCTGCACTACAGTTGATCCATAAGCCTCAGCCATGGATTGATCAGTTGTGAAGCTTAGAGGGCGTTCCAGAGCGTATTCATAAGACTCACCGATGTGGTGTGGTTTTACTTTAGCTCCCAACCAATCGCGTTTCATCAGCCCCATCGTGTCTTGGTAAGCAGACGTAGGATAGAATCCACGGAATAGATTAGTTCCCTCAGGTAGTGGCTTAATAGCTTTAAGCTGTTCAGCGATGTCCTTCAACTCAGTGTACATATGCATGTCCGGTAGTTCAACCCATCGGACCAGTAACTTGATTGCATCAGGCATAGCCATGTAAGCGACTGTTACCTTATCATCCAGTTTCTTTACATCGAACGTCTTTGCTTCTTCGTTCATTGGTAACTCTCATTCAACAATTCACATAAAGCTCGTGCTTGGGAGATATCGGTATTAGCGAAACAATCGCTTAACCACAGATCATTAGCTTGAGCGCCTACAGCTAGTTCTCGCATGAGTTCAGGGTTTGCCTTAGCCCATACTCGCCAAAGATCTTTATAAGCTTCCCAGAGGTCTATGGACGTATCTAAAGGAGGTTTACCTTTGCCGTCACGCCAGTTACTACCACCTGGATTGTAACCTTTAACATCGCACTGATAATGACACTCAATAGTCCGCCCATCCGGCATATAAGCAAAGAGTGCACTGTAACGTTTATCGCCAACGGAGGAACATTCGTATCCTCCGCGACGCTTCCACCGGTATGTTACTTTGGGACTTCAGTTTCTTTGCTGGCCAGATAGGCTGCGAGGATTACATCCAAGCGTGGTGCCTTGAGGATCTTCTGACCAATCTCCAACACGTTAACTCTGCAACCCGTAAGGTTAACACCCAGCTCACGTTTATGGTAATCACTAATGCCTTGGATGGCAGCAGTTTCCATAACCGTTGTTTCACGAGCAATGTTCAGAATCTGACTAACGTTAGGATAAGTCGATACAATGTCCAAGTCAGCTACGTGTGTCCAGATCAAGCTCCGATAGTCGGGGAAGTCTTTAACACACTTAACGCCATTAGGACCCGCCATATAGGAAGGCAGTGTAACGATCCATCCATCGTGACCTACCACGTATTGATCTAAGTCATGAACCATCTGGTCAGAACTAGATCCAATTACGCATGGTTCTGGTCGAGCCAAATACCAGAAGTGCATATCGTCAACGAGGCGCTTAGGGTTCGAGTTAAAGTTCTTAAAGTCCGAAGACTTAGAGAACAATGTAATCGATGCACCCAAGTCACTGATCTTCTCATCAAGTTGTTCCAGTCGGATACTGTCGATGATGTTGTAGATGCCGTAACGAACCTTGTGGTTCTTCTGCATCTCGATGTGCCATTCGATCCCGAAGAGATGGTCAGTTTCTGCAAACTTCAACTTACCAAAGTTCAGCTTAAAGCTAACCTTGTAACCAGCGAATACGTTTACACCCCACTCGAGTTTATCAACCGATTTCCATACAGGCTCACGGTGTTCTACTTGGTAGGAGTGCTCTTCGAATTCGTAGATAGCCGATACGGTATCATCATCATCGAAGTCTGGTACGGAATCATCATCCGCGTCTTCGTCCAGTTCTTCCTCATCTTCGTCTTCAACCGCAATAGTCTCGGTTACGGTTTCAGTGGTAACGACGTCTTCGGATGGATTAGATACACTCCAGTAAGGGTGACTACCCGAACGGTCAGCCATAGACTTGTCGGCATTCTTTAGGAATGCTTTCAGATCGTCTTCTGTCTTGATCTCAGATTCTTCATCAACGCTCAGTTCTTTACGAAGGATTGCATCCAATGCATAACTGGATTCTTTACCTTTAGCCAGACGAGTTACACGATACGTCGACATCGAGTCAATGCACTGGAAGCTAGCTGGAGCTGTAATCCAATGCCATTGGTCTTCTGGACCTTTAGACTTAGTCACACCAGAAGCGGTAGTGTTCATCGCTTGGTCTTGACGATAGTGGAAGTAACGGAACTGCTTAGGTACAGAAGGATCACTGAATACTTCAGCTGGATCAATCCCATAACGCTCCAACGTAGCCAAGATTTTGGACATGTCGAAGTCGATGTTCCAGAAAGCAAAGAAGTCAGGCTTCCACTCATGCAAACGTTTCATGCACTGAATAACGATATCGGCAGGAGACTCAACTACTTCGATTTGGATATTCAGGTTACGTGCTTTACGTAAAGTCACCAACTCAGGAATACGTTCGAGTTCATCAAACGTCTCTTGTACTGGATCTTTCAGGTCTTCTACCCAATGCTTGAGATAAGCAAGGTAAACATTAGACTTGTGTGTAACAGACATACAGATGATCTGACCATCGTTCTCAGATTCATAAACGTTGGTTTCAATGTCACCGCCTGCTACGGTGTTACGAGAGATCAATCCCGGATAGGTCGTACGGTAGTCGTTCTTCAAGCAACATACAGAACTAACGTCAGAGCCATAAAGAAATGGACTGCGACTAAGCTGTCGCATTCTAGGATTAGGTCCCATGCTGTAATCTTTCAATGCTTTCGCTACAGCGTATGGCATCTTAGACTGAGTCGTCTTGAACTTACGTAACTGACTCAGTGGCATGTAGTCTTTCTTTTCTTTGTACGGTCTTAACCGTTCTTCTTTGTATACGGCTGGATCGATATAAAAAGAACGTTCGTAGTTAGGAATCATTTTGATTCGACTAATCCTACGCTTATCCTTAAGGTGAACTACTTCCTTAACGACGTGCATGTCGTTACGACCACCTTTCTCGTTTACAAAGGTAATGTGTTTGGCTTCAATGCCTACCACATCTTCCTTACTGAATTCTTCGCTCATTGCAGTGCCCCAATGTGTGTATAGCTGTATAACTTAATACGGTCGAGTTTATTCATCCTGAGAGATGAATGATAAGAGCAATAAGGCTATTAGCTAACGCTAATATTAATTAAAAATAAAAAGCCCCCCCTCCGATGCTCTTAGTCTAGTCTACATTAGATAAGACTTCTCAAGTATTTCTTAACACAATCTTTATGATTACAATTGAGGATCTCCCATGTACAATGAAATTATCTCATTAGAGATGCTAGCCATTGGAGCAAAGACACCACTCGTTAAGTTAGTAGAGTCGTACGTGAAAGATGTTCGTTCACTCTGGACTACCTATCCTAATAACCAACCCACTACTCTGTATGACGACCTGGGTAAGATCAGCTCTAAGTTCATTAAAGATGTTAAACGTACAGTTGGTGCTAACATTACCATTGACATGTACAATATCGATGGACCATCAGCAGGAGTCATGTCTGCAATCTGGTTCAATGGACACTCCGGTTCAAGGTATTACAGTGACCCAGCCTTAAAGATCGTCTCCGATGATAGCGTATCATTACATCAGGTACTTGAACTAGACCTGAAGAACGTAACGGTCAGAGGTACATTGGCAGATGCTCTTTCGTTTAAACTGTTCTTTACCGACTACATCTTCTTCAATACCAAATTCCTTACGGATAATGAATTTGTTGCAACACTACTGCATGAATTCGGACACATCTTCAACACGTTCATGACCCTAGGGGATTACGTTTGGTTGAACTACTATCTGACCGATGGCATAGAGATTCTAATGGGTAAGCGTCCTAACAAATTAAAGTTAGAGATCTTTAACCAACGATGGATTGATGAGAACGTCCCCGAAGATCTTCGAGAAGCGTTCACTAACGATAGAAACGAAGACAATGCTAAACGCGTTATCTTCAGTGCTCTTAAGAAAGCCCCACGTCATCACCTTACTAATAACCCTATCATGGCTGTACGTCGTGAAGAGCAGCTTGCTGATATGTTCGCTACTCGCCTAGGTTATGGTAAGTACATGGTGGATGCTAACTATAAGTACGATCGTCAATACGGTGATCCGCAACTGGTTGGTCGTCGTTGGTATGCAGAAACTGCTAAAGTTCTGGTAAGTCTGGTACTGTTACCCGTAGCGGCTATCGGGATGATTATGTACGACCCATTGATTCACGATGGACTCGTTGCACGTTATGATGACCCGATGACTCGTAACGTCAGAATACGACGTGACCTTGTTGCCCAACTCAAAAATCCTGGACCACTTAACCGTGATGCAATCGTTGCCGATATCGATGCAATTGATGCCATCATTAAAGAGTATTCCACAAACGCTTCTGTCATTGACAGCTTCGTAAACTTCTTCAGACCCGACATTCGTAAGCAACGACAGAATACTAAGGTTGAAGATGATTTAGAATCACTCATGCAAAACGACCTGTTCCTACAGGCTCACAAACTCAGTAAACTCTAAGGTACCTTACCATGCGTATTGGTTATGAAATTTCGAAATACCTCAAAGAAGTCCGCACTCCAGAAGGCAGTGATCGTGTACTTCGGGCTATGATGGTTGCTAACGCCCTTGGCTACCACTTCCCTATTGATCCTGCGAAGTCTGCTATTGACAACGCTGCCGACTTTGCTGACGAAGCGCGTAAGGTAGTGGGCCAGATCAATGAGAACCTTTCTCTGGATTCTAAGCTTGCTCTGGAACTGTTCAAGCAAGTCATTGCAATCCGTCATGAACTGATTGTTGGGGGCTGTGACATCTCGATCATGGAAGCTGCCATGCGCTCCCATACCGCTGATCAACATCAGACTGGCGCTGAGACTGTAGCTGCTACATCCCTGCTCACTAACCTTGAGTTCATGCGTGCACAGAATGGTATTCGTTCCGTTCTGCAATCGCTCGGCACCGAAGGCTAAGGGAGTAGGCTATGGATACCAGTGATGACACAATCCGACATCCTCGTATTACTAAAGCCACCGCTAAAGCTCTTATCGCCATGGAGAAGATCATCATTGATACTGATATGTCAGTGGTGATCTGTATGGTCAGACTTACTAATGGTCAACGATTGGTTGCGGATGCAATCGTCGCTAACTATAAAACGTTTGATCCTGAACGCGGAACACAAATCGCACGAGCCAAGATTATCGATGAGATCATCAGGCTTGAAATGTATGACCTTCGAAAGAAGCTACATGAGCAAAAAACTAAAGGAGGTCGGCAATGCTGACTGAAACAGAAATTCTGGACGAACAAGTCCAAACTCTTGACGAAGCATTGGATAAGCTGGAAGAACATTCTGCTGAACCCATCACTCCGAATGAGCTAGGTGACGTTGACGCCGGTCATGCATTGTCCGTTACCGTTGAATGCCTTAAAGCTACTCGTGATCTTTACCACACCATCTCCCAAGAAGGTGTATCTGCTGCTGACGTTCAAGCTCTACGCAGTATTCGTGATCGGATGTCGCCGTATATGACCCTGACTCCAAAGGTTGCTTTGGAAGCTTATGAAGGGATGTTTACGCCTAATCGTAGTATGATTAACCAAGTCATTTCGCAAGAAGCTACTCTGGCTGAAATCGGTACTACGCTTAAGGAATGGTTCTTCAAGTTCTTGGACTTCGTGATCAAGATCGTTGACTGGTGTCGTGTTGTATGGAACTCGGAAGAAGCAGTACGCATTCGACTGAAGGCTCTAGACTCTAACCTGCAAAGCATGTACAACGCATTCGATGATTGCTTGGTACGTAACAAGTTGGCAGGTGTGGACATGTTGCCACAACTGACTGCTATCGCTAAGGTAGTGTTGACCGATCCTAAATTGACTCGTTCTGAAGCTATGTTGATTGCATTTGGCCTGAAAGGTCATGACTCGGTTATTGTCCATGGTGACAAAGACATCGACTACACCTTTAACTTGCTTATGAAAGATGTGGCTTCTCTGAAGACCCACGTTGAACAGAACAAGCCAATGGCAGTTGGTATTGACTTCGCTACTGATCTCCATGTAACTGCTGAAGCAATGGAAGAACTGTTGGTTGCTACCGACGAAGTAGATTTCTTCTTTGATCATCTCGGCACTGAGTTCTGGATGCATCCGAAGCGTTTGGTGGGTCGTCCTATCTATGCTCCATCGCACAACATCCTTCAAGTACAACGTCTGGCTAAAGAGTTCCGTACTATCAAACGTAACGTGAACTTTGATAACCTCAAAGAAGTAGACATCTTGGTACAGACCGTAGAGAATATCTCGGGTTGTGTTCAAGGGTTGGAACGAGTGATTGCCTTTAAGCAAAAGCTGTACGGTGATTACTATAAGGCCTCCGCTACAATGGCTAACTTCTATATCCGTGGTCGTGATGTCCTGATTGACCAGATCGCTAAGAATGGTGATGAAGACATTAACCGTGTGGTATTGACCAAGCTTAATAAAGTTTGGGATGAGATCCTCAAGAAGATGGGTATGTAACAGCATAAAGCCCCTGCGGTTAAGCAGGGGCAATATGTCGTCTTAGACGGGATCAAGCGTGTGACGGTACCAGTTAAACACAACGTCATCTTCAACGGTGAGTTCTTGGTTAGGCAGTACTGTCAGTTTCTTACGAATGGCCAAACGTACAGCATCATCTTCAACAGTCAAGATGGTGAAGTTGTTAGTACCACCCAGACCAGCCGCTTCGATAGCCATTACGTCATCACCCGAAGTTTCCTTCAGCTTAGAGATAATGTCAGACATGCTGATTGTGCTACGTTGCAGATACTCGTTAACGACACGCTTAGCGTTCGCAATGAGGCTAGGACGAATCGTAGGGTTGGTGTAGCCAGGCTTGCTGAGATAGAAGCTCATGCTAAACGCTTGATCTACAGGAATGGTTACCTGCTGACCTTCACGGATACTTGCTACGGTGTCACCATAGGTCGTGGTTGGGTAAAGGAACAACTCGGCCTCACTCAACAGACGTGCATCCAAAGCAGCGATGTCGTTCTGAATCCACGTTACGATTTCCATAGGGATCTCTTGTGCGTAAGCAGCGGCATCCCGTTCGTTAGCGTAGTAGAACAAACCATCAACCATGAACAGCGTGGTCTCGTACAACAGCTTACGTGGCTCCAACAGAATCGGATTACCATCCGCATCGATGATCGGGTCACCAGCACGATGATCCATTACTGGATTACCTTGTTCATCCAACACAGGGTCACCCACTTTGTGGAGTACCTTGTAGTCGAGCGTTCCATCTGGCTTGACTGTGATAATAACGTTACCGTTAGCATCCGTCTCGTAGATCGTAGTGGTGTAATAAGCTGGCACGTTATGGTCGTACTTCTTATAGCTCTCAGAACTCAACACAGGGCGACTACGACGCCACAACCGACTAAGGTCGTAACCGAGTGTAGTCTTCAACCGTTCACGAGTAACGGTCATGAACTGATCTGGCAACAAATGTACCTGAACCATTTCATCAAGGTCGTTAGGTTGATAGCCTGGAGTAATGGAGTTAACCACGCAGATCGTAATATCCAGATTCGTGAGCAATGGAGCGAAGTAGTTATTCTGCACTTCACTAAACATACTCATGTTGGTAGTACGAAGTTCACCAGCACTGTTAAGGTCGAAGTTAGACTCGATCTCGAATTCAAAGATTCGTTCAGCGTCTTGAATACCAACCTGTTTACCGTTTACCGATGCCCAACGTTTCTCACCCTCTGGTTGATAACCGATTTGTACCAACACTTGGTTATCTTCCAACTTACGGAACTGTTCACCCGATTCCAACTTGATACGAATACCGTAACCTTTAGGAGTGCGATAGATGTCGTACTCTTTGATTGCTACTTGAAGGTTAGCCGTATCGTTCTCACCCACAAACAGTTTCTGAGTGACAGTCGGTTTGTCCAAGTAGTAAGGGCGCATGTCGAAGTTGTTATTCGTAGCATCCAGCACGTTGTGGAATGGCGAATACACGTAACGAGAGTTGTTCATCTCACGAGCACGTTGTTCAGCTGACATTCCATCCAATCGATCGATAGCATCATCGGACAATGGAGTCACTTTACCTTGATTAAAGGCGTAAAGCATGGAAGGCAACAGAGTTTGTCGCAGACCGTTGTCAGATACATGCTGAGAGCCCGAGATACTGTCCATGTTGAACGTAATCTGTGACATGGCTACACCTGCCCCAGAAACAACATCGAGGGCTTCTGGGGTACCTAGACGCCGTGAGGCGAGGTATTCCAAATTGGTGATGTTATCGACGTTAGTTACCAATGCATAACCACGACGATCCAACTGAGCGGAAAGCTGTACGTTAGTAATCGGAGTTTGCATCGGACCCAAGGTGTTGTTGATAACTTGTTCCCGCAGTGTTTCGAAAGCCATTGCGTTAGCACCACCTGTTACACGTTGACGCGCCAAAGGCTGACAAGTCGTGAGGGTTTCCAGTGGAGCAGAAAACGTTTTGTCATCATCAATCGAGTTGAACTTAATAGTGAACTCGTTATCTTGGATCGTACCCATATCACGATCCAATTCCCCCAGTGTAGTATAGATGTCGATCCGAATAGAACCTTCAGCCATACCAGTAGTTACATAAACCGTGGGGATACTTACTTTCAGGATGTTGTTCACAACCTTGAACACTACGGTTAGATCCATAGGGTCGTAAGTCAGAGCAGAGTGAGTCGTAGTGATCTCATCCCATGACTCTTCGTTATCACGAGAGATATAAGCACGAGCGTAGTAGAACTGGTTATCGAATGTGTAATCCGTTTGGAACAGATCCTCAGGGTTAAGCACATCCGAATAGCTACGTACTTGGAACTGATAGACGGGGATAGTCATTGCCATCAAACGACGACGTTGGTTATCCACCTTCGATATCATCATGTCCCATTCAACGATGTTAGTGGTCAACGCTTGAATTGGGGATTCTTTATCCAATACGTATTCTACTGTAACACCACCGTGACGCATTACTGTCATCTGGATCGGGTACTGCATTGTGAATGGTAGACCAGCTGCTCCGAATTGAGTCAGTCGTGGGATAACCAAACGTTTGAGTCCCTGATCCCCAAATGGTACAGCCTTAGCTATGATCTCATCGTAGTCCAAGAACAACATCCATGGAGTGCTCGCTGGAATAGCAAAGCGACCCAAGTAGTCATCATCAGACATGTGGAGATACAGTTCATCTTGAGTGAGTGCTTGACGTGCATACAAACGACGCATCAAGGCTTCGATCTCACTGATGTTAGCAGCAGTTTCGATACTACCGCATTCCATCAGGTACACGAACGGGAGAGTACCATCCGGTACATCGTAAGTCGGGTTAGCTGGATCTGGGTTTAGCTGTGAATCCAATTCGTCTAGCATCAACGATTGAATCAAACTCGGGTTACGTAGAACCTCGTAAAGGTTATCTTTAAAACTGCTCATTGAAGTTCCTTATTGCTGATCTTGGTAATTTAGTTTGAGGTTACCACCAAAGCGTGCTTCGTATTCACTACGTAGTACATGCCATTCCAGTTCGTTGTGAGCTTCCACATTGATGTATGGATAAGCTTCAAAGTTGAACCAGTCTTTCTCGTTAGGCTTCAATTTAACTGTGGCCTGACCACGAGCTTCATCGCGCATCGCTGGGTTGAATTCCTGAACCAATTCATTAAACTCATAAATGAGGATATAGTCGTAAATTGTCAACCCCATGCACCGCCAACTAAAGTTCAGTTGATCACTCACAGTTTGGTAAGGAGATTCAGCACCGTCACCTGTAAAGTTAAGGCCTTGACCAGTAGGGGCGTTCATAGCAAGACAGGCTCCAGGAGCCGCCACACGTTGAACGTACGTTTTGGTGGAATCCATCACCAAGCGATAGATACGGATGTTAGCATCGTACTCATTAAGCATTACCAACTCAGGATAGGGCATAATCCGGCCTTCCCGGTTAAGGCCCATGTAGATTTCCATCATTGCCATCATCCATGTTATAGGATCTCCGTCAATGTTACGGGTTGTCATCTGTAGGTCATAAGTACCATATTGGTACGGAACGTCGTCTACATATGCCATCACATCACGATACACACCCGGAGTCGTAGTACTCAGGTTCAGCGTGAAGTCTTCCCAACCGGTAAGACTAATTAGGTTGTTGGACAACAAAGGCATGAACGGGTTGAGTGGGTCCACTCCTGGGCACCAGTCAGTACCTTTCTCTTTGTGTTGTTCTGGATCTAGATATGCTCGGACTCGGCGTTCGATACTCCATGGGTTTGGGTTTAGCAACATTTGCAACCGTCGATCGACCATGCAGTTTGATTCAGACAAATTTAGATACGGACGTGTAAAGAATGTGTAACCGTGGTTCTCTGTGTTTAGAGGTACGGCGTTGTTACGGCCAGTAATATTCAACCCGCGAAAGGTATCATGTACAGCTTGATCCCGCGGAGACAAACCCGTGTTCTTAATAATCTGATTGATGAAATCACTTAAAGCCATTTTCTTAATCTCTTAGTCAATTAAAGGAAGAGAGAGTATGCCATTACCAATTGTTAACTCCGCAATTCGTGGAGACGCTGGTGCTATCGGTCGCGACCTGATGGCGACAGTACTGACTGCTGCGAAATCGATGAGTAGCATTAGCTCGCTCGCTGATATTACTAAGCCGCTGCGAGTAGAACCCATCACCATTATCGATCAGACCATCGCTGATCAGCCATACATCTTAGACCTACTCAAATTGAGTGTTAGTCTCTATGCCGGTTATTACCTGCAAGCGGTTAACATGGTATTCGGTGTTGGTAAGATTGATACCCTGAAGGTATTTGATTCGCTTAACCCTGAGCGTAGTGGTGCCAGTGCACTGGGCTTTGAGAACTTCCGCACGGCGGTGTACTCTCATGAAACCTATGCCAATGGCCTACCGGCTCTGGAAGCGTTTTCTCGTCCAGTACGTGAAGGTTTGATTGCTGAATATTCGGAAGAGAAGTATAAAGCTGCTCTGGAAGCATTCGGCGGTAAGAACGACGACGCGTCTGATCAGACCGGCGATAAGAGTCCAATTCACAGTATGTCCTCTGGGGATTCTCAGAAAGTTTATGAGGCTGAAAACCTCGCTGTAGGCAAGCTGGTCAACGTTGAAGTTAAGTCTGGTAACGAGAAAGCTAAGCTGCCGGTTCTGATTAAACTCATTCCTGCAATCGTGCCTTCCGATACAATCACTCATATCTTTACTGCTGGTGGACGTGATACTTGGGCTCACCGCCTGTTCCTGGTGAAGTCTGGTCAGATTAAATTCTGGCGCGACTTCGTAATGGGTCAGGATATGATCGATGCACACATGACTGCATTGATGTCCGATAAGTCGGGTGTTTACAAGACTATCCTTGATCGTCGTCGTAACAACGTAGCACAAGCTATCCAGTCTGGCCGCTTGAGTCTGGCGGATGCTTCGAACATCGCAGTTATCTCCGGTAGCACCATGAAGAAATCGGCGAACACTCTCTACGCTAAGATCGATGATGTTAACGTACGTAAGAAGTTCTTCGATAACTCCTACCTGCTGATGATGATGGTAGTTGACGAACGTTGGAACCGTGTAACCATCTATCACCGTGGTGTTGATCTGGCTTCTAGCTGGAGAATCGACGACATCAAGATCGCTGAGAAATCGAAAGGTCAGGACATCACTGAGATCTTCAAAATGTTCAGCAAACAAATGCACACTAACATCTAAAGGAACTCACGATGAGCATTCTTTCTTTCATTGAATCGCTGCCCGCAGTAATGGAGCGGCGTCAAGTAATGACTGTCGTTGATCAGCTGAAGATGGAGTACGACGATACCGTTGCTCCTTTCATCGACGAAGTCCGTGAGGCCTTTGCTGGCGTACCGATGAAGTCCATGCTGATGAAGCGGATGGATACTACCCATCGTCGTTACGTTAGCTTCCAAGGTAACTCCTTGGGTCTGATCCTCAACAACCTTTCGAACATCCGTAGTTCTTTTGACATCATCGAAAAAGATGTTAAGACTGCGTTCAGTGTTCAGTTCACCAATAACAACATGTCCTTCGAACGTGCAAACGTTTTGAAGTTCATTGAAGCTCTGGCCTTCTACATCCGGTATGCTCGTAAGTTCATGCTGTTTGCTATCGCTCAGGAATCTCTGGCTGTAGGTAAAGCTACCGCTCCTAAGTGGTCTGCTGCTGAATCGGAATGGGTTGACACCAACATGGATCAGTTCGCTGGTCTGTACGTCACCATGAGTCTGCCACCAGCTGAGTTCAAGTCCCGTATCGCTAAAGCATCTAATGCCACTGTAGATCCGCAGACCTTCCAACTGGCTCAACAGTCTTTGGGTGCTCAGAAAACTGACCCACTGGAAATGGACGGTTTCTCTCCACGTCAAAACCCATTCATGATGATGGGCAAGTTCTTGGCTGAGATGCAAGTTAACCGTTACCACGAAGCTAAGGAAGAATTCTACGGTCTGCAACTGCGACTGCAAGAACTCAAAGACCTTACTAATGGTGAGCCATCTAACCCAGTTATCCAGAAGCAGATCCAAGCTTACGAGAAACGTATTTCTGAATATGAATACGAGATGCGTAAGACTGAAGAGAAAGCTGGCCTGCACTAAGGAGGCACCATGGCGACTAATGCTGTTAAACCCTTTGACGGTAATCGCGAATACTCCGGTGGGCAATCTAAGCCTGGCAAACGATTCGAGATGCGTCAAGGTGATCCACGGGTTCATGAACTGTTTGTAGAGTTCACCAACTTCCCTAAGATCGCTACCACTTGGAACTTCCAGAAGCGTGTAGTCGATCTGGCCCAAGAACTGTTCGCTGGTGATTACAGTTGGTTTATCCGTCAGGATTCCAATGCCATGCTTACCGATCAGAACTACGCGTTCGTATTGGACACCATTCGCTTCATCGCAAGTGGTACACGTAAGTTCAGTATCCACACTTGGCCTGCTCTGGTTTCTTACAATGTTCCTATTGTGACGGAATCGGTTGAAGGTCGTCGTGAGATCTACTTCATGATGGATAAGCTGGATGTCCCAACGGACTCGGCTAAGATCATTCAGAAGTGGTTGTCTCATAAAGGCGGTTTCGATGATCTGATGTATACCCTACATCTTCTGTTCGGTACTGTCCCTGAGCAAGTTAACCGCTAGGAGGGATTATGGTTAATTCCATTAACCAGTCCCAACCTGATAATCTCGGCGGGGTAACACCCGCCGATTTTAACGTCTTGTCTAACGAGTACTTCGCTTCACTAGAATTTCACAAGTTACAGTCGGATAAATTGATTGAGGAAATGGTTGCTTTAGAGCAACTCTTTATCGTTATTGAGCATGGTGAATCCCAGCTTATCGGTTATGCCCTCGAGAAATATAACCTGACTGAAGTGATCTCTACTGAAGACGCTGACCGTGCGGCTATGCAGGCTTGGGAACGAGTGAAAGTAAACATGCGTAGATTCCAGAGCGATCTGTTCGGCTATGCAAAAGTAATCCAGTCTGGGTCAGAACGTTTGGTTGAACGCCTTGAGATGTTGGCAGAGATGGCTAATAAGGCTAACTCTAAACCTTTCAAGGAAGAAGTCGCCGTTAAGAAGAATGCTAAGTTCTCTATCAATGGTGGATTCCAACCTAAAGACATTCGTCCAGTATTGGAAGGTACTAACAATCTCTTTGATTTCTATGACCGAGTTCTGTTACCGTTCTTGAAGCAAGCAGACAAGCTACTCAGTACAGTGCAGACCGATCAAACTTGGGCTGACGATGGCGACATGCGATTCGAGTTGTTCGAAGCCAGTAAATGGATGAAGAACTTCACCCCTCTGGAAGAACCAGATGATCGTTTCCGTGCATCAGCTTTCGTAGTTCGTGGTGTTACTGCCCAAGGCGAGAAAGCTTTGTACTACGCTGGCCCTAAACCAGATGATAGCGAACATGCTAAAGACTGGGGTTACTTCATCAACGTGGTTCGATCGTTACGCTTGCGGTATGTTAAAGTACCTGACGTAGTACCGGTCAATGGATCGGATAGTAATATCAAAGTAGATCCCCCTACGACTATCCGGCAACGGGTAAGTTATTTGTTGGGTATCGCTAAACGTATTGCTGCACGAAAAGGTTACGACCAGAAGATCTCTACTGAAATGCGTAAGCTTGAGCGATCAGCGGATAAGATCCGTAACGGTGCTCGAAACATGAAGCCTACGTTAAAAGATGGAGTGGGTGGTGATCTTGGTAATGATGACGACGATAACGAAGAACAAGGGTCTCAACCTAACACTTCCAAAATCGTACAAGACTTGACCACGATCATGAACTCCATGACTCGTCTAGTGAGTGACTACAATAACGCCGTTGCTGGACAACTCAGACTGCTCGGAGCCATGGGCTTTATTGCGGATCTTGAGCTTAAGGCGTATGAAGCACCGATGGATAAACCTGAACCAGAAGTCCAAGCGAAACTCGACCAATAGCCAAGTGGGAACCTACGTGGTTCCCATTATGCTATGTTATTCTAATTCCCAAGAGAGTCTAGAACATGTCCCTTTTTCACCTGAATAAATTCGTCACCGGCAATGAAGATTTTGCCGATGCACATGAGCCATTGAATGATGGCGTTAAAGAAGTCCCTAATGCCCAGACCGTAGCCGCCAGTACCAAAACTGGGGACGTTGGTACAGACACCAATAGTCAGGGTCCAGCGAAAGTAATTCCAGAAAAGGAAGATACTGACGATGTCACAGAGAAGCAGTTCGATACCGTTAAAGAATCCGCAGAAGGCGGATCTGAATCCACCCCAGCTAAACCTGCCGGAGAAACGTCGGAATCGAAACCTACTCCTCCTCCAGCTAAGCCAGCTGAAAGTGCCGAAGGTAGCGAAACGGATTCCAGTGATGGGACAACTAAGCCACCGCCTTTCGTAAAGAAAGATGATGCTGAAGATTCCGAGGTTGAAGCTGATGAGCCAAAACTGGAACACGATACGGCTGAAGCGACTGATTCTGAAATCAAGAAAACAGAAGCTGCAACCAACTCGCTCGAAGACTATGCCAAATTCGCTGGTCGATACGACATCATCGGTTACCCTCGCCGAGATCAAGACCGTCTTCGCAACACAATCGGTTTTATTAACCGTCGTGCTGGCAAGTCTGGTACTGTAACTAAGTTGAGTCTCGAGTGCATCAGTGAAGCTGTTACCACTGGTAAGGCACGTCTGGAAAACCTGCGTGCCCAAGCTAGTCTTCATGCTGCTCGTAAAGTATCGTCTGAGAACTACGGGGCTGTAGTTGATCACGCTGTCTGTGGTGAACCAACTGCTCACGGTAATCCGCCATTGGAACCGATTGTTGCAGAACAGCTTACTGAAGTCGAAACCGACGCAATGGATCTTCCTGAGATTGCTGAGATCGGTCGTATTCAAGAAGCGGTACAAACACTGCAAGGTGCCGGCGTAGCTATTGAACAACACTTAGCTATCCTGCGTTCTAATAAACGCGTCTCTAAACAGGCTGCTGCTGTACTGCAAGCTGGCCTGGAACACATCGACCATATTTGCGGTCTGAAGGTTCGTGCTACAGGTATGGAAGGTTATCTGACCACTCCACGTGCTGCTTGCGAAGAAGCCGATATTAACGAGAAGTCTCTGACTGACCGCGCTGGTGAGATCGGTGCTAAGATCATGCATTTTGTGCGTAAGCTGATTAGCATGGCCGAAGAAATTTGGAGTAAGTATCAGACAGGTGTAGAGGCTACACGTAAACGACTGGAAGCACTCGAAGCTAAAATCAAGGATGTAACGGATGAAGGCAGCGGGCAGAAAATCGTTCTGAACAATCCAAGCGAATTCATGTTCATTCGTGATGAGTTCGTAGGTCTCGAGACACCGGTCGAAACCCTACAGGCCTTTGAGTTGATTCACAGGTCTTATATTGAAGCAGATCGCGGGATCGTGTCGACTATGCTCGCAGATTGCCGTCACGCTGATGATGTACAAGATTTGGTGGGCCATATTGAAATGCGCCTTGATCGATTTAAACGTGCTCGAGAAGTCCAGAATCTCGTGGTTCCGGGTAACTACATCGTTCGCGCAGTCGGCCCTATCCTCAGTCTCGGTAAAGCCGAAGATGCTCCTGAGACTCCAAACTCGGTTGAATTCGACGCTGATCTTAGTATCATTAAGACTAACCTCCGTGGTATCCATAAATTCCTGGATAATCTTAACCATGGTGATACGATTAACTTGCTTAAGAAGAAGAGTAACGATACCGTTAAGGTAATTGTCGATACACGTAAACGTCTGGGTGGCGAGTTTGATGAGATTGAGTTCCAGAAATTCCAAACTCGAGTGATTGAAGTTTTGAATGAAGTGTTTGATCTTAAGGTCTACTTCAAGGCAATGGGTGTATTTGCAAAGATCGCTCAGGCTCAATTGAACGTGGCCGAAGCTGTGTTAGCGGCTCATACCAAAAGTAGCTCCAAAGAGTAATCTTTCGTCGGGGAGGTTCGCCTCCCCTTCTTATTCAGTACAAGGTAAGTTATATGTCCGATGATACTCGCGAGAGTCACACCCACCGCCCAGATGACGAAGCAGCTGATGACCATACAGCCGATGCTAACTTCATTCAGGATACAGTCCTAGAAGTAAATGAACTCATGGGCGTACGTACCGCTCTTGAGCAATACCGGGACCAAGTAGCTGCTGCTGGCATTGACGGACTAGATCCAGTCGCCAAGCAGATCATGCGTGTTAACCTGCAACAACTCAAACTTAGTCGTAATGCCATTGGTCTAGAATCTTTTGATCTGTCCAAAGACACCTTGTCAGTAGAAGACTTTGCTGAATCACTCAGTAATCTGGGTGAAAAGATTATGGCCTTGATTAACCGTCTCATTGAGATGGCTAAACAGTTCGCTACGAAGATGATGGCAGGCCTTGAAACAGTTAAGACCCAAGCTGAAGAACTGATGGACTCGATCCGCAATAAGAAGCGTGGTCCAGCCAAACGTGTTTCCCAAGAGTTCCATGAAGGTGATCAAACCATCACCATCGATAACCCAGGCATTCTGTTTGCTAATGGTAAGTTCTGCCTTGATGATTGTCGTGCAGAGCAAGAAGTGATCAAGTTCTTTATTCAGCAATGGCCTAAGTATGCCATCGAACAAATCAGCCGCGCTAAGAAAATGGTTGGTGAGTACGATGTTGAATCTGGTAACTCTGAGAACTTTGAATCCAACGCTGGGTTCATTGGTAACCACGAGTCCTTGGTTAAAGGTATTACTGAAGCAGTATTGCCGGGTAACAAAGAGATCGCCTTTAAATACGTTGCGCTTGGTCCTGAGTTGGTTGACTCCGAACATGCTACCAAACCTCCTGCATCGCATACGTACGAGGTTCGTACCGAAGTTGAGATGACTGGTACGCTGCGTAAGAACGTTGCTACCATGAACGCTCTGGGTTCGATGTACAAGGAAGAAGCTGCTGTACTGCAAGAGATGTCTACGCTGGCCGAATCCCTTAACAAGCTGGAAGGTCGCCGTGGTGAAACCATCTTTAAAGGTGCACGTGATGCTTTGGATGCTATCTCGAATATGATGATGGATCTGATCACCCGCCTCAAGCCTAACTACGATCCGATCGTCCGTCACTTGGCTCGTGTGGGTACAGCCCGTAACGCGGCAGTTCGTAAAGAATTCGACGCTGCGGTCTAATCCTATAATCCCATCCTGAGGAATTTACACATGAGTTTGTTTAAAGATGCAATGGCTGAAGGTGGCGTAAGCGTGGAAGATTTCCAAGATGCCCCTCCAGCAGAACTGATGGTCGAAGAAACCATTGTTAGTCCAACCGATAATCCTTCGGTTAGTATTCCTATTACTGCTCCAATCGATACCCCTATCGTTGAAGAACCAGTAGCTCCAATCGAAGACATCCCAGTTACTAACGCTGAAGTCATGATTGAGCAAACCGTTTGTGAGCACACCGCTCTGCAAGAGAAAGCAGACCAGTTGATCGCTATGCAGACAGCTATGGAATCGTATCGTACCATCGTCCGGGAAACTGGCTTCAATGGTATCGATTCTACCGCAGCTAAAATGCTGCAAGTACAGCTGCGTGAAGCGGCTCGTGTTCTGGGTATCTCGTCTAAGATTGGTTCCATGGAATCCTTCTCTGCTAAGGGTCCTCGTGAACAACATGAACTGGCTACTGTATCGTTGGAAGACATCAAGTCTGCCAGTAAGCATGCCTTGCAGAAGTTCATGGAAATCGTTAACAAGATCATTGAGTTCATCAAACGTGCCGGCCAAAACTTTTTCGATGGTGTTAGCCAAGTAGAACGGGCTATTACTGAACTGGACGGTAAGCTGTCTAAGATCAAAGTTGCTGGTGGTGAAGGTACGTTCAAATGTAACGCTGGTATCCTTAAAACTGGTGATACCTTCGATCGTGAAGTATCTCCTGATATCCATGGTCTGGCCCATTTCGCATCTTATGCTTATCCTGAAGCAATCGTTAAGTTCCTTGACGGTATGACCAAAGGCGTTCTTAAGTTTGATGCTGATGGTGCAGGTACCGCTGAGGTAGACGCCTTCTTTGAACAGTATTCCAAACCACTGCAATTCTTGTTCGACCAACAAGCAGATAAAGATGTACTGCCTGGTGGTTACAAAATGGACATCAGTGAACATGGTCTGGCAATCGGTATCAGTGTAGCTGAAGCACCGTCCGGTGAGGCAGAGGATCTTCCAGTACTACCTACCACTACCTTGCGTAAGTTGGTACGTGACATGAAAGCACTGCTCGTTCAACTGAAAGAGATTCGCCCAGAGTCTGAGAAGATTTCCCAGTCGGGTAAGAAACTGGTTGAAGCCGTTAAGCGTGCTATTGCTAAAGGTGGTGAAGGTAACGAAGCTGCCTACAATGAACTGGCTTTGAAAGTTGGTAAGATGGTACAAGAGTCTGCACCTCGTTCGGGTGAGATCATCGACTACGTTATCAAGTATGCCAAAGCACACTGCGTTGCAATTGGTCAACAGATCAAGGTTATTGAGTCTGGCTCCAAAGCTGAAGCATAATCTCGACGGGGCACTTCGGTGCTCCGTTTTATTTAGGTGTCGCTATGACCGAAGACATTGAATACCAAGAACATCCAACTGAGGGGGTTCAGGCTAACCCTAAGGTACTGAGTGATCTACTGGAAGCTGATGATTTACTTGCTGCTGAGATCCTTACCTTAATCGGGTCTGTTGAACACTACCGTAATGATCGCCATCGTTCCACGAAGCAGTTCACCTTGGGCTTAGAAGCCGAAGAAGAACATGGGATGTTTATGCGCTTGCTCGATAGCCTTATTACATTCCTGATCCGTATGGTTAAAGACGTAACTGATGGCAGCATGGGCTTGAGCATTAACTTAGCCAAGATCATCAACCGTGCAGAACAGATCAACACTACGTCCCGTGCTAACCGACGTACCAACAAAGATGGTAAGTTCAAAATAGAGACCCGTGTCTCGAACTTGTCTATCAACTACAAAACGATCAATGATCCACAACGGATTCTGATGTATCTGAAATCTGAGGATCAAATCGTCCGTAAGTATTTCCGTTACCAAGATGAAGAACTGCTTAAGATCGTTCCTGCGATTATGTCCCTTCGTCCAACCGATGATCGTGCAGTTGAAGTATTGGCGAGTCTGTTGAGTAACGTAAGTCCATTGGGCTTTGCTAAGGTTAACGGCTTTAGTGATCGTGGTTCTCGTTTAGTGGGCCCACACATGTTGGGTAACCAACAGCTGATCGTACTGGATAAGAATCCAACGGGTGAATTCCATGAACAACTGATCGGTCAAGAGTTCCTATTGCAACCTTCGGATGCTGAGCCTAAAATTCCTCCTGCATATATCGAGTTCGATGTATTTGCGAAGACCATTGAGCAAAGCATTCTTCGTCAGGTAATTGCAACGGCAACTGACTTATCCAGTAAGACCGGCGTAATCTCTCGTGCCCGTAGAGCTAGTCGTATCGGTGAGCTGGTTAAGTATCTGGAGAGAATCCGTAAGGACGTAGCTTCTGGTGCTTATCAAGGTGCTGACTTGCAAGCTGCTACTAATTTCATTCTACTGTTGGAAGCTTTCGACAACTGGTTGGTTAACCCATACCTCAGTCTGTTGTCATTGATGGTACGCAATATGTCTGCCGTCTTGAACGTTTGCGAAGCCAACAACTAACCACATTGCTGACTTATTATCTGATAGTATAAATTCGTCCCGTGGTTAGGTGGAGGACGAACTTCCTAACCACATTAAGCAATACTACAAAGGTAAACAACATGTTGAAAGTGACTTCCCAAAATCTTTTCTCTGTGTCTCTTGAAGACCATACGGAAGAGACCGCTAAGGAACTTGATGAACAAGGAGCGATCTCCACAGCCGATGCTGAGGAAGTAGTTGCTCCAATCACTCCTGATGCGGATACAGCCGAGGCAGGTGATGATATTGGCCAAGCCACTCCGAAAGAAGAAATCGGAGCAGATGACAAAGCCGACATCACCCAAACCGTAACCGAAGATGAGGTACCGCTCGATGGTGCTCCAGACGTAACTGCTACCACTGATGATAGTGGGCAGACTGCTGAGATGACCGAGCTGTTCCAAGAAGGCGAACAAGCCGCTGCTACTAAGGACGAAATCGTTCAAGAAGCTACAGCGGAAGTAACCGGCGGTGACGCTGGTGATGCAACAGATGTAAACGGTAATCCTGTTACCCCCGAACAAGCTTCGGTCAATGCTGAAGAAGATGCGACTGAAGACGAGATCGACGACGAGGTAGAAGAAGAAGCTGCCGCTAAAGATATCCATCAAGAAGCTGCTGAAGTTGATGAGAACTCCGATGAAGAACTCGGTGAAGCTATCAATGACAACACTGACGAAGCTGGTGAAGCAGGGGCAGAAGGCGAAGGTGGTGATCTAGGCGGTGACGCCGGTGGTGATCTGGGTGATGGTGGCGACGCAGCCGCTGGTACAGACGACTTGGGAGATCTAGGTGACGATACGGCTGACGATGATACGCCTTTGGAAGGCGCTGCTGACTTGGGTGATAGTACCGATACTACTACTGACGAGTCTACTACCGATGATGTGGATGCTACTGGTGCATCAACTGGTGATACTGATAACGTTGATGGGACTGATGGTCTGGGCGATGCTGAGTCTACTACGGAAGACCCTTTGGTCGATACGGCATCCGAAACTGGCGACGTCGCAACTGACGGGACTACTGAAACCGCACTCGACGAAACCGGTGGTGATACTTCTGATGTTACCGAAGAAGTCGAACAACAGAATGAAGCTGCTGACGTAACCGCTGAAGCTGCTAGCTCTGACGTAGATGAAACGGCCTTCATTGCTGACGAGACTCCAGAGCAAGAAGGTAACGTTCCTGAAACAGCTGATACTACTGTTGCTGATGATACCAACGACGGTAGTGAAATTGTTGCTGAGGCAGAAGCTCCAGCTACTTCGGGTGATGACGTTTCGACTGCTACTTCTACCACTGAGGAAGAAGACACTGAACTCGACGACGATACTCCACTGGAAGGTGCAGAAGACCTTGGTGTTGATGCTGAAACAGATCTGACTCCAGCTGGTCAAGACAATGGTGAAGAAGACGCTACTGCGGCTACCGTAGAAGAGTCCACCACTGATCAAACTGCTGAAGACCTGCAAGACGGGTTGGATGACGTATCTGCTGCAACTGCTGAGGTAGAAGAAGATGCCGGTGAACCTGTTGACACAACTACTGAAGAGACTGCTGATACCACTGGCGATGAAGTCACTGAAGAAACTGATGCTGTGGACGTTGAAGGTGGAGAAGTCGAAGCAACTGAAGAAGAAGCTGACTTTGATGCTGGTGAAGTTGACATCAAGGACGTAGACACTAGCACTACTGACGAAGACGTAGAAGAGGCTATGGCCAACGCTGCTGAAGTTGGTGAGTGGGGTGATGCGGACGAGAAAGAAGCTGATATCGGTGACAAGACTATCGAAGAACTTCAGAAAGAGAAAGAATCTCTGGAAGTGTTCCGAGTGCTGTTGGAAGACGGTATTGCTAACGAGAAATACGATCCGGGTCTGTTGGCTTATATGAACGGTACTATGGAACCACTTCGTAAGAAGCTGGCTGCATTGGACGCTCACTTCGAAGACAAGATTTCGGGTAAGGTATCGCTTGAGATGTATGGTCCTAAGGATATGGATCTGGCTTATCGTGCAACTCTGGAATCTTTCCAAGGCATGGTATCCCGCATCACTACCGTTACTACTGGCATTGCTCACAAGATCGAGAAATGGTGGTCACGTGGTTTGGTTGACAAAGTTGTAGCTCGTGCCGACGCACTGGATAAACAGATCGACCTGTGCCTGACGCAACTGAAAGATGCTGATTACTCTACCAAAGACATCACTGGTGTTCGTGGTTACTTGTCTACTAGTGAAACCAATCTGGTTAAAGCTGTGGGTGAAGACCTTAAGCTGACCACTGATATTTCCATCAAGGGTATCAAGGCTTCTGAAGGTTTGCAGGGTACAGTCGTAAAAGCTTTGAACGACATCATCTCGGCTGGTAATGAGAAAGAAATCGATCGTGCTTTGGATGGTCTGGCTGATTTGAAAGGTACTAAGGAATCTTTCCCAAGTGCTGCATTCACTACTGGCTTGCTGGGTGGTTGGAAACTAGAGATCCGTGAGGCCTCTGGCACTGATCGTACAGACCGAATTGAAGCACTGGGTCATACCGGTATTCCCGTAGGCGTTAAGTCTGGTAAAGCTGGTGACGGCTCCACCTACAAACTGTCTAAGGGTGATATCGCTAACCTGTTGAAGTTCGCTAAGACCTACGTTGGCGTTGCTCGTAAGTTGGCTAATACCACCGGTGATCGTGCTGTAGAGATCTCTACCAAAGTTCGTACTACTCGTAACCGTGCTCTACCTGTAACGGCTGATACTCGTGTACGTGGCGATGAACATGGTGTTGATGCTGCGGCTACCACAATGAAGTTGTTGGCCCAAGCTCACTTGGATCTGTACAAGTTCATCACTAAGCATTGCGTTGAAGTTGCTGACGCATGCTGCATGGTTGCTAAGAAAGCAATCAAGTAAACATAAGTCCCCTACCTTCGGGTAGGGGTTTATGCCGGATCTTATGATCTTTTTAATTGAGGGCTACACCATGGCCTCCGCCGTTATTGTTCTACCAGACGTATACGAAACCATCATGCGTTCCGTATCTGTAAGTGCTGTGAGTCAGATTGCGACCTTCATGGGTCTGCCTCCTGAGACTAACGTATATTTCCCCGGACGTACTGAAACCGTTCCAATGAACGACGGTATGTTTGGTAACTGTTGTGAAACAGCCAACGCTGTACACTTTGATCCAGAGACTCGGATTGAAGTAACCTACGAAGAAATGACTGAAGAGAACTTCACATTATCGACATCGGTTAAAACTCAAGAGAACTACCCGATCTTTATTGATGAGACTCGTGGAATTGTAGTTCGACCAGTACGACGTTTTATTGACTTCCGTATTGATATCCGTTATCAAGCCCCTAACGTTGTAATTGCACAACGCTGGTTAGATGACATGCGTATCCGGTTGTCCCAAGGTGTAGGTGATTTGACCTTTGCTCTAGAGTACCACTACAACATCCCTCATCCGATGATGGCTCTGTTCAAAGGACTCTACGACACCATGGAGAAATCTGCATGGCCAAGCGGTAAGGAGTTCAAAGACTGGTTGAATGAACGGTTTATCCAACCAACCACTGATATGGTGACCTACACGGGCACACACCCTCAGCTGTCGGTCTATGAGCGTCAAGTGGATGTCGTGGGTCACTTCGACTTTATCAACACCCCAGAGACACCACAGCCCGTTTCAGATAAGGCGGGTGCATACGAAGTTAACTTCAGTTACATCTGTCGTTATGATCGCCCTACACATCTGTACATCGAATATCCGATGGTTGTGCATCAATGTCCTATCCCTAAGTTGTTCCGTCCTGAAGCTCCGCTGTATCTAAACTATCAACAGGTAGATCGGAAGACGACTAACCTGAGGGGTTCGTTAGAACATGCGTTCATTCTAGCACAACGTCGAGGCTTGCCTTATATCCAGTATCCCGATGTAGATGAATGGGTAGCTCCTGATGAGTTCCCTGAACATCTTACATTCTTTACTGGTTTGATTGCATTGGATTGCGATGACCTCAAATACGTCATGGACTTTAAGTCCTTGGGTAGGTTTACCTTTAGCCCACACGTCTTAGAGTTCTTTGAGTCTGTCGGTTCAAAGGCATTTGTTGAAGGCGGGTTGTTCAACATCAGACTGTATCGTAATGGCGAACGTCATCGTGTACCGTTGGTAATGGAACCTGGAACACTCAAGCTTAAGACCGAGCGTGACCTTGATCCACATTACTACTACCATGTTCAGATCTCTGTGAATGGTGATTGGTTGACTGTTCCTAATTACTACTGGCAAGGGATGCGTCGTTACCCTACCGTACTGTGGCAACTAGCTCGAATGTTCTATACCTGCTTTGGTCGTGAACCTATCGAGAAGATGAAACTGTTAGGTGTGGGTCGAACCCGTAGTGTCGATACTGACTGGCCCGGTGAAGGTACCACCAATTGGACTAAAGACGTTCCGGCTTACCGTACTGGTATTGTCAAGATGTCCGACATCCACTGTGCTCAGATTCAACGCGGTGATACCAACCCCGATGAGACAGGTCCTAACGGTCCAGGCGGTGGGATGATCGGTCGTGATAACTGGGGTCCAACCAACGTGCTTTACGCCGGCATCATTGCCGATCGTAAACCGCAACAATAGAGGACAGCTAAATGCCTTTGTATGAAGAAGAAGAGAGTCTAGACGTCCCCGAATCAGTTAACCCGGTTCAAGTCAAAGCTTACCCTGATGCTTATCGGGGTATTGCTATTGATACCAAGTACATGCCTAAGTCGAGCATGCTTGCGTGGATCAACGGTTCTAACTGGCGAGTGACTTACTACTCTCAAATCCTAGACGCTACACAAGAACCAACGGCGTTGGCATTAGATCGACAGCCACCGTATCAACAGTATCAACGAATCGTTGGGGTTGACATCAAGGTTAACCAACCTCTAGACATCACCCAAGATGAACGTATCCGTACATTTAGCGTTACCGGTAGTGGCCACACTTATCCTGCATTGACTCCTAACGTCGGTGACATGATGATCGGTAACATTGGTGATGGACGAGCAGGTATCTTCACGCTCACTAGCGCACGCCGTGAAACTTACATGCGTGATTCGACATACGCTGTTGAATGGAAGATGGTTGGGTTTGTATCACAGCAACAACTCGATAACCTCGAAGCTAAGACACAGATCACTTACTACTGGTCGGCTGATAAACTGGGTTGTGGTTGTAACCCGTTTGTTACTGAAGCTGAACAAGCGATGGCACAAGAGTTCGCAAAACTGCGTACTGAAATCATCCGTCGTTATTTGGCAGACTTCTTCTCCACACAGTTCTTTACGTTCTTGGTCCCAGATCAACTTAATACTACCTATGATCACTTTGTGACTAAGATGTTACTGAGTATTCTGGATATGAGTCGAGACTGGAACTTGCGAAGAGCAAGAATCCTGAACGTGATGTCTGAACGAGTAATGTCTGAACCGACTGTATGGGATATGATCGTCCAGCAGAACCCAGCTATTGGGTGCGGGTCTACAGAACGTGCTCATCTCGTGATGACCATGATCTCCCGTTGGAAACCTGAACTCCAAGCAATTGGTTATTCTGGCATTCCACGTATGGTGTATCCAATCGATGCCCCTACGAACGTAGACGCTGCTTACGATGGTTCTAACCGTTGTCGCCCAGAAGGTATTCCATACCAAGCGGGTAAACCGCGCCGTCCACCAAAGGGACCTTATCAGTCTCAAGCACAACGGAACGAGAAATGGTTCCAACGTGTACCCCCTGAAGAACAACTCGATCTCAATCGGGCTTGGAGTTTCCCTCCAGATATTAAGCCTATCGTAATCGACGACTATTACGTTTTCTCTGAAGCCTTCTATTACGAAGACGCTAAGCTTCAAAGTAAACTGGAACTATTGATCTGGCAAATGATCAAGGGTGAACCAATCAACAAAGAACAATTGTTGGCTGTCACTAAGTGTTGCCTCTCTTGGGATAACCTTGAGCGGTTCTACTACCACCCCGCTCTGATTCTTTTGCTAGGCTACGCATTGAGGAACTAACATGTCCGCCGAGCATTTCAAACTGTGTAAACGTTATACCCCTGCATGGCGTTTATTTAACCTTCGATTTAAATGCATGGCGAGTTGTTTGACCGAGGTAACTACCGAGTACCTAGCCAGTGGCAATGCTATCATGAACGTCACTGGTAACAAACAAGTCGATACTTTGGCAATGGGGCGGATGGAGTATAAGAACTTCACCGCTGCGGCGCTAGCCATGTTGATATCCGAAGGTCACTCATTCGCTATCACGAACCTGAACGACTGTATCCAGATGTATGCTGATATTCAGGATCACTTGAACGATATGTTGCAGGCTGCTAAACAAGCGTTTCACTTAAGCGATCTGCCACCGGTGGAAGACCTCCGTTCATTCGAATCTCTGGCTCTAGAAGTTTATCGAGTAGCTAAAAAGCTAGAGCCTAGAGCCGAAGTACGATCCAGTATCTTTGACTCTTTCGTTGAGATGTCCCGTAGACGTAACTTGATGGCTACCAACAAATACGTTACTTCGTTGGATGCTCGTGAAAATGAACTGCGTCCGTATGTGTCCATCGTGGATGACATTGAACGCTACATGGCGGAGCTTTACTAATGTCTTATGATTCAACGTTACTTAACAAAGCCGCTGAACGTGTGGTCAATGATGGCGAAGGTTACTACAACACCCGCATGAGTATTAACATTCGTGCTGGCGGTAAGTGGATTAAGCCTAACCGTTTTGACCACCAACATATCGCGCGAGATTACAGTACTGGTCCTCTAGGGGATATTCGTCAGATTGAGGTATTGATGTTGTTGGGTGATTACACCTACGATATCTTGCCTTATCGTGATAACCTCATGGTGGACATAAATGAAACCCCGCTTGTTATGGGTACTAGTGCCCGTAACTGGGAACGCTTTGCCGGTACTAAACGGTTTAAAGCTGTGTTGGACCTACAAGGGCAAGACAACACAACCCTAACCAACAAGCAAGCCCCAATGACCAGCCGTGAGCAGATGAACCAAGTCGGTATGAAGTCAGTCGTATTCACTTTGGTAGATGAGTTGTGTTATAAACTCATGATGCTGACTGTGGGTGTTACGCTACGTCAAATGACAACACTCGATATGCTTACATGGATTCACAAGCATTACTTCGATCAGGTCTTTGATGGTTCGAACAAACGTATCGAAACCTTAAACATATGGAAGCAAGACTTTAACCCTGAGATACAACACCAGATTGCTTTCCCTGATGGGATGCTATTGAAAGACGTAACCAAGTTCCTACAGAACGACGAAGCGGGTATCTACCCAACCGGGTGTGGTCGTTATATCCAGAATGGTCAATTCTACGTTTATCCCCTGTTTGATACAACTCGATACCAGAAGCATTCCAAAGTCCTCAACATTATCAACATGCCTAACGAACGATTCAAAGGTACTGAGAAAACATTCCTTGATACCACACGATCCCTAACGATTATTTGTACGGGTGGTAACACGAGTGAAGACTCATCCACCAGTAAGAATATTCAAGACGGCAATGGTTTTCGTTTTGGTGATGCCAAGAAGCTTTTGCAGATGGGTACTATCAAAGACAACCGAATGCTGATTGACCGAGCTACTAACCTTTTCGAGGTGGCTACTGAAGCACTCGCTGAAGGTATCAACAACGTACGCTGGGCAGCTGATCGCTTTACTGGTAACCCATTGAAGCAGTACACGCAGATGGCTCAGAAACGTGGACAGAAGCTGGACGTGGAATGGTTCCGCTCTAACCCCGACCTCTTAGAACCCGGCATGCCTGTTAAGTACCAGACTTTGGATGGTAATACAGTTAAGACCTACTACGGTACGCTATTGGGTGTGAACGATAACCGCATCCCAACTGATGGCGGTAACAACACATCCAAATATGACGGTATCGCTAACCTGAGTTTGTTCTTGGTTCGTGCTACTGAAAATGAACGTGTAACGATTGCATGACGTGGAGACCGCGATGAACATTTTGATACACATTGATTCGTCGTGGTCATACCACTTTTTCGAATTCAACAAACCTGCGATTAGTACCCTAGATTTCTTTGAGTTCATAGACACGTTCTATAGCTCAGCAATGCTCTACCTGCAAACCCATGTTAACCATCGTTTCGGTTTACGTGCACCTGAGTACAATGACGGCATAAATGGCTCCATGCAAATTTGCAATAAGTACCCAGAGTTAGCAGAAAAGATCTCTCAGGCCTTCAGAGATTTGCATCACCGACATAGACCATCATTGGGTGCCCTGCAAGGCCCTATAACGAAGATACAGACGATTTGCGATGACACGGGTATACTGACTGCCATTGTAGTCACCATTGATATTAGAAGCAGTTTAACGCCTATATTACACTTGTGAACTTACAGGAGTAATGACCTATGGATAAGGCTACAATTGCGTACGAGAAAGCTCATCAAAAAGCGATCGAGCATCATTGGAAAGAAAATGTCATGAATGACCGCACGGTCAGACTGATAACCCCAGTGCGTGTAGCTGTAACGTTTGTTGTAACGCTGTTAATAACTTTCTACTTTAATGGTTTATGAGGTAAGCATCATGTTCGGCAATTTCTACGATGAAAAGAAATCCAAAGAAGCTAACGCAGAAGAATTCGCGAAGGCACATCACAACAAAGAAGTAACCCAGCACTACGTCATTGCAGTGGCGTTGTTCACTGGTCTGTGTGCAGCAATCGTTGCCGGTAAGAAGGTGTACGACGAAGTAAGATAAGGATGCCCAATTAGATGAGTGAATATCAAACGACTCGTCCCAATGGTAGCCAATTCGTTGCATACGTGCTAACGCATACACAAAGTGGCAAAGTGTACGTCGGTAGCACATCAAACCTTCAGAGACGGATCTGGGAGCATCAGGGTAAATTAAAACGTGGTACTCACCATAATAGCGAGCTTCAGAAACTTTACGATGCTAGTAATGAGATAGAATTTAATTCTTTCCCAGCACTGGATAACGTAACAGTCCTGGAACTGGAAAGAGATATTATCTCAGAATACGCCGTTATGGGTAATGTGCTTAACGTTATTAGTGATCCTGTTAATCCATCAGTTACTAATCCTCCTTTGATTCAGTATCGCGATTCTATAGCTAAACGTGTCAGCATCGACGGTATTGAATATACGAGTATAAAACAGGCTGCGAAGACACTGAGTTACAGTAAACAGAAAATACAATATTGGTTAAAGAGTGTGAGCACTGCCCACGAGAATGTTTTCTACGTGGGATCGCCAAAAGAAATCTCTGTTACTGGACGGGTAAACCTATCTGAATTGGCTCGAGCCAATGGGTTATCTGTATCGACTGTTACAGCACGGAAAAGAACGGGTGTATCGGCAGATGAGTTATTTCTACCGGTCGTCGATTCAACCGTGAAAAAGCTTTCTGACTATCTTGGTTTGAACTATTCAAAAATTTGGTATCAACTAAATACAAAGGGACTGTCACCCAATGAAATAATACAGAAGTATTTAAGTGAGTCAAATATGACCAAAGAAAATGTCCAATTCGTAATAGGTACCGATATCTTCAAACAGGATGGCGACCTTTACATAATCACGGTTAACTGTGTTGGTGTAATGGGGGCCGGATTAGCCAAATCTTTCAAAGAAGCCCATCCCGACCTATATGAACGCTATCGTCATGATTGTCGGATGAAGATTATTACAATCGGTAATCCTGTAATCTACACAGCTGATAACGGCAAGCACTACATGATGTTCCCTACTAAGGATCGCTGGCAAGATCCATCACTACCTGAATACATTTCCTCTGGCTTACAGTGGATGGTGGACTCGGTTGGTGAAGAAGGTGATATCGACCCGGCGTGGAAAATAGTAATCCCTCCTTTAGGGTGCGCTAACGGCGGGCTTAGTTTCGCAGACGTAAAAGAAAACATAAAACTCTTTGCTGGGCACATGCCTAATGAAGTTGTAGTGGTCTATCCTCCGTGGATGGAAACCACGAATGCATGGGATTAACATAACGCCCCCGGCTAACGCTGGGGGTTTATGCCGTTACGAGGAGACAGTTGTGCGAATAAGCATTGGTGAACAAAGCAGTATCATGCAGATGTGGAATGAACTGAGTGAAGTACTCGGGTTCAATGAGTTCGTTGATCCTACCGCTCATGCAGTCTCTAAGACTGTTAAAGATTTTCAAGAGATCGATGATGAGCTTAAACGTCGTCGTGAGCCGGTAAAGGAAGAGCGACCTTCGTGGTATTACCAAGCAGCTACTCGACCTTATCCGAAGGGGTATCGTTACCCGCAAGGTATGGGGATTGCTCGTGCAATCAAAGAAGAACGTATCGGTACACCGTTGGAACGCTTTGAGTGTTTCTACGAAGCTGAGACTGATGTGATACAAGAAGCAGTCAAAGAGAATCTGGGTGCACCGGGGTATATGTCGTACCGCGATGCTTGTAACACAGGCAGTTGGTATTAGAAGCCAACTGAAGGCTATATTACTACTGTGAATTAACTTAACTGAAGGAATCTACCATGTCTCAAAAAGTGAAACAAAAGCACGTCTATCAGATCTGCGAAGGCGAACTGGTATCTGCTGAAATCCTGTGGCCTGATCGGGAAGAAACCAAAGGTAAGTTCGTAGCTACCGGCATCATGGTTTTCCCAAACGGTGATCTGGGCGGTGAAGTTCGTACTTCCCTGATCGTCTCAGGCAGCAAAGAAGAAGGCCAGGTCGAAACATTGAACTCGATCTATAAGTTCGTGGATCGCCCTGCCGACAAAGAGCAAACTGACAATGGCCTGTGGGGTGCAGTACGTCCCATGATGAGCCAAGAAGAGAAAGGTGAACAACATGCGTGATCTGGTTAAAGGCTTGGTCGGTATCGTGGTTGTGGTGATTGCAGTACGGATTATCTACGAAGTGGTAGATGACGCCGTTAACGCATGAGCTTCGGTCGTGTAGTGAAAGGCATGGCTATTGGCTGTGCCGCATCAGTGGCGATGGTCGCTTCCATCGCTTTATTAGTCTCTGCCCGCCTAGGTGATGTCAGAGAACTGCAAACGTATCACTGTAACCGCACACGCGAGGCTGTGAGACGAATGCATCTTAGTCTGATGCAAGGAGATAACTATCGCCGGCTCTTTCCTCAGGAGCGAGCTGACGAGATTAGATCCATGGCTTCCCTCGTAGTACATGCAATGGTCGTTCAGGTAGATCCGCTATACCAGCAGGATGCTATCGACTTCGCTTTAAACAACCTAACCCAAATCTGTTCTGAGGAATTAACATGAAATACGTAATTGGTTCTGTTGCTGTTCTGGCTGCTATCGGTACCGCAGCTTATTTCTACATGCAAGACCAAGATGGGCAGAAGGCTGAAGCTCGCAATGCTGAACGTGCGGCAGCGGCTGAAGAAACTGCTGAAGCAATCTAACTGTAACCTCAACCTTCTCTCAAGGAGAATCAAATGATCGGCGCTATCTTCAAATATACACTCGCTGCTGTAGCAGGTGCTGTAATCTTCGCTACCTGTATGCATGTGGCTGATGAAGAAGCATTGAACCATATCCGAGATATGATCGATGCGCATGCAGCACTGTCTCGTGCAAAAGGTCTGGATGGTGAAGAATTGAAGACCGAGATGGTGAACTTCATTCACTCTCATCGCCAAGCGTGGGATAAAACCTACATCATGGCTGAAACTGGTCGTTCTGCTCAACTGCTTTACGGTCACTGGGTGTAATGCCCAACGGGGGTTCTTCGGAGCCCTCATTTATTTTTAATAACGTTTTACTTTATTTAAGCTAACCGCTGCACTTAAAAATAACTAATAGGAAATTAAGCAATGGCACGTGCTCCACTTCATGAAATCCTCACTCGTAACTTCTGGCATACTGATCACATCATCGATGACAATGAAGTTTGCATCCACGATCCCTTCAATAATGGGAACCGTGCGTTCTATCTGTTGGATACTAATGGTGTCCACGACGATCTCTCCACCGTAAGCCTTACACAAGGGCTTGCTGAAGCGCTGGAGCTTCCCTCCAACGTTTCTCTGAACGATGTACTGGCATACTGCCAATAACTCACCAAGGGGCTCTACGGGGCCCTAATCAAGGAGTTGTTATTTCCATGAAGAATTATGAGTTGTTGTCGTTCTTCGTAGGCTCTGGATGTTTCATCGGGACCCTCTCTGGAATCATCTTTGGCCCAAGTCAATGGCAAGCTATCGGTACTGTTATCGCAGCTGCTGTATTGACTTACGCATTCCCGCGTATCTTTAACAAATAAATTCATTAATTGAAGGAATCTAAAAATGAAAGCAACTCTTCTGTTGGTCGGTCTGGTACTCGGTGGTCTGTTCATCAATGAAAAGATGACTCCTGTACAGGCTGAAGAAAACAAAACTGAAATCGTTTACGGTACCCGTATCGGCCCTACCGGTGACATCCAACTCGTAACTTCCCGCTGAGGTCTGTATGGCTAACAAAACTACCACCATTCATGTCATCCATGAAATCGAAGGTGGTTCGCTGGTACGCGCTTTCACCGCTGAAGAAGATGCAAAGAATTACTTTGTGCATGAATGTGCAGCAGGTAATTTGGAAGAGCGTTACTACAAGATCTCTCCTCTCCCGTTGGAAGACATGGGTAAGTCCATGGTTGTTCCACCGGTGGTAATTAAACCTACCCCTAGTCCACAGTTGAAAGCATTTATCGCAGATAATGCTCGTGACCATGCAACCGAGTGGGTAGACCGCACCTATGAATTGGATGCCGGTAGTCGTCAGGTTGCGATCATCCTCGTAGCTGATAAGATTGAAGAGATCGTAAATGATCCAGCTAGTGGTGAATACGGTTTCCGTAGAGCGATGCTGTATCTTGAAGATTGCAAGTTCGACCACAGTAAGTTGGTCCACACTCCACGCGAAATCGGGCAGGTGAACTTCGTTGGACGTCCATGAACTTCTGGGTCTTCCGGTTATCCCGATTTGGATTCTATTGATCGGGAGCCTACTCTCCAACTTCGGAGAGGCTTTCGTAAAGTGTTTCCAATCGCGGAACATTGCACAAGGTCGTGAGGTAGCTGCTGGATTTACATCCTGTGCGGTTACCCTCACCTTTGCTGCAAACTTATCCTTTCTAGTATTAGCGGGCTTACCAGCATTGTTAACAGCAATGGTCGGTGGTTCACTAGGTACCGTAATTTCAATTCGTTTCCATAAGAGACTTTTCAAATGAGCATCAAACACGTCGTCTCCAACCACCCGCACTTCGAATATGCTGTTCGCACTGCTCGTACCTTTCTCGCTTCTGTAGACATGTCCCAGAACATCGGTAAACCATTGGAAGATGTTTTGGTACGTGAGTTGTTGGCTGTCATCGATTCGTCCCCTGTAACAATGCATGCCATCAATATGCAACGTTATCTGGAAGGCGAGTTTGATTATAAAGGTCAGATTGCCAAACGTGGTACTGAAGGTGTAATCCGACATCTGTTGGATATCGTTGCAGGCCGAAACGTGGTAGCTGCACCACATCATGGCATGGGACAATTGAACAATATGTATCAAATATTCAACAGCCCGATGCCTAGCGCAATAACCTTGTTTAACGCGGCTGCCCATCTGATCACACGCACCGCCACCGCCGCTGGCATTATGCTTACGCCTGGGCAAGTAGCGCAATACGCCAACCATATTCGTGGTACCGGCGCTACAACTGATGAAGAGTTCAGTGCCGCTTTCGATAACATCATGCGTCATGAACGCCCACATCCCTTCCTGAACCCAATGATTGAGATGGTTGAATTCAATCGTGTGCGTCAGGAAGTCAGCCGGCTGCTGGAGATCGCGAGTGCGTACCGCATGCCATTCCAGATCGATACCTACGCTTCTGAGATTACGTACATACATGGACCTAACTTGAGTGAGCGTGATATCTCACCCATTCTCGATTCCATCTTGTTGCGTGAGTTGCAAGGTCGAGGTGTGTTTGTAATTGATCAGCATCCCACACTGACCGGTGAAGAGTCCATTGTTGCCAAAAGCCTGCGAGCTAGCTTGGCTAGACAGGGTGAATCCTGGACTATGAAGGATATCGACAAAGCAGCTATTGCCCTCTATCAAGAGGTTAAAGAAGCTGGGGTAACGTTGACTACTGAGATGGTGTCTGACTACATCGCTCATCAAATTGTGAGCAGTGCTGCCATGAAAGCAAGATCCATCACCACCGCTTTGAAAGAAGCAGGTGTGGAGAAGTCTACGCGTAATATCGGTGACACCGAAATCTACGTAAAATCCGATTTGAAGATCGCAGCTGAAGAAATGCTTGACCCGTGCAACGGTAAAAGTGCTGTACAGTTGGAACAAGCCATCGGTTATCGGATGGATGATCACTATCGCTTTAACCGTAACGACTGGCAATATGTAATGGCACGCGAGTATGGCGTGTCCCCTACAGGCAATGTCTTTATGGGTGCATGGGTTATCCGTGAATACCTTACGGGTGAATACATCGACCACGACCGTAATCGTCATGACCTCGCTGAGCGTCATGCAATCAAACTGGAGAGTTAAACAAATGTTTCAAATCATCGACAAGACCGGGATGGCTTTGATCGTGGCTATGGTTCGAGAAATCGACCGTCGTGAGAAAAAGAATCTGCCCTATGGCGACCACATCCGTGCCCTCATGATTTATCTTGAAGGTGCGGTACCAGGCATTGCTCAACGGATTCGTGAAGACATCCTCTGGGAACGTTTCCAGATGCGTTACAACGAACCTAACCGTGATCGCCGTCGCCACTATGGGATGGCTTGTCGCGATCTCTTCGAGCAGCGCATTTTACATGTGCTGTTTGAATTCGGTTATACCGAGTATCAGGAAAACGATTTCGTCATTGAAGTTAAATTCGGGGCAGATAAGAAGTACCACGTAATGGTGATCCGCCCTGACCGGACAATGTTGACCTCTGAAGTGTTCAAGTTTCCATGGGACGCTTTCGCTGGTATCGACAATTACGACTCACTCTTTGAACGCATGTAAGGAATACAAAATGATATCTCAAGCCGAGAAGCTGAAAACTGCTATCGCTACTGGCAACAATGAAAAACGTGATGACGGCTTCGGTAAAGAGTACTACGCTCTTTACGTCGGCCACATGCCTGACGCTATCCTGGAATTCATTTCAGGTAAGATCGATTTGATGTACCCTGACTTGCGGAAGAACTCCTGGATTAGTATTCCGGGCGTAGCCTTTCGTCTGCTGGACTACAAGCAATCGATTTACGTAGCCAAGGGCGCGTTTCTGTACATCCACAAGGCAAGCTTCAAACGCCATCTGAAGAAAGCCATCTGCCGTAACCGTAACCCACTGTAATAGAAACCGCTTAAAGGCTATATTACAAAGGTGATATTCAAATGGGTATCACCTATTCAAACATACCTAAAGGAGTTTTACCGTGTTCGAACTTAACCTGAAAAACCTGATGATCGCCACTGGTGTTGCTGTAGCTGTGACGGCTACTGTCGCTGGTGTGGTTATGTGGTGTACCAATAGCAAGTGGGATGAGAAGCATGCCGAGAAGGCATACGACTCCATGCTCGACGCTTACCATGCAGCTGTAGCTGAATGTCCAGGTGACCACAACAAAGCTAGCTTCGCCTTCGAGCTGGCCGCAAGTGAAATCCGTAAGACCTTCGCCGAGGCTAACTCCAAGTTTGAAGATGAACTGAAAGAGTTCCTCGAGCGTTATGACGAACAAGTCAAGCGTTTGAAGAAAGATATCCGCAAGGCCTAAACCGAGAGCCCACTTCCGAAAGGAGGTGGGTTTCTATCTTTTCTTTTTAAAGGAGTTTGAAGATGTCCATCGCTAAACTGGAAGACTGGTATACCTCGAGTATGCAGAACGGTGGAGGTATTGATTTGCCTGCGCATGAAAAACTGATCGAGTTGTTGGACGATCATACCCTGGCCTCTAAGTTCAAGGCTGACGATCGTCTCCCGAATATGATGAAAGATGTTATCGATAAGGATAACAACTACGCCACCGACTACGAACTGCGTTTGCCTTATAAGCATGCTCTGCGTCGTATCCTCACCATTTGCAAAGAGAACGGTCTGGAAGTCAAAGCCGATCTGTCTTTCCGTTAAGGGGTCATCATGGCAAAGTCTAAAGCTGAGAAACAGGCGGAGGCTCTCGAACGTAAGCGTAATCATTACGTAAGCCACCACCTACCGAACTTTATCAATCGTTCTCCGATAGGTGCTCACTGGACGGGTGATCTGGATGACATGCTCACCTTCGTGCAAGATGTCGCTAATCTGCGTCGTTACGCCGAAGAAGCAAGTATGACTTTGACGGGTAGTCGTACGGCTTGGGAATCTAACAGTCAGTGGTCAGTCAAACAACTGTTCAACGATCTGGTGTTCGCTGGTACCATCCACCAATTCTGCTACGACTGTAATGAAACCCGTAATAAGGCGCAGCTACCTCGTGTACCTGTAGACCCTATTGATGTATGGGGTCTAACATTCCAACGTGTTATGGTACTGGTCGAACATCCGAAAGTAAAAGAATTGCTCAACGCACTTTAAGGAATAGGTTTCATGTCGGAGTATTCGATTGTAGTAACGGCTCAACACGATGCGGTTGATTACGATTTCTTTCGTAAGGCAGCGGACCGGAACAACTTCATGTTCCAGATCGAACGTAGTGATCCAGAGCAGAAACGCCGCACTATGGTAATCACGCCATATCAGGCTACGACTGCGCTCAACCTGTTTGATATGGTCAATGAACTTGATCGTAACGTACCTCTCCTCGTAACTTACGTTGTTTGTGAATAAAGGAATTTACCATGCAAGCTAATTCGATCCTGTTCATCGATACCGTTAACGAACTGCTGGTTGCGATGGACAAAGCAGAACGCGTCATAAAGGGAATCATGGATTCCCCGGATTTAAGTAAGGTGGTTGCTGAGGTTTCCGACACTAATAATCGCGTTACTGTTCTGGAACCAGCTATCCTGAACCTGCGCATGAAACAAATCACTGGCATCTGTGCGAACATGGTGTTGATCGGTTACGTACAGGAGAAAGATCCGAAGCGTGAATTGGTTGACTCTGAAGGCAACAGTTGGTACGAACTGGCTAAAGCACCACAGTTGACTGTGAAAGCAGTTAAGGCTACTCGTGAAGCATTGGATTACCGTCGTATCGATATCCGAGATGCTAAGACCATCGTTGAACTCGTACGGGATGGTCTGTTGTGATACCTATCCCACCCTTCATGTTACCTTGGCGTCGCAAGACGAAGGGTGAGTTGGCACTGGAGAAGAAGCAGGCTATGGCTAATACAATCATGACTGCTCTCGCTAGACACCAACCCAAGAAGAAACGTAAGAAGCGTATTAAAGGAGTTTGAATATGCAATTCGAAAACTTGTCGAAACATTCAGCTCATTACCGTATTGCTAGTTTTACGGCAGACGGGAAAGAGTATTGGGCTGGCGGTAACGATTGGGTTGCCGATCCAGAGAAATACGATGTCTCCATCATGGGACATAAACGTGCACTCGAATGGGTGGCCCGTCTCAACAAGCGTGGGATTGATGTTCACCTCGTTCCAGCGGACATCGGTCTTCAATTGATTAACTGGAAAGGCATTGGTTGGGTTTTCATCAGTGCCTTAACTGGCAGGCCTCATCAGGTTAAGTTCGTTAACTCGCGGGGTACTGGTTGGTTCATCAAAGACGTTGGAACAATTGAACAAACCCTCTGCATCAACTACAGCAAAGACTACCGCATGGACATCGTCATTCGTGGTGATCAGATCGGTGAAGTTACGGCGTGGGTTGAAGGTACGGTGATGAACAACTTCGGTAGCTTTACAATCCCAAGCGATTCGAATCTGATTTATCAGTTCGAGATTGAGGTTGAACCTATTCCAGAGTTGTCGTAACAATCCCTCCTTCGGGAGGGTTTTATTTTCTGTTGGCTGTACTTTTATTTAACCAAGGAGTTGTTATGATCGCTAAGTTACTGGAAGTTCTCGATAGCGTTACACTGGTTTCACCTGTTACCATTCTGCGCCGTGAGTTGGTAACCGTGAACGAACGGGAAGTGTACGTGGTTTGCTACAACCACAATAACCATTCGTTCTACACTACCGGTCAATACTTCGTGAGTGAAGCTGCATCGAAGGCGTTCTTCGATCTGCACATTCACGTAGCTGATCTCACCAAAGAACTCGACCCAGCTCAAGCAGCTGAGTACGCTAAATTCAAACCTCTCGATTTACATGGGTTGACTAACCGTCTCCCTAGTTAAGGAGTTCAGACCGTGACTGACACTGTATTGAAAAATAATAACGTGATCCTCCAGATCATCGCCCAAGTAGCTGATCGCTCCGATGTAATGTCGATGCCTCAGTTACCGGCGATTCTCAAAGCCATGGCCGATCATGACGAGTGGGTCTACATCAAAGAAGACGAGGAACTGAACCAGCTGATCGCTGAAGCTGAAACTACTCGTCTCAACTACACCGCTGTCACTGACCTGCGTTGGGCTTACGAGAAAGTGCTGTTACGTTACGTGCACTTGCTCTGTAATCAACGTGGCCTGTTGTTAATCTACCGTTGGGATGATCGTAATTCCCTGCTGTTCGGGATGACTATCGAACAAGGTCGTACCGGTCTTAAAGAAATCTACGCTTTGCGTACGGTGAAGAACCGGGAAGAAATCCTGAAGTACGAGTACCACGAAGACCTGACCCGTAACGTGTTCGATGCAATCAAGGTCCGCATCCGACATGTTGATGCAGGTATATCGTGTTTCGGTTGGCCTGAAGCCCATTTCATCACTTTCCCCCAGGAGTAATACCATGTCTTCCCTTTATAAAGAAGTTTTCACCGACCGCATTCTGGACGTAACTGTCTGGCCTGCCGGTATCTTCCGTGATCTGCAACGTGAAACCAATCACGAAGCAACTCGTATCATCGACGCAGCCAAAGCTCGTGGCTTGCCGATCGCCGGTATCTTGATGTACAAGCGCGAGGACCTCAGCTTTGAATGGTCAGTCAACCTGGACATCGGTATCGAAACGGTTGCAATGTACCGTAAAGGTTTCCCGATCCCTTTGCTGGTGATTGATAAGAAGCTTCCATGGGCAGGCGCGGACAACCACGCTGAAATGTCGGAGTCCACCAAGCATCACATGACTCAGAACGGGCCAGGTGCGGTATTCCGCTTTGCAGCTGAAAGCGTGCTGGAGTCGTTGCGTGACATTACTGTACGTTGGCTCAAGACCGATCTGGTTTCTGCTCAGCAGCATAATCATGCCTGGGCAGTTAACGCAATGGATCGGAGCGACGTTCAGTGAGTGGGAAGCCGTGGTCTTACCCTGAAAACACCGAGGTGAAACTTTTTATCTCTCAAGCAGATGACAGCCGTTCATTCGGTTCTCTGTTGAGCGATATCCGGGATCACTTCGGTTCTTCTTCGACACTGGCTGAATTCGATATTGAGTTCACTCGTTGGACGCTTGAAGATCCATGTAGCTGCTGTCGGGATTCTGGCGTATACGGTAACTACTGGGAAATCACACGCCGTGATGAACCCTGCGAGTACACCGTAAACCATCAGCTGTCAGATCTCTATCGGGAGTAACATGGAAATCACCATTGGGGTTGACACCCTTGTTTTAATCGCGGGCTGTATCCTATTCGTAATGCTCATCTTGCAATTGATAGGCGCGGCATACATCCACAACGAGCTTCCTAAAGAAAATAAGCCGTTGGGCATTTACTGGGAACTGTTCCTCTGGATCAGTTTCGGCACTACGACTTTGGGTATCGCGATCTGCGCAGGGCTTCGTACGTATCTGGGCTAGCATGGAAAAACTACCTGTAGGAACTGCAACGCTCTACTGGGGATTAGCCATCGGTATCATCGGTGGCTATATCTACATTCATTTAATTTAAAGGAGTTTTACAATGTCTCATTTTGGTCTCACTGCTAACCCTAACGAAAATCCAGTATCCGCTGGTAAAGTGCGTGAAGCCTGTACAGGTGCGCTTCGCGAACTCGGAGATCGGCTGAAGAATAAAATCGATCAGATCTTGATCACAGGTGACTTCGCAAAAGATCGCCGTTACTCCTTCCTTAAAGATGATGGAAAAATCAAGCTGACCTTCGATCTGAGTGAGCTGGCTAACGGTGATCGCACTGAGGCAGAACGTGATACTGGTGAAGGTTACTACCATGTCCCAGATCTGGTTAAAGAGTATCTGGAAGGCTATTACAATGCATTGGGTTGGGGTACTGACTACAGTCGTCACGTAGGTAACCAGTTCCACTTGACGGTAGGTCCAATCAAAAAGGATCTGGTATGATCAAGCGGTGGTGGAAACAGTTCATCTATAATCGCATGGCACGTATCATCGAGAAGGCTGCTGCTTCGGCAACATACGAGAAGTATCAGTATCTCTGCCCATCGATTGGCGTTAAGACATCAAATCCGTTAAAACGTAAGACTATCCGATTCGTCGAAGATAGCCTCCGTGGCTACCCTACGCTCTACAGCACGATTCGTCGAGCACTCAGAGAAGAAGGTTACGACCCCAAAGATCACATGTGGTACGTGCATCTGGATTGGCCTGAACGCATGGTAATTCATCGTGCTTACTGGGCTAAGGTCGTAGCTGAACTCCGCAAGGGTAATCCAACGTGGGGTAAGTATTTCAACACGAAGGAAATCCAAGCCGATCCTCCACATCTGCGTGATCTGTTTGACCCATCCCAACCGGGTACAAAGTCTGATCAGATTCTGGATCAATTACGTAAGGATGCAGCTTAATGAAAATGTTCAGTGGTCCATTTGGTAATTACGCTGCTGGTAGCTACGGCGCCGTCTTGAATGCTCTCTGTGAGCAGGAAGGTCGGTCCTGTGGTACGGTGGGTAATTATGTCTTTGGTAGCAATGGCAATATCCTTGCTGGTCACGGAAGTGATAAAGTTGTAGCTACCTACGTCTGGGAAAATGACGAGATCAAATTCACCTGGATGTAAAACGCGGCATAAAAGAAGAAGCCTAAGGGGGCACTACTCCCCTTAGGCGGACCATGTCTGACGATTAGTGGTCGTCTTCTATGGGTTGATCCAATTACCCTCATTTCCAATTGATCCCCTCGTGGGATTAACCAGTCATTCCGGTAACGGAATCAGAACGATACAAACATGTACAATCACTTTACATAACATTAGATCGGGAGTATTCTTTTATGTCTTGCTTGGCTACTTTGGTTATTAACGCTCAGGAGAAAATGGCAGCGTCTTACAGCGTCATCGTTAAATCGATTGAGGAGGCTATGTTACAGGGCCGTGGTGAATTGATCCTCAATGCAACGTTGGACTACCAACTCGTTAGCGAAGAATCCATGCATATGCTGACAGCTAATGCCCTCGTGGATAATGGTTTCAAAGTTACCCGTGGTGGTAATAACACATTCATCGTTAGTGGTTGGGATAAAGTCAAAGTTCATTAACGTCATAAAGCCCCAGCCGTTAGGCCGGGGCAATATGTTCTATTTTTTTTTGCTTAAGCCTTTTCAGCCTGTTTGAACATCTTCATGGTACCGTAAGTAACTTCGGTAACGTGGTTGATGGTCTTGGAGGCCAGCTCAAGAACTGGAGAAGCTGCGCGTTTCAGATCGGCTTGCTTCTCAGCAGGAACTTTCTTGATCGCACCAGTGATGGCTTTAACGTCGTTTTCGATACCTTGAACGAGCGGACCCATCTTCTTCATTTCACTGATCACGTTGGCGATGGCGCGCAGAGATTGTTTCTTCTTAGACTTCTCATCACCATTACCGCCTTTAATCAGACGATAGACCAAACCTGCCCAGCTGAATACAAAGAGCCAGAACCAGTCACCGGCAGACCAAGACTTATCTGGTGGTGGAACTTCACCTTGTTCAAATACGGCACGACCACCTTCAATCTTGACATTAGTGTTGGACATCAGCTGGACGGAATCACTGCCTACGAGAGCAGTACCTTCACCTGCGTTACCCGCAGCCATTGCAAGGATGTTATCCTTACCTTTGGATACCAGACCTGCGAGAGTTTTGACACCGTCAACTTCTACACCGAAGTCTTTCATGTCCATAAGTTTTCCGTTCATGTGGAACAGTTTCCACACAGCTTTATGGTCGATATTGACATTACCGTCCATGCTAATGCTGTTTTCGTTAACGCGACTCAGTTCACCGAGAGCTTGCTTGTAGTTAGAAATACTACCAGCGACCTTCTGGTCAATTTGATCGACGTAGTCTTCCAGAGCAATGTTTACACACTGACGAATAGTATTGGCATGAGCACGGATAGCCTTAGCAAGCTGCTTCTTACCACCTTTGGTGACAGGGAAGCTCTCCAGGGATACGCCAGCTTGAATCGGGTGACCCGACATGCTGGTGATCTGACCAAACAGACGACGGTAGGATTCCATTGCGATAGCGGTGGTGGACTGGTCCACATCAACTGCCATATCGTCAAGAGTATCTGCTACCGCAACCGATTCAACGATCGGGTCGAGGCTAGTATCTTCTTGAACCAGTGTCTCAGGGATAGAGTTATCAACGACAACGTTGTTCACTGTTTCGAGAATTGGTGGGATACTATCCATGAATTCTTCGATAGCTACCTGCTCCGCAGTGCGAACAGGTTTAGCGTGTTTCATTACAGGGCTTACTTTGGCCATTTTAAGGTACCTTATTTACTGTGTTTTCGTACGAAGTTGGGTTGACTAGTGCACATTAATCAAATTATTGGATACCCCGGTTCGGTATCCCTTTGTTATACAGTAGTATCTATCTGATCAGGATTTCTAGTGTTAACATACGATTGTTTTAAATTACTGGGAATCACTATGTAGTACAGGACTAGCACTAAAGAGCATAGGATCGCCCGTAGGGCTTTTATTCTGTAATATACAGCGATTACGATAGTAATCAAGCAATGCTTTGATAGACTCCTTATCCTAGCGTAAGCGAATATACACCCGCATAAGCCAACCCCTAAGAGGGTTGGCATTTATGACGTCTTAAGGGGAAGCGTAAACAGCACCGGTAGTCTGCTCAGTAGATCCGATGATACCACCCATGAAGTACAACTTGTTATTCATATAACCGTTAGCACTGAAACATCTCATCCCTGCTGGGATAGTGTAGTCAGTCCAAAGCAACGTAGTTGTATCCAGTACCATTGCTTTGTTAATAGGTGTAGTTGCTCCAGACGAAGGAGCTACAACATAGATCTGACGACCATTAGTAAACAAGTTATTTGCAGGGAAGCAAGCCGAAGACATATTCGGCAACAACTCAATCTCTTTGGTCGTAAGATTCATTCGATAGGCTACAGCAGATCCAGCTGCACCGCCCGCACGAGAAACACGACCACCCACGGAATAAGCGTAGTTACCAGCCACAATCGTAGCCCGCTCAAAGATTGCTGGAACACCCAATGAGGTCAAGCTGATTGTTTCTAAGGTTTTAGCTTCAATGTCGTAGATGTAATAGTTGGTAGTACCATCACATTGAGGCATGTAAATCTTACCGTTAGCATAACCAGCCACCGTATGCATGGCTACAGGTAGTCCAGGAGCCGTTACACGGGCATGTGTGTTCAAGACTGGATCATACACGATAAAACCTAATGTACTGTCCCCACGCGTCCCACCGAAGTTGTAGAACTTGTTATTGTGGAACACAACCAAGCCACCGTAGATGGTAGTTGGAAGCGCAGCCAAGGCAGTCTGACCGCCAGCACCCGTAGTTTTGGTTACAGTCGCTTTACCCACACCACTATAGCCACCAAAAGCATAGATCAGGTTACTGTTCACAATTGTTGCCTGGTGGAATGATCCGGCAGCAGGTGCACCTAGAGGGCCTGGAAAACCAGTGACCACACCTGTGCTAAAATTAAAGTCACGGATAGGCGTAGGACCTGTATCCAAAATGAGCATTTGTTCGATCATTAGTTTTACTTCCAAAAGGTGTATACATACTATCGACGTCATAAAGCTACCCCGAAGGGTAGCGATATCAAACTTCAGGTGCAGCAGACAGATCATTACTGTTCAATTCAAGATCAAACAGTATCCGATTGTAGTTACGACATTCCAAACTGATATGACTGTAATCTGGATGACCATGTGGTTTCTGCCAGATATCCAACAGAATGTTGTACTTCAAGTAAAGCGATTGCTTAGCAACGTTGAACGAGCTATAACTAGTATAGTCTGTTTCGCCCCACGATTCGATCTCAGCTACGTAACGTGTAACTGCACCCATGATGTGGGATACGTTGAAATCGGCTGCCTGAACGAGGATGGCGGTGCTTTGATGCCATTTAATGCAATGCTTCAGATGTTCTACCACTTCGTTACTCAAAACTTCAATTGTCATAGATACTTTCCTCGTAATCAAAAATGATAGCTGTCAAACCACCTACGGTCAGAGTAAGGTGATTCTTATCTTTAAACGGATGAGGCTTCTGCCAGATGTCCATGCGTAGTCCACTCGCCTTAAGGAAGCTCTGCACGTCCGATAGACTCTCAGTACTGATCTTGTAATGATCATTAAGGCGTTCAATAAAACGATCGATCACAGGAGTTAGGTTCTGCCTTGCAGTGTATACTCCGATGAAAGCTTTTTGTTTGCAGACAATCGCCAGTTGGATCTGGCTGATAATATCGTTAACAATGTTATCTACATGACTCATTTGTATTTACCTGAGAATGAATAAATTGCCTCTCCCTAGGGAGAGGCTTTATATCGTTTCTTTTTTAGTCCCAACCGCTTTCGTCACCACTACCGATAACAGAACCCGGAACTACTTTCATCGAGAAGTCTTCTTCTTTGTCGATGTCCCACGGCATAACGCCAATCTGAGCCATTGGTAGAATGATGTACTGGTCTTCTACCGGTGTAACAGTGTTACGGTGCTTACCACGTTGGATAGCCAGATACGCTTTGCCTTTACGACGGATGATGTGGTGGAACAACTCCAGATCTGGTTCTTGACCCAGACGACGGCAACCATCATAGTAACCTTTGTTGGCTACGGTCTGTACGAAGTCCTCAGTGTTCTCACGTTGCAGTTGCAATGCATCGGATGACATCTGGTGAGGGGATAGGAACGTAATGCCTCGTGGAGCAGTGTAGTTACGCATACGACGGAACAGCAAACGAATATCATCACCGGCGATCTTAGCATCAAGCCCAGTCTTAGGCAGCATATTCAGATAGTCAACTGTCAGGTACTGGAGTTCAAAACCTTGAGCTTGCAAAGAGTCGAGATAGTTTACGAAACCAGCTACGGTAAACTCAGTAGGGTCAAAGCGAATCATCTTCACTTTAAAACCATTCTCTTCTAGACGAGCACAGACATAAGCAGCTGCTTCTTTCTTATCGATATCCTTAACTACGATTTCTTCACCCGTTTCATTTTCACGGATGTACTTATACATGGTCAACAGGTTATCGGTGATTTCGTTTTCAAGTGTTACAAACAGAATCAGTGGCTTCTTAGTTCGATCTCGTAGAAATGGCTTGTTAAACAAGCATACGTGTACGAACAAGAACATAGCAAGATAAGACTTAAAGTTATGCTGTAGTGCAGAAGTAATAATGAACTCACCTCGACGGAATGCCCCCAAGATACCAAGGATGCGGTTAAATCCTTTCCAACCGAGTTTGAATGCACCATCTGCTGACAACGTATCTTTCACAGCCTCGAAGAAGTCTTCTACTGCCTCAGGGTTATCGAAGTCAATAGCACCCATCTCTGCGGGATGCTTAGATTCAGCGCGTGCCTTTACATAAGGTTCAAGTTTTGCACCCATCTCGTTAACCATACTGGCAATATCGATATTGCCTCGGTCAAAGATAGCCTTCTGAGAATACTCTTTCAGAATGGTCTTAATAGTGGTGTCATTGAGATAATAGTTAAGTGCACCACGACGACTATTAATAGCCTTCATGATACTCATCCCATCCGGGAAGTTTTCCATTACGCCTTGTTCAACAGAATCGTATAGGAACGACTCCTCGCGACAGCTAACGCGAACAAGCTGTAGGACTTCTTGAGAACCCGGAAAAGCATTCTTAGGTTTCTGATTGAGTTCGTTTACGAGGTTACGCAATTCCAGAAATGTCTGACGACCATGATCGTGGTCTACTGTGGTTTCCTTTACTTCCAAAGACGATACCACTTTATCGATCAATTCTGTAGAAGGAGAAGCGGGTGAATCTTCACGGTGTTCAAGGCACAGTAGCGTCACACACTGTACCAAGAGTTGCTTTGGAGATGCCATTTTAAATCCTTGATAGTAAAATAGTGGATTGTATCGTGTACCATCTTGTGTGTAAGTATTTAATTGTCGATGGTTTTAATCACTATTTTTATGAATGATTAACTAAACCTCGATTAAACCAAAGGTTAACTGTATGACCCAGCTCTTAGTCGTACCAGAAGCAGTTTACGATCAGTGGAAATCTGATGGTGTACTCTTCACACGTCTTTTAGACACCAACTATATAGCTAGCGTTAGTTCGGTTAACGATCTGGCGCAAATCGACTTAGCTATGAACCAATTTCCATTCGTGTTTGGCCCCGGTACAGGCGTAAGTCTGGCTGTTAGCCCACGAGCTGGCATTGCAATTGCATCGACCGCAGATAACCTCGAACGGTTTAAGATGCAAGATTTGCATAATGCTTTAGAGGAACGTGTCGAAACGATCACGCTCCGTTTCACTAATGAACCAAAAGTTTGTAGTGAATATTCCCTTTATCCTGTAGATGAGAATCTTTGGGTTGCGGTGCAGAAGAGTCTGCCTATCACCAATAGCGATCCTGAACGGTTTACCTTGATCAGTAACCGTACGTTCTTCGATAGTATGATTAATGAGTTGCTGAGAACTTGTAAATTAGAGCAAGTAGCATCAACGAATCTCTTCAACTATTATCTTATGTCCAAGGTCTAGTTCCGGTGAAAAATAGGCCTGGACAATAGATACTCGTTTAAAACCAAAACCCATCCTGCGTAGGAAATTATTAGATGAAAACTTTGAAATCTCTTCTGAAGGCTAGCGCCACAGATAAACCAGTCTTCTCCATGGAAGCATTCGTAAGCAAGCTGAACCTCGAAAACGATCTGGCCGATGGCGTGTTTAATACCGCAGCTGGTCTGGCCGCTACCGTAGGTCTGGAAAGCTTTGGTCAAAAGGATGACGCTCAAGCTGCGTCGAACGTATTCAAGACTCTGACTCAGATGGCTACCAAGCTGGGCTTTGAGCAGTACATCTCCGAAGACGCTCGCGTTGCAGAGAACCAACTGACTGCTGCTTTCCTGGGTACTATTGCTGCCGCTAACCCGGATCAGTACATCAAGGCTCTGCGTGGCCTGTCGAAGGTAATCCCTTCGAACGAAGCTATCAAAACCATCGAACACAAATTCGACGGTCCTGCCGGTTCCCTGCAAGTATTTGACGCTGAAGGCGCCAAGACCATGGGTCTGGAAAACTACAACGAGAAATCGCAACGTGACTTCCGTGTTGTAACCGTTGGTTATAACCTGGCAGCTTCCCGTCAGGATGAGTTCTCCGAGCGCATCTACCCAACTACCGTTATCAACCCTATCGAGGGTGGTGTAGTTCAGGTACTGCCGTACATCGCTGTAATGAAAGACGTCCATCACGCTGTTAACGGTGCTCGTTGGAAGAACGAAGAAGTGAACATGGTAGAAGCATACCGTGATCCGTCGATTCTTGACGACAACGCTACTGATCTGATCGTTGCGATCGATCCAGCTGGTACCAACCTGGACTTCTTCGTTGACCCGGCTCTGATTCCTGCTGAGACCATTGTTAACGAACAAAACCTGTCGATCGAAACCGCTCCTCTGAAGCCTGGTATTCGTATTGACCTGATCGGTAACTCCAACGCTAACCTGCTGATCTCGGCTGGCATGCTGGAAGTATCTGATACCATCGACCCTGCTGGTCGTCTGAAGAACCTGTACGTTAAGTTCCAAGGTAAAGTTGTTAAGTTCAAAGTTGACCGCATGCCTCGCGCTGTGTTCCAACCTGACCTGATCGGCGACACCCGTGGCGCACGTATCGACTTCTGGACTGATGATCTGAGCGTAAGTTCGATCACCCGTACTATCGACGGCGTACAAACTGCTGCAATGCAAGAACTGACCCAGCGTGAATGGGTACTGCGTCTGAGCGTTGACTTCAGCGGTAACATCAGCACCTCGAAAGGTGACTCCCGCTTCAACAACGGTACTGCCGAAATCTCGGCTATCCTGAACTCTGACCGTCGTCCAGTAGATATGAAATCTGGCGCTGGTAAAGTTCTGGTTGATTCGATCACCGATCTGGAAATCGTTGGTTTCGACCTGCTCACTCGGTTCACCAACACTAACCGCCGTCAACGTGGTCACCTGTTGCAAACCCGTGCTCTGCAATTCCGTCACCCAATCCCGATGCACGCTCCAGTGACTCTGCCACTGAGCACCATGGAAGATGAAGGTCCAGGCGAAGTTGTTAAAGCACTGACCGTGAACACCAACATTCGTAACAGCAACAACGCTGTTAAGACTCTGTTGAACTACCTGGCTCAACTGCGTGAACTGACTGGTAATGGTTTCAACCGTCCAGTTATCAACGTGTACGAAGGTGCGCTGGCCGCAGTAATGCGTCCTACCTACCACTTCGAACGCATGCACTTGCCAGACATGATCGATACCCTGAAGTCGAAAGATCGTTGGGACGACGTTTGCTCCGCTATCCTGAACAAAGTTAAAGGTGCGCTGTTCCCAGCCTACCGTAACTCGAACATCGAAGCTGCTTTCCGAGTGATCTCGGGCAACCAAGATGAGCGTCCAATGTTCCTGTTCTGCTCGGACAAAGAGATCGCCAACTACCTGATGACCAAAGGTGACGACCGTACCCTGGGTGCTTACCTCGAGTACGACATCGTATCGACCAACAACGAACTGTTCGACGGTAAGCTGGTAGTAGTACCAACCCGTAAGACCCCAGTAGAGAACGACATCCTGAGCTTCGGTCAGTTCTTCTACGTGTCGACTATCATCGCCGATCTTCCGATCAGCCGTGGCGGTCACCAGGTCTCCCGTGAGATCGCAGCCATTCCTTTCAACCTGCACATCAACAACATTCCATTCGCACTGGAATTTGAAGTAACAGGCTTCCAGGAAGTAATGGGTCACTCGCAGTGGAACAAGCCCGTCGTTGACGGCCTGAATGCCTGAGACCGAAAGGGCGGTTCCCGCTACTCCGAAGACGGTACAAGTCTGAGGTTTGATGAAAGCGGGGACTCCCGCCGACTAGAGCGGTGACACTAGGTTATAGAGCCCCTACCAATCGGTAGGGGTTTTATGACGTCTTGAGCTTAATAGAATTTATTTCAAGTTTATATCATGCTTGGGTAATTACAATTAATGTTATCTAAAGGATTTATCGAATGAGCTTTCTTTCCCGTTACTGGAATGCTGTTGAAAGACAACATACCGAAACTGGTATGAACCATGGTGACATTCGTGTGGATGTCAAACTCTTAAAAGAAAATACTCGGGTGAGTGATATTGTAGATCCCCAACCAACCCAACCTAAACCTCAAACCAACCGTCCTATCAAGGATGGATCTATGCCCTCTACTAAATTTGAACGGGGGTCGGCTAGGCCGTACCAACGAGTTCAAGAAATGGCAGAAGATACACGGCCAATCCGCGAAGCGAAAGCTTCACGAAACCGCAGTGTGGAAAACGAACGATCGGGGGGATCGGGTACAAGTGGTGATCAAACGAAAACGACCGCCAGGGAAGTTAAACGTCTTAGAAATAAGGCGTTGAAGAAACTAGGGGCTGGACGCAAAGTAAATGTCCAGTTAGATAAGGTAGTCATTGATGGACAATCTTGGCATCAAACGGCCTAAGGTAATTGACTGTAACCCCTCCCTAGATCCTCCGCAGTATGCTGGTAGTACGTATGACACGAGAGACGTTTATAACGCCTACTCGAGGCCAAGGGGACCACGTAGCGTTGATGTGTTAAATACATCTCCCATTCCTTTGTCAGTAATGTATTCTGACGGCATGGTGGTAAACATCCCATCTGACAATCAGAGCTTCAAACAAGAAGCGACCGTAATAGTGCGTTATGAGATTTCAGGGGGTGCTACAATTCCCTGGGCTAACGTTAGCAAGAACTTACCAGAGCAAGACGTAGCATTCATCCAAAAGGTGAAAGAGCGATTCGACCGTGAGGTTAATAATGGATCGTATGCTCCGTGTGTGGTGGAGTTCTATTACATCGTCGATATCGGGGATTTAGATTATCGACCAAATGGAATATACATCAAGCCAGCTGATGTTCAGTTGGTGTCAACGCGTCATCTGGACGTAGCGGTTCCATACCGAAGACAGGCACAAATAGGCATAGCAGACTTTAACGATGATGAGGGGGTGTCTCAAGCAGCGACATGTATGGCTGCTTACGTTGTTCATGATCCTACCGATCGTGAGACGTTGTTTATGGTTTCAACAACTGGCCTAGTTGTGTTAGATCCGGTGTGCACTCAAGAACTACCTGAGGGTGTACATCTAATCTCTATTGGCGGTCGTAGGTCTCCCGGAGATACGAGAACGTCTGAGGTGGAACATATTCCAATTGCTGACTTCCGCAAGCGAATGTGCTTTCGCGGACTAGACAACTTTAATAACAACTTTGATCGAGAGACCAAGTCGTTACCTAAAGCTGATGTCGACAAAATGTTTAAGCGTATGCAAGAGTTCCTGGATCAAAATCTAATACCACCGAATGTACAGGGTGGACCGGAACAGTTGGTAGACATTCGTTGTTTCTTTGGACACAGTTTGAAAGAGGTATTAGGTGTACTCGATCATGCAGTGAAGCTGAAGACCAACATTGAAAAACTTGTTAGCTAGGTAGATGGCAGTATGGATAAATTCCTCATCAGTAAAATGTTGGAACGAACACCGGCTTTCAATAAAACGATTGCTGACGGCATTGCCTTGGATCACTTAATGGGTGTGAACTCAGGTGGTGTATGTAACCGGCGTGCTTACATTGACCAACTCTGGGCGATTAACGCCATGATGTTCCCAGAGGGTTTCAAGTACGAGGGGAGTGTTGTCTGCCGACCTGAGAAGATGTTCGATGAGATTACACGGGAGTATGGTTCGAAGCGTAATGCAAACATCGCTAAGACCAACATCCGAATGATCGCATTGAAGAGTTCATTCAAAGGCGAACCTCTGTTTGACCGTCACATCCTCATCCCGTTCGTAGAACAGGCTGGGACAACGTGCATCAACGGCGCGAAGTATGGCCTGTCTCCAGTAATGACTGACGTAGGTTATTCTGTACTGAACAACAGTTTGTTTATTCCGTTCCAACGGGCCAAGCTTACGTTCAAGCAGGTGGACCATCATTACGTTTGTAATGGTAAGCGTGAGATCATGTACGTGATCTGGTCGCAAGTCCACAACGAGATGTCCAAGCGTACGAAGCGTGACCTTGATAACCGACCACACATCGAATCGTGCGTGGCACAATACTTCTTCTGTGAGTTCGGTGTAAAGGAAACATTCAAGCGTTGGGCTAATGCTGATGTACAAATCGGGTACTTCAAGGATTTCAATCCAACAGACTACCCACGTGACCAATGGAACGTTTATCAATCAGCTGTATTGGTTGGGAAGCATCCTACTGGTGATATGGCTATCGCTGTACCTAAGGAAGCAGACTCAGACTTCGTACAACGCTTAATCGCGGGCTTCTGGTATGTAGTCGATGCTTTCCCTAGCCGTTTCGTAGAACCCCACTACCTCGACTCTAAGGAGTTGTGGCGGATCATTCTTGGCCTGATGATCTTCGGTGACTTTGAGCACCAAGGTAAATTGGCGGAGAACATCGATTCCCACTTGAAGTCCTTCAATAGCTCTCTCGATGAGATGACCATTAAGGAACTGGGTAGCGTTGGGATTAAGGTCACAACGATCTGGGAACTGATGTACAAGATCATGACAGACATGGCTCATCACTTGTACGACACTGACTTGGATGAAACCAGTCTGTGGAACAAGAACCTGTCTGTGTTGCGTTATGTGTTTGCTGACTTGAACTATGCGATCACCATGTTTGGTTATTCGTTCCAGTCACGTCTTAACAAAGATTGGACCGCTCAAGAAATCAATGACGCCATGAAGCGGTCGTTTAAACTGAATACCTGTATGCGTAAGCTTACCAGTGAACACGGCGAGTTCGACACTATCAGTTATCCGGGTGATAACAAAGCAATCAAGTTAACGTCGATGGTAGTACCGCAGGATCGTGCCCGAACTAAAGGTGGGCATAACAAATCCTTGATCGGTGACTCCAGTCGACTGATTCACGTATCTCTGGCACCAATCGGCCAATATAAAAACCAACCTAAGAACAACCCTGATGGTCGTGGCCGACTCAACCTGTATGCGGACGTATCGCATGATGGATTGATTAAGCGTAACGAAACTGATCGGTTATTCTTGGATAGCGTTCAAGAACGTTTCAATCGTTAATAAATAGGAATCAACATGTTTCAGAATAACCAAGCACCGCAACTGCCAGTTCCTTACAATGGCATTGACCCTAGCACCCAGAACCCAAACCTGCCACAAGGCAATGATCGCGTTCCACAAATCCAGCTTTCTCCGTGGATGAATCAGAACCAACAGATCGGGCTGTATGCTATCGGTCTGTTTCGGTCGATTGCGCAGAGCGCTGTAGGTAACTCCGCTACTCACGTTGCGGCATATAACCTGCTCTCTCAGAACCAGTTCCAAAACCAACTGTATCCTCAATGGTGTCAGATGGCAGTAGAACTGACTGAGCTTCTGATTCGTGCTAAGAACTATCAACCGGAAGCTGCTGTGAAGATGGCTGCTCAACGTGTCTATGAAGCATTATTGGGTATGGTGTTCCAAACCTATACCCAACTGCAACAGGTCACCGATAGCAAGTTTTGGCCAGGTCTGCAAACAGCTGCTCAGATCTACCAACAGGTAGTGAACGATATCAACGGTTTCCGTAACGGTGGTATGCAGCAACAACCACAGCAGAACTTCCAACAAGGCAATGGCAGTTATAACGGTGGTTCTCAACTACCACCGATTAACTTCCAGCAGCAGAACAATGCTTATAGCCAACCACAGAACAATGGGATCAACAACTTCCAGACTTCCGGTAATGGTCCAGCCTATAGCCAACCTAGTGCTTACAGCCAGCCAACCGCACATGGTGCCGAAGGCGTAGGTAATAGTTTCTATGATGACCCAGCACCAGTTAAACCGTTGCGTCCAGTAGAAGAGATCAGCAGCGACAACACTGATTATTTCGGTAACCCAATCCGTCAGGAACAACAACCAATGCAAACGTTCAACCAACCAACCAGTGGTAACGAGTTCCATCCAACCGAAGATTACACCGACCTGCCTGCACCGATGTCGGTTGATGATGTAGTGATGGACCCAACCTACTACACACCAAAAGGTTTCAAGCTGGATATCAATCGTCCGTACGATGCGATCTATAGTCCAGGTGGCGTAGTAACTCGTCCAGCACAACAGGTCGATTGGGAACTGACTGTCGGTGATGACATGCCTTGGGAGCAGATGGTTGACCCAAGTCGCTTCTGCTTGTTCTATGTCAAGTTCCCTGATGGCGCAGTAAAAGAGAAATTCGTAGAATGGACAGCAACCATGAATTACCTTCAACATGAACAAGACGCAGAGATGCGTCGTAAAGCCTATCGTCCGAATGGTGAAGTCGTTGCATCGGATACTCCAATCTCCACGATCGGTGGTGATGCTGCAACTGAGTCCGATGTATTCTCGATGGTTCAAGATGGTCACCTGAAACGTAGTGCAGTTCCGCCAGTTATCTTGGCTACTACTTTCTCCGGTGCAACTGATCTCGAAGTTGAGATGACTGTACGTGAAGAACTCCAGAACCTTCTGGAAGTTGCATTCACCAAAGACATCCCAATGCCAGCAGCAGAGTATCGTTCGACTTTCCTGCATCCGATCAACGTATCGGAAGAGTGCTTCAACAAGCTGACCATGGTTAGCAAACAAGAAGAACTGTCTCAGGTTGCCTTGCAGTTGCGTGAACTGGTTCTGCAAGACGTACTGCCAGTGCGTTACTTCCGTTTCATCAATGATCGTCTGACCAAGGCTGTCAATGGTGTACTGGCAGATGGCATGACACTGAACATGGACATCACAGATTTCTGTGAAGACTATCTGGAACTGGAAGACTATCTGGCTTCCAAGAAAGGCGATGCAATGGTTCAAGTTCTGCGTGGTTCCGTCCACAGCGTTCTGAACAAAGCTATGCACCTGATGGAAACCGTGGAAAGCACCGATGCTGATGCTACACCGGTATACCAGATTGCCGACAACTACATCAACTTCCAACTGGGTTGGACTTTGGATCAGCTGTCGACTCAGAACGTCCGTAATGGTAAAGCTGTACTGATCTCTGCATCGGCACACCCAACCTTGCTGGAAGCTCTGCGTGGTATGATCACTCGTGCCGCTACCAACGAAGAGTTCGTTGCTGGTACTATGCGTCTGATCACTTCGGATGGCGTGTATCTGGAAGTTATCAAAGGTCGTCTGATGCAGAAAGCAACTCTGCTCAAGATGATCAAGTAACTGCATAGACGCCCTACCTTCGGGTAGGGCTTTATGTCATTTGAATCCTTTTAAAGACTATATTACAAACGTGATGTAGTACCTAACCTATCTAGAGGATCTTACAATGGCTGTAGTTAAAACGAATCGCAGTTGCACCCGTTCTCCTATCGTATCCATCGAAGTTAAACGGGTTGATCCACGTGAAGCTGAAGCACGTAATTTGATTATGTGGTTTAAGACTGTTCCTTCGGGAGCAATCAACCCATGCCTGGCTACCACGTTCGCATTGCATCTGGGTGAGATGCGCGCTGTTGACCGTCTGAAGTCGTTGGTTGTTAAAGACCTCGACATCGTTGCACCGGGAGTTGCACCTAATTTCCTGCGTGTGAAAACGATTGACGGTACGGATGGCGTACCTATGTACGTTGTGGGTTACATGGAATACATGGCGGCCACAGATGCATACGAGGAACACTTCTCGTCTATGTGCACTCAACACTACACCCACATCGTGGACGCGTTCAAGTGCCTGCAACTGCGGCTCGAAAGCGAACACCCCTACAAGTCTGTAAGGATCTAACAATGCGTCTCCCAATTCAACGGATGGCTGATGGGACTATGTACATCACCATCGACTTTGAACAAACACCAACCGGTTTTGAAGATGCGATGGAGGAGAGTAGTTTCCGACGTCGTTTGTTGAGTGGTGAATCCGTGGGTGAGTTCAATGCCCCAGATGTATCCGCATTGACAGGTAATGAAAGCGCTACCATCTATCGCCTTCGTGCCGTAGATGAATCACGCGTTTGCCTGATTCTGTACGACGGTCAGAACTTCGCTAATCGTTACGTGCAATTAAAGATTCGTCCTTATGGGCGACTGGGTAAAGCATTCAAGATGTCTATGGATGCTAATCCGATGGAAGACCAGTACATCACATTCCGGCATCAAGCCGAGTATGATGATGAAGCTGGTGAAGACCGCATCACCAATATCTTTAACCTCGATTACACCCCGGTCCAATATGGGCCACACAACACCAAACTTATCTAAAGGAATTTACCCCATGAACATGACCATCCCAGCTCGTCTTTCCGCACCTCTGTCTACTCTGTTGGCCTTCCTCGGTCGTGAAACAGATTGGACTCGTGAAGTAGAACACTCGATCGCGCCAGAAGAAATCTACCTTAAGGACTTGACTGACCTCCCTCTCAATGGGGAAGCCGATATCAAGTACCACGTAGTTTCTGACATGTCCCTGTGGCGCTGGGCTGATGGAGCCTACCATGAAGTCAATCCATATGTTTACGGCGTTGATGCACAGTACTGGGAGAAGCCCCGTACCATTCGCCCAAACACGCAAATCGTGGACTCGTCTGCGGAGTTGGCTAGCCTCAGCCTGGATCAGGTTCGTAAAGGCAGCTCTCCTTCACTGGCAGTCTACTACAACCTTATCGCTCTGCGTGCAGACCTTGATATGCTTCGCCGACTTGGCGTTGTAGGTCACAACATGTCCTTGATGGATCTGTTGGGTCGTGGTCCTAACACTGATCGAGATCGTAACGTAACAGACTGGTTCCAGCGTGAACACAAAGCTCTCTGCCAATTGCTGGTTTCCAGCGCACGCAGTAAGACCGACATGTTCGCTCCTGTAATCGATGTACTGCATCACAATGACGCAAGCCTGACGTGGGATGAGAAAGCGAATCGTCCGGTGTTCAAAACCAATGACTTCAAGGTATACCTGTAATGACAAAACGCATTTATATGTTCAACCCGAAGTTTGGTCGATTCAATAGCCCGTCATCGTACTACGGTCAAGTGCTACGTAATAACCGTGACCGTGAGCTGGGTGGTAACGCTCGTATCCGTAAGAAGGCTCAGGACATCCTGAACGATATCTCCAAGGCTGACGGTTGGGATATCATGCAGAAAGCTATGCGTGATGAACTGACCTTTAAGGAATGGCATGCTCATTTCCGAGCTAAGGTTAGTCGTCGTAACACGGGTATCAACAAACGTTGGAACTATGGTTGGGGCTTGAAGAATAGCTTCAATACCTACATCAGTGATATCAAAATGCAACACGACTATTGACGTCATAAAGCCCTCACCTTCGGGTGGGGGCAATATGTTCTATTTTTTTTGCTTTAATTCGATTCCTCAAACTGCAAAGTAATCGAACCACCCGGCAAGTAAGCCATGCTAACTGTAGTCACATCAATCTTGAATACCGTACCAGCGAAAGCTTTATCCAGATACTCAGATTCCTGTAGTGGTAACCCAAGCTTCTCACGCAATACTCTCAATACATCAAAGTATCGACTGTAATCCGTAGGCTTACCCGGAACCTTTACATCCAGCAGATCAGCTTCAATACGACGACGAATGAAGTAGATAGTTTCTTGACCACCAAAATCATTACTCGACGCAGAACCTTGAATCTTAACACGGGAGTTACATTCACCTTGTAACCAGATCTCTGGTGTAAGGAAGTCAACGTCCGTCATTTGAATAGGAGGACTGACATGGTTATCGATGTTGAATTGATTCAGCAAAGATTGTTTAACGTTAGTTGTAATCATGATGACCTCAGTTATAGTGCAACAGCAAATAGCCATCGACGTTAGTACTCAGTTCGCTCAACCGCAACACCAATACACGTTGCATATCCTTACGTGGAGAGAACCGTGGCAATACAATGCCATTGTACATCACCTCTAGGTGCCCCTCACCGCTTTTAGCCTCATAGGCAATGTTCCACTCGGCTTCCGTGATAGAACACACCCACGGACGTTTGGTGACGTCCTGTAGAATAGCTGCCATCTTACGACCGTCAAGCCACACAGAGTCTTTACTCAGGATTTTAATGAAATCACGATGCCCTGTGAAGTCAAAACCAGAAGTCATGTATTGAGCAGCGCGTTTAGTACCAGACGTACCCAATGGTGCCGGGTTAGCTTTAGGGAACTCGCGTGCACTACCCAAGTTAGACAGCAGTCGCTTGGAAGTGTTAACCAACTGGAATTGAACAGCACCTACAAATCGCATGGACTTAGGGTTAGCTTCCAATTGATAGGTCTGACCGAAAGCATCGTACCGAACATGTAAGAAGTCGTTCAATGTAAAGTTGATGTCGTTCAGTTCAGAGATAGCATCCAAGATCTTGAAGGAGTCAGCGGGTAGCGTGAAGCCACCCAGCTGCTTAAGCGTAGGACCTTTAAAGAACGTAGCCAAATCCAATCGATCGTAGAAATACTCAGTACGTTCAATCGGTGGAGCTGTATTCGTTTCGGAATCTACTTGGTTAGGACCGATCACTACTCGGGTACGTGTCCCACCAAGCGACTCCAGCTCGACAAGCTTCGTGGAGTACGGTTCTAACTCTGTTTGGTAAAGGTCGTTGATACGAGCAATGAGGGCGTCCCACGGGGTAGCCTGCAAGTAGTCTCTAGTCATTAGCATTATGGCTTCTCGAATTTAGGCCAGGTAGGATCAGTTGGTAGATCATAGAAATCAAGATCACCATCTGGGTTTGGATTAGAAGGTACAGAGATACTAACTCCACCCACACCGATGTTACACACAGGCATTGGATAAGCGTGCTCTTTAAAAGATGTCTCAACTACGTTCACGCAAGGGTCAACCCAGTAACGACCATAACCACGATAGCTCCAGAGAATACTTGGGGTAATCGATGCATCCTTAATAGGAATCAATGTCTTACCGAGTGAAGCGATCTTCCGCACGTTGACGTTAACAATAGGTACGACCTCACCCCAGCCCGAATGAGCAGAGTAGTCACCCAATCTAGGCATTACCATACCTAGTACGTGGAAGTTAGTGAATTCGACGTTACGGAGGTACTGAGCAATGTAACTAGACATCCGCGACATCAAGCGCAGCAGTTCGCGTTGGATCTCACCCAAGGTAATGATCTTAACCAAGTTTGCACCGGTAGCAATGTTGATTGCATCTAAACAAAGCTGTTCCATATCGGTGTTAGACATGTCAGTGATGTTGAAGCCTTGTGCATGGAAGTAATCATCCCAAACTACTTGACCTTCAACCAAAGTACATTGACGGTTCATGTAATGCATCTTCACGATCTGTTCACAGTATCCACGACCAACCATGTGCTCTTGGAACGAATACAGTTCCCATTGCTTCAAGTAGTTAGTGTGTGCACGAGCACAATCGAGATAGAAACGTTCAGTCGAGATGTAACTGGTCATTGGTGGAGTGATATCCTGAATAGCGGTAATCACTTTATCAGGGATAATCCGTTTAGGGGACATCTCACGCAACTGCATGAACGTAGGCGACTTAGGAATCAGAACTTCGTATGCAGTGAATCGAGGAATGAATTCCGACAACACACCACGAGTCTTCATCCAGCAATACATCGTAACGAGGTAAGCATCCTTCACAGACATCGTCATCATCTCACCCGTCTTAGGGTTAGGGACTTGGATGAACGCGCGGTAGCGATCGCTAGAGGCTAGTTGTAACCATTCATTCAACAGTACGGACTGAAGACTACGAACGTTAGACACAGAACGGTCAATTACCTCAGAGTCGTATACCCGAGTAGGCAGAGAACTGGAAGCACTGTAACCCATATCCTGCATGATGTCCCGTTCAGTATCGAACTCTACCAACGAGTTGTCTCGGGCAAGCGGTTCTTCACGTGCTAGGATACTAGATACAGGTACAGACTCTTGTCCTTCTTGAACGACATTGAAGTTAATGTCATGCTTAACCATCTCAACGTGTGCAAGGTTATCTCGCAACATGTTAGTAGAGTTCTGTTCAAGCGTGTACTCCAGAATAGGAATACCACGGTGAGTCAGGATGTTCTTAACCAATCGTTGGAAGGTATCTTTGCTACCAGCATTACGTTGAAGGAAGTCAATGTTCCGATAAAGCCAAAGCATCTGATACGTGTCCAGATACGGAATGAAATCATCAAGGTGTTCATGAGACGCAAGGTACTCACGAATATGGTAGCTGTGCGCACGAATGGTCTTAGCCTTAGCTAGGCGCATTGCCATAATAGCTGGAACCATACGAGAGTACAGGTTACCTAAGAACGCAGCATGGAACAGTTCGTCAACGATGTTAAACTGTTTGTTATACCACCGTAGATAGAATGTGTTAACCCAATCTTGTAGTTCAAATATAAACGTGTCTTCCTGAGACTCAACATATGCTGGGTCGTGATACAAGATTTCCCCATCGGGGGCATCGATCGCGGCTTGAATGTTAATGGGATAAAGAATCCCAGTAATGAGGTCAACTTGATTTGGGTATTGCCGAGCCAACGACTTGTAGAGAACGCTACCTGGGTAGTACTCACGAGCTGTTGCACGGTGAAATTCTAGATTGGCCTTCGTGAACTCGATTTGTTCGAGAGTGTCAGCAGACTTAACATACATCATTTCATCGGTTGTATGGTATTCCCCCGCCAAGTGCATGTAGTACTTCCATGTCTCTGGATGAAGGGAATCTGCTTCGATACCAGTTTGTTGATAAAGACGATCATTGATTTGAGTTGCAGTCTCACTGAACTTAACAATAACTGACCTTACCAATTTAATAGTGTCGTCACGAAAGATATTAAAGTATACGTTACTCATGGTAAGATACTCACTTGTTTAATTGGGAGTTTTCAAATGGCTCAAAAGTCAAAAGAGAACTATTATCCAAAGCTTGCGGCTTTACGACTAGGTCATGCAGCTACGCCAACTAACGCGTTGCTGAACCTATTGCGTAAAGATATCAATACTCCAACAGGAGATTCGGCTAAACCGACAGTTGATATCAACCGCTTTACGATGGATAAAGTTTCTCGACAAACCTCGCAGGACATTACAGACTCGAATGCTGTGATGCAACTGCTGCCTGAACTTCAGCTAGTGAAGACGGTAGCAGTCGGTACCACGCTTGACCCGAAGTCTATGTCGGAAGCGAACCTTACGTTTTCAGTTGATCCCGCTGTATTCGATAGCGAGATTGGTAAGCTACTGATTGAGCCTATTGAGAACTTCTTTAAGAAGGACTATAAGATTGACGACCGTCTCGATTTGATCATCGAAGACTGCCTGTTCAACAAAGGCTCATCGATCTTGGTTGTCCTCCCTGAGAACAAACTCGACGAGATGGTAAACGGTAAACGCGAAGTGTCCATGGAAGCATTTGGTGCTATCCGCGACCGCATTGCTAACTCCACTGGGGACAACCTCGGCTTCCTTGGTTCACCTAAAGCTTCTACCGATGGGAAGAAGATCTCGCTCGAAGGCTTCCAAGCTACCGATACAGATGAGAACACACTCCAAGGGATGCATGAAGGGACACTCTGTAAGTTCGAACACGTTAAGGTGTCAGATAACTTTGATGTCTTGAAAGTTCCACAGATGTCTAAGCGTGTACGTGAGCTGGGCATTTCCGCTAAGCTTCGTCGTAACCGTGTTTCGTTGGAATCGGAAGTACATACATTCAACAACACTGAGATCGAAGCACTTTACCAAAATACACGTGCTGGTAGTGAACAGACTCAGGTACTCAGTTCTCCTAAGTACATGAATCGTCCATCGGTAGGTCACCCGTTGATCTTGCCTCTGCCATCGGAATCGGTTATCCCGGTATTCGTAGCTGGCCGTCCTCATGAGCATATCGGTTACTTCCTACTGGTAGACCATCATGGTTATCCAGTGTCTAAGGATTCGACTCGTGACTTCTACGGTGAGCTGCAAGCTGGCTGGAAAGGTGGTGGTTCTGGTGCAGGTGGTTTGGGTAACTCTGAAGTTTTGCGTTTAACCCGTGAAGCTATGGGTGACAACGATAACAAGTCTGCTTATGAAGTTGACCATATCCAAACAGCGTTCAACGCTATTCTCACCAGTGACTTGAACAACCGTCTACGTAACGGCATGTATGACCAAGACGTAGAGTTTGGTGTTACTCAGGAAATCCAACGGATCATGTTGTATCGTAGCTGGAAGGCTAAGACTACACAGCTGATCTTTATCCCTGAAGAACTTCTGACCTACATCGCATTCGACTTCAACGCTAACGGTATCGGTGAGACACTCATCGCTCGTACCAAAATGCTGTCGACTATGCGTACTACTCTGCTGTTCGCTGAAACCATTGGTGGTATGCGTAACGCAATGGGTCGTAAGAAAGTCCGGGTTGAGATTGACCCAGATGATCCAGATCCAGAACAAACTGTATCGAACATCCAATCGGTTATTATGGAACAAGGTCACCGGAGCTTCCCTCTGGCTGCACCCGATCCAGCACAGACCATGGATGCTCTGATTCGTTCCGGTTATGACTTTGAGATTAACGCCAACGATTCTGCTTACGCTCAAACGAAAGTAGAGTTCGATGACTACAACACCAACGTCAACGCTGGTAACCCAGAACTGCAAGACCGTCTGCGTCGTTATCACATCAGCTCCTTTGGTATTCCACCAGAGAAAGTTGACCCAATGGCTTCGCCTGACTTCGCTACCTCGATCGTACACAACGACTTGGTAAGTTCCCGTGTTGTTAAAGAACGTCAGAAAGCTCTGTGTGCTATGCTGTCTAAGTTCATTCGTGTCTTCTGTGTAAACAGTTCTATCATCCGTGATGAGCTGAAGAAGAAGATCGAAGCTAACGTAGAGATGCTGGTATCTCCTGAGCTGAAAGTCCTGACTGTTGACCAAGTGATTGACGAATTCATTCTCGCTCTGAGTGTGGATCTGCCAGCACCTGACAACACCCAACACGAACGTCAACTGGAATCCATTGAAGCTTACGAGCGTCTGTTGGATAAAGGTCTGGAAGCTTACATTACTCCTGATTTGTTCCCTGATGACGTAACTGAGATCTCTGGCTTGGCTGACGATGTACTCGTTAACCTTAAGGCGCTGTTCATTCGTCAGTTCATGTCGACTAACAACATCCTTCCAGAACTCAATATCCTGACTGAGATGGACGGTAGTCGTCCTGCATTTAGTCTGTTGGATCACATCAACGTATCTCGTGCTACATCGGTTCAAGCATTCCTTGAATACGCTGCTGGTAAGAAGAAGTTCAAAGATCGTCTGAAAGAGATCTACGGTGAAATGATCGAGAAGATCAATAGCGGTGATGATTCGGACGGCTTCGGCGGTGACGGTGGTGGAGCAGATGACGGCTTCAATAACGACTCTGAAGCTGATGATGGTTTCGGTGGAGACCAAGGTGGGGGTGATCAAGGTGACATATCCATGGATGGTGGTGACAGCGGTGATCAAGGTTTGGATGAGGGAACTCAGAACGAACTAGATTCCGACTTCGATATGGGCGGAGACCAAGGTGATCAACAAAATGATCAAGGCGACCAGTCTAACGAAGAATCCGAAGAACCAGACGCTGAAGGTCTAGACGACCCGATGGGTGCTGCGGAAAAAGATGAGGAAGAAGACGAAGAGAAGGACAAACCTCTCTAAGACAACATATTGCCCCTACCAATCGGTAGGGGTTTTATGCCGTTTCTTTTTTAACCCTCTACACCCAGAATTCGGAAGTAAGCGGTTTCGTTCTTAAATGGGCTACCTGGATAACGTCCACCATTCACAGCCTTCTGTTGAAGCCAAGGACGGTGATGTGCATCGTAGTCGTTACGTTGGTTCATAGTCGAACAGTAAACGTACTGTGCGTCCATAGCGGGGATTATAGCGCTAGCCTGTTGCGGTTCTTTGATGATGTGGTAATCAAGCATCCGACCGTAAGCACCAACCATCGGTAGTTGTTCTTGTTTACCATCGATGAACCGACCCGGTAGATTCAGGTATTGCACTGGTTCAAAGGACTGGAACATACTTGGAGAGTCAACGATAACAAAGAAGCTCTGCGATAGTTGCAGGTACTTCTTAATGATGTCATCACGCTTCAGTTCCTGAGCATCGAACAATGTAGGATCAACCTTGCTACGGGTAAGCCCCAAGCTAGTCAAATCCATGTCCTGAGCAGATTGAATGTAACGGTTAAGGAACATCATCTTACCAAAGCTCAGACGCCACGTCCGTTCATTAATACGTTCGTACACATCAGACAATACGTTGAGATAACCACCTGTCACCAACAGCACAGTCTTGTTCGTAATATCGACATCGTCTGGTATTTGAAGATAGGTAGAATCCCACAGTGGAATATCATCACCCGCTTTACGGATCATGGCTTCACTAATAGGAATATACTTCAACTTACCGATCGTCTCAAAGGAATAGAGACCGACTTGGTTATCGTTAGAGGCAACAACTGTTTTGTTACCATCTACAACTCGAACACCTTCATCGGTCCAGTCAGTTAGATGGAAGTAACCGTTTACCGAGACCATGCAGTAGTCACGAATGGTTTGCGGTTTATGTGTTGGGTGAGTCAGTACCAAGTCTTCTTTGTAATGTACCGAGATATCTTGTTTGAGACTACCATTAAACCCTTTAGCTTGAACCTTATACCCCGCGTGCCACGCCTGAGCATAGCGTACAAGCCGTAGCTTCTCATTGGGGAGGGTTAGATCAAAGGGCAGTGTCTTGTTACCGACTTGCGTCAACCACTGCTGTACGGTCAACGTAGGGCTGTAGTTGTTGATGTCTTGTTCTACGTTAACCCAGTGAAGGGCTTTCGTAATGGGTGCACCTGCCCCAGGGTATTCGATGTACAGATAAATGTCACCGTAGTTTGCAGAGAGAGTACCAATAGCTTCATCGGCTAGATCGGCTTCAATCCAACGTCCACTGCGACGGTCTCTGCGGTAGCGGGCCCGCACTAGAGTGTACATATTTACCTCCGAAAGAAAGATTGGACAATCCTATGTGAATTTCACATCATTACGCTAACAACAGCGCACTAGCGCTTCTTAGGAGGGCGCGATGGCTTACAGCACCACGTATCTGTATCCAGAAGACCTTAACGGGACCCTACCGAGTAACCTGATTCCAAGCGAAGTACAAACGCTTCAGGCTCCTGGTCCAACTGATTACTATTTTATTATCCCGAAGGCCGCGCCGTTCTTCGTTGACTCCTTAATCATAGTCAACCCAGCAAACGGACAGCCTTACGTGGAAGGTGATGACTACCAGGTGGGTCACCTCTTCATTGAAGCAATGAACTCTACTGGTCGTCCTATCGCCGGTAGTATTCGTTTCATGAGACCCACCATCGTAGGTCAGGTAAGACTGACTTATCGAACTATTGGTGGTCCATGGGGCTTCAGCGATCAGGCTATCCTTCGTGAACTGTCCAATAAACATCTTAACCCACTCATCCGTAGCTGGGGCGATATCGACGTACTTCCGTACGCGTTCCCTCCTCTGCCTCACGATCAACGGATCGATAGTTTGGTGGGTTCCGCAGAGATCAATGCTACTCTCGAGAAAATCGCAGAGATCCTTGAAGCTACTGCTGAAGGTACATCCAAGTCTCACATCGACAACCGGAATAACCCACACGTCGTAACAGCCTTTCAGGTAGGTCTGGGCAACGTCCCTAACTTCCAGATGGCTAACGATCAACAACACCTAGACGCTGCTCGTAACGATCTGTTTACGAACCCGCGTGGTGTACTGCTGTTGGTCAACAAGTACGCTGTGACACCTTTGACGGCTCACATCCAAGCTAAAGGTAACGTGCATGACATGGTTCCTGCTGATATCGGTCTGGGCAACGTCCCTAACTGGAAACCAGCAACTCCACAGAATGCAATCGACCCGACTAACAATACGTCGTTCATGACGCCGTACACAACTAGTCTGTTGATCCAAAAGCTTCAGAACGATCCACGACTCGATCAGTTGATTATCGATTTCAATAATCACTTGACTGCACAGAACCCCCACCATATCACTCCTTCGCTGATCGGGACTTACACGTCTCAACAGATCGATGCAATGATTGATGCTATTAGCCAAGGTGGTGATGCAGCTACATTCGATGGTAAAACACCGGACGAATGGGTTGCTATGTTCCCAGCAGTAGCTGACATCAATCAGATGCTCCAAGAACTGTTCGATTTGTACCTTAGTGCAAGTAGTACATTGGGTGCACTCGATGTTGAAGATCCAGTTACCCCTGAAGATGCCGCTCTACGCGCTTCGCAAAAGATCAGCTGGGCCTACGCGGATTATCAAGCTTACGCTTTGTATAATTCGTTAGGTGCCGGGCAGATCATTGCAGATACCGCATACAGTCAAGACTTCCCAACTGGAACACTGGTTGGAGCAGCAGGTAAGTGGTCGACTACGGTCAATGCAGCTTACTACATTAACCCACTCGGTTATATCGAAACTGCTGGCACGGGTGCTATTGTTATCCCTGCGAAATACGCAGCTGGTTCAACCGACGTAACGGGTAAGGCCTCGTTGGTATATGCATCGAAAGATTGCATCTACTTGATCCGTAGTACTGACACTGTCCTTATTCGGATTGATCGTAGTAGTACAGTTACGACTGTCGGTGCACAAATCGATATCGCGGCACTCTTCTGTAACAACGGTCTGACTGACCCACGTCCTTTCAGCGTCACTGAGATACAACCTCAGACTGGTGCACGGTCGTGGAATGCTCAGGGCGATGCTAGTTGGGTTACCGCCTTCAACGCAGTTAAGACTCGCGCTTCTACAGGCAGCTTTACTATCGAAGAAGTACGTATTGGTTCTGGCTATCTGATCGTGATGGTTGATAAAGCTGGTGTTACCTCGTTGTGGATCTATCGGATCAACTACGGTGGTTCTATCACGCTGACAGATGTATCGGCAACGACTCTGCTTCGAGATCACTCGACTGGTCTGTCGGTAGCCGCTTCTACTGTAAACGGTATTAGTGGTATCTCTGGTAACTTTGACCACTTCGTATTTATTCAACCTATTGGTCCAGGTTCGATCCTGTGCGACTTGCTGTCCTTCGGTGATGAAACCAAAGGTCAACTGGAAATCACTTCGGCATCTGTACCTTTCATTGCAGCAGTAGCCGGTTTCGGTTTCACTGTTACCGTCAACCAAAACAACTTCGCTGAGTTCTGGGGCGATTCACCAGATAACTCGATGTTGTGGCGCGGCGGTAAATACATTGAACCTGTCGGTCCATAATGGGAGGATAACATCATGGCAATGGCTGATTTCACAGTTAAGTTCACACAGCTCAAACAGGTGATGGCGCAGTACTTTGCGCAAACACTACAGAAGTTTACCACAATACGCAATCGTTTGAATGCACATACAGGTGCTAAAGGTAACGTTCACGAAATGGTGTCAGCAGACATCGGTTTGGGTAATGTTCCTGACTGGCTACCTGCTACACAGGCTCAAGCTAAACGGGGCCTTAGTAACAACGCATTCATGACACCGAAACGTGTTGATGACTACGCAGATGAAAACATCTACAAAGTTATCGGCGATGCTTTTGCTGACGCGGCTGATGATCTGTAACTAACCGGGTAGCAGAAGGAGCACTTGGGCAACCCGGTGTCTCCTTCTGCTACTATATCCTTTTTGGAGATAACATGGCTAACATTTACGTAAGGTTATCGTACGACCCCACCGGACGAAACCCTGATAACCTGATCCCCGGTGAACCCCATGATCTTCAATCGATCAACGGTTTCCCTTACAAGATCGTTACGATGAATAACGGTGGTTTCTATTCTCGTACATTGCGTGTATACGACGCATCATACACAAAGCTGACACCTAACGTCGATTACATCTTTACTTATCGTTTCGCTAACCTCAGTACTAAACTGGGTTTAGAAGTAGCTGCCGATATCGTCTTTCTTGACCCAGCACGTACAGGTAAGGTTTATCTGTCTGCTCAGATGGTCGGTGGCGATGTAGCATTTAGTTTGACCGCAATAGCCGACTACATTAGTTGGTTCACCACGCAGCCTGCCGGTTATAAGCCTCGTGAGATGGACTATGCTGGTAATGAACCTATCTGGAAGCCAGGTGAGCTTGATAAAGAACGTTGGGCGCTTGATACCTATCAACCATTCAACAATGAAATTTATCAGATGGGTCGAGCGGTACAAGGGCAGACCGGAACATACGAACAAGACTACCGCGATAACGTCACCCGTGACTATAACGCTTTCTTAGATCTGTTCAATGATCGACTGGAACGACATATTCAAGATGAGGCTAACCCACACGCCGATGAAAAGGCTGACGTTGGATTAAACCTAGTTGAGAACTACGCTCTAGCTACCGATCAGGCAGCTCGTGCAGGTGCCGTGAATAACCTTTACTTGACCCCGTTGTTGTCTTGGTCCACAGTAGATCAACTAGCAGTGCAACCACTGAACACTCACATCGCTAAACGTGATAACCCGCACCAGACTACACCAGAGAAGATTGAATCTCCCCGTAAACCTGTAGTCGATGCAACTGCTGCCCAAAAGTATCTGCGTTATGAGCAAGTAGCCAACACCGATTACTTCAGTGACGGTAACGCCGCTTACAGTTATAACGAGTACTATCAATTTGCTCGTCGTAACATCCCAGCAGCTAACTTCTTGTCGGGCGGTGGTAACGGGTATATTGATCCACGTCGATTGGGTCGTGGTAGTCCTGGTGGTAACACGGCGCTTAATGGTGATGGTCAGTGGGTATCATGGGATTCCATTATTATCCAACATGGCGCACCACCTTCTCCACAGATTTACCCTGTTGGGTCGTGGGCGAGTGCAGCACAAGGACATCAGTTCGTTGTTAGTCAACCATGGTCATTCAGCGCACCAGTCGGGTCGATGGCATTCTATCGTGTCAGCACAGCCAACTGGTGGGGTACTGGTAACGGTGTGATTCAAACCTTTCATCCGATCATTTATGGTTCGTACAAATCAGCATCCGGTTGGCTTCAACTACTTTGAGGTGATTACATGATTCCTGTATTACAAGCTCTACCGATCGATTGGTCGGGTGAGTCCCCTGATAACCGGACTAAAGGGGAGGTCCATGATCTTTCCCCGCAGTTCGATCTACCTTACCGCATTGTGGTAATGGAGAAAGGTTATTTCTACACCGACAACATGTACATCATCGACAACCGTGGCCACGTCCTTAAAGAAGATGTTGACTATCAATGTTTGCTGATGGAACAGACTGTAGCTAAGAAGCGTGGTTTGACAGCATGTGCGGTTCTGGTAGTCACTAACCCTAGTGTGGGTAACTTCCTGTACATAGAAGCTCAGATGGTCGGTGGTCTTTATTGCTCACTGAACACAGCTATCTTGGAACAAGCTGCTAACGTTATTCGTTCAGCTAACCGTAAGGTCTTCTGGAAGAACCTGAAAGACAAACCTGATAGCTATCGTCCTAACGGTCACTTACATGCATTGTGGGAACTCTTTGGCTTCACTCCTCAGACAGCTATCCTACACCGGATGACTACTGCACTGGACAAGATGTCGAAGAAAGAATTCGATAACCTGTACGGTGAGTTTGTCATTAAGTTTGATGCGGTCAGGCAACAACTTGCTGACGTTGAAGCTCGATTGACTACGCACATTGCAGATACTTCAGATCCCCATGACGTGACAGTAGAACAAGTCCATCTGGAGTTTGTCTATAACGCCCCGCCGGCAACGATTGCTCAAGCACAGTCGGCTTCAGGTTCGGTGATGAATGCCTATGCTACACCTTTGCGTGCAGCACAGTCGATTGCAGTTAACTTCACCCCGCAACTCCAAGCGCATATCGATGACTACAACAATCCACACCAAGACACAGCTGCAAAACTTGGTACGATGACTAACATCGAAATGAACCAACTTGCTAACCTGTACTACAATCGTGGTGACACGACTACGTACGCCGTTGGATTGGGTGGTTTGCCTTGGGCTAACTTCTACCAGCAAGTTCGTGCTAACCTCCCCGCGGCTGCGTTGACCACTGGGTTCCTCCCATGGCAAACGTTCTCTGGGCAAATCTGGCAAGGTTCTAGTTATGTATTAGCCCCGTCGATATTCGGTATCCTAGGTTGGCGATCTATTGCATCGATCTTTAGTATCTATGCGAAGAGAGGCAATGACATTCTTTACATTGGGGCTTTGCCTTACGCAGCTTCCCCGTCTGTCATTGGTAGTATGATTGGAACCAACTGGCCCAACGGTACTATCGTAATTTACCGGTCGAACAACGAATCCGGTGCTAGCACAGGTAACGGTGGTCTCTTGACTGTCTTTAACTCACTGGCAATGGCAACCATTAGTAACGGCACATGGTATTCACCTGGATGGCGTTAAGAGGTAACTATGGCATCGATCACAAAACTCCCCTTAGACTTCAAGGGGACACTCACTTCTAACTATCGTTCGGGTGAAGAACATACGTTGACTAAGGCTAATGGTCGAGTCAACAGAATGTTCACTCCTGACTTTGGTGCATTCTATACCGAGTCCCTCGTGGTCCGTCAATCAGACGGCCAACTGCTGGTTCGTGATAAAGACTATGTGTTGACGTATTTTTACAAAGACCTCGGCGACGTTACAGCCAAAGAGATCTGCGCGATCATCGTAGTAACCAATCCTGTCGTTACGGCTACCGTTCGTATTACCTATCAAGCTGTAGGTGGTCCATACGCTCTGAGCATTAAAGAACTCAAAGCTGTGTTGGATGAAACTGAACTGGCTCCGGGTAAGATCAAATGGGAAGATATCATCGATAAGCCTTTGGCCTATAACCCCGATGACCACGCCCATGAGTATTGGCAGCTTTATGGACTGGAGTCCACGAACTTCAACCTTGACGCTTTGGGTAAGGCATGGGCTAAAGGACGTAAAGCCATCATTGGCGATAACCGTATTTACTACCAGAATTACATCATCCTTGCTCAAGCAGCTGTTGATGCGTATCGTCTTAAAGTAAATGCTCACATCGTTGACCGAGCTAACCCACATAAAACGGATAAGATTAAAATCCAGTTGGGTAACGTCAATAACTGGCCATTGGCAGACACAGCGACATCGACCTCTAAAACGGTGAATAATAAATACCAGCCAATCGGCGGTATCTATAATCAGTTGGTTACACATGTCGTTCCGTTACTTAACGCTCACGTTAATAACATGGCTAACCCACACCAAGTCCAGCTAACTGATCCACTACTGAATCTTTATAGCTCGCAGCAGATCAGAGACATCTTTAATCTGCATTTGGCAAAGACTCAGATGGCCAACGATTCAGCTAAGTTCGCAGGTTTCCCGGCGACTACGGTGTTTAACAATATCCGTACCGGTTTGGATGCATCTAACGTCGATCCGAATACTCGCTTCCCTGAGGCAATGTTTGGCCCTACTGTTCCAGGTTGGGACCCAGGCCAATGGATACTTGCAGGTAACCAACGTTACGCATACATTCAGGATATCCTCAAGCCATACAACGACCTAGCCGGTACAGTGTATTTCGTAGGTTCCAGTGGTGATGTTACTACCATCCAGTCAGCTTACAACGCTATTCAGATTGCCTCTAACAACCCTGAGATTAATGTTAACGCATGGTTGATTGGACAATACGCGTACGATTACGTTGCTGGTCTGCGTAACGTCAGTCTGGTAGTTGCACAGAAGACTGGACCCGGTACTTGGGCAATTCGAGTTTAATTCATTTTGGAGAAATAACCATGTCAACCTATGACGAAATTTTTGATGATGGTCGGGTCTCGGCCACAGCTTTGTTCAACAAACAAAATGGGGTATTCGTAACAACCGTCGGTATCCCATTCGATCAATCCCAGTACGACCAAGCGCTGTACGTAGGTCGTTCGGTACTGTTTAACTTTGCGGATGACGTACTGATTGGTAAGTTGATCATTAACGCTGACGGTACATTCAGCGATGCCTTCTCCGTAGAGAAACGTAGTGATCAGAAAGAGCAAGTCTTTGAGAAGATGCTCAACATGCAGGCTGAACAGAAGATCACCAAAGTCTATCCACTGGTAGACCAAGTGAACCTCCTAGTTAAAGCTATTCAGCGTCTGGGTCAAGAACACGATCTGTTGGAACTCCCAGAGTTTACTGCATTGAGTGAGATGACCTCTTATATCGACCAGTGTATCGCAACCAACCAGGCTAAGAAGGAATTCTATAGTGAGTCTCCAGACGTTGAGTACATCAGTGATGAACAAGTCGAGGCTGACCTTGCCATCCGAATGGAAGGCGGTATCCATGAAGCGCTTGGCTCAAGACCTATTACCGGTGGTAGCGTTTTCGGCACCGGTCGCTAATGAGGTAGTAGAGTACGTAGAGGAACTACCAGACACTCGGTGGTTCCATCGACTAAAGATCAACAGTAAACCGACTAAGGGCGATCCTACAGCAGACTACTGGTTCCTAGGGGATCGGCAGATGCCCAAGGATCTACGTGATCATCTCTTTGCCCTAGCCCCAACCATCGACGGTGAGAAACCAGCTGAAGCCTGTATCAATCGCTATGAAATCGGAAACGGTATGCCGGAACATGTTGATATAGCAATGTATCGACACAACATGGTTATCCCGCTAAGTAACAATGGTGACGGCTTATTGGTTAGTGGCAAGTTCTATGTGGATGTACCAGGTTCTGGGTTGATCATGCCATTCAAATCACCACCCCATGAAGTTCCACCAGTGACCCATAGACGATACACACTCATCTATCTCTACGAATAGAGGTTAATATGTACAAGCAATATGAAAATATCTCCGAAACAGAACTCGAAGAACTGTTGACACTCAGCAAGGAAGTTAAGTTCCAGAAGGCTGAAGGTCACCGTCGTCGTGTAGGTGCAAACGGTCCTAATGCCCTTAGTCGTTATAATGTGGCTAAGTGGTTCGATTGGACTCATGCCCAACGTGAGCTGTACCGTACCAAATTCCCTGACCCTATCCAAAACAAGATTCTACAAGGTTGGTTCCTTGAGATCCCTCGTGGTACAGGCTTTCTTGATCTGATGACCTACTGGGTAGGTAAACCACTGTCAGGCTCAGTTGTCTGTACAGCGCTACAAAACCAGACCATTTATCTCGATAACAAAGAGATCAAAGTTAAGAAGGGTCAACAGATCGGGTTTAACCTTCAGACCTTACATGAACTGAAACCTTCTAAGGAAGGCCAGCTCTGGGCGTGTGTCATGTTTCTCGGTTGCCCTCTCAAACTAACCGAATGATGCACAATCTTACAATGGTATTTATAAACTTAGAGGTTCATCATGGCTGAAGTTGTCGCAAACCCTATTGATCAACAATTGATCAACGTAACCCGTACAGCGTATGCAGCTTATTTGCAAACGACTAAGTATTTGGGTCTTACTCCTTTTCGCGTTATCGCACACACTACCCTGAACGAGAAGTTCGGTATCGAGAACGGTACTGCCCCTGCTGTTGGGGAAGTGCCTAACGTTCGTTACCTCGTTATTGGTAACATGGGTCACTACACCGTTAAAGGTCCAGATGGAGCTGACGAAGTAGCTAACCGAATCCACCGTTCTAATGACGCTGCGCTCTACAACCATATCCCGTTCGTAATGCGTGAGGTAAGTGGTGGTGACCTTCCGGCAGATCGCCGTGATCAATACTGCTTGCGTACACAGGAATCCCATGGCGGTAAGAACTACGTCGTTTACTACGGTCGTCGTATTAACGTGACTGGTGTTCAACCACAACTGTTGGAACTGGAAGTGATTAACGGTGTTGTAACCGCTAAGCCTTACACCCCAACCGTGGATGACCTCAACCCTACTCCACCAGTTATCTCTAACAGCGGTACTGTGATCGGTTCTAATAAGACTGTATCTGCATCGGCAATCGTTAAGGTTAGCCTGTCTGCTGAAGAGATCCGTGATATCACTGATGCTCACCGTATTCGTACTGGTTCTATCCGTTCCCCGATCATCTCTGAGATGGGTCTGGCTTCGGGCGTAGATCGTCGAGTGACTGCTCAAGGTCAAGGCTTCCAATACAACGAAGTTATTGCTTGTCAGATCAACGTATTCATTTCTACCAACCACCCGATCGGTTATAACTCCAGTGGTCTGGATCTTACCTTCGACATCGGTGGCGTAGAACCTACCCTTGGCTCGAACGCTGTTCAACAGGCGCAATTCGTTTAAGGACTTAAAATGTTAGTGATGTCTAAAAGCAAAGAGCCTTTTAGAATCGCTGGATTTGACCCAGGTGCAAACTTGGGTCTTTCCCTTATCGAGAATCACTTAGATGGTTCTAAGCCAATTGTGAAGGTAGTGGAAACAGTCAAGCTGAATCCAGCTGAATTCGGATATAAGGAATTAGCAGAACTCCATGGAAACCGTGCAGTTAAGCTTATGATCCTTCATGACCGTGTAACCGTATTCCTGCGCACTCATCGTCCACATGGTGTCATCGTGGAGGGTAACTACCTAGGACGCTTCGCAACAGCGTTTGCGAGCCTTGTAGAGTGTGTAACGGTAATACGTAACGCGTGTTACGCCTATGATCCTTTCATGCAGCTCCATATCGTCGACCCTACTACAGTGAAGACGAATATCGGAATGGTGAAGATCCGTGGTACAGACAAAGAAGACGTACGCAGAGCCTTAGCAAACTTGAAGGAACTAGAATGGGACGGCATTAACATTGCTGATCTAGACGAGCACTCCATTGACTCTATTGCAATCGGCTACTACTACTCCTCGCAACTACTTTAAGAGGATGACTATGTTCACCTTATTGAAAAGTGCAAGCACTAAGATATTCGTAATCGTAATTCTAATACTCGCTGTGGGGAGCTTTGGATTATGGAAGCTGTATACGGGTAACTTGGTAGAGACGGGAAGCCTACAAACTGAGAACGGAACTCTACAACAAAATGTGGTCCACACCGAGGAATCGGCAAAGATCGCTGATCGTGTAGTTACCGACTACGCAACCGAAGCCAAGCAGTCTCAACTAGATATAGTCAACTTGAGAAAAGAGACAATCAATGAGTACGTTAAGAAAATCGAACCTGTGGTACCTGCTAAGGAAGCAAGCCGTAAAGGTGATGTTCCTGATGGGGCTGATCGCGTTGGTGTCCTCGCTGACCGCATGTACGAGTACTATTGTCGTGCCCGCCCCGGCGACACACGATGCAGTGCCGTCACTCCTGTTAAGTAAGTGTCAGGTTGATGCACCGCCTACCAAAGAAGAACTTGTAAATGCTCAAGACGTGTTCCCCACAGCTACGAATGTGTGGGAAGCAAGATTCTTGATTATGTACGACGCATACTTAGGTCAGACAGGGAACCTGTTTAACTGTGATCTCCAGGTTGACTCAATTCGTAGTTGGGACACTCAACATCTGGAGATAAAATATGAAGCTCGAAGAGTTCCTTAGTGAGCAGGGGACCGATCCGTTGACAGATGAACTCAACGGTCGTCCATTGCGTGCGTTTATCAATGCTAACCTCAAAAGGGTTGGTAGTGAACCTATCGACGCGGATACAACGTGTGACGTTATCCTTGAACGCATTTACGGCATCGAGGATGTAGATGTACAGAATACTTTGCTTAACCGCACAGTAGCTAATCTAAAGGGTGATTCGAACTATAAGCGGTTCAGTATGTACGGGGCAATCCTGCTGACAGTAATCGTGATTGGGTTGATCGTCACTGGTGGCCATCTAAGTCCTGAAGTTATTGATGCATTGAAGTCTATCGCTTTAGGCATTATTAACCTTATCGGTCCAAATACACCGCCTACAACCTAACTATAGCCTCCCCTTTCTAGGGGAGGTTTTATAATGCTATGTAAGTTAAGTAGATCTTTCACACGTTTTAAAGAGGGTTTAACATGAGTGATCGTTTTCCCTACAACATGTTTTCGCGAGAAGCACTTGTAGAGCTGGTCCGGCGATCCGAGCACCGACCTGATCTGAAGGATGAATACATTACCTTTGAGGATTTGTTCTTCTCCCCATCGGTGGTTGAACCGGGGCGCACTTATGTCGAGATGGTCGATCGCGTAACGAGTCATAAAGACTGGTTCGAGTTCAGACGACTGGACTTTGCAGACCGTCGGTGTCTGGGGCCTTCGATTAGTATCAAGGTCATGGGTGATCCGACCCCCGCTAGCATTGCGGCTGAAATCAACCGCTCTCGGCTAATGAAATTAGGTCCTAGTGATGTATCTTTCTCCGAAGAAGTGATCCCAGTAATTGGCACCACTTTTGAATATGAATTCACAGCGCTGACCGGTAGTTACGTTTACTACGGTAAGACTACGATCCAAGTAGAGGTTATCCCAGTCTCTCAATGGACACGTTATCTCGAATCCGGGACAATTCGTTACACAGAAGAAGGTGTTACACGCGATCTAGAACATCGAGTGTAATACACTGGAGTTAATATGGCTTTGTTAAAGAATGGTTCCCGTGGGGAACAGGTTGCTGCACTACAGCGTCAACTGAAGAGTCTTGGTTACGTTCTCAAAGATGACGGTGTCTTTGGTGACACTACCGAGAGTTACGTAAAAGAAGTTCAGCGTAAATTCAAACTCAAGGATGATGGGATTGTAGGCGACAAAACCTGGGCTGTTATCAACACCCCTAACACTACTCTGAAGTCTCTAACTGAAGAGGACTTTAAATGGGCAGCAGACTTCCTTGCGGATGACGTGCCATCAGTTAAAGCTGTACGTGAAGTAGAAGCACCTCAAGGTGGCTTCCTTCCAGATGGACGTGTAACCATTCTCTATGAACGTCATGTGATGTATCGTCAGCTTTTCGCCAACGGTATTGATCCAGACCCTATCTCAGCTAAGTTCCCTGACATCGTTAATAAGAAGACGGGCGGTTATCTGGGTAAGGCGGCTGAATACACGCGCTTGGATAAAGCCAAGCAGATTGATGATAAGTCTGCATTAGAGTCCTGCTCTTGGGGCGCATACCAGATAATGGGTTACCATTGGAAACTACTGGGGTTCAAGGACGTTTACGAACTCATCGCTAAGATGGAGTCTTCGGAACGCGGTCAACTGGAATGCTTCGTGCGCTTCATTAAGGCCAACCCTGTATTGCTGAAAGCTATCCGTCAGGATGATTGGGTTACTTTCGCCCGCTATTACAACGGCTCGAATTATCGTGCTAATAAGTACGACGAAAAGCTTGAAGCTGCATTTAAGCAAAACGGCGGCTTGAAATAATACCCAACAGTATGTGTCTTATTTTACTAAGGCGAAATTGGGTGGTTAATCTATTTTTTAAAGGAAATCACAATGGCTGATCCAAAAAAAGCTGGTATGATCTCGGGCATGTCGCCCCTTGCAATCATCACTGGTGATGAGCTGATGGAAGTCTCCTCGCGTCAAAGCGATGGGACTTGGAAAACGTTTTCCATTCTGATCAACAAGATCCGTACCAACCAAGGTCTCTCTGCCTATGAAGTAGCTGTGAAGAACGGTTACCAAGGCACAGAAGTCGAGTGGTTGGATACGCTGAATGGTAAGTCGGCATATGAACTTGCCGTAGAGCTAGGCTTTACCGGCACTGAAGCACAATGGCTGAAGACCCTCGTCGGTGAATCCGCTTACGATGAAGCTGTAGATCAAGGCTTCCCCGGTACCGAAGCTGAATGGCTGGCGTCTCTAGTTGGTAAGTCCGCCTTTGAAATTGCTAAGGCTAACGGCTTCGTGGGCACACAAGTTGAATGGCTTGCAAGTCTGAAAGGCCACTCGGCTTATCAGATCGCCAAAGAAATTGATCCAACTGTAGGTACTGAGGCTGAATGGCTCCAGACTTTGGTTGGTGCTTCTGCTTACCAAACAGCTGTGGATAAAGGTTTCGTTGGTACAGAAGCTGCTTGGTTGGATTCCCTCAAAGGTAAGTCCGCTTATCAGATCTGGGTTGCCTCGGGTAACAGTGGTACTGAAGCTGACTTCATCGCTTCGCTGAAAGGTGAAGACGGTACCGACGGTGATGATGGCGAATCTGCTTATGCGCTGTGGGAAGCTATCCCGGCTAACGCAGGTAAAACAGAAGCCGAGTTCCTCGATTCCCTTAAAGGGAAGGATGGTACTAATGGCACCAACGGTAACGACGGTGAGTCGGCCTATGAGGTCTGGGAATCTCTTCCTGGGAACGCAGGTAAGACCGAAGTTGACTTCATCGTTAGTCTGAAAGGCCAAGATGGTACCAACGGTACCGATGGCACAAACGGAACAGATGGTGAATCCGCTTACGAAGTTTGGGAAGGTCTTCCAGGCAATACTGGTAAAACACCACAAGAGTTTATTAACTCTCTGCGTGGCACCAATGGTACTAACGGTACCAATGGCGCAACCGGTAAGTCTGCTTATGAAGTGTGGCTCCTGCAAGCTGGTAATGCCGGTAAGACAGAAGCTGAGTTCATTGCCAGCTTGAAAGGTACAGACGGCACTAACGGAACCAATGGTACTAATGGTGCAGCTGGTAAATCGGCTTACGAGATTTGGGTAGCACTACCAGCTAACGCCGGTAAGACCGAACAACAGTTCTTGGATAGCCTTGTTGGTAAATCTGCTTACGCTGAATGGTTGGCACTGGGTAACACCGGTGATACCTCTGCATTCTTGCTGTCTCTGAAAGGTGACCGCGGGGCGCAAGGCGACTCGGCTTATCAAGTATGGTTGGCGGCTGGTAATACTGGTTCGCAAGCTGTTTACTTGGCATCCCTCAAAGGTAGTGATGGTGAGAATGGTACTGACGGCACCGATGGTGCTGCTGGTAAACCAATCACTGTGTTGGACGAATTGACCCAAGCTGAATTCGATCAGATCGTATCGGAAGGTACTTCTGCAACCGCTGATGCTTACTGGGTAGGTGACTTCATCTACGTTTACAACGGTACTGACTGGGTTCAATCCCCGAACGTTCGTGGTAAAGATGGTAAAGGTCTGAACTATCTGGGTGAATGGCCAGGTAACCTCTCGCTGCCTTTGGGTAGCAACTACGTAGCTGGCGACACTTACGTTTGGGGTCAAGACAACCTGAACAAATCCCTGTGGACTTTGGTTGAAGAACCGACTCGCGCTTGGGTTGATATCGGTGTTCCAGGTCCTAAGGGTGATTCCGCTTACCAAACTTGGTTGGGTCTGCCTGGCAATGCCGGTAAAACACAGCAAGAATTTATCGACTCTATCAAGGGCGATAAAGGTGATGATGGTGACATCGGTCCTATTGGTAAGTCGGCATACGTGTTGGCTCAAGAGGAAGGCTTCGTAGGTACTGTTGAAGAGTACGTCGAATCCCTGCATGGTCAATCTGCTTATCAGACTTGGGAAGAACAAGCTGGTAACGCTGGTAAAACCGAAGCGGAATTCATCGCTAGCCTGAAAGGCGCTAAAGGTGATGCCGCTGCTGCATTTGAGATCATCGATCAGCTGACCAACATCTCTCAGTTGCCACGTCCGGGTGATGCTACTCGTGCTTACTACGTTAACAAAGATCTCTACGTTTGGTTCACTGCTAAAGACGACTATGAGAACCTCGGTTCTCTGGACGGCGCTTCGGCATACCAAGTTTGGCTGGATCTGGGTAACACTGGTACTGCACAAGACTTCATCAATAGCCTGAAGGGCACTAACGGTACCAATGGTACTAACGGCGCATCTGCCTACGATACTTACAAAGCCCTTCCGGGTAATGCAAGTAAGACTGAGGCTGAATTCATCGCCTCTCTCAAAGGTACTGATGGGACAAACGGTACCAATGGTACTAACGGTAAGTCTGCTTACGAGCTGGCTGTAGCTGGTGGTTACGTTGGGACTGAAGCTGCTTGGATTGCTTCGCTCAAAGGTAAGAACCTGCAAGTGAATGGTACTCAGGCTAACGCTGCTGCTATTCAAGCACTACCTACCCCTGCTAACCAAGATGCTTGGGTTGCTAACGATACCGGTAACCTGTGGATCTATGCTACCTCTGCTTGGATCGATGCTGGTCTTTTCCGTGGTGCTAAAGGTACAGACGGTACTAATGGCCAATCGGCCTATGAACTCTACAAAGCTCAACCGGGTAACTCTGGTAAGACTGAAGCTGAGTTCTTGGCTTCGCTGAAGGGCACCAATGGTACTAACGGTACCAATGGCACGAACGTAAAAGTTCTGGGCTCTAAGGCTAACCTTGCTGCTATCCAAGCTTTGCCAACTCCTGCACAACAGGATGCTTGGACTGCTCTGGATACACTGCACCTGTACATGTACATCGGTGCTGCTTGGGTGGACCTCGGTTCGTTCAAAGGTGACAAGGGCGATCAAGGTATCCAAGGTCCTGCTGGTCAAGGTATCAACATCGTAAGTACAGTCACTCTGTTGGCTGACCGTCCACTGGCTTCTACCCTGAATCCAGGTGATGCTGTTTACGTTGAAGCTACTGGTTCCCTGTACCAAGTGAACGATGCACACGTCTATGGCGTAGGTATTCCGATCCGTGGTCTGAAAGGCGACAAAGGTGATCAGGGTAACCAAGGTGTGATGGGTCCTGGTATTACCATCCAAGGTTCCTACGCTACCGCTGCTGCTCTGATTGCAGCGCATCCTACCGGTTCTCCGGGTGAAGCTTACACTGTTGGTTCTAACCTGTACCTGTACGGTGTTAACCCTGTTGGCGGCGCTACTGAGTGGTATAATGCCGGTCAGTTCAAAGGTGACAAGGGTGATAAAGGCGACATTGGTAACCGTGGTCTTCCGGGTGATAAAGGCGTTAAGGGTGATCGCGGTTCGCTGTGGCTCAACCTTGGCTCTACTGCTGCTCCGACTCCGACTTACGGTACCGTAGGCGATTGGGCTATCACCACTGACTTCATTACTTACTACAAGGATGAAGGCGCTGGTTGGGTTCGTATTGGTCCAATGGTTCCAGGTGGTATCTCCTCGCCTGCAATCGGTCTCGGTAAAGTTGTCCGTGAGGGCGACAACTGGGTAGCATTGCCAGTGGACGAAGTTACTTCTCCAGTACTCGACACACAGTACGTCCGTAAGGGTATTGCTGGTGGTAAGACTGTCTGGGCTGTACTGAGCGTTCCTGCTGCTGGTATCCCAGAAGTACCGGGCTCCACTGTTATCCCACAAGGTCGTACTTCGGCTGGCTGGGTATCGGTAATTGCTCTGCCGACTGGTCAAACAGCTGGTAAGCAATACGTTTGGAAAGATGGTGCTTTCGCCCTGTCTCCAATCCAAGTAGCTGCTGCTCCGGGTACAGTTGGTAAGGTATACGGTTACAGTGTCGATGGTAGTGGTGTTGGTTCGTGGGCAGACATGACCCTCGACTCCTACAACCTGCTGGCTGACGCCGCTCCACGTACCACCAGTTTCACTGTGAACCCAGCTACCCAGAACTGCTACTCTGTTTCTGGTACTACCGCTGGTATCGTAGTGACCTTGCCTAAGTTGGCTACCGGTCGTTCGATGATGTGTGTATTTACCGTAGTGGGTGCAACTAACAAGTTGACCTTCGCTGCTGGTACTGGTGCACCTACCGTCGCATACAACGGTAACACTGCTGCTGTTGACATTGAATACGGTGCTTCTTCGACCGTGCTCACTGCCTTCTACAATGGTATCAACACTTGGATCATCTCCAAGGGTCCTGCTTACTAACTGAAGCGTCATAAAGCCCCTCCTTTAACGGGAGGGGTCTTATGTCGTTAATCGCTTAACTCTTGTGCAATCCGTTCTTCATCAGTTAACCACTTCTCTTCACGAGTACCGCCGTGAACGTTAAGAATACTGAAGTACTTTGCATCAATGAACTCGAAGTCCATGTGAATCAGCTTCTCTCTGCGGAAAGCATTCAGCACTTGCTTCTTAGCATCAATAGACATCTCACTAACGTCAGCTTCAAAGATCTTAGGAGCAATGAAGTTGAAACAGTTAATACGAATTTTACCAAGCTCAATCGCGTGAGTCTTGATCCATTCAGGGAACTCGTACATAATGGCAGCAGCAAAGTTCTCATTCAAGAACTGTGGCGTAACTTCAATCATTGGTACACTGATCAATTCGATCACTGTAGATTGACCGTAGAGTTCATGCATGATGTCACGAAGCCATTCGATCATGTTAGAATCAAAGTCGTATGGCCAGTAGTTAATGGTTAGACCAACCTGATCATCAGCATCACCCATCTGATTCATTCGGTTGATATGGTCATCAGCTAATAGACGAATAATGAATGGTGTGATACCCGAGCGTACGGAAGCAGCAATAGTCGCCATGGTGTTCTCGCCACCACGTTGAGCATAGGCTTCAGCAAACATTTCATTACTAATCAAACCACCAGTCATTCGATCCCAGAAATCGTTCTCACGAGTCCAGTAGTGATCGCCACTCACAAGCACTCTGGCAGCGTCTTGGTTCAATCTTGCAATGGTACCAAGGCGAGTGTCTAAATGAGCGTCTAGGGGTGTTAGGATTCGTTTAAGGCCCATTACTTGCCTCCCTTAGTTGGTACCAGTGAAGCGAGGAACTGATTCACTACTCGCATGTTGGTTGCAGCGTACATTAAGAAGAATAACCAGTAGTTAGCCTTAAGGATAGTCTCTAGTTCTGAGTGTTCAGCAGCTTTGTCGATTGTCTCGTTATCTACGATGCCTGTGGCGTTGGTAAAGGGGACAAATGCAGGTACGAACCGTTTGATAGCCAAATCGATATCATCGACACACTGAACAAATGTAGCGGTAGTAGCCATTAGCGTCTGAATATAGGAAGTCTTCTCCCGCAGTTTCTTCCAGACGTTGCTCTCTACGTATTTGTCAGCGAACATAATAAGATTCGTGTCGCCACGAATCTCAGTTATGATTGTTACCAAACCTTCGGCGTGCGCTTCATCCTCAGCATTGAACAATTCGTTCAACGCCTCAACCAATGCTTCTTTTAGTTGGTTGTTGAGGTCTGACATTATTACACCAAGTTGTTATTCAAATGTTGAGCCTTCAGATATACCGAAAGAGTCTTGTTAGACTTAACGGTAGAATCAAACTCAGTCATGATAGAGTTAGTGGATGCTTCACCTGTTTCCAGAATGGAGCGATTCATTGCAAGGTATGCCTCTTCATCACCACCACGACATTTGATCAACTCACGGATCATATCGAACAAACCTTTCGAGGCGTTAACCTGAAGCTCAGGAGCCGACAGACGAGCACCTTTAGAGTCACCGGTAGGTTGGCCTGTACGTTGGTCGATAATGTGGTTAGACGAAGGGATAGAAGCCTTCTTGACCAGCATCTGTACTTGACGACGGAAAGGAACGATACCTACAAGGTGTTTGTTAGCTGTCCGATACGTTTGACCTGTTTGTGGGTCAGTCAAAATTACATGCTGAAACAAATCGTACTCGAGTTCATCAGCGATCTCATAGTTACGATTCATGTTAAGAGTGTACTCTTGCAAGTTAGGTGCATAGAGAGCCATGATCTCTGCGTCAGTTTCTAATGCAACAATCCACTCTTCAAATTCTTTGTCGTTCATACCAGCGAACATGTCAATATAGACTTGATCGTTTGCAGAACCGGGAAGGAATTTACTAATGAAATAGATGGCTTCCTTCTCAGCCGCTTTTCTGTCGTTAGCCATGATAGCCTCCAGTTTAAGTCATACGATTACAGACTCTTAGACTGGCCACTATAGATCTGTCCTGCCAAAGTGTCCGTACAAGGTGGTAGACGCTTCTTGGAGATGAATGGAAAGATCTTGTTAAGGAATTGGTTATACCAACTTGGATAATCTTCCGTTACCAACAGACTTGAACGCAAGTCGATGGTGTTACCTGTGTACGCAGCTAAGGTACTATGAAAAAATGAATTCAGCTGTGCCACTGTATCACAAGGAGTCATACGACGATGAAGGTCCTCGGATAGTTCTACATCTTTGCCACGCAAAGAACAAATTAACTGCATTTTCAAATCGGTTTGGTTCATTAAAGAAATCCTGTTTATTTTATCTCACCACGGTTTATAGTCTCCGTGTGCTTTTCTAAAAATTTGACAAGTAAGTGACGATGGCAGAACTTACCGGGTCGACAGTAACAGCCAACCGCCAATACTTCTATATTAAATAGGTCATTGAAGTATTCTGGGTATTCGATTAAACGGGCTTCCAATAATGCATTGTAAGCTTTGGTGTACTCGTCCTCAGTCATACCGAAATGGCGATAAGCAGTCAACAACTCCCAAGTGGGAGCTAACATCCAATCTCCCGACTTGATAGTGGTGTCCATATAGAACACCCCTAATGCCTTTACTTTACGCCAGTTGGCTAACTGATACGTGTACACTTCCATCAGATGCTAGCCACTGTTAAAGTGTCTTCGTAATCGTCTTCTGTGAGAGGTTGTCCACCAGCTAAACGCCGTTTGGCTTCAGCAGTGACTTCTTGGAACACGACGTTAAATTCATCATGATCCATCTCACTGATAGCACCTACGTGTTGTCGCCCACAAGGTCGTGAGAGACCGCCATCTCTGATACCACTGAAGTTAACTTTAGGCAAGGCATTCATGAAAGATTCTTTTGCAGGCTTAGTCACCAGAAGGGGCTGACCATTCACATCCAACATTACATCACCTGCGCGATGCAAGAATATCCAGTTACCATTGACATCCCTTTGGATTTGCCCTAACTCATTTAGTTTGTGGACATCCCTCATGTAGCGTGCGTACTCTGGAGACTTATCAGCATTCTCAAATTGAATACTACCTACAGTCACCCCACCAATCTTTTCACCATTCATATCTCTCTCCAATTGACTACCTTTAGCTGGTGGAGTAATCATAATGCATCCACCAGCACCGACTTCTAGAATCATTTAAAGGTGACCTTCTTAGCGTTAGTTAAGTCCGCACCTGAGTGCGGATCTATGTCAGTGTTATCAGGCAGCTTTCTTTTCGCCAGCAAGGCCTTTAGCAAGAGCGAGAGGAGTAATTTTGGCTTTATCTGCATCAGACATCCAGTATGGTTTATAATCGCCAGTACGCATGCGTAGGAGATCGTAGGTGGAAAGGAACTTCTTCCGATCAGAATGCTCGTCTTCTGCACACATCCAGTAACCACGAGTATCACTCAGGATGAATTCCCAGTCATAACCCATAGCCTTCAGATCATCGTACAATGTCTTAGGATCACATACTTGCTCAGCAGTCCAACGTTGGAACATGATCAGTTGCAGGAGTTCCGATTGGATCTCTACAGCACGCCGCAATGGACCAGAATCATCAAGCTTCTTACGCACGGTGGTACGAGTCAGTTTGATATCAGGACACAGTTCAACGTAGTAGTTCTGCAAGTTACCACCAATACCCCACGATGCTTCTTTGCAATAGTGGAACTCGGAGAGCGATGGGAGCAGACCTTCTGTTTGAGAAACGATCAGGTTGAAAGGCAGACCAGTAATACCACCTTTACCACGCAGGTTCTTGATCTCGAGAATACGGAGGTCAGAGTCACCCTGGATAGCGGTAGAGTTATCCAGTGGGTAGATAGGCATCTTATCTTTGTTCAGCAACACCTTGTTGGACATGATGTCCCAGACGTTGTTAGGCAAAGAATAGAAACCAGACGATACACCTTTAAGCACGGTATCTTTCTTCATTTCAGAAAGGTTACGCTTATCAGTAGGGTACATCTCCATCTGGATGATATCACCAACGTGTGCAGTCAGGATCATGTAAGTACCAGTCTTGGCACATACCTGAGGCAGTTGGTTAAACAGTTGGTTCTTCGCCTTGCCGTTCATCATTGCATCAGTGTTGTTACCAGAAGCGCCGATGGCGTTCTTCTCGTACATGTCCGATACAGCGGTAACGATAAACTTGGAGAAGCTATCGATGAAACCAGTCGTTGGATACAAGCATTGACGAGGAGCACCATGCATATCCAAGAATGGTGTAGTACGCATGTTAGACTTCGCATCTTTCTCTTTCTCACCAAGAGCTTTACGGAAGATACTGAAGAATTCATCACCGGTATAACGAGACAAGTCGGTGAATACAAACTGATCATCGTTTTCCCAATCTACACTACGAATCTCTTCAATGGACTTAGCCAGAGAACTGAAACGAGCTACTGGGTTAAGCGTACCCTCAGTATCGTAGATCAATGCAGAACTGCCGGGAAAGGCACGACGGATCATAGCGAGCATGTACACGCCAAGAGCGGTCTTAAAGTTGTTAGGGCGTGAAGCGATACCAGTCAGTGACCCTAGGCCACCGTTCATGATCATCTCTCCGTGTTGACCCTGTTCATATTTACCTGTTGGAATATCCATCATGCACCCGATGTTCAGGGCAGGACGAAAGGCAGGTCGTTCAAAATGGTTTGCAAACATTTTTGATTCCTTGGTTGGATGGGAACATCACTTCATTGGGTTCGTGTGTAATTTTATGTTTACAGTGTCGCGACTGTTTCTTAAACATTTATAAGGTACCTTAAAATGAAATTCGGAATTTTTGACCAATACGTAGATCGCTCGTCCAATGAGAACATTACACCTGATTGGGATCTACCCGCAGAGTCTACTGCTGAACCTCTGCAAATTAACGAATCACCGTCTGAGCAACTCTTCACTGAACTGGGGACTATCTCTAACGAAGCTATGGTTATGGGTAACATCTCTAAGTACTTCGGTCGTAAGGTAGATGGCTTGAGCGTATCGATTCAAGAAGGCTTCAAGTACCTGACCACGTACAACTACGATCCAATGGAAACCCTGCATCCAGCAAACCTTTCAACCTTCACTGGTAGCTTGGATTTCTTGGACCATGAGAGTTTGTCTGTGCCCCAACCAAACGGTCTTAAGGGTGAGATCCTCCCACTGACCGCAATGCTCGTAGACCACGCTAAGATCATGCAGAAGGTACTGACTGAAGTAATCCGTCCAGCTACTTCCCGCTTTGGTCATTACCTGTCTGTGCCATTCGACCGTGCTGAACGTCGTGACTTTGAATTCGGTGTACACATCGGTGATGATCGTGATCGTCTAGTATCGGAAGAGTCTAAACACTTCACTGGTAACCGTGCTGCTCAGACCACTCTGGGTAAAGTGTTCAACTCGTTCACTGACTTCGTAGAAGCAGAACGTAACATGCAACAGATCAACACCATGTTGAATGGTGGTGGTACCGAGGATGTGAAGAAAGCTGTTAATGCTCTCTCGCAGACCGCTGGTGCATTGATTCGTCGGATGTCTGAAGAGAAGGTAACTAACTCTAACGAATTCGCTAAGATGGTTGCTGATCAACTGTCTGAAGTAGGTCGTTGGGTTGAGTGGTACGCTGCTCAGATGACACGAATCATCGAGACCAACAACGTACTGGCTGAAATCGAGAAGGCTATCCTGAAGCTGTAACACGCCATAGAGCCCCTGCCTAAGCGCAGGGGCAATATGTCATCACTTAGCTTTGTGAGCTTCTTCACAGAAACCCAGCAGGCTCTTAATGTCCGACTCAAATCGATCGTCAGACGCGTAGTTCAACCAGCATGGTGTAAGCCGTTTAATGCGGTGAATTAACTTGGTGCTATCTGTATCCAACTTGTCGATGGTCGGGAGGTTTTTCCAGATCACCCCTGCGAACAACGTTGGAAGTTTCATGGCGTTAGAGTCATTCACCAAACACATATGCTGATTAAGTCGTGCTATTGCACCGCAATCATCAGTCTCGCATTTAGCTAACTGAGCATGCAATGAAGCCATTACACACATTCTTCGAAAACTTACGTCGCTTTGTAGCCACAACCAATTCCAGACCGCAGCTACACGACCACGCAAGTACTCTCGGAATCTAGTAAATAGATTCATAAGTTACCCACTATTTTTTAAACAAGAACTGTGCATAAGGTGCACTAAAGATAGCAGAACCATCCTCCGTGACAAACACAGTTGAGTACGAATAGGCTAACGGTCCCAGTGGTGAAATCAACAGTTCGACTTTAACGCCCTCACTGGAAATCCGATTAAGCTGATTGCGAGACGGAATGTCGATACCGAGTACTAACTTGATATTGATAGGCCGACCCTTATACTTAACAGGAATGTCCATGTGCGGAGTATTTTGGGTAATTGATTTCTTTAGCTGAGTTACCGTCTTCTTACCTACGACCACTTCGTAAAAGTGTGAGGTAATGTCAATTACATCTACCGACGAACCAAGCTTTCCAGCCATGTATTCATTTAGACGTATCTCCATGGCGTTAAACTCACGGATACCATCATTAGCCATACGTGGTGGATTGAGTGTTCGACTAACCAACCCCATCTCAGGAGTTGCCAGTACGTAGATATCATCAAACTTCAGCAAGCCATCTGCACCCAACAACTCAATATTATTTCGTTGCCGAGCATTGCAAGCGTTAGCGAGGTTGATAATAGCTAGCTCTGGGTTCTCCGTGCCATAAACACTGGCATGAAGCTTTTGAATGTGCTCGAGATATTCATCGGGCTCATTCGCTTTGTACACGCAATAAGTCGCTTCGGCAATCCGTCTTCCAAAGAGCAGATCCGACTTAGCCAACTTATCCTTAGCTGTGTCTCGTGGTTTATGGCCAGCATTATGCATACGACCAAGGTTATAGGTGTAGTAGTAGCCGTCAGGCTCTTTACCCGAGTTGATACCAAAGACCATTCGGGTTTCAAGAATCAACGGAGAAACCGCTATCTTCTTGAGCTTGTTGACTTTTGCACCATCCTGCTTAACTTCAACAGTCGCGTCTGGTGCACAACCACCACCACGGGCAGCGTTGACGTCGGCTTTATCGTTGCCTAAGTCGTTACTATGTCCCTTGATCCAGATCGCATTGTACTTGTAGCCACGTTCAACCCACTGCTTCTGTACTTCGAGCAGCTCGAGCCACAACTCTTTGTTCTCGCGTGGGGTCCCGTCCGCTTTCACCCAACCTTCTTTAACCCATTTCTGAACCCATTGAGTCATGCCCTTGCGAACATACTCAGAGTCCATACGGAAGACTAGGTTCTGCGCACCAGACTTAAGCGCGATACGGAAACCTTCAATAGCTGCTGTTAACTCAGCAGTGTTGTTAGTAGCCCGTCCTTCAACTCGTCCAAACGCATCGATATAATCTACGACCGTACAGGTCTCATCGAGCGGTACATCTTTATAACCCTCGCTGGTGGGTTGCTGCTTAGTAGCAGCCTTTGATTTCAACGGTTCGTCCTTAAACGTATAACCGTGAACTCCCCAGCCAGCTACGTTGTGACGGAATGACCCGTCCGTGTATAACACAATCCCATCACACATCGATAATACCTCGTTCAGAATTCACTAGATCATTAACTAGTCTAGTAATTTCTGCTTACAGGATTCCATCCACCTAAGGTGGGCTTGCTCAACTTTGGAATGCATGTTATCGATATATGTTTGAAGCTTGCCGATATGGTTACCCAATACGACGTCCAGTTCATCAGAGTCTTTGGCAACAGCCATCATCTCATCAGTAAGGAATTCTGGAATAGCTTCACGGGGAAGGGTAAAAGCTCCGCAAGCAGCTAACGAGCGCTGAGTACTTGGCAACGGTGCTTTCGACACTACCCGTTCCGATACCTCATTCGTTTGTTTTGTCACGGCAGACTCGTGTGAGTCGACTGTGGAGGATGATTCATAATGAACCACCGTTGTACTCGGTTGCGAAACGTATGTTGGTGCATAAATCATGCACGCAGAAAGAGCTAAGCATACGGGTGCAAGAAAGAAAAATCTAAACATGTGGTCCATTTTCCCATATCGGTTTTATTTCAGAATGTCACCTAGTAGTTTACGACGATCGATCAGACTTTTGGTCTTAGGAACTTCGCAGACTAGGGCCGAGTGCTCGCGCAACCGGACGTTCTCTGACTTAACTACGCTCAACTCAATAATCGCGTTCATGAATGCAAGGAACATAAGTACCAAGCAAGCATTCACCACGGTAATGTGTTTATTAGCCAGCACAACTTCTTTAATAGTGCGGTCCCCGAAAAGAGCACGTTTCAAGAAGGGCCAAAATAGGAGCAAGGCTTTGATAGCTAAACTCACCGGAATATCCTCAGGTCAGTAATAAACTAAGCCTACCCATTGAACCGTAAAGGCAGAAGTATAGACTTGATGACAGTATTCGTGATACATTGCATACCACTATACCCGACGATTTATGTTAGCACAAGTAGAATGACAGATTCTATAGATGGTAGACCATCCAAAAGCTCTACTCGTGAGGATAGCAAATGTACGAATTAAAAGGTTTCTATGAGATCGCAGCGTTTATTAACAACGCTACTGATCAAACGGCTCTACTCGGTGAGATCTCCGATAACAGCCTTACCTATGCAAAAGACAAATCCATCCTGACCGGGTCGTCCACCCCAAGCGTGGGTCTTATCTCATTTCATAGCGTAAGGGACGAAACAGTCGTTCAGGTCACAGGTAATTATCTGGACCAGAGCCTGAAACTGGGTCAGTATCTTTATGATCAGGCAGTAGCTGGTGTTATCACAAATAACCCTACAGCTCTTCGTCAAATGGTCATGGCAGAATTCAACGGTATCATCGACACCTTTACTTCAGGTGTAATGAAGAACAACGGTCAGGTGTGGATGCCTGAGTACGTAGAATTCAAACTGGTTGGTGTTGAAGACAACCGCATCATTATCTGGCTGGCTGACGATTCGTTTGCTGCTCAGTACGATGGTTACATCATCAAGGTGATTCAACCCATCTTGCCTGTGGATGATTTCTTCAAAGACCCATTGATCGTTAAAGGTCTATTGGATGCTTACAGTGTCGTTGAGAAACTGGAAGAAGCTCAAGCCGAACGGGCACAGTACCCGTACACTCATTTGCGTGCATTCGAGTTTGACTATGTTAACCCAGTTAACAATACTCAACGCTGGCCTGCTAAGTGGATCGTACTGATCTACGGTGAAGCTGGTAACAACCCTGACTTGATCAAGGACGCTATCGTAAAAGATATCCTTGAACAATCGACTCGTCCACGTGAGGACTGGGAAGTTATCCTACCTGATTTGTTTCTGACTACCGAATTCATCTTTACTCCAATCTGGACTAAGTATTCGGTACCCAACGCTGACTTCCGTTCTGGTATCTATTCGCCAATCTACGATCCAAACACAGATCTTAAACTGATCCTGCGTACGGCACGTGGTCCAGCTTATACTGAGACCTATGTACGGTCTAACTACCAGTCGGGTGTTAACATCTATAAGTCTTTGGCTTTCGGTGTTATCGGTAACCCACAGAACCGTAATGGTATCCGCAAGCTGACTCAGAAATACCCGGAGTATCTGGTTGCTGAAGTGGGTAGTGGTGATGCTAACCGTGTTGACCCTGAAACCTTGGAATGGATGATGATTTTCTCGAAGCTTATTAAAGCTGCTGAAACCATGACCCAGTACACCTCGGTTCCTCAAGGTGTCTCCCGGATGAAACGTGATGGGATTGTGTATGCTTCGGCATTCTTCAAGAACGTCAACTATCTGGTGACTGCTAAGTCTTCGGTCGAAGCGATTGTTTAAAACTAAGGAGAGGGAAACCTCTCCTTTTTATAACGGGGTTAACATGCTATACACAGATATCGATTATTTAGCCATGACATACGGCGCAGATAAATGGCAGTTGGTATTAGACCGCATCAATATCAATCATCCAACTCTTCAGTTCACCAAAGCTAACTGTAAACTGTTAAAGAGTATGCCTTACGGTGATACAGCTAAACCTCTGTTGGGGTACTTGCAGATCCAAAAGGGTGAGGCCACTTACGAGTTCCTCTATGGTCGACACAACATCAGTGACGTTGCTTCGGGTAAGCCTGTACTGACTACTGCTGATAAGACGGCATTAAAGGCTATGAATACCTCTGAAGCCATGTTGGATTACATTGCCAAGAAATGGAACGTAGCTTTTACCTCTGATGATTTCTGGGTGAGTCCTAACTCCAAGGATTACACCGGTGGTACTACGCAACCTAATTGGTTGATGAAATCACAATACAGTGCCTTGGGTTGGTGGGGCGAGATGATCGTGCATTTACACTGAGGTCCCTAATCTTATAACTGACACCAAAGGGCCTTAAGATGGCAAACAACATTATCCCAGCCGTGGGTACTCGGGGGCGGTTCACCCTAAAGGAACCTTTTGCCGCGGCAATGACTCCGAATACCTTGTACACCATGACCGCTGTTCGACGGTTTGATGAGATTGAGACCTTGGGTCAAAACATCTTTGAACTGTTTTATAAGCCGTTCCTGTTAACTGAGCAAGACGTAGCAACTGATCGCTCTGCCGGTGCAATGCTGATCACTTTGATGGCAACGGACTCTCGTCCTTTATATGTACCATCGTCCTATGTCCAGTTCCCCGATCTAGCTTACAAACCTTACAACCAATACATCATGGTTCTTAGTGTCGGTCCTCTCCCAGAGGATACTCTGTTTGACCCCACTATTAATGCCTTAAAGAATACTTGCAGCGATTTCCTAGGTGTACAACCAGAAATCAACGTAGCATTCATGCCGCTCTCCGACGTGATTACTCCTGAAGAGAACGATAACCGTGAGGCTGCTAGGCAGGGTGCTATCTCTAACCGAGCTACCGATTATGCTCGGCTCTACGAGGCACAAGCTACTATCGCTTTGCTGTCTCAGCGAAACGCAATCCTTGAGAAGATCGTCAAAGACAACGGTCTACTCCCTTGACAACCTTATGTAGAACTAACCACCCCTTCTCTTACTGGAGTAAGATATGTCACGCGTAAACGTATTCTCGATGGTTCAATCCATCTCCAAAGAAAGCATCTCCACCCCGAACGTAGACAACGTTACACTGGATGCTAAGAAAGACATCCCGTCTAATGCTGTTAATGATCCTAAACCACTCGAGGCAGATGACCTGTCGAAAGCTGATGCTACCAACACCAAGACTACCGAACCGGGTCCAGACAATGGCGGTGGTGATGGTACTGCACAAACTGTAGACGTAAAGACTGCTACCACTAGTATGGATGTCAGTGACGTTAACAAGAACCTGACTCGTGATCAGAACGGTGGTCGTGATATCGATACCCTGCCTAGTCAAGTCAGTGCCAAAGACGGTCTGTCTAAGAGCGACGTTTCTACTTCCGTAGAAGACCACTCCGAAGAAGGCAAAGAAGGTGGTGAGAATGCTGAAGCTAGTGATCTGACAACCATCGATGCTTCTGGCGCAGAAGAGATTGATAAAGCTGACAACCTGATCATGGACTTGGATGGTGAAGAACTCGAAGTTACCGGTATGACCGATGCTTCCGAATCTAAGCTGGCTGAGCTGGACTCCGTTGCTGCTAAAGCTGACTCCCTGAGTAAAGCCACTGCTACCGTTGAGAAGTATCACGGTCTGATGGTACAGATGCACAAAGAAGGTCGCTATATGTCGGATGAACTCCGTCAGACGATCTCGTGGGCGCTGGAAGACATTGACTCCCAGATGTTCCTCCCTGAGCGTGTTGCTCTGGAATCCTTTAACCCTAAATCGCGTGTATCGTTGGAAGCTACCGGCATGTCCGCTACTACCGGTGGTGCTCGTTCCGGCACTATCGATGATGGCGCAGATCCAGGTGAAGTCTCCAAAGGTCTGGGTGGCAAACTCAAGAAGATGTTTGAAGCCGGCGTTAAGATCTTCTGGCGTGTTGTCAACATGGTTAATGACCTGCTGACTAACCTCGCTCAAGACACAGGTAAGATTAAGCAACACTTGGTTGACCTGCGTAAGCGTGTAAACGTTCTTGAAGGTGGTGTGAAGTTCACCATGAAGAACCCACAACGTCTGATGATTGGTGACGAGTTCGTAGGCGATTCCTCGAATGCTATTACCAAGGTTAGTAAAGTCGCTCAAGAACTCCTGATGAACTGGCCTAATGCATTGGCTAAGATCATCGAAGACTGGAAAGGCGCACGTGGCATTTTCGGTAACCATGGCGGGGAAGCTTTGGGTGCTGTAATCGGTGGGCTGGATACTGCTCTGGATCGTGCATTCCGTAGCTTCGATACTTTGAACCCAGGTGACAAGGCTAAAGTGCCGTCTGGTTTCCTGAGTGTAGATCGTCTGAACTGGACTGGTCCATTGCCGGGTAACATGGCTCTGTACGCTGGTACCATTAAACCTAAGACCAAGGGTGTTGTGGCTCAAGGTATGGATCAAGCTGTTAATGGTGTCACGATTGACTTCAGTCTGATTCCAGGTGGCGAGACTCGTTCTAATGATACTGCTGTAACTACTCTGTCTGCTGGTGAAGCTGTATCGGTTATCCGTGAACTTGAGAAACTGTGTGGTTTCATTCAAGATGCCAAAGAAGGCATGCGTTCACTGAAGACCTTCACTGACGGTGCTAACCAAGCAGCCTTCATGGATCTGTTCCTCGGTATGGGTGGTGGCGAAGGCCAAGTAGCGGGTATCATGGTTATGGGTATTGCTAAAACCTCTACCGAATCCCAGCATCGCTTCTTGGGTTACCTGATCAACATGATCAAAGCCTACATCGGTTTCCTCGAAGCTTCGCTCAAAGCTGAAGCCAGTGGCGATACCATCGACGCCTAATGAGGAAGTACCACATGAACCCAACATCTGAATTGAAGCCTGTGCTTGAGAATTGGGACAAGGTGGTACGACTCAATCAATCCTTGGAACGCTATGAACAACTCTTAGCGGGTAAGGAGCGAGCGAGTGACGACATCGCATTTGTAATGAGTACTGCTCTTGAGAACATCGACCCTGAGTTCGATATCAAAGAGGGTAGTGCCATTACACTGCGTGCAATTAAGGAAGCCATCTCTGCCGGAGCTAATGCGGCATGGAAGATCATTAAACAGATCTGGCAATTCCTTAACGCGATGTACATCAAGTTTACTGGTAGTATCCGTCGGGTACGTCGTAATCAGGAAAACACTACACGTCGATTGGGTAAGCTAGGATCTAAAACTACCTTGCATTCCAAAATGTCTGTAGCAGGTGTACAACGATTGTCGGTAGACGGTAAATTCATGGGTGTTGAGCAAAGTGCCATTGAGGACATTAAGCAAGTCACCAATTATTGCCTGAACATCTATCCGAAAGCTGTTACACAGATCGCTCGAAATTGCAGTCGTAAGTTCCTTAACATTCTCGAAGAATCTGCTGGTCAAGATCGTCAGCAAACAGCGCAAGCTGTTGTCGAAACATTCATCGAAGTATTCCAAGCTAATTTCCGTGGACCTCCAGGGGCAACGGCGATGAAGACTGGTGAGATGGCTGGAGTAGATCCAAAGAACCATAGACGTAGTGACCTGCTAGTTGGCAACACTGCATTTATCTACATGTCTCCAGAAGGTATGTCAGCCACACTCCGTGCTGGTAAGACCGATCCTGCTGAAGTTGTAGGCTCTAGTTTCTTCATGCACTTCACTGAACTCCAGATGAACGTTGCTGATAAATCGGAGCGTGAGATTGATATCCCATCTGTAAAAGAATTGACTCTTTTGACTGAAGAGATTTCTCGTGTACTGACCTTGGCTGAGAAAGCTGAGTCTGGTCGCAAAGACTTCGATACTGTCAAGACTGTGGTAGATGATTCTATTCGTCAGATTATGGAAAAGGCAGATACGGGTGAAACCGTTCCAGCTTCTAACCTAGTACTCCAGATCACTGGGGAGATTTCCAAGAAGCTCGCTGAGCCACTGGATAACTTCACTCATTGGTTGGCCATTACACTGAACGTTTGGCTTACATTCATTAACCACTGTATCGATCACTACGAGACAGAAGGCGTTTAACGACATATTGCCCTCCCGTTGGGGAGGGCTTTATGCTGTCATGCACTAACGGTTAGATTAGGGCGACCTGTAGCTACATCATTACAACTGGCTCTGGAACCTGCGTAGCAAACTGGAATACCGTTAATGAACAATCCAACTGAACCTGTTTGCATTACGGCAGATCTGTGAGGACCACTACCATGGTCGTTGATAGTGCATCCCACTACTGCTAATGGTTGACCATTATAGGTAACCCCTATATTAGGACCAACCTGAATCAACCCTCCAGCTGAATCCATATTACACACTGCAATACCCGGCATAGATCACCCAATAATGAAATCCCACTTAGCAGCCTTGACCGTACCTTGAGAGGTTTGGATATTAAACTGAGTCGACTTCATAGTAGTAGTCGTTGTTTGTGTGGTGATAGCGTCAGGTGTTAATTCCATCACTGTACCACCCACCGTAAACTTAATAGAACGATCTGCTTTAAGATCGATCATCTGCTTTTGAATTTGTACAAAGCTTTTATCAGCGTTCTGTAGTTTAAGGCGTGTCTCTTTAGAGTTCAACTCAAAGTAGTTACCCACGTCGTCTTGCATGCCGATCAGGCCATCTTTGGTATTGATTTGGAATGTGTACGCATAGGGTTCTTTGTTAGCCTTGGTCGTCTGGATTGTAATGTGCCCATCGATTGGAGAGAAGGTCATCGTGTAACATTTGCTGAAGTCTACACCTGACCCACCCACAGCTGGGCTAGCACCGAAAGCCAGTACAACATGCTCTAAGGTACGTAGACCATTACGGAAACCCATACAGCGCCAGAAGTATTGACTGGTGTTAGCCAACCGATAGATAGCTACCAGCTCACCACGTCTTACATCGGGTGGAGTTGCACGGTTATCTTCATGTGGCAGCCAGTCGCATTCTAGATCACGAGTTGCTGTACCTTTAACCTCGTAAGAGTTACCGTCTTTATCAATCCCCTTCATGATACTTTCAACAGGGTTGTGTGTTACTTCCCCGTCAGTAGCGGAAGCAGACTCTACTGGGAGAGCTTGAATTTTACGACTGTCACGAGCTTTGTTGATCGTCACATAACCTACGCTAAAGAACACTAACGAGGATACCATTTCATCACTTTTCATAGTCCACCATTTATTTACTTGAATGTCTGTATCTATAGGATTAATTAAGGATTGCTGCTATGCAAATTAAACTCATTCGTCTCAAGCGCTATAAACGTTTGATGCGTTCCAACATTCAAGAGTTCGAGTGGACTCCTACCAAACAACTGATGATCATGATCGGTTCTAATGGTTCAGGTAAGTCGTCCATTATGGATGAGTTGTCACCACTCCCGTCACCACATAAGAACTTCGGTCCATTGGGTGAGAAAGAATTCCACTGCTACCACAACGGTAGCCTTTATGTCCTGAAGTCTGAATACGGTCACGGTACAGGTAAGCATTCTTTCATGCGTGCTGACGAGGAACTAAATTCGGGTGGTACATTCAAGATCCAAGAAGATCTATGTTTCCAAGAGTTCGGTCTAACCCGTGAGTTCCATGACATCCTGACTGGACGTATTCGTTTTACTCAGATGACTACTGCTAAGCGTCGTGAGATCCTGACTAAGATGTCGGTGGTTGATCTGAACTTTGCTTTCCATATCTTCGGTCTACTCAAACAAGAACATCGTTCACAGAAGGGTACAGTCGATACGATCACTAAACGACTGACTAACGAGAACCATGATCTCCCAACGGATGCTGAATTAAGTATCTTGAAAGATGAGAACGGTGAACTGTCTGAACGATTGAATGGTTTGTTCTTAGCTCGTCAACCTAATGCACGTCAGGGATTCAATAATGAAGCCGAAGCAATTCAATACCTCGAGAACCTTATTGGACGATCTAAAGCTATTCTTTTCTCTTACCCGTCTTTACCGGAAAGAATCAAAGCCCGAGACGAAGCAGGATTCCTCGAAGAAAAGCAAGCCGTAAGCGCACAGTGTACAGCTATTCAAGCAGTCATCAATCAGATGGCAGAAGAACTAGAATCGCTCCGCGGTATCAACACAGCTGATATGGAAGTATCTCCTGAACAGTTGAGAGATCTAGAAGCTGAAGTCGTTTCGCTTAACAACATCATCGCAGGTAAGCTGCAAGAGGTTACGAGCACTGCTATCGTTTTCCCATTGGTTAACTTGGATCTGTCTAACAATCCTGAAGGTCGACTGAACAGTATGTTTGCTCGGTTGTTTGAGATCACTAACGGCTTCCCAGATAACACTACCGGTTACTTCTCCAACCACGTCATCGAACAGACTCGGCAATCCCTACAAGGGCTGTTGGCCCTACGTCGTCAACTCGATCAAGCAGAGCAAACAGCTTCTCAACGATTGGCTCGATTTAAAGCCTGTGACACTGTGGCTTGCCCTAAGTGTGAGCATGACTTCAAACCGGGTGTTGATGAAACTGAAGGTGAGAAGCTTGAAGAGTATCTGTCTCAGATCCATATTAAGTTAGAGGCCGTTGACCTAGATATCTTGAGGGAAGAAGAATATCTCGAAGCAGCTAAAGACTATCGTGGTCACGTACACAACTTTGTTCAACTGACTCGTGAGTATAACGACTTCGGCCCATTGTGGGATTTCATGGCAGAGCATCAATTGATGTTCCGTACTCCATCAGCTATTAAGATGGATCTGACGCAATGGCAGACCAAGATGGCATTGGTTATCTCGTTACATAAAGACCAAGCAAAAGCAGAACGCTTGGCTCATCGTCAGGCTACCTTGAATGAGATCGACCGTGATGCCGTAGCCTACAACCGTAACCGCATTACTTTGCTGGAACATGACATCAACGCTAAGTACGATGAACACGCTAACGTGACTCAGTACCTGCAACAGATTAACTCTGGTGAAGTCAACATCCGTAAACTCAACCGTGAAATCGAATCGATCATTAACGATTATAAGCAGTGGCGTGCACGTGCCATGCAGCATTGTGAATGGTTGCTCGATAAGGCATTTGAAAATGAAATCAAAGAAATCCAAATTCGACTGGCGGAAGGCACCCGTAGGCTTAATACTCTGGAGCAGCGTGAACATAGTTTGCGCGTTCTTGAAAACGAAGTTACGAACTCCCGAGAAGTCCAAGCAGACCTGAACCTACTGATTAAAGCTCTATCCCCTAATGGCGGTCTGTTGGGTAAATACCTGATGGGTTTCATGCAGGGCGTAGTGACTCTGGTGAATGCGTTCATTGATGAGGTCTGGACTTACAAGATGGAAGTGTTGCCGTCTAAAGTGGAGAAAGATGAACTCGATTACAACTTCCCATTGAACATTTCTAACGGTGCAGTGGTAGCTCCAGATATCTCTAAGGGATCTGACTCTCAATTGGAAATGGTTGACTTCAGTTTCTGTCAAGCAATGCGTAAGTTCCTTCACTTGGATAACTACCCGTTGTTCATTGATGAGTTCGGTCGTACGTTTGATGAGCAACACCGTGACAACTTGATTCCATTTATTAGTCGTTTGATTGAGAATGGGAACTTCGCACAAATATTTTATATTTCGCACTTTGTTAGTACACACGGTGCTTTCAACCAAGCCGAGTACATGGTGTTAGATCCAACCAACATCACTGTACCTGAAGTCTACAACAAGAACGTGCAGATGCACTGAGGTCAAATGTAAGGAACGTTAATAGCGTTCCCTACCACGTCTCACCCACACAGGTTGTAATGGCTGTAATCGCACTACAGAGCCTCACAGACATACTGCTTCCCTTCGGGGAAGCTTTATGCCGTTCAATAGATTTTATTTGAGATTTATATCATACATCCGCAGTAGTAATAGGGAAGTCCTTATGGATCAATCGTTGTTTGGGACTATGAGAAAGCTCGGCTGTAAGCATCCGATGGATATGTATTTCGATCCATTGCTTAGATCCAAAGTTTACAGCATAGATACGTATTACCGTGGCATGCGTGTAAAAGCTGTCTCTGTAGATGGTGGTGCAAACTATCGATTCATTTATGCTTCACTCGAAACAGGGTTCGTCTATCGGAAACTAACCGTTGATACCGTTACTGAATTCACTATCCGAGAAGTTGATCACAATCGACTGCTAGGGATTCCATACAACATCAGCTATGAGGTACCTGTGACCCCAACAGAGCCAATTAATAACAATACACAGAACAACCCCAACAGTGGGGTAGAAGACGCCTCTCAACTCATTGTGATCGGTATAGCTTTAGCTGTTACTGCTTCAGTTCTATATAAACGTTTTATGAGTGATAGTAGTAACCCTACTAAAGGGAAGAAATAATACTCGGGTAGTCATTGCTATAGGTAGGGGGAATCGGATTAAACTCTTTATTCCTTATCCCTTTAGTAATAGACTAGCATAAGGCTAACTAACATGACAGCACAGAGATCACAATCGTGGTACAGTAAGATTAAGAATACTCTATCCGATAACATCCCAGTGGTAATAGCAACAGCAACATCTATCATCGCTGTCGGTATGATGTTGAAAGCATCGAATGATGTAGATGAGTCTACAAGACGTAATCAAGAAACCTTAGATAACATCGAAGAAAAGATTCAAACAGCAATAGAAGTACCTTCAATCGTAAGAGTTGAATTTGGTGATGAGTTTGAACTCATAGGACATGGCAACCGGACTGACTGACATAAAGCCCTCCCGTTAAAGGAGGGCAGATATGTTGTTTCGTTACTAGGTTGGTACATCCACACCAGTAAGACCCATTTCCCGTTCACGACGAAGCTGATCTTGACGATTGACTTCAGTCATACGAGCGGTAAAAGAATCCGAGATCTCAGAGATAACACCAATCTCTGCCTCACCACTAGCGTGCTCACCACTAAAGTCGGGCAGCTCACCAATGTCTGTGTTCGTATTAGCCGTACCTTTAGCGCCAGCTGTGAACATGTTATCGTTACCACCTTGTGCAACCATCTGGGCAATACCCTGAAGAATACTGAGAGCCGAGTTACCAGACTTCTCGTCAACAGAAATACGTTTCTTGTTGATTGCAACTTTATCCATCGAATCAGCTACCTTGAGCATGAGTTCTACGGAATCCTTATCGGTGGGCATAGAGCCATCGGGATTCGAGTAAACCAGCTTATGCAGTAACCGTCCTTTGATGCGTTGCGTGTGTTTTAGTTGTTGATCGAATTCGAGTTCGGCATAATCGACCTCTGGAACTTCTGGATCAATGAATACGTTACTGATGTCTTCCATAAAAATACCTGACTGAATAAGACTATGTCTTAGGACAAAAATTGATTAAGGGTCTATACAATGATTGATTTTATTGAGCGTTTAGTGGCTCGCTGGACTGGAACAACCCCCAAGAAGACTTACTTGAAGTTACTTGAGCAGTTTGAAGGTCCTCAAGCAAGCATGGTAAATCTACCCGGTATGTTGGTAGAGTTCTGGACACGGGTGAAACCGTTGCAGTTCCAGAATGGTCCGGGCGTACGTGACATGATGTACATCGACATCGAAACACGTCATGACTCTATTGGGGAATTGACTCGTTTGATGAATCTTGTTACTGGTTCGCTAGTACAAGAAGATGAAGCAGCAGTGATGGATCTTGCCAAAGAACAGTTTGCCACTTACCGCAAAATGACTCTGGATGATTATTTCGCTGGTGCAGATGGTGGATCACTCTCGTTCTATGAGGGTGTACTTAACCTAAAGAATGCCATTATCCTGCACGGATTGGGCATAGAAAACCTAAACTCAAACTATCACTCACGAGTTATGAATCGGATGTACAATGATATCCTGTACATAACCAAAGTGATCATCGAAAACATGCCGGAGGAATAAACAATCAGATCTTTGGTTTATTGAACTGCGACCCCCGATACAATCACCGTAGGTGTAGAGCTAATGGATTCTGTAAAAGACTTGCTTGCTGATCCCCTGAAAGGTAAGAAACACGCTCAGGGTATTTTGTGTTATTTGTTCCGTGAAGTGTTGTTGTGGCGTAAGGTAAACTGGTTCACTTGGAACCGGTTGCTCACAATGTACTTCGAGAAGCCGCACAACGTGGAGAACCCAGATAAGGGTAATCTGAATAAGGCGCTTAAAGCGGATGACATGAATTGGTCAGCCTTCAACAAAGCAATCGACTTCCTCAACCCACATAAAGCAGTCTTGGATATCAAGCTGTTCTGGCGGGACGGAAGTGAAAGCAACTATCGAATCAATGTTGATCCGACTGATGATGAAGCCAAACCAACAGTTAATGAATTCAACTGGAAAGACTGTGAACTCTTCAAGGGAACTAAAGATCCATCTTTGCTGATGGGCCACGTGTTCCGTCACATTGTTAATGCAGAGGGCTCTAAGCACCCAGACATCAACGTCTGGTATGAAAAGCTTTTTGATGATTACACGAAGAACCCATCCAACGTGGTTGGGTTAAGTCAGAATGAAATCAACAAGAACGTCCAGCAACTCCGTCGCACTTTGATCGATCCTCGATTGAGTTGGAACGGTTTCCGTCGTGGGTTACATCTGCTCCGCCCAAAAGCAGAAGAGTACACCCTTACCCTTGAATGGGCTGACAACGAACAACTGAAGAAGACTCTCCCGGACACGATCCATCCTGTCTTTGTGGCTGACCCGTACTTTGAGGAATAACTGATGTACGTTCTCGATCTTAGCTGTAAACATACCTGCCCACCGCAGTTTCGTTTCGACTTCGAGGACCCTAAGCAGACTATGACAGGGATAGGCTTCCTGTCATACGAAGGCTTGCGAATGTACCTCATTACCGGGAGCAAATACAAGATGTTCCTCCAAGGCAACTTGGAGTACGCTATACAACAATACAAACCAGACTACGTGTTCATCCCAGATCTTCACGAGCAACTAGAGAATACTCTGAAGTTGGTATTAGCACGTTACCCGTTCCTCAAATTGAAGTACGGGCGTAACACACAAGTCGTTTGGACTAAGTTCGGTGTCACCCAAGCTGAGCAAGAATGGGTTGAGATCGTACGGAAGGTCCTTGCATCGTAATAGGTTATCCATTTCGTATAACCTCTTAAACTCAAAAGGTAGTAAATATGACTAATGTACGTGAACTCGTTAAAACCGAAGTAGCCCTGCAAAAGAAAGCCATGATCTGGACTAACAAGCAGTTAGTGTTAGAGAAACAGGTTACTATTCAACAACTGGCTTCGGCTCTACGAGTGAGTGTAGCAAAGGCTGAAGAGGTAATGCACTTTCAGATTTACGGTGTAGGCGACGTTGCTCTGCTCGGGGTTAAATTACAGATCTTTGTGATTGACGGAAAACTCCCAGACTGGCTTCGTAAATTCCTGAACAAGATTCAGATCGCCTCAGTATTGCGTACCGCCAAGTCGACCACCAGTACATTGATCGAGCGCGATGTGCATCGTAAGGTTCTATCGCAAGTCTACGGTGATTCATTCAAAGACATTCTGACTGCAAGTTATCGCCGGGCTAGTGACACTCTATTTAATGCCTTAGTGCAGACCAATCTCGTAACTGAAGCTGCTCCATGTGAACTACATCAGTTTGATCAATTGACTAACCCACGCTGGGCGTTTGATCGCATGACTGGCCGAGCTGGTTTGGCCCACCATGTTCGTAAAGACGATGGTCTGACAGTACACATCCATTTCGGTAACCAACCTCCTGAAACTCTCGAGGCTATGGATCTTACAGTTAGCCGTCCTATCTCGGTAAACACTGAGGCGACAACGTGTTCCCTGACTGCCGAGGAAATAGCTGATAATAAAGCTAAGCTGGAACATATCATCGAAAGCATGCGTCAAGCCGGCTACGCATTATTGTCCGTACATAAACTCATCTCGTACCTACCCAAGAAAGGCGAAGCCCATACACGGCTATTGTTTGCTGAGAACACGGATATCGGTCTCACCATTGCATTGACTGCACCATGGCAGGGATTGGTGTTTAAGTAACTAAGTAATCTGGGGCACTTCGGTGCCCCATTTTATGTCCTTTCTTTTTTGGGTGAATCCAATGTTACCATTAACTCTTCCAACCTTTACAGGCTTACCTACTAACCCAGTCGCGATTGTTGATCCCTATACCAGTGCCAACCCTGAGCTTATGACTAAGCTCGCTTCCAAGGTAACTGCATTCGATTCAGACCTTGGCGGCATTATTGGCAGTGCCACTAAGATGGTCAAGGGTATTGGTGACCAACTCAAAAGTAGTGGTATTGACTTACCGTCAGCTGTACAGCGTGTTAAAGACGCATTAGGGGGTTCCCGGTCAGCTATCTCAGATCTAGCCGAAGGCGTCGAGCGTAGCATCTTCGGAGACCTCACGGGCATTGACGAAGGTACTGGCTACGTTCGTGGTGCTAACACCATGATTGACTCCGTTAAGATGGTGTACGACGGAGCTGTCCGTACATTCAAAGACGGCAACTTCAAAAACGTTTCCGGTATTGTCGATTTCATCGGTGATCTATCGGGTAACAAACTAATCGGTGTATTCGACCTTGGTGCTCAAGCAGCCCTCATTAAAGGTATCTTGGGCGAAGTATCTGATTGGGGTATCCCACAACTCGTAGATGAAACCTTTGGGGCTAAATGGAACCAAGAGAAGAACTCTTACGATTACACCTATGATGATGAGTTCCGATTCAGTGTAACTAAACGTGCATCGGAGTCGATCTCTCCATCAACCAGCTTAGAAGTAATTGATCGTTTGATGGAACATGGCGGTGATGCAGCATTGGTTGCTAATAACCCAAGCTTCCCTCAACAACTGTTGGCAGGTTATGTGTTTCCAGAAGGTTGCATTGCAGGGGGTCCTTACCCAGTAATGATTCCTAATCCTAGTATCCCAGGCGGTACTATGCCAGACCCTACTGGCGCACAGACTGTACCTAACTACGTAGATGAAGCACGTAAACTGGTAATCATTCTCGATCGTTTGATGCCGGGCTGGTTTGAAGTTAACCGTACTGTGTCTACTGGGATTGATAGTAACCCTTGGCGTGTTGATAAGGCTTGGACCTTTCAATATATCAATACCGCCTCAGACGCCGCCAAGGCCGTTCTAACGACTAATGCGAAATACCGTGACGCTTTCCTTGCTGCACCGTTCTATCGCATTGAATCGGGCGTAGCGCTCCTTAAAAACATGTATCCGTACTTCGTTGAGTCCTCCAGATAACCTAGCCTCCCTTCGGGGAGGCTTTTATGTTATTAGAAGCCATTTAAACACTATATTACTTCTGTGCATGATGGATAGATTAAGTGTTGTTTACTTAGTCCGAAGTTGTGCTATTGGTACCAATAACCAAGAGGTAAGTTAGATGAGCACTAAGCAAAAATGGCAAGTTGCTGTAATCATCGCCGCCGGTTGCACTGCTACTGCACTGTCGGTCCTCTACGTAACCCGTGACACCATCCTTGGACGGATGGACACGTAACTAGCAGGGAGTTAAGTGGATTTAACTCTGAAGTGCCGTCCTCTGAGTTTGAACCCAGAGACGTTAGGAGATGGCAGGGGGAAACACAACTAGAGCAGCCACTCCTACATGTTACATACATTCACTAAGAGGAAAAAGATCCAAATGCAGTCTTCAAAAACGGAAGATAAGAAAGACAATAGCAAACGCGTACGTCGCATGATGGAAGCGTGTCTAACTGCGGCAGCGTGTACATACTTAGGCATCACAGCCTATAGAAAGCTAACTGAACCAAAAAGCTGATAGTTGCCTGGCATCTATTGGTTATTGATTTTCGGTTACCGGGGGGTGGGGACCCCCCTTTTTCCAACAACTCAATTACGTAAATTCAATAGGTGGCCCATGGAAAAGATATATGTTGTGCATTACATCATCGATACGTATGGTGAAACAACCAACTACCGAACGGTAAATATGACGGAGGTAATAGACCGTTACGAGATGTTGACTGACCGCATCAAAAAGGCCATGTTGACCAATGGCATCGAAAACCCAGACGAACTGGTTACCTACTCCTTTCGGATGTTGGGTGATCTGCGTAATGGTCACTACCAACGGAAAGAACTGGTTGAAGTTAACCTGGAAGCTCTGAAGGAAGACCTCACTGGGTTCCCGTGGGAGAACTGGGATTGGGTAAAAGCCTTCCAGCCTGTGGTTGATGTCGCTGGCTACTCGATTGTAGAACTTGAAAAAGAACTTCAGTCGTTCGGTCCGTCGATGCATAAGTCTAACGATTACGTCGCACCGTGCTATCGTATCTACGAAAGCGGGCGGGCGGATTACCGTAAGTCGGAGTTCACTGACAACACCAAGAAGCAACAGCAAACCCCACCTGCCCAGAAACCGTGGTATGCGCGATTCAAGGATAACTACCTTGTCCCTTTCGGTGATGCACTTACTGAAAATGCGCCAACCATTCTGGCTGTAACTACCACGATCGCGGCAGTGGCTGTAATGATGCATACTTCTAATGAGTCAGTACATGTGGTCGAGGAGGCCACTCGCAAGAACGAAGAACTGTTGCGACACATCGAAGAAACGATCGAGGATGCCGTGGAGTTACCCCAGATCGTTAAGGTTGAACTCGGTGATGACATCGAGGTCATTGCGACAGGTCATCGTACCTGGTAGCAATACTTAGCCCCCTCGTCGGAGGGGGCTTTTTATAACCTGATGCTGGAGTATTTCATATGAAGGTTTCCGTAATGGTGGCCAACTACTTTGCTTTAATAAAGGAGTTGAACCGTCTTGATCGAAAGAAACATGAAATCGTTTTGATGGCTAACCCAGGTGCAGTGCATTCAGTTACATTGCATTTGATTGATGAAGGTGCTCGTGCTTTCGTCAAGGTAGTAGAAGGTGAGGCCTGTACCGTTACACTCTGGAATGCTCAGGGTGAATACGATACTGGTTTGGAAATCACCGACGGTAACATCAAGGAGTCAGCTCAGCAGATAGTTGATTATCTACATAACCCAACGAATGCGTTTAAGGAGTAAACGATGCACATTTCCGAAGAACTGAAGAACGGCATTAAACTGATGCTGAACTTGCAAGAACTGGATTCCCCTGCCTTTGAGTTGAAGGCTTATATCGAGGAACTCCCGTACCCAGCACTCAAGTGGGTGTATGTGATCACACCTGTGGGTTTGCCACAGATGGCCAAGCTGATCATCGATCCGTTCGATAGCCTCACTGTAGAGCTTTACAGCGAGACCATCATCATGACTGATCGTCTCACTGTCCATGACAATGCTGACCTGCACAAGACTGCTGAGATGATTGTATCGTATCTCAAGAACCCATCTGCATTCGACAGGTTTAAAAATGCTGATCGCGCCTGAACTGAAAAACGCAATGTCATTGATCAATCGTCTGGAGAAGCTTGAAACTAAAAACTTCAAGCTTTTCGTAAGACTGTTGTTCTCTGAGAATGGCTTCATCATTTCACCCGTTGGGAAGAAACAATGCATTAAGCTGTACGTTGAACAGCACCATCACCTGTTGGCCGTGTACATTAATCACCGTGAGAAATATGATACGGAAACGATTATTGCTGACGATGCTGATTTGGATGAACTGGCTAACAAGATCATGCAGTACCTGAAATACATGGAACACGTTGTAGAACACGAACAGTGTAGTTAAACAAACCCTAATCCTTAAAGGAATTTACCCGTGCCTAAGACTAAATTGATCCTGCTTGAACAATCCCTCGTCTCCATGCTGGATCATTGCATGGGTGAAGCGTGGGTTGAATGTGGTGATAACCTACCCGATGTGGTAGTGCATAACCTCGTCGATGGTCACCTTACCTGGACTGTACATGGTCAGGCAACAACTGAACTGCATTATCGCGTTGACTTCATGTTCACCGATGATGACGTCTGCTTCGTTGAATGGGAGCAAGGTGTGGGTATTCAATCCTACGCATTCCCTAACCCGACCGAAGAACGTTTCTTCATCATGGCTGGAATGGCATTGGCCTTCCAATCTAACGTTCTCCAACAGATCCAGTAAGGAGTTTATCATGGACCTCGCACACAAGTTGATCCTGTTGCAATTCGATGAAGTCTTCAGGGTCTACAATGAGTGGATCGACCTGGAGGATCACGTTAAGCTTATACCGCGTGACCCTAACATCCGTTTCGATGCAGTAGCTGAAAAACGAATGGCTGTACTGAAGTTCGTTGTTAAAGTAAACGAACAAGAAGTCGTCTTCGTATCGAGCTGCATCGGTGGATCTTTCACCGGTTCACTTATCGACACTGGCGGACGTATTGCTACCTACGGTGAATTGGCAGATATCTTGTCTGATATCACAGCTGAGATCTATTATCAGCTGGTTAAGTACGCCGAAGAAAACAACTTCCCCTCTTACAACATCATGCACTAATCATCCCCAAGGAGTAATACATGTTCGGTAAACTGACTGACAAAATCGTCTACAATCAACTTACCCATTACGTTGTTCTGGCCAGTTGTATGGTCCGCGGTATGGAACGCCGCCAAGCCCTGAAAGAACTGATCGATCTGATCTTTAGTAAACAGGGTGAATCGGTGTTGTTCTTCAACCGTGAAGACTCCCGTTATTTCGTAGCTGAGTTTGATGGCGTTCGCCTGATGACTGTCTACGAAGATCGTAACGGCGATATATCGGTTGAAGCCATCGATCGACTGCCTGAATCGGGTGCTTCGATCATCACCGAAATGTTGGCAAAGGCTATACAGATCAAAACTCTGGAATGGCACGTCGCCGCGTTGGATCGTATCGCAGGTATGCATCAACGCACTGTTGCTCAATTGGGTAATATCAGTAAACTCCTGACTGTAGGTAATAACTTCAGTCAGGCTAACCTGCCTCCTCCAGCTGGTCCGCTTTACTAAGACGACATAAAGCCAGCTCCTTATGGGAGCTGGCCTATGCCTTATTTTTTTTTGTGTCTTAACGAAGGTAGTTAGGACGACGAACACCTTTAGCACGATCCCAATCAAGAATCTTGATCAGTTCCGATACATCACGATGCTCAGCAGACTCCAACCCAAGGCGTGTACGCTTCTGGTTATCATCTTGGATCTTCCACAGTACATCAGGGGTGATCTGACGTTCAGGGATGATCATTGCTTCTTCAGCTGTGAAGTTTTCCAGAGCAGGAGAAGTATATTTGTTAGCGGTAAAGATACCACCTTCACCTACGAAGTCCCATGTAGAGATTTCACGGGTGTACTTAATGCCACGGTATTGATCGTCCTGAGTAATAGAACGTACCGAACAGTAAGTGTTAATGCTTGGGTTATCCAGCGAGTCTTTGAAGACTTGAGCAAAAGGACCGTAAGGTTTAACTTCAGCTACAACCATCTTGACAGGCTTACCCTGCTCATTCGTACCTGGAACAATAGTCAGGTTACGGATGTGTGCACAAACGCGGTTGTCGTCGATCTGACGAATCCGCATGAGGTACTCAGCATCAGAGAGTGGCTTACGAACAACCCGACCATCGATCATGAGATCTTGGAATGGTTCAGGGTGTTTGAACTCCATGAACAAAACGCCTTTCTTAAGACGTCTCATCAAAGAACTCGATGGTTCAAACATCGCTACGCCGGATGCTTCATCATAAAACATACCAGCGGAGTTTTGTGTACCATAGCTACCAACCACGAGGGTGTAGTAACCGTCAGCATCCGCAGGAAGGATGCCGCGTTTGTTAGTACCAGCCAACATCGCACAACCAACAGTAACTGCTGATTGCGCCAAGGCAACTTGACCAGATGGGTTAGGGATCGTTCTCCCTCGGATAAGACCTAAGTTCATATACCACTTCCATTTAAGTGCGGAGCAGTTCTTCGATCATCTCAACCGACTCAGATTGGTTAACCAGAGCAGAGTTGATACCTTCGCTGTAATAAGCACCGTTTAGTTTAGACGTTGTATCGGAAGTGTTCCAAATAACAGAACGGAAGGGAACCGTAACAGGAGGTTTAGTCCGTAGGTCTTCCGGGCGTGCAAGGATGTGCCGATACAGCCGAGTCATATCATTCGGATCTCGAGCAATAGTTGAAATAATCAACTCGATAATCGAACGACCACCAAGGTCAACCCCGGCGTGCTCTTTTGCTGTGTCGAACATATTCGCCATGTCGAAGTAATCCATGTACCAAGGAATGTTACCCTTAGCAATGAACTCATCGTACATGTAGTAACTGAGGGTGTCTGTCACAACCAAAGCGGTCGTGTAGATTAACTTGTCTCCAGCTTCAAACTGGAACTCGATGTAAGGTGTTTCGTTAACTACGATCTTCTGCGTGGAGCTAGGACAGATACGCATCATTGCGATAGTCTTGTTAACAGCGTATCGGTCTCCCATGATGATCGGGAAGAAACCAAAGACAAAAACCTCACTGCCTAGGACAGCAAGGTTCTTAGCTGTAAAACTTTCGGGAATCTGTACGGTACACGGAACAGTAGTAACGACACTTCCATCGGATTCTTCTGACAAACGACTGAGTACGTAGTCTGCATCACGAATCAGATTTGGAGTGTTCATGGGTTATCCTTTAATTTTTAAGCCAAACTTCGTAGGAGCTACCGTCATCTTCACGAATGGTCTTACCACTACGTTTGAATCCAGCCGACTCGAATAACTTTTGACTCTTAATGTTGTCAGGTTCAATCATAGCTCGACCGGGTTTATCTGCAAAATACTGCGCTACAAATGCCCCAGCTATACCTTGATGTTGGAATCGTTGAGTAACGAAGATTGCGCCTGTGCGGTATCGACCGTCGCCGTCCTTACGTGGTACAGCAAAACCAACGACCTCGGTCCCCTTAAAGAAACCAGTTACGGTCTTAGTTTTACGTCCCCTAACGACATCCCCTAAAAACCTGTCCCCTTCAGACTCATCGATTAACTTAACAATCATTGGGTCATCAACAGAGATGGATTTAAAAGATACGTCACCGAAAGATTCTTGACCGAGCTTAGTCTTAAGGTCACGATGAAACTTATCAGCAGCTTGACGTTCACTGATTGTTGGTGGAAGATCCTTAACTACGTTATCAACGTGAGCTTTAAATCGATCACCTTGCGACACAGATGCGTAAGCTGTACGACGTTCACGCTCTTCAAACATCAAAGGAGAACCTTGATGAATGTCTTGCAGTCTAGCTACACGATCAGGTAAAGGCCAGTTAGGCTCAACACCCATAGCGTCACATTCACTGGTAAGGCGCTTCTCTTCAGCTTGTAGCACTAATTGAGCAGACTTAGAATTCGCAGCAGCGGCGTAAGCTTCTGCCTTGGTGAAGTAACCTTCTTTGCTGACTGTTTGCTTTGTGAGTTTACGGATCAACGCATCGTTAACTACGATAGCTAGAATAGTCTGATGACCATCTTGAGCTGCACGTACTACACGGTGATAACCATCTAAGGTAGCAAAGTTCCCCGGAGAATACTCATGGACTATAACTGGATATTTGAGATCTACTTTAGCAACGCGTTCTGCATCAACTGAAGTAGCGGGTTCAATCATCCATACAAGTTTAGAGATAGGGAAGTTAACTGGTGTCATACCCTTAGTGACTTTCAGCAATTCATCTACCAAGTAAACTGAACCTTGGTGGGAGAATAAGCTATCTGCGCCTTCCTTGTACTCACTACCAACCTTCTGGGATTCCGTCCAAGCGGGATAAGGGAGGCCGTTCCGCCGGGCGTGTAGCCTAGCGAGACGGCGCTCAATTTCTCCGGGACCCCAAGCTTCGTTAGAAGGTTGGCTTAGGTCAAAGGGGTTTCGTCATCTTCTTCAGATTCTTCATCGGTAGTTTCAGTCTCTTCGACTTCGGCTTCCTCAGATTCTTCTGCGTCAGTTGCTTCAGCGGTAGATTCGGTTTCTTCAGTTGCCTCGGTTTCGGTTTGTTCAACCTCTGTCTCAGCTTCTTCAGTTTCCTCTACTTCTTCAGCGACTTCCTCTTCGTCACCTTCGTCGGTTTCGAGATCAGCGTACGGATCTGCTTCTTCATCGCTGCCGTCACCTGTAAAGTCTTCTTCGACGTCTGTTTCCGCTTCACCAGTTTCGGCTACATCGGTTTCACCAGTAGCGTCACCGAGATCGGTATCGTCAGCAGTGCCATCAGTACCCAGATCACCAGCTGTGTCGTCCAGACCATCCCCAAGATCGGAAGTGTCATCACCCAGACCAACATCAGACAAGCCGTCATCGCCATTAACACCGGCGTCGCCGACAGTGCCTTCTTCACCGGCAATACCCAGTTCGTCGCCACCCAATCCAGCTTCGCCTTCATCTGTAGCTTCATCATCAGCAATAGCCAATAGACCGGAATCATCGATAGGACCAGTAGCAGAACCTTCAGGATCAATCTCAGCTGAGAACATTTCAACCTTGACTTGTTTAGCCTGGAAGATAGCAACCAGAGTAATCATCGCTTGCGTAGCCAGTTCACGAACGGTAGCCTTGGTATAAGTCTGACCAAACTGATCGATTGCATCCAGATACTCAAGGTAGGTGGATTCAGGGAAGTACACACGGCAAACCAATGCCGAGAACACTTTGTACGGATTGTCGTAATCATCTCGACGAACGTAACGCAGTGCTTCAATCAGACCCTGTTCCATTTCTGGAGTGTAACGATCTTTCAACAGTTCACTACGACCGATTTCACGGAAAGCAGAGATAACGTTGTTCAGACGTTGACGATCAGAGTAGTCAATTGCAGCCTGTTGGATCATCGGATAGATTTCGTGCCAACGTTCAATGAACTTGTGAGCAGCAGCATTCAGATACTTAACGTCAGTAACGCCAGTGTTCTCAACAGCAGCACCCAAGATAGCTTGAATGTCACCACCACCTACAACCCATGGATCGAATACGTCACCGTTAACAGTAACGATAGCACGACGGGTAGCGATAGGGTTGGTAGCTTCGTTCTTCAGAATCATTACACCCTGTTCACGCATGTCAGCACGACGCACGTAAGCGCGCATCAGATAGAAGCCGAACATTTCGTGCAACAGTTTCATGGTGTGTTCCCACTCTTCCAGATCAACGGAGAAGTTAGGGACGACCACTGGGTTGTCGATATAGTGACCGCAGATGAAATAAGCGACCAGCAAATCGTCAACGTTGAACGGAGCAGCTTGTGCTGACAGGTAAGGCAAACCAGCAGGCATTACGTGACCAGTAGTGAACAAGGAGTTCCATACCAGTTCCAGTCGTGCACTACCAACTTGCAGAGCCCACTCGGTGATCTCTTCTTGCTCAAGGTGTGGGTTGTTGACCGACATCATTTCGATAATCGATTCAGCAGTCTGACCTTCGAGTTGGAAAGACTTATAAGAGTCTTTAGGACGAACGGTGGTGTAACGAGTGTTGATGTGGTTAACCAACGTGGCACTGTTGTGTGGTGCCAGATAACGCCATGCCTTAACCGAGTACTCGGGTTGGCAAGAAGCCGATTGCATACCAGCATAAGTCTGGTGCATAGCTTTAATAGCAGGGATAATAACGTTAGTCGTGTTGAACTGAACCTTGGCTACAGCTTGACCCAAGTTAGCAACGATCGATTCACGGGAATCATCTTCAGCTGGAGTGGTATCTTGGTTGATCGCATCGAAGTGATCTTCTACTGCTACCATCTCTTCATCAGGCAATGCAGTGTTGGTTGGTTCGTCGTCAACTTTGTAGGTATCGGCGAATACAGCCAGGGGGAACTCAGGGTTCCCCACAGTCAGTACTTTACCTTCCCGAGTCAACGTCTGGGCCGCGTCACGGACAGCGTCCATAGTTTCGGATTGGTACATGATAGCTCCTAATTAGCAGTTCAGATGTTTAAGCATACGACCAACCAATGCGGCTTTAATGTCCGCAGCGGAGAGCGATTCGCCTTCGATGGTGTTGGCAGCCGATTCGGAGCCCAGGGAGCGCAGAATTGCTTCTGCACCCAGTTCAGCAGCAGCGGTCAGAACGGCAAGGTTCTGTCCGAAGACTACGTTGTTACTTTGCTTTTGCATGTTTAGTTCCTCGGTATACACCAGCAATGTGTTTGGAGAGTTGCTTCAAGAGCATGCTAGTGGTTGCGATTAGTTTCGGAGACATTACCATCCGTTCTTCTACAGACGTGTTGCCGAAGATGATGTCGATTGGAGTGTCGTCTTCAAGCTTGTTGACACCAGTCATCACACGAGAGATTACGGTCTTCATCTGGTTACACAATACAGCCTTGTCACCAGTACCGAATGGAATATCATGGTCGATGTAAATACGGATAACCATGCTATCCGGTTCCAACACTTGACCTTTAATACGGAAGGAGGAATCTACTTCACCGGAGTGAGCAGGTCGTCCTCTTTGACGTGCAGATTCAGCACGCCATTCATCAGACTTCTCTGCGAGTTTACGCAGGTTGTCAGACATGTCATCCAGATCACCGTGATAGAAACATTCGATTCGAGATACCGTACCAACTACCTTAGCGGTAGGTGTGGCAGCCGAGAGTCGCTTGAGCGTCTCAATGGAAGCTTCATCAAACAGCGTGTTACCCGCAGTTTCAGGATCTTCAATAATACATAGAATTGAATTCAGGTCGAGGTGCTCGCCCTCTTTGACCAGATCACGGACATGTTGGTCGAACCTAACAATGACGTTCTTCACGTCAGAAGTCTGTGTGTTCAACTTAATAGCCATGGATTCAGAAACAACAGATCCGTCCTCGAGAGTATCGAGGTTGTCACTAAATACAACCACGCCAATAACCCCAGGCATCAAAGAAGCTTGAGTTGGGTTGTAGCGATCCTTCTTGAAATACTTCCGGTTGTATGAGATTGTGTCACCGCGTTTAAATTTGTCACCTTTCTTAAGATCGGATACCAAAGCGTGCGGATACACTACACCAGCAGCAGAACCATGAATCGTGCCCAAAGGCATCGAGTCGAGTTCACCACTTGCATACTTCACAGTTACAGCGTGCTTATCGATGGAGACAACTTCACCATCTTCATCAGCAGAGGTTGCAAAGATACTGGAAGTACGTTGAGCTACGACTTGTTCATAACCAGTACGGACTGGCGAAAGATCGTAACCATCTGCATACAAACCTTGTTGCTGTTGAATCGACGCAAAGCCGATACGCTTCATGTCGTCGTGTGCCATACCTACACCCAAGAGTGCAGAGGTAGAGAACAACTTAGACTTGGTATCAATCGATTCATCAAACACACGTGTCAAACCACGCATCGAGGTGAAGTTAGCATCAGGAGTCATGTAGGCAATGATACCTACGTCACCGGAGTCAACAGTAGACTCAGAGATAATCCCCCGATCGTTGTCACCATAAACACGAGTACGAGCAACCATCGATACAGCAGCACGACCACCCGACCCACGATAGGTCATTGCTTCTTGTTCACGCAGGTTAGCAATTGGGTTAGAGTCTTCAATAGTAGCTACAGTCGGATCGTTCAGTTCACGCCATACTTCATGACGATCGAGAACTACCTTCAGTTCAGTACTACCTTCACGACTATTATACCGTTTTACAGCCTTAGACAGACTGCTGAAGATCTGGCCTGCAATGCGTTCGTAGCCACGATAGCGCATGTACGCACCGTCTACCTCATTAGGAGACCAATCGGTCATGAGGAGTTCTACAGAGCGGTACAGCAACCCTTCGAAGTCAGTTGGCTCACCCATCTCTTCCAACAGACCCTTAGTGATAGGGTCCAACCAAGCTTCGAACAGGAAATCGATCTCTTTCAAGAATCGAGCACCCATGTCTTGCTCAGCGAGGATACGGAAGTAAACATCCTTACGGTTAAAGTCATACCGGGAATAGTTACGCAGCGACTTGTGATAACGACGTAGACCACCGAGTACCAACATGGCTTTATAGTCAGAGCGTGGGAACACCAAGACTTCATCGTTGAAAGCCAGTACCCATTCATCTTGCTGAATCACTACGCCTTTGGTACCACGAGGATAAGCCGTGTACTCAACACCGAGTTTCTCCAGCAGGTTATTGAAACCAAACTGATAACCCAGTACCAAGCCTAGAGGCAAGTCCTTACCACCCACCTTAACATCTACCGATTCCAGTGGAGCTTTGGTCATGTTCAATCCAGCGAGGTCTACGATAGTCCCCATTGGTTCAAGATCAGTCAAAGACTCTTGGAGATAGAACACACCTTGTTGGTCAACCACAACTGGAGAGTTCTGGTAAGCACCCACCAGCACCAACCCATCCCGTTCAACATTAGCTGCTGTGATCCCGTACTTAGACTGGAAATGCTCTTCACGTTGAGGATAGTTGAAGAAGAAGTGAATGTCTCCGTTATCGAATGCGCTGAACTTAGTAGCCAGAGCAGTGTAGACTCGTGGTAACCCTTGGAATGAGGACAGATCAATTTCAGCGAACTTCGGATTGGAGATAATAGCGTTAGACTCATCACGAGCCTTAACATCCAATTGACGAGTCAACCATTTGTCGTAGTTGTTATCAGCACGCTCCGAACGCAATACGAATGTCTTGTTCGTATAACTGGTCAACGCAACTTTCATTGGGTTAACTTTACGGATTGGAATATCAGCACGCTGAATACGTTGACGGTAAGTAACACCGTTAGACAAGAACCGACCATCCCGATCAATAACCGGAATAGTGAACTCCAAGTTACTCGATACACCACGAACAGGTTTCACTGTAACTGTGAAGGTTTGAGTGTGGTTCATGACATCTTCATTCTCACGAATCTTAATGTCTGTAACCGATACACCTTGACGCTGGATAAACATGATGCCGTTGAGGATATCCTTAGGCAACAGAGTCTTGATGTATTTACGCATCATCGGTTTGTGAACCGACTTCAACATGGCTTTGTCCATGATAGTAGCTTTATCAGGATACGCATCCACAGGGACCGTGTAATCCTCATTAGCATACTGCATGGCTTCCTTAACAGTTAACCCAGAACCGAATGGGTCTGGCATTGTCTCGTAAGACATCGCTTGATCCACAGCTTGTTCAAAGCTACGTTCAGAAATCATGTTGGTCTTAGCCAAACGATACGCTCGCTTAGCAACACCGTCCAACATGTCATCGCCAGTAGAGAACTCTTCCTGCTTAGGTGCACCCGGTTTACGCTCTTCTACTTTAAGTGTCTTGGTAGCTGCCTCAGACATCTCATCGGTTTCGATGTGAAGTGTGGTGCTATCCAAATCTAACTCAGGTGGAGGAGTATAGGTGACTTGCAGAACATCAAGATCGAATGTCTTGTAGACCTTACTGAGAGGTTCAGCAACTTCCGTAACATCAATCTCTTCAACGGGTTCTTCAACAACAGCCTCTACTTCCGTATCACCGTTATCGTTCTCTTCAAGATCCTCAGTCATATCTGGTTGAGGAGCTTCAATCTCAGCTACGGCTTTCAACAGGTTGTTAGCTTGTACGTTAGCATCGTTCTCAACGAGTGCTTGACTACCGTTAGCAAATTCAACCAGTGTGGTTACCAGACTGATGAAACGACGCTGCAATACTTCAGGTTTGAAATAAGCTTCCAGACCAAAGTCATCGATGTACGATTCAAAGCCCATTGCATAGAGAGATTCTTTGTCGTTATTCTCGAGTGCTACCTTCTGAGCAGCCAAAGCCAACACGTCTTCTTCAATTTCTTCCTCGGTCTGTGTACGCCACTCATCGAGCTTACCAAGGTTGATAACAAAGAAGCTACCTTGGACACGGATGAAGAAGTTAATCTGCGCTAGCGCTGCCTTAGGCACCTTAGAGATGTAACTAGACTTACGCTCCAAGCCAAGGAACCGATAAACATCAAACAGATTCAAAAGACTACCCGTATTGAACAGCTCCAAGAGGTGTTGGTTCTGGGAAGTCTCAAGTTGTTTGAACTGAGCGATGGTTGGCATCCGCTCAGGGATATGCAGTTCCATGAAATGGTTCCAGTGAGGGAACCGGTCTACAGCTTTCGCTACGCCGTCCCAAACTGTTGCAGCATTGTTACTCCAGCGGTAGTACGTTGCCTTATAACTGGCAATGTAGCGATACAGCGGGTTGAGCATGTTGTAGTTGAACAACGCGACGTTCTGTTGATTCAAACGTACCGATTCATCACGACGCAGTGGTTTGAAGAAACGATGTTGTTTACGGAATTCGTTCATGAGGGTGATAGGTAACACCCCTGTACGCTTAGGACTACCATCAAGGGTTTCCAACTGAGTAAAGTGTTCAATGAACACCTTACCTTTCAGCTTAGCGATAATAGGGTCAGCTTGGCTAGGTCCCATTACCGCAGTGTTGTCATCCCAGAAGTGATAGACGGTCTCTATCGGGAAATCAAATTTCTTAATGGCGTGCAGACGAGGAGACTGAAGCTCCCCAACCTGACGCAGACCGTAGTCTCTAAGAAACTGTATAATTTTTAAGCGCATGAATTATTTCCTTGGCTGAGGATCGCCTGTCATGTACCGGAGCGTAAGGTTAAGGGTATGGATGTTCAGAGAGAACGCAATACCACCACCGGCTCGGATATAAGCCAAACGGGACTTAAAGAATTTGTTGCATTCAGCAATCGACTCATTCGAATAACATGCAATCCACGAAGTAGTGTCACCATCGAAGTCGGCAGTCAGTGGAGCGAGGGTTGCTGGGGGTAGAGAAATAGAGTCGTGCCATTGAGCAGGCTTGTTCAACTCGAACACTGGGAATTCCAGAGCCAGTGGCAAATCAGGATCACGCTTCCAATCCCAACCAAGTTGGTGACGAAGCTCACCTTTAACGGTGGTCTTGAGATACATACGGCACGGAATAGAACTGTTATAGTTCTCAATCGGATAACGTGTAACGAATCCAACTGTGGTGTTCCACATAGATAAGCCGCTCAGGTAAACTAGCTCGGCATACGTCAGTGGGAATACGAATTCCTTGTTCAAATGCTTAGGCAAAGACGTGATATCACGGAAGATCTTGAAGTTAGAATCTTTGTCTTTGTAGATCAGTGCCAGATAGTGACCTTCAATCTCAATCGCTCGAGAACGTTGTTCCACTACTTTCAATTCGTTGATCACCTTCTCCAAACCATCTGGAGTAGCCCAACGATCGAGGATGTCTGTACCTACGTCAACCCATTCCAGCTTAAGGGTCTTTTTGTTGATGAGTTCTACCCGTTGAGTCAGGGAATCGAATACATCACCGATTACCGAATTACGTAGACCATAGATCGTCTTAGGTTTAACCGATACTGCACCTTGATACAACCCGATAGCAACGTCCTTAAACTTAGGACGGTTAGGGAGATCCAAGTCAGCGGCGTTAGTATCCAGCGAGGAGATCACGTTTCGTGTACCGTTGAATACTTTACGAGATGCCCAGTTAGACTGAATGAAACCACCCTTACCCGAGAGCAGACGTTCGTAGTGGTTATAGATCTCCATCACGGTGTTCTGCAAAGCTACTCGTTTACGGTCGTAGATACTCAGATCGTCATTAGGACCGAAGTATTCAGGTACGTCACGAGACTGCTGGAGAAGCCGTCTGTAGAGTTCATTCACTTCATCCATAGTGGTGCGGCCATAAGCATCGATCTCGACCTCACGGAACGCAGCAGGAGCTACTAGGAACTGTTTCAGGATACAATTGTCTTTATACTTCTCAATCAGCTGCAATCGGTTGAGTCGGATACCGGAACCGGTGGATTTGAAGTCGACGTCTTTCCAGTTGTCGTAGAAGAAGGTGTAGCCAGTCTTTCCATTAAGCTCGTTAGCTGGGACGAAGTCTTTAAGATCTCTGTCAAAGATGGCGAAGGCTTTACCGAGGATGATGTCTTCATAGAAACCTTTCAGTTTAAGAATGTTACGGTAGATCACCGGATGGATTACGGGCAAACCTAGTTCTATGTAACCGAAGCGAGATTCACGTTCATTAGAACTGATTCGACCGAAGATCTCAGTCGAGAACAAACCCTTCTCGTGGAAGTTGCCACCTAAGCCTTCAAAGATCTCATGACTCGTTACTTGACCCAAGAAACCAAGCTGTGCTTTGGTTGGAATCAGTAGTGAGATGTTGAAGGGCAACAATGCCTTTTTCATTTTATTTCCTCAGTGGGGGATTTACATGGCAACGATATGATTAATTGATATCGATGGAGTTATCAACATGGCTAAAAAGACTATTCCTCTCGTCAAACCAAAAGGTACTGACGGCAAGGGGAACATCAAAGTACCGGGCGGTCCGTTGGTTCTAGACCTGGGCGATTTTGACGATATGTTTGGTCCTCTGGAGAGTGATTCTCCTAAGGGCGGACCTCTCGACGAATTCTGGTCAGGGATGAAAGAATCATTCAGTGATCGTGTACAGGTTAAAGATGTAGTCAGAAACTTTTTACGCTCGGCTGCTCCTGATGGTATCTCTAACCTGATGGGCTTTGCCGATGAGGCATTGAGCGCATCTCGGGATATCAAAGAGTCTCTCGAACGTACTAACGCATCTGACCTACAATACATCGCTAAGCGGGCGCAAGCTCTCCTACCGAAATTACAAGACTACGCACCTGAAGGTATTTACAACGACATCAGTCAGGGTCTAGAGAATAAGATTGACGAGTACGACTACACGATTCAATCGGCTCGTGATCAAACTCCTATTCGTCGGGCTGCTCAAGAACGAACTGAAACTAGTGAGATCGAATCGGCACTGGACAACATTGCTCTCTCGAGCAAGGTTAACCACAACCGCTCAGAACATGGCGCTCAAGTACGACATAACCAAACTCGTGCAGAAGCCAGTGTTCGTGATTTGCTCAAAACTAAACGCTTTGACTTCATGGCTAAGTCCATGGGCATGGCGAATGATAGCCTTCAACAAATTAATGGTTACAACCAACAGGTTAACTTTGGCTTCCAGCGTAAAGGCTTGGAACTCCAATTCCGTAGCTACATGGGTATCAAGGAACTCATCAAGCTTCAGGAAGCTAACCTTGAATTGAATGCTCGTGCATTTAATGCGATGATTCGTAACACCGGCATGACTGACTTCGAGAAGAACGGGAATAAAGACCTGCAATCGATGGGTGGTCAAGGTGGTGGTAAGCGTCAAGGGTTGGTATCGAAAGCTACTAACAAAACCCTTTCTCACTTCCTTGGTAATTATGGTGGTGAAGCACAAGGTCGTATCTCAGGCGACATCAGTCAGAAACTCAGCATGGCCGTAATGGCTATGAAGATGGGTGAAGGTTCTGGCGGTAGCATGTGGAAGAACAAGTACAAGATGGCAGGTAACTTTGCTGGCGATCAAGCTGGCGACTTCATCTTGAATGAACTGATTCCAATGTTGGGTCGTGAGGCTCGTCCGGGTCTGACTCGTGCTTCTGACAAACACTTAGGTGGCGCACACAACAAGGTTGGTTATGCGTTGGATAACATCCCTGCGTTCTTGCAGGAGTTCGTTAACAACAACCAAAACCAACACGGGATGAAAGGAAAGCTCAGAGGTTTGATCGCTCCATACGTCCCACAGTTCGGTCTTCAAGATCGCACGAAGAGTTCCAACTATCAAACAATTGATCAACCTGCCCAGTTTAACCAAATGACTCAACGAACTATCGTTGATGCTCTCCCCGGTTACTTGGCACGTATTCTTCAAACTCTCCGTCAGATTAAGACAGGTAGTGACGATGTTGGTCGTGAGATTTGGGACTTCACCACAGGTAAGTTTACAGTAGAAGGTTCGGCCCATGATAGCCTCCTAGCTAAGATCGTTCCTAAGAATGCTATCCGTTCTGCATCGACTACTATTAACGACGCACTGAACACGATGGACTCCGGGGGCAACCTTAGCCCTAAGGCTCGTCAAGCTTTGTCCGAACGTATGTTGCGTGATGCATCTACTAACCGTCGTTTCGATCCAGAGGCTTATGTCAAGTCTGGTGGTTATGCTAAAGACATGCCTGCCGATGTTGCTAAAGAGCTGGAAGGCTTCTTTAATAGCAAGTTCGAGATGGATGGTCAAGGCGGGATGGTCGATAACGCCAAGAACAACAAACTCCGTCAAGAGTTTTCTCAAGCGTTCTTGGATATCCGTAGTATCTCTCGTGATCCAATCAAAGAGATCTCACGGATTATCGATTCGGGTCACACTGATGGTCTGCGTGCTATCGGTATCATTATTACTGAGGATGGGATCGATAAGATCAACTACCCTCGTATCTGGGAACTACTGCGAAGTGGTGTAACGGATGGTAACCCATTCGGTCCAGGTGGTAATGGTGGACATGATCCAAGCCGTGATGATCAATCGGGTAACGCGGGTCATAAAGACTTCATGGGACCTAAGGCTCCAGGTGATGCCGATTGGGTTAAGGGTAAGCTGAGTCGGTTCCGTACCAAGTATGCTCCTGAAGAACAAGCTGCTCGTGATCAGATGGCTAAACACCTGAAGACTATGCGTGGTCGTTTCGGTAGTGCTGCTAACCATGTTCAAGACATGGCTTCCAACTTACCGGGACAGTTCCAAGACCTCCAAAAACAAGCCGGTGAAGCAGGTGGTTATTCCCAACTGTTGAGCGGTAAGTATAAAGGCCAGATGCAGGGTATGGCCGATACCGGGATGGCTGGTTTCAATCAGTTCGTCGGTAAAGCATCTAACGTTGTAAACGACGCCGTCAGCAGTGTTGTTCACCGCTCCGAAGATGTTATCACAGACCTGTATTCCCAGTTCGATAAGAACTATCCGGCATTGCGGGCTAAGGATTTCGTTAACGGTAGTCTGATCGATGTTAACACCAAGCAAATTATTACCAAGCTCAGCGACATCACGGGTAAAGTAATTAACATGGCTGGTGACACCATCCTGACCGCCAACGAAGTAGCTGCTGGGCTGATGAACCCAAATGGCGATATCGTTCTTAAGGTAGATGGGAATTCTACCAGTAAGGTTGGCGATGCAATCGATAAGAACCAACCTAAGCTTAACGGTGAAGGTGGGTCGGGTGATCCACAAGATCCTAACTCGGAAGAGAACCTCAATTCTCAAGACTGGGCACTTGGTCCCGGAGAGAATATCGTCCTTACTGCCCGTGGATTACTTAACGGTGAGTATCGAGATGAAGCAGGTAAGATCATCAACTCGATTAAGGATATTGCTGGTGACGTCTTTGACAAAACTGGTAACGTAGTCCTGACAGCTAAAGAGTTTGCTGGTGGTCTGTGGGGTCGTCGTTCTGGTACTCGTTATCGTCCGACTAAGAACTTTGCTCGACTTCTTCGGTTGGGTAAAGCTGCCGGTAGGTTCTCCAGTCAGTCGGCTGGTACTATCGCTTGGGGCGCTACTAAGTTTATGGCTAAGGCCACACTTGGTATTGCATCTCGTCTGTTCAACATCTTCGTGGATAACCAGAACGCCTATACTGAAGGTGACCCTATCCCAGTATTGACTCGTCGCTCTTTGGCTAACGGTGAATACTTTGATGATAAGGGTAAGGTCATTGAGAACTTTGTGGATGTGTATTCCATTATCCACGATGCTAAAGGTGAACCGGTAATTCCTGCTGATCAATATAAACTACTCAAGAACTACGATGGTACTCGTCACGTACTGGCGAAGAACAAACGTATCTGGGGTAAGTTGGTCATGCGTCCTCTTCGGGCCATGCGTAACGCTTACGCTCGTCAAACCAAGAAGTACTACAAATGGCTCGGTAAAACGTCCGTTAAAGTAGGTGGTTGGGTAGGTAAGAAAACGTTGGGTGGTTTCGCTAAAGCAGGTGGGATGATCTTCAACCGCATGTTTGAGAAGATCCCTGATGAACAGCGTGCTACAGCGGAAGCGACAGCTGCCGGTGCATCCGTAGCTAACCAGCCTGTTGTCGAGGGCCTTCAAGAAATTCTTCAAGAACTGAAAGATCAGAAGCCTAAAGAAATCCGTAAGGGTAGCTGGCAAGATAAAGACGGGAAGAAAGAAGAAGGCGAGAAAGAGAAGAAAGGTGACGCGAAAGAAGAGAAGAAAAGTGGCTTCTTAAAACGTGGCCTTGCTGGTATTGCCGGTATGTTAGGCCTGGGCGGTAAGAAAAAGAAAGACGATGGTGAGGAAGGGGAAGAAGACGAAGATGGTGGTATCATGGACTCCATCAGTGGTGCTGCTGACATCAACTCGCTCTCGGGAGGGAAAGGCGGCAAGATCATGAAGTGGGGTAAGAAACTCATCGGCGGTAAAGCCAGTAAAATGCTCGGTAGCATAGCTAGCTCGAAGGTTGGGCAGTTTATCGGTAAAGCTGGCGGCCAAATGCTGATGCGTGGTGCCATGATGGCAGGTACCGCTATTGCTGGGTTGTTGAGTGGACCTGTACTACTCATCGCTGCGGCAGTTGCCGTAACGGCAGGTGCAGCGTACCTTGGTTGGAACCGATACAAAAATATCTCGGGTGAATTCCGTGAACTGCGGTTGGCTCAGTACGGTGTTGATAAACCGGTTAGCAAAGGTTTTATCGATTCCATTACATCGATGGATATGTTTAGTCTTGGTGGCGACAAAATCAAGATTCTCAAGATGGAAGGATTGCTTGATAAATTCACATCCAAAGACGCAGAGAAACCCCAAGTTAACATCAGTGGTGCAGGTGGTCAAGAACTGCTTGACATCATGGGTATTGACATTGACGACGAAGCTGCTGTAATGGTGTTTGCACGTTGGCTCGAGAAACGTTTTAAACCAGTCTATCTCCAGTGGATTGGTGGTTTGAACAAGATCGGTCAAGGTACCGTTAATATCAACGACGTCGACGATAAAGTCCCTGAAGAACTGAAAGGTGATTTCCTTGAGACCATTCGATTCCCTTACAACAACGAGTCTCCTTACGTTGTAACCGAAAACCCATTCAGCCCAAGCTATCCCCTCCCTAACAACATGGACGTAATCTCTAAGATGTTCGATGAACTCAAAGAGAAGTACGGCTTGAAGAAGAAAGAGGCGGAAGAGAAGAAAGCTGCTGAGGCTGGCAAAGACGGTAAACTGGGTACTCCTGCCGATGTGGCGAAGTCTGCTACTGATGGGATTGCTAAAGATGCTGTTGCTGCAACTGGTGGTGCCGCTGCTGGCGCTGGTGCAATGTCTGCTGCTCAAAAGCTGGCTAATGAAGCTAGTCAGAAAGATAAGACAGAGCAAGACAAGTTGAAGTCGCCTACTGAAGTTGCCAATGCAGGTGTGTTGTCTGCAAGCCAAGCTGTGGCTGGTATGAGCGGTGAGATTGCTGACCTTAGCGCGAAGTTGGGTCGTACTCTAACGGCGCTCCAAGCGATCCGTATGCGTGCGTACGGTATGCAGTTCCTTACCGCCGCTGAAGTTACTGCTGTATTAGCGTTGGAAGCTATCTATGCAAAAGACCTGACTGTATCAGCTACTAGTGTGGACTACGGCGGTGACGCTGGAGTACTACTTAGTGAAGCTGGACGTCTGTTGGGTAAAGATACTGCTATCGGTGCTGATGATCGATATGCATTGCATGGCTGGCTGACTAACCGTTTCACTCCTGTGTTCCGTGCATACTTCGGTGCTGCTCGTAACGTTCAACCTGCGGCTAGTCTGGCTGGTTTGGAATCGAAACTGACCGCCAGTGATAAGGTTACAGTGGCTACTGCCATGTTGGGTGCGTTGGATGCATTCAAACGCTCTATTTGGGATGCTCCATCGTTGTTTGAAATTATGGGCGATCCTAAACAGTTGAAGGCTCTGGCAGATGCTGATCTGGCATCGTTGCAGAAAGACGCTGAGAAAGAAGCCCTTGCGACTCCTACTCAGAAATCATCCGATGCCGTAGCGGGTAAAGCAGCTGCTGATAAAGGTGGTAGTTTCGCAGATCAAGTCATGTCAGGTATTAAAGATACTTGGGACTCGGCTAAAGAAACTGTTTCGTCTGCATGGAACAATGCAACTGATGCCGTTGGTGATACTGTCGCCGGTGCTAAGATTGCATTGGGTATGGGTCCAGAGTTTGGTGGTGGCGGTACAGCCAAAGGTGGTACTGTTCAGTCCGCTGGTAATACCGGTGCAGTAGTTGCTGGTAACGGTGGTCAGTGGGAAGCTATTCCTATTCCTACGGCTAGTGGGTCTATCAAAGCTGCGCTGCCTACACTGAAAGCTGTTTCTGGGATGACCGGTGTTCCACTGGATTGGTTGTTGGCGATCGTTGGTTTGGAATCTGGCTTCCGTTTTGGAGTTAAGGCTTCGACCTCATCGGCAACTGGGTGGTTCCAGTTCATTAATAGCACTTGGGATATCATGTATGCTAAGTGCGTTAAGAAATATGGGTTGCCGCCAGATCCAGGTAAGACTCGTGCAGGTCGTACAGATCCACGTATCAACGCCTTGCTGGGTGGTGAGTTCACGAAGGATAACTGGGAAGGTCTGAAGAAAGGTTTAGGTCGTGATAACATCACGGATACGGATGTGTACATGGCTCACTTCTTGGGTCTGTATGGTGCATTGAAATTCCTTCGTGCTGATCCGAATGCCTTCGGGTATAAGGTCTTCAAGGATGCGTACTCTGCGAACATGCCGTTGTTCTTCGTTGATGGGAAACCATCTAAACCTCGAACGATCTCTGAGATGTATCAGATGTTCCAGGCCAAGATTGCAAAATTCTGGGCCACCACAGGTAAGGGTTATAAGTCGAGTGATGGTGGAGAAGCTTCCACTGTACCTCAAGCACAAACACCGGGTCCAGAGAAGACCCCTGAGCAAATTGCTGACGAGCAACTTCAGTCTAGTTTAAAAGAAGATGCTAAAGACAAAGATGGACTAGGTAAATCTGGTGATGGCCAAGATCCTTTGGACGTACCGGGTTCTGATAGTATCCCTACCGTAGCTTCTATAGCGGCGGATACTGCTCCAATGCCGGGTGCTCCTGCAACCGGTGGTGGTTCTAGTTCACCAAGTTCAAGCGTCAACTCTGAAGGCGCTGATTCGGGTGCTAGCTCAGTAGATACACAACGTCAATCTCAAATGGATACCGCTCAGTCTCAGAACTCTCGCCGTGAGGCGGAAGTTAGACGTGATCAAGCAACAGCTAGCGAAGTAGGGGACATTCAGACTAAACAACTGAACACACTTTACGAGATTCGTGACCTGATGAAAGTTGCGTTGGAACAGATCGGTAATAAATTCGGAGGTGGTGCTGGTGGACAACAAGGTTCGAATAGTCAATCGGGTAATAGTATGACCCCGTCTGGCATACAGAGCCGTCCAGCAGCTCAGCGACCGAGTAGCTTGACGCTGAAGTAATTCATAGGCCGGTCCTTCGGGACTGGCTTTATTTCCCTTGAGGTTTCAATAATGGCCGAAGACTTACAACCCATCTGGCTACGGAAAGCATTTATGCTTCCAGTCAGTTACGAAAAAAGTAGTTATGGTTCTAATACCAAACGCCGAATGGCTAACTCAGCAGCATTCAAATTTACGAACACCTCTCCGGGTGGCAGCTTCCCCATCAACATGTTACCCCAATACACACGCTACTGTGATATCCGTCAACCGGGTCGTGGCCGCGCATGGGAAGATCGTTTCCTAGGTATGGGTCGGTATTACTCCGAAGCTCATGACGACACCAAACAAGAACTCCACATGGCCTTTGGCGTACCACGCTTTAGTAGCTGGGCTGGATTCTTCACAAACTTCTACGACCGTAGTGCAGCATCGATGGCCAACACTGGCTCTGGTACTGGACTGTGGTATAACTTGGGTAACGCAGCAGGCTTGTTGGTATCTCTTCCAGCACAGCCGTTTATCCTTGGGTTGACTGGTACAATGAACGTACTTAGTTTCTTGACCAAGTCTCAACCTTCCAAGTGGTTCTACTTTAAACCGACGATGCACACCTACTGGTCTTCGGTAAACACCCTCGCTAACGAATTCGCTATCGGTCTAGGGATTACTCCTTGGTTCTGGGCTAACGAATCTCCTGAGGGTACTGACCCAGGGATGAAACGTGTAACTGCTGATACTGATATGCCGGGTGCTCAGGGTACATTGCAAGACATGAAAGAGCTTCACCGTATTTTCCCATCGTTGTTCCGGGAAGATGGTGGTGTAGACGTAATGGCTCTATGTGGTCGTGCTCAACGTATGGCCGATACATCGCAACGTGAGTTCAAGGCTATGGCTGAGAAAGCACGTACTGTGGATGAACTACGAGCAGCTACTGAGAAAGCTATGGCTCAAGCTGTAGTCGATCCTAACCCAGGTCAAGACGCACGTAAATACTACTTGGACTATCTAAACAAAGATAAGCGAAAGAATAAAGAAGGTAAAGATGAAACGGGGGTAATCGACAACGACTTCTTCTCTAGTTGGTCTGACTTGACTCACATGTACAAATACATCGTAGGCGCACAGCACGACGGGCAACAATTCGTTACGTTACGAGCTGACTATAACGGTGAGATATCTGAGAGCTTTACTAACTCGACACGAGACGTTGGTGTAATTCAAACGTTGAACACGAAAGTAGGTGAAGGTCGGAACAAGTCGTTCGAATTCATGGGTGGTAACATCGTAGAAGGTGCAGGTGCTGTTACAGGTATGTTGCTCGACTTTGCGGCTGGCGCATTGGACTCGGTTAACTTGGGCGGGCTTGCAGTACTTACAGGTTCGGCGTTTGTTGACGTACCTGAATACTGGGATGCGGCAACCGCCAGTCTCCCTACTGCTCAGTACACGATTCCTTTGATCACTCCTTACGGTAACGTGATTTCTCGATTCCTTAACATCTATCTACCGCTTGCTATGATCCTCCCAATGGGTCTACCACGCTCTGCTGGTCGATCGGCATACACAGCCCCATTCATCGTACAACTCTTCCATAAAGGTCGCGTACAGCGTCAGCTGGGTATTGTTGACTCTATCCAGATCCGTCGCGGTACAGGTAACGTTGGTTTCAACTCTAACCACGATATGCTTGGGTGTGAAGTAACGATTGGTATTAAAGACCTTTCGAAGGTCATGCACATTCCTATTAAGGGTGGCTTCGCTTCTCCTAGTTGGATTGGTACTGGCGCTAAGTGGGCTACAGCAACTGCTTCTGAAGCGGCTACTGGTAGTGCTGCATTGGGTCTGGCACTGACGGATGGCGCAGTATGGGACGAACAATCGTTGTTTAACGATTACGTAGCTACACTGTGTTCTCAAAGTTGGTCTGACCTTTACTATGCTGGTAAGCGTTTGAACCTTAACATCACTCGTTCTGTACAAGCTTTCAAGTCATGGCGTTCTCCATCGAACTTTGCCTCTTGGATCTTGGATGGTGACATTGCTCGTATGTTGTCTGCATTTGTACAAACCACTGATCGGTTCTAAGAAATACTGGGGTGTTAGATTCTGTAGAGGATCTAGCATCCCTAACTCTTATTCCCTCTCGTGGAGATTCACATGAATCTGATTCAACGTATCATCGTCTGGTTGGCAACTCGGTTCCTGACCAATGGCTCTGTTGTGGACCTTTTCATTGAAAAGATTCTGGCCAAAGAAGACGCTACACATACCTTGCGCACGTTGTTCAATCGTCACAACAACACTGTGCCTGGTGATAAGAAGAACCTGAACTTCATCGCCGTGAATCATCTGTACAATATCTTCGGTACACATGAACTGGCTAAGTTACTGTTCTTCAAATCGATCAAAGAACAACGTGTCCGTTGCGCAGATGCTGCCTGTGATGAAAGTGAGTTGGATGAACTACTTGTCAAACTGCGTGACAACATTGCAACTAACCCAATGAAACGACTGTCGACCTTTAAGCAGATCCTACGAACTGCTTTGCCCCTGACAGGTGAAGAGGAGATCGCTATCCTCGCTCAGATCGCCATGTCTACCAGTCACACCCTCGTCGCCAACGCCCAATTCCTGAAAGAGATCTAATCATGTCTGCTATTAAATCCGTTGTAAAGTTCCTCGCTGATCGTTTCCTGACTAAGGACGATCTGCTGCCTGACCTGCTGGCTCAACAAGACATCACTGAACGTGCTAATAGTGCAATCGGTTTCTTCAAGCGCGAAGCTGCTCTGCTGGTTCCAGGGGGTAAGGTTTACGCTGATGCAGTGAAGGCTGCTGAAGACCTGTTGGTTACTCACTATCGTGCTTCCAGCTTCGTACAACTGTGCCGTAGCCAAGTACGTAAGAATGCTAAGCCTGAGTACTACACGATCGCTACTATCGGCCAGATCATCGAAGCTCATAAAGCTGATCATCGTGAAGATGACGTTGCTCCAGTGGTTGGTGGTGAAGCTGCTGCTCTGTTGGCTACCATCAATGATGCTCTGGGTGCAGCCAAGTCTGAGACTAACTTCATCAAGCGTCGTTCGATCGTTCGCAAAGCTATCGTCGCTACTCTGCCTGGCATTAGTAGTGATCGTGCTGCTGCGCTGACCGAGTTGACTCTGCTGGTATAAGAATTCTGTCCTCCTTCGGGAGGACTTTATTCCCAGTTATGTTATGTAATCCATTAACCAAGGAACTCCCAATGAGTCTTTCTCAAACTATGGCTTGGGCACATGGCCTCGAGTCTGAATCCGATGGCACTGCTCGTGAAGTAGACGTCAAGACAGTTAAGTCCTCTATCGATATCGACGATGTTGATTCGACGGACATCAAAGACAGCGATACTGAAACCAAGAATCTCACCGATGGTGGGGATGAAGTTAATGCCGATACCAATCACGACATCGTAGGTTCTATCGAAGACCACGAAGCGGGTATTGCATCGGGTGATGCTGGCGGTAAGATCATCGAAGCCTTTGCTATCGATCCTAAATCGAATGCTCCTAAGCGTTTCGTGATCAGTGGCTTTGATGCCCAGTCTAACGATGCTGCTGAAGCTGGCGACAACCTGAATGCATGTGTGATCTTGCTGCAAAGCGGTCCACTGGGCGAAGTAGGTGTCAACGGTATCACTGCTGAAGATCTGCTTAAGGTGGTAGAAGAAACTTACGTCTGCTTCCAAGAAGGCCAGTTTGCTTGTGGAGAGAACGAAGAAGTTCTACAACACATTCGTGCTGCACAAGCTGCTATTGCTAAACGTTTCCAACGGCGTGCTGCTGAAGGTACCGAAGGCACCATGCAAGGTAACTGACATACGGCCTCCCTTCGGGGAGGCTTTATGACGGCAATAGAAAAATCTTCAGATTTATATCATAGCCATGTATCTGAAACCAATAACAGGTGAAATGATGTCAAGAGAATTGATTGGTGGATCTGATGGTGCAATGTCGACACTCATCATCGACCCCAGCTATGTAAGTTGTATTGATAAACCTCCTTCATTGGAGTCACATCAACGTCGACGTGATGAAGAAGACGAAGCGCATGATGCTCGTCTGAATACACTTCGGGCTGAGATGGCCACGCGTAGTGCTAACGACGCTGTAGAAACATTACAGCGCTATGCAGCTGAGTTGGAACCATTCGGTACCCGTACTAAACCTGCGAGCTGGTTCCGTCGTAAGTACATCCGTTGGACTTATAAACTGCACGAGATCATCAAGATCATTCGGGAGTAGTAATGGATCAGAATTCGGTAGAATACCAAGAACGTCGAGAAAGTTTCCTCAATGGGCAGGAACGTTTGTTTGATCTGGTAAATGATCGACAAGGTGGCGTACTCAAGAAAGACCTCGGTGATGAGATCTACAAACTCTATACCACCGAAGGTCTGACAACCGTACAAGTAGCTGAACGTGTGGACTGTTGGGTTGAAGAAGGTCGTCCGGTAGTTGTACGTACACCAGAAGAGCAAGTAGACGAAGCACTTGACCGCGCGTTCTCTCTATCAGGCTTCGATGGTTCATGGCATAAAGAATACGCAATCGATCAAATGGTCCGTGCACTCACTGGTCCGAAGTATCGTGAATGGGTTGCCAAGTTCGAAGACGGTGAAGACGGCCCACAAACGTACAGCTGGGAAACAGGTACACCGCCATGAGTTACTACCATCATCTATTCATAGTTTACGTTGACGCGGTTGTCTCGAGTTGTGATACCTTAGGGTTGTCTAATGACGAATCCCTTAAGCGTTCGCAGTGCTGCTGGGATCTGCAACAACGTATTCGTAAAGGCGGTACTATCGTTCGAATCACGGTGAATCCAATTGGTCGAATTGTGTAAACGTCCTATCCGTCGTAGTTCAGTGGTTGCCTATAAAGAAGGTGGTCATTTATTCTACGGGCGGGTTATCCGAGTTTTACCTAACGGTGATATCTTCTGGTTGTGCTGTGGACTTCATTTCCATATCACTCCAGTAGCCGACTTGCATCACTTGTCTTACAAAGGTCGCTACAACTGGAAGAAACATTGGATTCCAATGACTAGCCTTAGGAGTCTTAAACTTCAGGCCACGCGGTACCATTATGAGTACGCTCATAACACGCCGCTCGACTATCACCACATTCGGAGAAAGCTATGAATATCTGTCCTACTGGTTACTGTGGTTATCCATGCATGTGTGCATCGTCTTACAACCATGTAAATGCCACAGACACCAAAGAACTAATTGGTATCTTGAAGAAGCGTCTTACCACAATTGCTGAAGGCGTAGCTAGTAAAGATACCGGCGAAGCGATGGTCGAGTTTGCAACCAAGACCGCTGTGATCAAAGTGATCCGTTGTGATAATGCGGTTCATCAAACAAACATCGAGTTGCACAAGTTTACCCCTAACTTGAATCCTGAGGGAATCAATGCCCTTAGTGGAATGTGTTCGATCCTAAAGGTTGGCGATACATTCAAATCTAAGGAAGGGTACGATCCAGATGCTACAGGTTGGATCAGTTACGAGATCGTCAACTATAAAGGTGAGATCTCTGTTCAGGTGGTCACTAAGTCTACAGCCTATCCCGATATGACCGCGTACATCGGCTTCGAAGATGGTCTAACCTATTACCCAAAGGATGCACTCCCAGCATGAACGATATCCAAGAGATTGTAAAAGGCGCCGTTAACAATGCGGTAATGGAAGGTCTGGTTAAGCTGGTACTTAACCCATACTTCCTGAAGATCCTCCAAGCCAGTGAGTTCAGCGCGTTGATTGATAACGTGTCGAAAGAATCGCAGGAACGAGAATTGCAATGGTTCCTCGACAAAGAGAGCGGGCCACGTCAGACAGCCGAAGAACAAGCTGCTGCTTTGCGTAGCCAGTTCGGTGAAGACGGTATGAAAGCTGTAGGTGGTCTACTGACTGGTTATCATGAACCAATGATTCCTGAGGCTGTGGTACCGTTTAAGGTCGGCCAGAAAGTTGTGATCGAAGAACCGATTCCTAAGTTCGACCGTTACAACTTCCCACTGCGTTCTGCTGGTTATGGTATCTGGGAAATCGGATTGAATAATCCACGGGTACGTGAAGCTGCTAATTTGTCGACTCGTGAGTTCTTCCGGGAGCAGGGTGCGATCAGTGGCTACGATGTTACTGATACAGTCATGTATTACGTATCGGACTTCGAACCATCGTCTTTTGTACATGTGCACAACGTGAGCCAAGGTAAGAACTTCCGTCTTGGCACCACCCTCGAGCAGTTCAATCAGTGGTTCAAGGCTACCTCCACTAAACTTGCTATTCTCGCTGACTGATCCGCAATAAGTAATACCCACAACTAATTCAAAACATCACTTTACGTAATAGGAAAATGTATCATGGCTAAGACTACCAACACTGAACTGAAATCCCGCTCGTTCGCTACCGACAACAACCTGGGTGAACACTACATCCTGAACGAAGCTAACAGTTTCGATGTTGCTGCTGATCTGTACAGCACCGTTGTACTGGAGAAGTGTGGTATCACTCTGGACCAACTGAAGAAGAAACAAAAGCTGGATGGTGAGTTCGCCAGTGCTTCTGTTCTCCTCGGTGGTGAAGCAGCTGATGCACGCTTCAAAGAAAACGCTGAGCTGTCTGAGATCTCTCTGAGTATCCCTATGGGTGGTTCGCAAACTCTGTCGGCTGTGTTCACCCGTGGTCAAGCGACTGTGGTTGCAATGAACACCAAGATCGAAACCGCTGAGATGAAACGCGTACTGGGTCACCTCGATGGTTTGTTCGCTGAAGTAGCGAGCTAATGTCTAGCCGCAGCTGTTTTACAAATCGGGTAAGTGACGCTGTAAAGGATAAGCTTGCTAAAGAAGCTACCCAGATTACAGCTAAACGCATGACCGATTACACAGCTGGCCTTAAGGATGGGGTAGATCTCATCCTTAAGCTTACATCCAGTGCCAACTACGAAGACGGGGGCTTTAAGATCTTCCAAGTTGACATGATTCCAGTTGTGCACACCGAACCCGTTCAAATGTTTAATCACGACCGTCCGTTAGGTTCACCCTGTGTGACTTTAATGGATGAGTTATGGAATAAGGTGAGTTCATGATTCCTGCTCCACAAATGTCGGTTGAAGATCTCCGGCAACGTGTTAAAGAAGCTGCTGACTTGATTAACGAACCAAACTTCAAAGAACAGTTTGATCGTTATATTTTTCTGCGTCGATGGCTTATCCGTTTCGCTAAGGATATAAGTCAGGCGGAAGAACATCGTATCGATGCCTTTATGTGTTCCGATGCATTGAAGTTTGCGATGAACGTTACTACCGGTGCAATGCTGAAGATGGCGAAGATGTTTGAATATAAGGAATCCGCACTATACGGAAAGCCTGTCGCTAATAATCCACCTGTCCGCCATTACTTTGCTCAGAATCTCCTGACTTCCGCATGTCGAGTTAATTGACATGGGACTAGACTTAGATTTCTCACGCATTAAAAGAAAGACCGGTGAAGCCCTGTTGGATGAACGTGGTCAGATTGATTACTACGATGGTTCAGCGGCAGAGGAAGAGTTGCTCTACTACCGTAAGAACTGGTCAGTAATGGAGGCGTTGAATGAGATGTTTGAATATCCACCTCAGACAACGTATATCCCATTAACCAAATTGCAAGCGCATCATCTGTGGTACATGGTTCAACAGCGACGAGATAAGTCATGTGCTGTGACCAGGAAGAAGGGAGCTAAGTTCATTCAAGAGTTCGGTAATCTACTGAAAACTTTTGACTGGGATAACTATCTGCTGACTTTCAACTGGATCTCGTGATTCTTTACTGATCATTGGTATACTGTAGGAGTTCCACACGGGCTCCTACAGATTACTTTTAATTTTTTGTTATCGATAGGAACTTGCAATGTCGAACAAACGTACTTTCGTTGTAGTTGATGGTCCAGACTTCTCCGGTAAATCTACCCTCATGAAAGCTTTCCTCGCTCGGATCGAGCAGGAACAAATCCCATTCGTGGCTATCCGTGAACCGGGTAGTGTTGATGGTGCTCCATCTCTGGCTGAAGAAGTTCGTGCTACCCTGATCGCTAAGCGTGATGAAGTAGTGCATCCTGAAACTGACGTACTGCTGCATATGGGTTACCGTATCCAGAACGTCAAGAACGTAATCAAGCCTGCTCTGGATGAAGGTAAGTGGGTCGTATCCGATCGCTTCATCTTCTCGACGTGGTGTCTGAACGTTCAAGCTAACCTGCCAACTCATCCACATCTGGTTGAGATGTTCTACGGTCTGATGCCGTACGTACTGAAAGGTATTCCTGAGCCACTGACTTTCATTCTGGATACTCCTCGTGAGATCCGTGATGCTCGTGCAGCCTCTGACGAACGCAAGAAAGACCGTTACGAGTCTCAGGCTAAAGACGTACACGATCGCATTGAAGCAGCCTACGATCAACTCCGTAGTGCTCCTAGCTGTGTGTTCCTCGACGGTACCAAGTCTACAGAAGAACTGGTTGAGCAAATGCTCGTAACCGTTAAGGCTTTCAGTGAAGAACTTCAGGACCAGCTGGAATCTGAACAGGCTCGGACAGAAGTCGTTGAAGAACGTAAGCTGACTGCTGATGAACGCATGCAAGAAGTGCGTAATGAACTTGATGCAGACGAATCTTGGGATCTCGATACCAAGTGTCATGAATACGTACGTGATCACATCACAATCGTAGCTGACCGTTTGTTCCCAGGTGCTGAAGGTGAAGAACTGGTCAAGTACACCAAGGATGCTGAAGAGTTTTCCTTCAAGGCTGCTAAAGCCGTGTTCTTGAAATCCGGTGAAGACCGTACCATTTTCCATCCATCCCGGATCGGACAGATTAACCAAAAGGTTCACTCTGTTCTTAACTTCAGCTTCATGAAGGAGCAGTGGAACGAACTCTTCGATCGCGAAGGGATCAAACCCGCTGAATAAACAATGCCCGTAGACATTCCAGGACCAGATCTTTGGAAGTACGAGGGTTGTGAATTCCACTCCGTAGTTGGTGGCATGTTGATGCGTGTAATCTTTAAATGCGCTGATTCGAAGAACGTTACTGTCTGTAACTACTACCACCGAAACAATACTTGCAAGATCAAACTCAAATCGTTTCTCGAAAGCTTTACTCTAATCAAATAAGGAATCTTTGTAGCATGGCCGACATCCTCTCCCTCTCTAGCCCTAAATACATTCGTGCAAGCGAATTGGCTGACCTCGGGGACTACGTAAACCGTACTTTCATTATTCGTAAGAACGGCGCCGTCAACGCAGTAAAGTTGAATGAAGTAAAGAACAACACTGTGTATTTGGAATACACCACAGAACGTCAGGATAAGTTTAGTGTACCACTGAACAAGTTCCTTAAATTCTACGAACTCCCTCAGAAGGTTTAAGCCATGATTCGTACCGCTGGTAACATCATCGCATTAACGTCGTTGTTGTCTGGTGTACATTGCTACTTCTTGCATCACGAACGTTCTAGCGAAGTTGTAATCAAAGCTGGTAACATCTTACTGGGCGAAGGCATTCAAATGACTTCGGATCGATGTGCTTACCGCCTGAATGTCTACTTAGAAGTCGATGAACTGGTTGTAAGTACATGGCATGACGGTGCAATGATTAATCAACTCCGCATCGTAGGTGACACGGTTGAAGATCGGCGAGACCTGTTGGCTAAGGTTGTCAAGATTCTCATGGGTGAAACTGTTTTCGAGTAAACATAAACTCCCTACCTTCGGGTAGGGATTTATTTCGTGAGGTTGTATGATATCTGAAATCAAAGTGTGGATGCCTGAGAAGGGTTATAAGGATGCAGATCTAGGTGAATGTATCTTTGTGACTGACGACTTCGTCACGTTTGCAACGGACTATCCACCTGCTGCACTCCGATCACAACAGATGTGGAATAATGGTTGGGAGGTCTACGTTCAACCTGTGCTCTATACTTGGGTATCGGCGAATACGCCAAATAGGGGTTACGTTACCACTTACAAGCGGAGAACTCTAAAATGAGTTGGATTTATGAGAATGGCCAGTATCTAGGTAATGATGCTAAAATTGCGAGTATGGCGGATGGATTCGTAACGGTCGATAGTATATTCATTCCCGACGCTATTACGCTAGGCCTGTTCAAGCGTGATGGGTGGGAAATCTATAATGGTACTGTCCATAAAGATGAATCGCACGCAGTATTCAAATATCGTACAACTTACAAAAAGGTGATCTGACGTGGCAAGAAGATATGATTGGAAACGTCGCACGGAGTTATTGGTTGAAGCTGCTGGCGAGTATGCTGCTCACTGGGTGGGTACAGCTGGTACAACACGAGCGAAGATTAGTACCGTTAACCGAGGGGAACGGTTCTATATCGAATGGCGCCGTAATAAGACCAAGCAATGGACTGCTGTACGTGTCATGAGTCGACATGGTCGAGATATTTACGTAGAGTTGAAACACGGTATAGTACTAACGGTAGCTGATTGGACGCTTCATAAAGGTGATTGGAAGAAACTGTACAAGCAACTTGAACGGACTATCTTTAAACATCTAACTACCGAACATGCTTCTCAAATTATGTCTAACGCTGATGACCGCTACTACTGGGATTGCACATGTGTAAAGAACTAGAACTATACGCCACCGTGGTAAATGCACAATGCATTAGCGTATCGGAAAACTTTGCTACTATGGAAAGTGATGTACCGATGACGGCTACTGAATTACAGGAGATGCTAGAACAACAATGGGAATCGATGTACGCCCCTGTTCTAGTGGGTGAAGGTACGACCTCACCCGTTTTCCATCAAACCTTTAAGAAAATCATTTTCCACGGCTAACAGGATAAGAGATGAAAAAGTTTCATTGGAGTATAGTGTTACTGGTTTTGGTTATAGTGGTACTATGCTTGGGACAAGCTAAGGCTGCTCCAATGCAGTACTTCGGTACTCCGATCTGGTACTCGAAGTTCACCCCTAACGAATTCGATTGCGTGTATGCAAAGGAAGCATCATTCGGATTCTGTGCTGATGCTCGGTACTACGAAGAAGCTACAGTTGGGTACACTCAGAAGAATGATCCTAATAAAGGTGTAGGTGTGCCCGTTAGGCTGTTTACTGAAGTGGTCTGCTTAGACACGATCTGCGCCACGAACTACGGTGAGCCTTACGGTTCATCAGTTGAACGCGGTGTGACGTACTGGTACGTTCCTGTGGGCTTCTACATGGACAATAGCACTGGTAAGACCCGTGTATACAAACATGGTACTGGTCCACGTGCAGATTACTTCTTAATGAAGGGTATTAAACTGATCCCCGGTTATCAAGATCCACCTGTGGGTAAAGTACAAGTACCAAAAGATACTCTAGACCGTTACGATGTGTACTGCAACCAAGCTGATGAATGTAGCTATATGGGTCGGATCATGCTGGCCTCTCAACTTAAACAGTACATCCCAAAAGTACTAACTTACAATTGTTCCGGTCGGTTCTGCTATAACCAAGATAAGACCATTGCCGGACTTAACCCTCGAGACATGAATTAAATGGATATTTTAGGCGAACTCCAGAGTTACATTACGATTCAGGCTACATTTGAATTGTTCTTCCTTCTAATGGTTGGGCATGCACTTGCTGACTACGCACTGCAAAATGATTTTATGGCAGCAGCCAAGAATCATAAGACCGAACTAGGGAAGGTTTATTGGAAATGGGTATTGCCCTCACACGGGTTGATCCATGCTGGGTTCGTCTATTTTATTGCTGGGTCATTTGTACTGGCTCTAGCGGAGTTCGTTATCCACACGATCACAGACTACCTCAAGTGCGATGGTCGTATTGGATTCCAAACTGACCAATGGATTCATGTGGGTTGTAAGGTACTATGGGTCTTGTTGTTGGCCTTCGAAATCCCCTTTGTTCTGGAGTAAGTTATGAACCCTATGCAACAGTGTTTCTTTGGTATGACTCGTACAGAGATCGAGTCAGCCTGTAGTGGATGGTCTATACCTCACGATGTAATGGTAGCCGTTTTTACAGCGGTGTCTCCACAGAAGCATGAAGTCGGTACCGGCACCGGACCAACACTTCAGGACGTAATTGATCATTTCATGAATGAGAAGGCATATGGCGAACTACGGTTGTTGCCTGACACGTTGTTGCAACATCAACTCGATAAGGCAATGCAGTACACTGCCTTAGAGGCTGGCGCATGGAATGATACTACGTGTTTCAAAGTAGCCAGCCTACGTTATCACATGGACCTTTACAACGTCGGTCAGTTTAGCTTCATGAACTCCAGCTGGTTCCGTAAAGAAGTCCAACCTACTGTTAATTCGGTTAAAGCCAAATTGAAACTTGCACTACCATTTATTAAGGAAATGTAACATGGGACTCATGGGTACAACTGAAGATCGTTTCTATAACCTTACCAAAGACCAGATGGCAACCCTTGCTCCGTCAGATCTACGTGTCATCATACGTAAAGCTTTTGATAATCCATGTACAGGTACGGGTCCTGGTCCTACGATGCAGGAGGTCATTGATCATTACTACGATCAACGTAACTATATCCTTTTCCGTAGAATGAACCCTACATCTATACCGATGTTGGAAGTGTTGGATCTGTTGTTTACCTTTAACCGAAATGCTACCGCAGGTAGTCTTCCATGGTGTGTACCATCGATCTGTGAAGATAGTGATCAGGTCCACGGTATTGGCGACTTTGATTTCAAAGCCGCCCGTGAACAACACCCAGAAGTTGACAAGCTTTTGACTGATGCTGGTTGGGTTTCCTAACGAACATATCGCCAGTCCTTCGGGACTGGCTTTATGCCTTTTTCTTTTTTGTGTTCAATGTAATGTATAGATAAGTCCACTCTGACACGGAGGGGGACATGGTGCTTACTTACAACACTGTCGACAAAATCGATATACAAGTAACTAATGGCATGTCTATTGGATACTTTGGGACAGAGGATGACCTTGCCGCGATCCCTAAACAGATTGGGGATTGGCTTCTAAAGACTGTACCGGATGACTATCGCCCAGGCGTTGGTTACATCGTAGCAGTCCCGTCGAATAAACGGACTCGGTTGTTGTACAAGCAAGGTCGTCTTCGATGGCTAGAGGTAATTGGGTTTAATCCAAATCAAGCATTTAAATACATGAAGGCTGCTGAACGTGCTTCTCGGCGTTGGGACCACCGTGTAGCTAAATTCGTGGTTGATAATTATACCCTTGATCCTTTCGTTATAGATGAGATCCTTAATAGTGCACTCCCACGGAATGTGTGCCTGGCTAACGGGATTTACACTACATTAAACCATGGGAAGGTTCTTGCAGCCTGCAATATTCTCAAGAACCTAGCATCATTATAACTCGGAGGACTACGGTCCTCCATTTATTTTGCTTATTCATATGAAACTAATAACTTGGAGACGCCATAGTGGACTTTTTTGTTGACGCAGAATTTGATGTACCTACTAAGACCCTAATCAGTTTGGGCATCGTAAGCGCCGACGGTAACCGTGAGTTTTACGAAGTACTCGACTACTCTAATATTCAAGATCCGTGGGTTAAGGCTAACGTCATCCCTATCTTGGAAAAGGAACCGATCCCGCGCGAAGAATTTCAAGAGCGTCTTAAGCGCTTTGTTGGTCAATTCCCCGGCATGAACATAATCGTTAACCACCCGAACGATGTGATCTATTTTAGTGAAGCATTGTTATACGGTGACAAAGGCAAGTGGATTAAGATCCAACCTCTTACCTTTGATGTCGATGACGAACTAAGTGGTAAAGGCTCTAAGTTACTTCATAACGCCCTCCATGACGCAAGAGCTACCAGAGAAGACTGGCTCATGAAGAATGGTTTTTAAATAAGGAAATAGAAATGTCAGTATTTGAACAAATGACCTCTCAACCAAATCGCCGTTGCCGTCCTGAGACGCTCCTGCGGTTGCTGATGTCCACAAGTTATCCTCAGTCTACCTTGAGTGATCTCACACTTGCAATCGCGGTGCATGGTGGTCAGACTGATTCAGCAGAACTCGAACAAGATGCTTCGGGTATGCGTGAAGTAGAACGATCGTATTCGTTGTTTGACTTCATTCGTTGCATTGAGATTAAACGTGTAGATGGTGAGATTAAGATCATCACTAAATGTTTGGACATTGATCCAACCATGCGGGCTATTAATGATAGTGCCGAGACACACGTACAAATGGCTGCTGCTACAGTAAGCCTGATTAACGGTGATTCTCCATTGGCTGAGACAGATGCTTTGGCCATTCGTCTATTAGAGCTGTTCTACCGCTCTCAGGTTAAGTCTAAGCGTCCTAACGACACGATCGATAAGACTACGTGGCGTTACCGCAATAAGATACAAGACCGCTCCAATCCTGCTGGGAAGCGTGAGAACGTAGACTCTGATTTGTCCGTTAAAGAAGCTATTGATAAACTGGCTTCGAGTTTGGGTAAGAAGAACTTCCATGTGATCCTTACACAGAACGCTATCCTGCTATTGGATCAGAAAGCACGTCTTTACGGTACACGTACGAAATGACATAAAGCCCCTCCCGTTAAAGGAGGGGTCTTATGCCGTTATGCACCTACAGTCGAGTTGGCACCGATAACCCAATTAGAAGCATTGAGTGTGTTGACGGCCTTACGACCAACGTTGAACAGTACGTCAGCTTTCACTGGATGGAGTGTCCAGACAATCGGTAAGTCATCCCAGTAATAGACTTGGTTGGTATCTGCAATAATAACTGCATCACCGATAGCGCCTACTGCGGGTTTGTTCGTATTGAATGATGCGAGGTTTGCATAGATCTGTACACGAACCGGAGTCAGTTCAGAGCTTGCAAATGGTAGACGCATCTTACCCATCACCTTCCACCACTGATTGTAAGTGGTAGTACCCAAGCTTTTAGCTGTGGTATAACACTTATCTGCAAATAGCGTTATGTCGCTTTGCACCTCCGCCACAGTTTTACCTGTGAAGTAAGGGTGTTGAAGGATCTGATTAATAAACGTCGAGATTCCACCACTAGCTTCCCAGTACGGTGTAACGTTAGGGATACTAATAGTAGTTGTCAAGCTGTATTCAAACGGATCAGTGATCGAGAACTTCAATACCGAACCATTCTTCACTGGCATTGGGTTACCCGAACCGCCGAATGGTAGGTACGCGGTATTACCTACACCCGCCGTTACGGAAGTCTGGAAGAAGCCAACCAAATTACCATCTACTTGAATCTTACCTCGTAAGGTGCCTTCGAATGCTGGGTCAGGACCGATCCCATAATCCACGACAGGTTTATAAGTGGTTGACGTAGCCAGTACAGACCGGTTAAAGGAATCACGTACAGTAACAGCAGACGGGTCAATTACAGTAAACAACATTGGCTTAGTAATGATAGTACCATCATTCAACTGGACCAATACGTTAACCCGATATTTACCAGCTGTAGTCATGGGGATCACTAGAGCTTGTGTTGGATCAACTGCTTCATCGGTATACAACTCAGGCATCACTAGAGATTCAGAAACCCCTGCGTAGATAGATGCTGAATCTGGTAATCCATTTAACAACGGGTGAGTTTGTGGTGGACCAGGAGCGCCAATTTGACGTTTGATTTCAGATACCAATACAGGACTACGATCAACGTTACCAGAGAAATAACAACCATACTCTTTTGCCAACAAGATAGCTGCCGCAGCAAATATACTACCACGAGACACAGCATCCTGAAGACTGGTATAGTTGTCACCGCAGTGGTCCGTAATGATAGCAATACCATTACCCGCTGATCGATACGCTGCAAGTTCTTTTGCAAACCGATCTGTTACCCGTAAACTTGCCATATCGGCATAGTCTTTCAAACCGAAGAACACTACTGCTGCGTATTGATCTAAGTAGTTGAAGTCAAAGTCGATCTTAGTGCTCGCGTTAGGTGGCTCGTAATAAGTTGCCGTCCAGTTACCCGCTTGGACGATACCAGTTAGAGTATCCTTAAACCCTAATGGGCCATCTGGACTAGATTGGCCAGCAGTAGGATTGTAATGTGAGTCGGTCAGTACAAAGGTTTCACCCTTAATACAGTCACCAATAAACAGTACCTTACGGTTACCTGCCGCAACCTTACGTGGGTTAGCAATAAAGTTCAATCCGTTATACAGGTACTTTTGTGCTGGAGTTAAAGTGGCAAACGTATTGGGTAGTGTTGCAGGATACGTCCCACCATTATTAGCTGCAAGCTGGTTATTGTAGAACTTAGGGAAACCCCCATCGTAGATAACGTTACCACGTCCATCTTGAGTAACGGCTAGGAAAGGGCGATCGATAGTAGGTCCCGGATTAGGACCCGGTGGAACTGGCGTGATAGGACCACGGTCATATGCCAAGATCTCAGTCAGGACTGGATTTCGTTCAGTACGTGTAACAATAGCCCGACGAGAGTTCGCCGGGAACGTTACGGTAAGTGTTTGACCCGTTGTGTAATAACCGGGTTCTAGAGAAGAGATGATCTCAGCCATGGGTCACACCTATTTCTTAACCGGCATGGTAACACGAATGTGGTAAGTTACCACACCATTATAGTTGTTCTTGATTACGACCTTACCATCAGCTTGGATTTCATACCGCAATACACTCAATGCATCAACGATTGGCGGAGTGGTTGGAATAGTCGGATCAACCATACTCAGTTGGATACCGATAGAACCAGCGTAATACAGAGCGATGTCGAAACCCAGTTCAGTTGGTGCATCGTAGATGGTCTGACCATTGGCTGGAACAGTACCTGTCTTATAACGGAACGAAGCAGCCCCGCCGCTGGTAATAGCAGCCTTCACTTTAGCGAAGTATGCTTGCATTTGTTGGATCATGTAAGCTTTGCCTGTAGCGCTCATGTCTTTTACCTTTAATGTTAGAACAATTTTAACAACTATATCATTCACGTGGAGGAAAGCACTATGCGTGAAAATATAACTTTGAAGTATCCAGATACGCCCGCCTTCTATAAGCTGACACTTAAGAGCGGACATTATTATGTTGGATCAACTAAACGTTTATCGAAACGGTTAAGAGATCACAGACATTATTTAGAAACTGGTACACACCACAACGAGAAGTTCCTCAGTCATTTTACCGAATGGTCTGAAGTCACTGTTGAGTTTAATGAGTATCAATTTCTGGAATTAGCGAGGGCGCACGAACAGGCGCATCTCGATGAATATTATCTAGTGCCAGAACTATGTAACGTGGCTACTAACGTAGATAGTCTTTGGGGTGGACAACATGGAATGCCTCAGGAGGTAAGGGATAAAATTGCTGCTGGGCATCGTGGTAAAACACATGGTCAAGCATTTAGAGATAAATGCCGAGAACGTATGTTAGGTTCAGTTATGTCTGATGAACATAAGCTAAAAATATCTGAAACCTTGAAAGGACGTGAAGTTAGTGTTGAACATCGTGCTAATCTCAGTAGGGCTTTGAAGGGTAAAGGCATCGGACGTAAGGCTTCTCCCAGTGCTATCGAGAATATGCGTAAAGCGCAACAAGGTAAAACAATGCCGGAAGAAGCTAAACGAAAAATTGCAGAAGCTAACTACAAACGTGTATCGGTGTATGATGTAGAATATGAATCACTCCAAGCCTGCGCGGTAGTTTATGATGTAAGTCACTCAACTGTTACTAATAGGGCTAAATCGGATAAACCGAAATGGCATGGTTGGCGACTACTATGAAAATAATGAGTGGGCATCAGCCCACTCATTTATAGTTTCTTTTTTTATCTCATCCAAGATGGTAGCAATGGCTTAGATTCTTGCTTGTACGTAAATTGATTGAAATCAATTTTGATATCATACATTTCAAAAGCCTTCGTCAATGTTTGATACATTATTTTGTTATCATCAAACTGACCTTCCTTTATTGCTTCCATAGCTGCTTGTTCAAATACGTCACCTTCGACAAATGGTGACGATATTCCCATTATGAGCGAAACTTGTTCAGTAGACCATGCCAAGATATCGGCAGAGCGAGTGGAAATGTTTGGGATCTCTCCAGTGTCAAGGATACATTGATAAACGTAAGTCTGAGAGTCTTGCCCTAAACGATAGATACGGGAAATCGCCTGTTCCAGAATGTAAGCACGGAAAGGAGAGTTCAACAGGATCATCGTGTCTGCCATGGTGAGTCGTACACCAGTAGACAGCGAGGCATATGTAGCCAACAACGGGTTCAGTTTGTCATCTGTTTCGAAACGCTTAACCATAGCTGGGAGATCGTTAGACGTCTTCCCGTATACAACCAATGGCTTCATACCCAGTCGAGTAGTAAACACGTCAGCGGCGTCTACAGCCTCGATGAAGCTGGTAAACATGATGGTCTTCTTCTGAGTAGACTCAACAATGCCAACCCAGTCGATATGTGGGATCATAGCCACGTTTGCTTCGATACGCATACCACCTACGATCCGGCCCAATACTTCACCTTGGATCTTAAGGTTAACGTATTTGATTACAGACTTAACGTCACGGAATCGTGGGATCATCTCACGGGGTAAGAGTTTCTCAAAGACATGCTTCTCAAATGAGTTAGCCGCCTTCATCTCATCACCCAAGAACCTAGGGTCTGGTGTACGAGAAATCAAGTGTACCTTATACAGATACTCATCGAACTCTACCAGTTCTTGTTTCTTGATGATCTTAGATCGGGCAAGCTTAACGCATTGATCCCAGAACTTAAGATCATCAGGGCGGCGGTCTTTATAGTAGGTTGCTCGTTCTTTGATGAAAGCTTCCATGACCTTACGAATAGCAGGTAGGGTAAACCGCTCACCATCTGGAATACGGATTGGGTAACTACGCATGATCGGTGGTAACAGCTCAGCGTCAATCTCACCCTTCTCTACTTTATACGACACCAAACCCAATCGGTGACGAATAATGTCCAACCCTTTCGAAGCTTCCTTACCGTACATCTTCTTGAAGGCAAGTTCTACACGTGGAGTGAACAGTGGATCTACTACGCGGAGCAGAGTAATGATCTCAGCACCCAGTGCTTTAACTGGTGTACCGGAGCCTTGGATGTTATCACGTGAACCAAACTTCTTAACCAGTTCTTGATACAGCATACTACGTGCGGAAGTAGGATCGTTCATGTTGTGCGATTCATCTAGAATCGTAACGATCTTCTTACCAGCGAAAGACTTAGGGTTCTCAAAGATCTCGTTGAGTTTATGCATTGCGTCGTAGTGACACAGTACCCAACGTTGCCCAGTGTATTCCATCGGTGTGCCGGAATGCCAGATCGTCTGAGGTGTCTTAAACATCTCATTAATCGATTCGAGCCATACTGACTCTAGAACGATTTTAGGACAGAAGACTATGACGAGGTCAGCGTTCAACATTTCGGCTAGTGCAGAGGCCATGTAGGTCTTCCCAGAACCTGCTGCGGCTGCCATCAAGTCACCCAGTAAGTTATACTGGTCCAGACGGTAGCTATAGTTCTCGAAGTACTCCATTTGATACGGCTTAGCTGTATAAGTGAGGTTACTCAGCTTACGGAAGTCTAGTCGTCCAGGGACAGTGGCTTTATCTACCGGTTTGGTATTAGCTAGATACGTATTCGTCATCATCGCTTCAATGATACCATTGATAGCTTTAATGCTAGTCCAACGGTTTCGATAGAACTTGATGTTCTCCAGAATGTACATGATCTCTGGAGCCCAGAACTTATCAAAGCTAAAGGAACCACTACTTACGGTGTTGAAGATGTTTTGGGAAATGCGAGTTGTCTTCCAGAACTTATCCATGTCTCGGATAATGTCCTTAGCTCTGATACCAGAGACGACGATCTCAGCATTAGTCTCCTTTACGGTTACATTACCGAATAAGGATCTGAATGAGTCGATCATTAGATGTTCCCTTGGGTTGGTATGATTAAAGATTCATAAAATGAGTAGACAAGTACTTGGTTGAGGTATGTAATGGAGAGGGGAGATTTGAATTCAAAAGTATATAAAAGCTATTACGGAGTAATAAGCATTATTGAAAGCTCTTATAGACCTATATTACTCTTGTGAATCTACTACCATTAAAGGAATTTAAAGATGTCTATGAAAACAGATAAGTCGAAATACGAAGCTGAATGGAAAATGCGTGGCTGGGGACCTAAGTTCACTTGCCCTAGTCATTACGCCAAAGTCTATTTCGATACTCCAGAGGAAATGGAGGATTGGGTTAAGCATAACAACGAGCTACCTACTAATCACAGGTGGGCTAAGTATTTTGAAGTTAGGGATCTTGAGACGGATAGGATTGTCCATCGTAATCATTACCCTTACTAATAATAGCCCTACCTCACGGTAGGGCGCTATACCTTTTCTTTTTTGTTTAAAAGAATACTTCAGCATACATGGTATAGTCAAGAAGCAGTCCGTGCAATTACGCACTGCGTTCAAGGGGGTGATCCAGCCATAGGTGACCTGGTACGTTAAGAATACTAGCGGGAGCTAGCATCAGTACCTAACTACGTGCTTCTTCGACTTTCATTAGGCTTATCTAATCTAATGGGTATCTAGCCTTCCCTTAGCGGGAAGGCTTTATGCCGTCACTAACAATTGAGGATTGTTTATGAAGGTCGATTATAACAACGTGGATGGTCGAGAATGTGCTGTGAAACCTAATTACAAGTTTTTTGTCGAAGAAGCTCTCAAGCGTGTAGGCGAAGGGTTTCGAGCAGCTACTGAGAGAGACCCATGTACCGCTAGAGATAACGGTGAACCTAACGTTAATGAGAGAAGATACAGATGAGTAGAAATGCAGACAAGACTTCAGCAGCGGGGTCGATAGCAGAATCTAGAGATAAGAAGACTGACTATCGAATGTTTCAACAACGGGGTAAGAGTGATCAGACCTGGAGTTCCACTGAGGGTGCGCGGATTGAAAATGAACAAGATATGGATAACATCCATGACAGTAAGACTGATCTATACAGACTGAGTTGGAAGACCGACGTACAACGTGGTTTGATTGACGATAAGTGGTGGTGATATGAGTAGATACGACCAAGACAAGGGAACAATTGTAGAGTTAGTGGGTTATCCCGGTCGCGGAGAACTTAAACCATCCTTCACCCCTGATCGATTCCACAACACAGATGCTGAATCCGTTGCACATTCAATGGATCGAATCATCGAGCGTGCAGATGAGGACGATCGACTCGAGATGACGGAACGACAACAGACATGGGCCTTCTATAGTCGCCAGCCATTTGATACTAGTCAATAGAAAAATCTTCAGATTTATATCATACACGGGCAATACTTACCCCAAGAGGATTAAATCATGTCCCGTAAACAAGTGCATTTGATCGTTAATGCCGAACACGCTCTTCTCCGTACTCCATCGTTAGATAACCGTATCTGGTTTTCAGCACAACGTTTGGTTAATCGTTGTCGTCGTGGTTTGGTAAAACAGATTAGCGTTACTGATCGTGAACCGAGTATGAAGTTTGATGCTCCGCTCATTGGACGTGTGTTCTAATGGACATGACTACAACCCAACGTGGGTTTGGTCTCCATGAGTTTGAGGACCGGTACGGTTCGAAGTGTTCGCTACAAGAGTCATCGGCCAGTGGTGATGAAGACACTGGTGCATTCATTTGGTTCGGTGTTGATAAACCTGAAGTAAAAGTATTCCGTCCAAATGAATCAGGTTGGCAGAATGTACCGTTGCCAGAAGATGTGATGATCACTGGTCGCATGCATCTGTCACAGGTAGAAGTAACTCGGTTGCTGCCTTCCCTCCAATACTTCGCGCATAGTGGTTATCTCCCTAATACGGAAGAACATGCTAAGTTCGTTGAGCACATTAAACCGGCTAACGATCTCGTTGCCTCCTATTTTGAAGAAGTGAGTAGCTAATATGCTGCGTAAGATCGACCCAAAGACCAAACTCGGACGTCGCCTGTTGACTATCGGCACGTACTACCAGAATGAATCCAGTAGCAAATCGGGTCGGGTTAGTAAGTTGATCCGTTCTGATAACACCTTCTTCAAGATCGGTGTTACAGCGAATGGTACTTTCAGCCTGAACTATAGCGGCTTACTCAATGACAAACATACTGTCATCGAATTGCTGTACGGTAACTTAACGGTAGAACAGTACATCGGGGATGTGCTGCGTTATGTCACTGACGCTGATGCAATCAAGTTGTTGGACCGGTTGTTGAAAGCTGAGTTCAAACATGTACCGTCCAAAGTCACGCGTGCTGACACTATTCACATCTAAGGGGTTTACAATGGGCTGCGACGTTCATCCGTCTTTTCAACGTAAGACAATCGATGTAGAAACCGGCAAAGAAAGCTGGGAATATATCCTGGATCACAAATACGAAGGCAACCGTCACTACTTCCTATTTGGATGGTTGGCTAACGTTCGTAATGGCCTTGGCTTTGCTGGTTGCGATACTGGTGATGCTATCCGACCTTTGGCTGCTCCTCGTGGACTACCTGAAGATCTGGTAAAGCTTACTTCACCAGAACACGAGTATGAATACGAAGATCCGGCTTGGCGTCAGTTCTACCACAATGGTGGTGGTGATTTCGGTGATCACTCGCAAAGCTGGTTGACTAGTACTGAGATCATTGAAGGTGCTAAGAACTTCAACGCTGTGCACCGTCGTGGCGTAATCAGCATGTCCGAATATCTCGCTTGGGATAAGAAGACTGCACTCGAATCGTGGTCCGGCGGTATCTGGGGTAAAGGACATTCCACGGTTGATCAAGCCGATGTTACCCCGGAACAAATCAGATCGCAAGCTTACGCTAGTGAACTCAGTCGACTGATCGAGGCTGAACAGGCCAAGAACCGTTGGGTTGTTAAGACTGTCAAAGCTCTGGTCTTTGAGGATGACAAATATAATAACATCGGTTGGCTGTTCCAGTCGCGCCCATCGTTCCACGAGCCGAAGGTTGAGAAGCTTGTCCGCAAACGTGTTCTGGTACGTAAGACAGCTAAGCAGAAGCATCTGGCTAAGTTGAATCGCTACGCTCGTCGTATCGGTACTATCAGTGTTCGCGTGCAGTGGACGCTTGACAATGAGGCTATCTACAAAGAGTTCGCTTATTTCATCGATGAAGTGAAACGACTGCATGAACTGTACGGTGAAGTCCGTATGGTGTTCGGTTTCGATTCTTAAGAGGTTAGCATGCACACACTGGAACAATATTTCGGTATCATCAGTTTTGACGGTGGTGTCAAATACATCAATAAAAAGGACATCTTGACGACTGATGCTTCGGAGGCTAAGCAGTTCTCCTCTATGGCAGAAGCTAAAACCTTCATGGTTGAATGGTTTAACCGTAAATCGGTCTTCCGCGATGAACAAGACACCTACTCGGTAGTCCCACTAGTTGGCCATGAAGTCAAACCGCATCCAGAGTTGCCATCATTACCACCACCTGACTTTTATGAGGTAGGTACACCGACAACCGCTGAGTACATCATCAGCGTTTTATCGAATGACAACTTTGCAGCTAGCTTTATACCGGTAGACAACATTAATGGTTCAAGTCAGATGCAAGCGGGTGTTAGTACTGACCCGCATGACGATCGTGCTGTAGCTCGTTCGGCTAAGTTCAGTTTCCCTGGCTGGATGGAGCAGGACGAAATTGTTAAGTTGCGTGAATCAGCTACACGTCATGGTCAGTGGAAGAACCTACGGATCGTCAATCGCGGTAATGGGTTTGCCAAGTGGTTCATTGTAATCCTTAGTCAGGATCTTCGTTAATGCGTAAGGGTGAACCTTTCAACCATGAACGTAAGAATCTAACTAGACCTGATCGCGATATAACTGTACCGCATAAACAGGCCATGGGTATGCGAACCGGAGAACGGACTTTAGGCAATTCGGTACGAAAAGGAATCTATGTTCCAGATCGATTCCGCGATACCGAGAGTGAGCCTAACGACGATACAGTGATTGATCGACCAGATCCAGCTTGTGACGATTTCGCAATGTGAGGTGTTAGGTGCGCGGAGATGTTTTGCATGACCCCAGTGACGATTACTCTTGGTGTGAGGAAGCGGTTCACGATGCACGGTACGGCTCCCATAAACCAGAACCGGAATGGGAAAGTTATCCAGACTATCTTCGCGGCCTTACCGATTGTAGTTGGGTATTCCGACGTGACAATGAGAATGATGATGAAGATCGTTTTGATCTAGATAAAGACTGTTTAGATCCACGATTAGAAAAGAGAGATGACGAATGCGTTTTTTGAAATCTGAATTCGGGCAACGTAGTAAAGAAGCTGCTTCCGGTTGTCGTGAAGATGACGTCATGTACCCAGAACAGCTTTGTGATCACGACATTCTAATCTGGCGCCGAGACGAGCATTCCTATTTTAACTATCGACGCGATGGCGATAAACACAGTTGGGCTGGCGAGGGCATAGACTTAGTTCGTGATAATGATGCACCTGGACTGTCTCGCGATATCCATACCAAATCCAAAGACATGTTCAACTTATCATCCATGATTCTTCGTACTAGCCTCTAGGAGGTTTAATGCGCCGTGATGAACCGGGTAACTGGGGTAGGAAAGTTCCCGTGCATGGTGATAACAGTAACCCTACACGTGCCGCCGTAGCTATGTTCAGTAGTAGTCGGAATGGTAATGGTGAAGGTTATCGTGCGAAACAACTAGACCTTAGCAACACAAAATTTGGTCGTAAGGGTCACCCAGATATCCGTACCCGTGAATTAGTGCATATTGACGATGCAATATGCGAACGTTTGATTTACTGAATCCAATTTAAACAAAGGAAAACGCAATGAACTTTATCGAAAAGCAAGAAGCCGCTAACAAAGCTGAGTTTGATGGTATCACTCCAGAACTGCGTACCCGTCTGGAAGAATTCAACTCCAAACTGGAATTGCTTCGTGGTGATAACATCTACGACGTAGTGCGCTTGTACTTCTCCACCCAAGGTCAACATTCGGAACAACATGAACTGTTGGTTGACATTCCTCATGGCGGCACTAAAGAAGAATCGGCTAACGAAGTTACTCGTGTTGTAAGTGAAGACATTCTGGCTAAAGTGGGTCTGCGTATGATCCGTTGTGTAATGGGCCGAGTGATCGTTTCCGATACCCACATCATCGGTGCTTTCGTTAACCCGTCGGTTACTGCTACCAAGTCGACTTACGATGTACTTGGTCTGCCAGTGTTCTGCGAATGGTTCAAAGCTGAGTTCGCTAAACACCTGCAAGCTAACCCTACACGCTACCTGACCCGTATCCGTGTGGATGGTCAAGGTAACCTGTGTACCGTTATGGAAACCATTCAAGGTGTCCGTGACGTTAAAGATATTACTAAGTTCTATCCGTACTTCGATTTCACTCCAACCAAGTTCTACGAGGAGTTCTCCAAATCGAACTCTAACGTATCCCTGATCTACGGTGTACCGGGTACTGGTAAATCGAACTGGATGATGGAAGTTATCAACGCACGTGGTTGGGATGATAAGATCTATCTGGCTGACCGTATGGACGTATTGGGCCACCCTGGCTTCCCAGACTTCATTCGTGAACTGCCAGCTGGTTCGATCGTACTGACTGAAGATGCTGACATTCTGGTTAAGAAGCGTACCGAAGGTAACGTTTCGATGTCGGCACTGCTCAACGCTACTGCTGGTATTGTATCTCGTGACGTGAAGATTATCATCTGCACTAACTTGCCATCTACCCGTGATATCGATGAAGCTCTGATGCGTCCAGGCCGTTGCTTCCGTGTATTGAAGTTCCTGAACCTGACTGGCGAACAAGCTAACGATATCCGTGCCATGATGGAAATCGATGCTTTCGACTTCAAAGAAGGTCGTACTGACATCACTCTCGCTGAGGCTATCAACGCTCACGAGATCAGTGAAGGTCACGCCAAACAAGGTATGGGCTTCGGCGGTTAATTGACTGGGGAGCTTCGGCTCCCCTTTCATCTTTTCTTTTTGGAGTAGTTATGTCGGTTCCTTTGGTATTGTTTTCTGGCGGTATGGATTCCACCTACCTCGTTTCTTATATGCTGTCCGAAGATGGCCCCGTTGATATTCTGTATGTTAATGGTGGACAATCTCGGGAGAAGATGCGCTTAGAGTTAGAGGCACGGGATCGTTTGATTGAATTCATGAACCGTGAATACCCTAACAAGATCCAACGCCAGTATGAGATTCTTCAACCAGTCTACATTCATGATGGCTGCAATAAGAAATGGATACAACCGAACGCGTGGATGCAAGGGGCATTCCGGGTATTGGATGCTAGTCGACATAGCTGTGTCCGAATAGCGTACGTCAATAGTGATGGTGCTTATTTCGGTAGCCATCTCTCGGATATCAAAGCTCAATGGAAAAGCATGCTCAAGGTGGGTTTCAAAGGCGATCACATTCCACTAGAGTTCGCTATCCTACACATGGACAAACTGGAAGTGTTGGAAGCAATCGATAAACGTTTGCTCCCGATGGTTTGGGTATGTGAAATGCCGAGCGATGGCAAAGCTTGCCAAAAATGCTCCCCTTGTAAACTAGCTAACGCTACACTACATGCGTACAAACAGAGGCATGGTGAAACTGTATGGCGGGCTGTGGCGCGAGCTAAGCGTAAAGACCCTTACGGTACCCCATTGGAAGAACAGCGTGAAGAACAACGAGTAGGTGACTTGGCCTATGTGAAGATAAGCTATCCAAGCTACGATCACTATCGTTGTCCCCCGGAGTTTAATAATGAAACGATCATGCTGTAAAGGTGAGACATTTGTATCGGGTAAGCGTCGTGAAGCCGACAGTGATGGTTACATCCTTCTAAATGAAGAGGTCGGTATGAAGGAGCATCTCCGGGATGCCGAACCTATAAAAACCGCACTACGTAGTATTCAGTTCCCATTGGCTAGACTGATGCTGGTCGATGTACGCAATGCTCACGAACAACCGGGTCGGATAGGTGAGTATGGCCAATGACAAAAAACGCGAACGATATTACAAAGCCAAAGCTCATCCCGCCATGGGGCGAGGTATGGACGGGGAAGTTGATATCCTAGCGTACATGAATGGGCCACTACATTTAATAGCGCTTGACTGGCAGATTGATCGTGACCGACGCGATCCAGAAGATGAACTCAGTATGGATTGTTGTTCTTACACTCGTGAATTCTATGAGTTGGATAAGAGCCTTGATGAACTCTGGTCACCAGATATGAATCGTGAGAATCGAGCGTTGTTAGTTTATCCTCACCACCTCAATTCTGATCAGAGTAGAGAGAATGGCTAATGGGTAGAAAGTTTGGAGGCAAATGCTTTTTCTACAGTGCTCGAGAAGTACCTGACGCACCTGTGACTAATGTTGAACTTGGTGGACTAGATGGTTTTGGCTTAGAAACGAGTAGTACAGTTCTGCGTGATGACGAACCTAACCGTCTAATGCGTAATCGACGTGAAGGTGGTTGGCGCGACGAATTCAGAGTGGGTGAAACCAATGCTAACCGATCCACAGTTACTTTTAGGCAAGCGGGTAACAGTGAATGGTTACACAGTCGGCGCCTGAACGATGACCAGCGTACCTGATTCTATGTGACCCATTAATTATAACAGAGGTGCTACATGGCAATCCCAACACCCGACAGCTTGATTGCTGTTGTTAAACCTGTACTCGATACAACAGCTGGTTTCATTTCAAAGCTCAGTGCTTTGATGGCGGATGCTGGTACTGTAAACGACGCTTATCGCGGCGCAGGTCAGTTCAGCTTCTATGTACCGGGTTACATCAACCCGACGGTGGAAATTGAAGTAAGTAAAGCATTGGTTACAGCAGGTTATGTGGTACATGCCTTCAAGCAACAAGTTGGTTATATGCCAGCAGCCCACATGGTCGATATTGAAGCAGCCGATTACACCAACGAAGGTGTAACTGGTAATAGTCAATTCCTCTGGGTACAAGTTACCATTTCGAAAAAGAAAGTGGTGGAATAAAGTAACGACATATCGCCAGTCCTCCGGGACTGGCTTTATTACCTTTTTTCTTTTTGCCAATTCAATAAATTTGAGATTTATATCATGCATTTGATCCTAAACCAACATGATGGTTAATACAAAATGACTAACACTGTACCTGAACAACTTTACGGCACTGACGATTACATCAAGTATGATTTCCACCGTACGGATGTAACTCCAGACATGTGTGAATCAGCTGTAGCATTCGCTGAGAACAATCCCGACACTGACGAACATAGCTACAACCAGTTCCGTGACCTACGTACATTGGTTGAAGAGAACTTCAATAACCCGTACGACCTCGAACGTATCACTGATGAAATCGGTGAAGGTTATGAGATCGCTATCGGTTACCGCACGTCTCCAACTGACGAAGCTTGGGGTCTTCTGGATCGTTACTTCAAACTGAATGGTTGGTTGAAGTTCACATATTCCTCATTTGGTTGCTATAAATGGCATACCCGTCACAAAGATGTAATCACCGATTCTTCGTCGGGCATTAACTACCGTATTAAAGTCTACCACAAACTACTGGAGCAAACAGATGCCTTGGCCAGCGCGTGATTCAGGTTTCCAAGTAAAAGAAACACCGGGTGTATATAGCTGGAACAAACCAAATCTGGCTAAAAGGATGTGGTATCGTCTTACGGGTCAAGCAGATATGAAACGGCTTGAATTGATGGCGCGCCAAACTCTTGAACGCTATATGTTTCAATGCTGGATTCAAGATGATGCAGATGGTTTCACTGGGTGGCGTTGGGACAAGTACAAGGTAGACTTCGTAATCGTTAGTGCAGCTAACCGTTATAAAGATATCGTCGTAATGGGACCACGGCATTACAGTAACTTGATGATGGCACACATCGAAGCTTATGGTGGCGTTGACCTACTCAGGAAATATGCTGGGGATGATCTCGAACAAGGTTTCGTAGATCAGTACGGTACTTTCTATGACCGAGTGACGGCTAAGAAGATTGCAATCAAACGTGGTCAATTACGTTACCCTCAAAACTGCCCCGGTTCAGATCTGTTCTCCGAAGGAATCTGCTAATGAAGAAGTCTAAAGCTCGAATCGTAACCTCAATGGAATTCGTGGGCACTACCTTGAAGTTCGAGGATGTCCTCTACAAAGCTATTCCCCAAGTAGGCGATGCATTACCTTTCCTACGGATAGATAAAGTTGGTGATAAGGTGCGTATCCTGAAAACCGAAGGGTTCTTAGGTGACTTTGGGGACAACCATCGTTTCGACTTTAAGATCCATCGGGAAGTTAGTGGTGAAGATCCACACGAACTACACACGGGTTCCGGTGATACCCACAAGGTGACTGTATACACGGGTATCAAAGACGCTGAGTTCTTATATGCCATCGAAGGTATGGAAGATGGTGATATTCGCATTACCCATTCAGTTGATTTCCTAAAAGAGTGGAGGCATCTGGATGTTGCAGGTTACCTGTTCACGAGAGTGGTTAGCTAATGACCCCACTGCAATGGGAACTCAATTGGATTGACCAAAACGCGCACCGTTATGATTCCATCGATCATACCACGTTGGTTAAGTTCAACATTACTAAGCGTTATCAACGTAACGCTTTACTCAAGCAACTTCAATCACTACGCCCAAGGATACTTAAATGAATCACCTAGATATCATCCGTTCCTTTAGCCGCTCCATGAAACTGGAACTAAGTTATGGTGGGAATAACAACAGTAAGATCAACATGATGGAACGTTGCATTGGTGGTGATCTTCTGGAAGTCCACCTGTCGCCGGAAGAAGACGAGTTCGCTGATGCACAGGACTTCGGTTGGAAGCTTTTGGTGGATGTCATGGTTAAACGTGCTCCTTACGACTTCGAAGATCGCTTGTGGCGTTGGGAACCAAAAGAGATAGCCCATGGTAAGATCGCTTTCCATCACTGGGATCATGCGGAGCTGCTTAAGCGTGGCGCAGAATGGTTGCTTGAACACGAAGACCACAAAACTGGATTAGTTCCAGCTTGGGATGCTAACCGTAAAGATGTTGGTCCCGTAGTACGCACTGTTAAATGTGGTGCAATAGGTAGGCTAAAACACTACACCACTGTAAAAGGGTTTGAAGATGCTTGAGTATTTACCTCCGTACCAGATGATGTACTACCTGTGATCGGAGGTAACCATGGAACAAGAATACGTTGCAATTGTAGGCTCACGTGAAGCGAGTCTTGATGATCTCGAACTACTGATTCGTATAGGTCGTACTTATACGGATCTAGGGATCGCTGTTAGTTCAGGGGATGCTTTCGGAGCGGATCGTGCTGGTTGGTATGGCGCTAAACAATCCCGGAAGTATTCAGAAGTAGGTGCTCGAATCTATTTGGTGGAATCCAAAGCTTCTCGTAAGCGTGTAACACAGCAACCATTTTTCATGGTCGCTCAAGACTTCGCAGAGAACTGGGACTTAGCTCGAGCAATCGCTCAGACCGCAAGAGGTTCATTCAGGGGACTGGATGATTACGGTGAAGCTCTGCATACCCGTAACGTGTTCCAGATTCTTGGACATGATCTTAAGTCTCATGTAAGAGCTATAATCTATTCGGCACCTACTAAGGGTGATGTTAAACGCGAGGTGATAACCGGTGGAACCGCAACCGCCTTGCATATCGCCATTGAAGCAGGTGTACCCATTCGAAAGAATCTGTTTACAGAAGAGGGTACCAAGTGGGCAATTGAGTTCCTTAAGCGTTATGAACAAGATTACCCATATGAAGAAATTGATTGGCGTCAAATCCTGAGGCCAACTGATCCACGATTAGAACATCTTTGCTGAGGCATGTATGACAACTCCTAACCTAGTTCAGACTGAAGTCGCTGATCTGATCAAGCGAACATTTGAACTACAGATCCCATTGCTGTGGAAACAATGCTTCATTGCACCAATGGCTTTCCATGGTGATTACACTAACATCAAGTTACCTTCACGTAGTATGCCTGGGCTTGAGCTGCACATGTGGAAGAACCGTTTAGAATGTCACTACTTAGGGCAGATCTATTCGGTAGACTGGTCAGTAGGTCGTCCATGGCATGTTAAGGGGGATTTCGTTCTGAGTCCTAATTGGCGCAGTGCCAAAGGTATCTTCGTCCACACACTCAGTACGCTTACACACCATGCACTGAAGATGGCTGAACACATCATCCTCTAAGGACTAGTCATGAGTTTTGAAACAACCCATAGAGGTAACCTCTGGACGCATAGTGCATCTATTAAAGGTGGACGTAGAGAGCAAGTCAAGAAAGGTGTGTTTGTAATTGACCATCGTAACTCCGGTAGATTCATTATCGGGACTTCTCAAGACGTGTCCAAGGAAGTTGATAAGCAGATGGCCTTACTCGCTAAGGGTAAGTTCCCAATCAAGCATCTGCAACGGCAATACGATTTCGAACAGCAACGCGAAGATCGTCAACCAGCATTCGTTATCATCGAGTATCCATTGAAGTCGGATAAAGACATCAAAAAGACTCTTAAGGAGATTCGTGAAACTAACACGGCTCCTTACTGCTTACTTAACTGAGGCAACCCATGAAAATGCAACGTAACCATAATGAACAACAGATCGTAATGTCAGTCGAACATTACAATCAACTAATCGGTATGTCTTGTAGTGGTATGGAATATGACCCACAACGCATCCAACGACATGTCCGCAAGTTCAACCCTTTCCTCCAAGCCCCACATCAAGAACGCGTGAAGACGTTCGAAAGCAAACGTTCTAAACGTATTCGTGAAGTGCGTGATTTGGTAGAGAAGCATCACGGTGAAGTTCTGTACGGCATTACAGACGTACGTCAATATGCCAATGAAGAACAAGGACCGGTTTACACTCCTGTGCGTGTACGACGCATCAATAAAGAAAAACGTTGGTTGGTAGATACGTACAAACCAGAAGAAACGAAATTCGGTTATTACACTAAGACTTCGGTTACAGCTGATACCTTATTCGTAGATGTACCTGAAGGCTACATCCAACTTTTAGGTCCAGGCGTATACCGTAACTTGTTCGTTAAAGAATGGTCTGGTATACATTTCTACCACCTGCAAGAACAGGCTGAACGAGAAAACTGGGAACGGGAAGAGTACTTGGAAAAACAACGTATGAAAGCTTACCGTGAAAGTAACCCACGAGTTGAACTTGTCAGTGCCATCGGCGAACGATAATGGCTAAACATAACCGTCATTGGTTTAAGACAAAGTTAAAACACCGCCTTAAACTAAACGATAAGTACAATCCCAATCGCTGGGTACGGGTATCGTTCAGAGAAACCATTAGTAGTCCTTTCGGGGACTTTCTTAAACGTTGGGCAGAATACGTAATGAAGGATGACTAATGCGCAATCAACCACCAAGAGAATTCACTGTTGTAGATATGGCTCGGGCCTTCTGTATTGCTGCTCACGCAGGCGTTGGACAGAAACGTAAGTACACGGGTGAGGATTACCACCACCATCCTGAGGAAGCCTTACAGATCCTCCTGACTTACTGTGATCCATGCCATGCACAACAAGCAGCAATCCTGCTACACGACGTCGTTGAAGATACCTCGGTAACACGACAACATATCGCCCAAGTATTCGGTCAAACTGTGTCTACTCTGGTTTGGGGTATAACTGACGTATCCCGTAAAGAAGATGGTAACCGGGTCGTCCGTAAACGTCTAGACCGTGAACACATCCTGCGTGGGTGCGATAAGGTTCTGGAGATGAAACTTGCCGATTTGATCTCCAACACCCGTTCGATTGCTAAACATGATAAGAAGTTTGCACGGGTGTATCTAGCAGAGAAGATTCTGATCCTATCTGACATGGTAGATCGGATGGGAGGCACACTGATTTACGAAGAAGCCTGTGAAGTTGCAGCTGCGGCAGGTAAAGAAGTATTTGAAACCCCACTGGAACACTTCACTATTTGGGACGAACTTTTCAAAGGACGTGCTGACTATAATGATTTCATGAAAGAAGTTTACCCGGAGATTACCAATGAAGTCCAGAGTGATGACAGCGTCCCAACTTAGTGCTATCAACCCGAAGTTTGATAACGGGATTGTGTACCACTACGGGGTAGAAGAAAAAGTCCAAGAGGTCATCAAGATCGTGGACAAATACAATCGCGTACTTGATTATGGGATGCCTATCTCCGGTACGGCTTTCATTCGACTCAACACGACTGTTAAGCGTGATAAGAATTCTGCACCATGGTCTATGTCTGGTGGTGCAATGGTGCGTGAAACGATTGGTGCTGAAGTAGAGCATTCGATCGCAAACGTACTTGAACTTAATCCGGGTTACGTAGTAGCTAAACAGCTGCTGACTTTAAACATCGTCAACGAGTGGGATCGATATGTGGTAGTATTCGAACTCTACCTTGATCTCGAACAGAAGGATGTATAAATGTCTCTAACATTACCCAATGAATGGAAAGAAGCTATCGAAGCTGAATGGCCTAATCATAGAGAAGTTCTCGGTGTATGGTTACCGAAGTCAAAGGTATTAATTTATAACGCCCGCGACGATTCACAGCTTAATGTTCTTTTGTCGCGTATCCCAAAAGAATGGAGTGAGGCAGCAGTACTACCGTTCAGTGATTGGTTCAAACTAACTGATCATAAGAAAGAACAATACATCGACAAACATTTGATCCTAACCCGGTACATACCCCGTGAAGGAATATGTCATGTTCCCGGTTACTTGTTTTTCTTACCTTACAGCGTTATAGCTGAAGAACAAGGTAGGTTCACTGACATACGTGATCAGTCAGGTTGGAAGTGGGGTAGTCATGAACGTCGAATCTTATCCAGAGAAGTTTTGAACGGAGAAGTTGTATTGTGAAGGTCGGTAACTCCAAATTGTTTCGTAAGTTACATCTGAACCGTAAATCAACTCGCATTCACGATCTGTTTGCGAACAAACCTAAGTGCGAAATACCTCCGGTCGAGAACTGGTGGAAGGCACGTAACGTAAAGGACACCGTATGAGTCAACACACTTTAGAGTCAATGGTTCAAACGATCTATAACCTTAACTGGAAAGGACGTAACGCAAAGGATACAGTCGACTGGGTTAAACACCAGATCGATCACCGATCCGTTGTCGTGTTCCCAACGGCTATCGATTACAGTCCGTTTGAAAGTGAACAGGTATATCAAGTCAAATGGGAAATCCATAATGACCGTGTAGCTAATCTCTGGATCGCACATGACGTTCATCGTCCAATCGTAGAAGCTGTCCTCAAGGCTTATCTGGGGTACAACTAATGATTGATAAATCTAAGCCGTGGTTTCCAAGTGACTTCCCGCTGGATGAAGTGCTTGCAGCAATTGAAGATCTTCCTTTCGCTAACGATGCTGAGAACCTCGCTCGTCGGCAGCAGATCGCTGACCAATACGAAACCCGTTTGATTGGACCAGCTAAGATTTTCTTTGATCTTCGTCAAGACCTAATTAAAGAGATGGATGCTGAATTCCGTATTCATCCTGAGAAGGTGACGATGCATGTGGGTACAGCACTCATTAAGTTGATGGGTAGCTCTATTCCACAGACCCTGTTCACTGTGAACGAGTATGCGGTCCCGGTGGTCTGCCGAGATGTACCGACTACACTACTGGAAGAAGTCCGTCCAGTTAAAACGAACGCTGTGCAAGTGTACTGGGATATGGTAGCTGAAGACAGTGCTGTGCAAGAACCTACTGCCTAGCATTATACTGTACGAAGATCAATATCTCTAAGGTAAATTCAATGTCTATTCTCGCTGACTGGCAAATCCGGGACTTGTGCACTGGCGACAAGCCAATGATCAGTCCGTTCTACGCTGACAAAATGCGTTACATCGAAGAGGACATTCGTGTTCCCTCGTATGGTCTGTCCAGCTATGGTTATGATATCCGTCTCTCGGATGTTGGACTGAAGCTGTTCACTGACGTACACTGTATCGAAGTTGATCCACGCAACATCGATCCAAAGATCTACATCGAACCCGTAATCAAATACGCTGACGATGGCGCACCTTACGTATCGTTGCCACCTAACGGTTTCCTGTTGGGTCATACACCTGAATGGTTCGACATGCCTAACAACGTGTTGGGTAACTGCTTGGGTAAGTCTACCTATGCACGTGGAGCAGTGTCGGTAATCGTTACTCCACTGGAACCAGACTGGAAAGGTAATCTCGTAGTGGAAGTAGTGAACAACTGCAACCTGCCTGTACGGGTTTATCTGAACTGTGGTATCGCTCAGGTATTGTTCTTGCAGGGCGAACCATGTGAGTCTGGTTATGGTGATGGTAAATACCAGGGTCAGAAAGGTACACAGGACGCTTTGGCGTAACTGTACAGTATAAAACGGAGTCCCTTCGGGGACTCTTTTTATTTTTGTCTGAGGCTATTATGCATTTTTACGTATTCACCGACGGTAAGCCGTTAGAAGTCCATAAGTTCCCGAATATCACTCCTGGATCAGAACAGTTTGAAGTCTGGACACCACCCGTACGGGAGAAACCTTACTTGTGGGAAGGGGAACACTTCTACGGAATCATGTTCCTAGTCGATAAAGCTCAAGGGTCTGATAAACCTTCAGCTCAGCGTAAGATGCTGAAGATGGTATTGGATCTTGCATTCAATAAACCTGAAGATAACTACCCAAGAATGGTACGTGATCTGATCCCACTCTTCCCTGACTACTTTATTGTTATTACTGATCGCGGCATTCGAAGTCGACACTCAGTAATACTGTCAGGCTGTGGACTAAAGAGGGATTCCGTTCTAACTGTACAATCTCAGGCTGTGGCAACTCAATGCTTCATGAACATCGTTCACAAGAACCTGACCAAGAAAGATCTGACTACACAAGAGGCGTTCCAAAATGCATTCAACACCGGGATCTTCGACGAAAGCGAATACTACTATGCTCAAGTACCTAAGTGGTATACCTTCGCGCAAGAACATTACGGACCGTCAGACGATGCAACAGTTACACGAGCTAGGCTCGAGTTTGACTAACTACGATCTGATGTATCACATCTTCAAAGAACCTGTTATCGCCGATGTGCTCTATGATTTAATGAAACGTGATTACGAAAGGATGTGCAGAGAATACCCTGGGGTAGCTAACTCCATTCCTAGGGCGCGAAGTATTAGAGATCAGATGTTAACTAACGGTAAAAGCACCAAGCATGATTTCCCAATGTTACCACTGCGGGAAGTCCATGATGTATCTGGTGTGAAACGTTGGTTTGAAATGTTTGATGCAAAAGACATCGTGGTTGAACCCTCACTAGTAGGTGTTGAAGTTGAGTTGGTATATGTAGGTGGCACACTGCATAAAGCTGTTAACCGTGGAGACAGTCTAGAAGGTCTAGACATTACCATGAACATGTACCTCGTTAACGGTGTCCCGCAACAGATCCCTGAAACCGAACGTGTGAATATCCATGGTAAGGTAGTCATCTCACGAATGGACCATATGGAAACTATGGGTTGGGAACATTGTTCTCCTCAGATGGTGGTGGCACACCATTTGATGAATCAACCCGCCCATGGCACTACCGCGGTAAGACCCGAGTGTTTAGAGTTCATTCCTCACACCGTCAACATCCCAGGGTGTACGTTTGATCTGATGGAATTGAGAATGGTTCTGATGGCATGGGACTTTGCGCTTACTCCAACAATCGTATTAAACGGTAAGTGCCGTGAAGTAGGTTCCATCGAAGAATACATAGAAGCCTTTGAAGAGATACACATCAAAGACTACATCTATCCGATTGAGGGTCTAACTTTCCGAGTGAATGAAACACAACGTCGTTTGGAATTAGGTTACACATCTCGATACCCCGAGTGGGCATTCAAATACATCAAAGGGAAATCCAATGAAGGATCTAGCACCAGCGGTAGTACAGGCACTGAGAGTGGGTTACGCTGAAGCCTGCTCAGAACTGAACGAGTTGAACTACCAGTATCACGTTAACGACGTTTCGGTTATCCCTGATCCAGAATACGATCTGAAGTTCCGTCAGTTAGTTGATATAGAAAAGCAATACCCATGGTTAATCGTTCCAGCTTCTCCAACTCAAACCGTTGGTCACGCTATTACGTCGGGCCACTTCCAACCATTGAAGCATCGGTTGTCGATGTTGAGTCTGGGTAACACGTTCACTGCTTATGAAGCTGTGGATTGGAGTATTGACATTTCTGGTGATCCTGAAACCCAAGGACTAGAAGTTCGAGGTGAATGGAAATTAGATGGCTTGAGTCTGAGTCTGGTTTACCGTAAAGGTCGACTGCTATATGCCGTTACTCGTGGTGATGGTGAGACAGGTGAGAACGTAACGATCAATGCCTTGCAAATCCAAGGTATCCCTAAGGTACTCAAACATTGGACCTCGGTGTACACTTCGATCCGTGGTGAAGTCGTTGTTAATCTAGCCGACTACAATGCTATTAATGACGCTTTGCTTGAAGCGGGTAAGAAACCATTCGCTAACCCACGTAACTATGCCGCTGGTAGTTTGCGTCAGAAAGACCCAGCTATTACAGCTGAGCGTAAATTGATATTTGTGGGTTACTCGATAGATCATGAAGATGATGATACTGACCGTGATTGGTATAATGATCAGGAAACTCTAATCAAGAATGGTTTTGAGACAGCAGCTATTCCAGATAAGTTGAATCATAGCCTCGAGGGTATTATTCAAGGGTGGCCAGAGTTCATTGAGAAGATGCAAACGTTGCGTAGTGCCCAGCCCTATGAAGTCGATGGTATCGTCTTTAAAGTGGTTAAGCATGCTCACCGTAAATTCCTCGGTATGACTTCTCGTGCACCTAAGTGGGCAACGGCATTTAAGTTCCCTGCCTCTGAAGGCGTAACGCCCCTTAAAGATGTCGAGTACCAAGTTGGTCGTACTGGTCGACTGACCCCAGTTGCACGTGTAGAACCCGTTCACGTTCATGGCACCATGATTTCTAACGTGTCATTGCATAACCGCAACGAGGTTGCTCGTCTCCAGCTCTATAAAGGCTGTAGCGTACAAATCAAACGAGCAGGGGATGTCATCCCTTACGTAATGGGTACGACTGTCGCACACACTGATCAAGAGCTTTATGAACCGTTGACACATTGTCCAGTCTGTAACACTAAGACTTCTATTGTCCTCAGTAAGGATGGTAAAGAAACTGACAATTGCGATAATCGAGACTGCTATGGTCGCCAGATTGCACATCTTGAATATTGCATGGATCGTGATGTCTTCAACATTAAAGGACTGGGGCCAGCTGTTATTAAGCTGCTCCATCAAGTTGGGCATATCACTGCGTATCAACCAGTAAAGATCTTTGATGTAACATTCATGCAACTAATCGGCGTTGGGTTGTCTGAGCTGGAAGCAGAGAAACTGTTGCGTGCAATTGCAGTCGCTGCCGGCGATCTGGATATGACTCGGATGGTAAGGTCTTTTGGTATTGATGGTATTGCTAAGAACTCCTCTGAGAAACTAGCCATCCACTTCATGAACCTTGAGGCACTATCTACTGCAACAGTAGATGATCTGATACATGTAGAAGACATCGGTAAGATTGGTGCTGCTTCTATCTTCGAATACTTTGATGAGGATCGTTCTAAACCCATCGAAGAGTCTAGCTACCGAAACTTCCGTATCTGCGATCGTCTGACGGGTCCTATGCGTATTGGACAAGGTCTGATGAGTGGGGCTACCATCGTTGTAACGGGTAGTAAGTTCTCAGGTCGTACCCGCAAGGAAATTGAAGAAGCTTATAAACGTTTGGGAGCTAAGATCACCAGCAGCGTAACAGCTAAAACTTCTATGGTTGTTTGTGGTACCAAATATACAGATCACAAGTTAGCCAAGGCTAAAGAGCTTGGTATTGCATGGCTTATTCATGATGCAGATAAAATCATCGAACGGCATGGTCCAGATGAAATTACATTCTTAAACATTGAGGTTACACCTGATGGAAATATTAAAGGATTGGTATAAGCGTTGCTTCGGTAAGATGGAAGGTCTCGAACTGATTGCTGCCCGCCTACGTAATGGCGCTCCTTACGTTAAAGCATACGACGGACAAGACAATGGCCTTGTGTACTTCAAAGGTACCGGTGAGCACGTCAGTGGTTGGGGACAAGAGAAGCGATACGACGTTCATTTCCAAGTATTGAATCATGTCAAAGGTTACGGTGAGATCCTCACTGATTGGCACCCAGTGCACAAGTCGATGTACTTGCGCGCTAACTTGGAAGATCTGAAGGATTCTTACCTCATTGGGTTACAAGACCAAGAAGGTGAGAATGATCCCGAAGAAGTAATTGCATGGTTACGTAAGATCGCCAGTCGACTGAAACCACACCAAGCTTATACGCTGAACATGATGACCATCACCCATGAGTTATTCTCAGGTGATCGCATCCGTATGTTTGGTGGTGGCCGTGAAGTCTTGATCCCGCGTGAGTACATGGGTAATCGTCGTCTGGTTACTGAAGCTGAGTTGGGTACAACCTTTAACGGTAATAAGGTTAGGGTCGCTAACGAAGAGAAGATCAAACGGGAACATCGCCTGAACACCGATCCTAAACGTTGGTTCGTGCTAACTAAAGTTGACTCGGTAACTGATAAACATGCGATTCGCTTCACGCACCGTAAAACTGCCAATGCTCCGGTCTTTTATTACGCATTGGAAATCATTGCCGACTCTAAAGCAATGGTTGGTCATCCGTTCTACGTTAAAGAACTATTGTGCAGTGCAGTGGACAGTCTATCCAAAGACCATTCGAGTGGGGATTATCAGCTGGAGATCACTACTTCAGCGATTGATTTTACCTGGGACAATAAAACTGTGTCGATTGACGTTTATCGGGATAATCAGTCTAAGTATCCAGCTAGCGTTGATAAACAACCTGTACTAATTTATCCAGAATTGATGGTGGTGGGCTATGTTTATTATGGGTCAGGGGATGCGGGATGGAACATCCGCGAGCGTGCCGAAGTCGAAGCGGAAAGAGCGGCTCTTGAAAAAGGCAGCAACGGACGAAAGAAATCTTGATGTTTACATGCTCTGGTGGCATGACTTCCGAATGTACCTGATGGAAGGTATTAGTGATGGCAGTTCACTGAGCGTACTACGTAGACAGTTCAAAGAACGATACACCAAAGGTAGTCGACGTAAGTCCAATCGTTGGTTTACGGCTACTCGAATGAATCGGGATTTCAAAGCTTGTATGGGCATGGCGTGGGGACGTGAAGGGTTACGTTAACCAATCCTGTGAATAACTCACAGGTACGGACTATGGCCTTCAATATCGTTACGTCTGTTATTGAACTACCTTATCGGTTCAATCACAGTTACTTTGAACATGGTAATGATCTTCGCAAGCAAGGTGATCCTGAGATTGGGTTCTCAGATGCCGACATTCTGGAGATCACTAACTTCTCTAAAGGTGGGGATCGCAGAGAGATCAGATTTCATAAGGAAAGGTTGTACCCTAAGCCCGATGAGATCGTCTTTACGATTTACGACGCTGAGGAAACCTTAATCATTTCTGAACTCCACGTGATCCTTAGCGAGAAGCGAAGTTACTGGCGAAAGAACCGACCGGGCAAAGTTTATGCAGACATGTCAGTTAGGCTTAAAATAATACAAGATCCTAACTGCACCACTTACATCTGGACAGGACACTACTCATGACAGCATCAACTGTTGTTTCTATTCCTTTATACCCTGGCGTTAAAGGGGACCTCTTCGAATCCCCGTGGACGAAGGATGGTACGCAGGTAACTGGTAAAGTACATTGGGTAGTGCCACTGGAGATCCAGTTCCCTGATGGTTGGGCGATCTTTAATACAAGTGTCGTTCCAGCCCTACAAGCTTACCGGGATACATTCGAGTTTGAGATCTATGACAAGTATCAACTCGCTAAACCCAAGTACATGGGTAAAGTGAAAATCAACGCAGTAGACGATACTTATGAAGTTCAACTCGAACCGCGCTTTCACTGTTATCGCTTGACGATGATGCTGACAGTATTTCATACACCACAGGAACCAAACGAAACCAATGCGTATCGTGTTGGCGTACCTTATGGTGACTGGCGTTATAAGGACGTCATTTAATGAATGATCTTTGGCAACTACTTACGAAAGTATTTGGTCGGGGTAAAGTCCCAATGAAAGAAAAGAAAACCTCCAAGAAAGATCGGTTGTCAGAGTTGGAACAAATGGTATCGTCTCAAGCCGAGAACATTAAAAACCTAACAAAAGAACTTTCTGAACTTAAGCGTAATCCATTGAAGCTTATTGCTGAAGATGCTTACGGTATTGCCACACGACTGGGTATCTTTGAAGGCACACGTGACGAGTTCATTGAAGCGCTCAAATCTGAATAAGGAATAAAACATGTCAGTAGCAGTTGTATCACATGCGGCATTGAGGAACCACGCTTTGATGCTTGGCTTCCCACTCCAAACCAAAGTAAAATGTGAGTCTGGTCTGAATGGTTACCAGCTCTGGGATAAGTGGATTCGCGAGAACGTGTTCTGGGTTATTGAAACTGCATTCAATCCAGATGCCCACGTGAAGATCACCGAGTCGGCTCAACTGGTTGGTGAACTGAAAGATCCATGGGAACTGCGTTGTCAGAAATTCCTTGAAGGGGATGAGAACTATAACACCTTCCGTTCTCTTAATGCTGATGGTGAAGAGTTCCAAACTCATGTTAACCGTCAAGCTATCCAAGTAGCTGTGTCGAACGCCATGTTTAAATACAAGGTAGACTTCGAGACTGAAGAGTCAGGTACGGTGGTTACCCATAACGCTCTGACAGTAGCTATCTTTAATGCTGCGGAAGATACTAGTCTTTCGTACACCAGCGATATTGAGGTAGCCCAACTTTGGACCACTCGTGTACTGGAACGTTACGTAGGTGCCACCGTTGTACCGATCCTTGAGAAACGTGCTTACGCAGATGATCCAAAGATCGAAGAATCCTATCCGTGGATTGAAATTGGTGAGCTGAGTTTGGTGGAATACAAAGAGTGGAAAGAACACAACATCAAACCCGAAGTAGTTCTGGATGATACCCCTTTGGACATCCGTGCTATCGATGAACGGGAGTCGTTCACTTCGATCAGTAAACCCGCTAATATTTCCACCATTCTTCGGGGTATCACTCAGTCTGAATCACATGAGAGTACTTACCGTACCGTAGTTGTAGACTACCCAGAGGCAGATAGTTCCAGCGTATCAGGTGACGTAAGTGATTAAGATCCTGATCATGGTTGCAATGGTGGTGGTAGGGTTGATTGGGATAGCGAAAACCGTTACTCGACGTTGTTATCCAGGTGACAACATTGAACTGATGGCATTCATCTTTGTGGTCAGCTTTGTTCTGGCTATGTCAGGTGCGGTGTGTCTAGGGGTGGCCTTCGCTTCCTATTAACACTGTCTGAGTACCTTATCCTCTGAATCAAACAACTAAGGTCCAACGTGATGCAATGTTTAACACACGTACTGCGTCTTGGGTTGCTGGTGGGAGTCTTAATGATCCCATCGATGGCACATGGCGAGCAAGTGGTGATTGACGAGCTTTATTGTGACAGTGCGGCCTTGATGGCTAAGGCTGGAGCAGAAGCAAAGCAGCGTGGTGAAAGTCTCCCTAAGTGGAAACAGAACCTACAAGCCATGAAAGGTTACGGCGTGCGCAACAAAGATAACGTTCTTTACCGCGTTCTGCCCAGAGTAATAGAAGAAGCACCACAGGTGTACCAATGGCGTAAAACCCCAATAGACACTTACGTGCAGTCCTATAATACTTGCATGCAAAACGACTATGGCAACTTAGTCTCATTGAAGTGAGGTTGGTAATGTCACTAGTTATGATCGTCGTGGGGATGGCTCTCGTTTCACTGGCCACCTTTATTGATACAGCTCCGGGTAACCGATCCAATATCGGTAATGCCCTTAACGTACTCATGTATTTAATGGGTATTGGAGTTGCTTTGCTAGGCTTCCTAAAGATGCTTGGTGTATAAATAGGGCTCTCCTTCGGGAGGGCCTTTATTCCGTCTCGGAGATTTATGAATCATGATGTTTGCTATCGTAGGGTTTATACTCCTGATGTTAGGACACGCAATAGATGTCAGTCAACGATTGGTTCATCCGTTATGGGAATGGGTCTCCGTTGTCATTTCCATCACTGGGATACTATCGCTCGTTGCAACCGCCTTTACAGCCTCGGGTGTAATGTGTAGTTACGGACAATGGTTCTTTTAAAGTAATTGGAGGTTTTATGTTTGTCGGTATGCTTATCATCGGTTTGATTCTTATCGTAGTCGCAGAGACAGCTGATAAGAAAGTTTACAGTTACAAGAGTGAAGTCAGTAGTCCTAAACTCGAAGTGCTCTACGGGATCGTATTGCTTATCGGTGTGGTCTTAGCCTTGATAGGTGCACTTAATTGCTCCGTCGGTAATTGGAGGTAGTATGGCACCCGGTGGATTAATTTTGATAGGCACAGCAATCGCAGTGGGTGTGTTGTTTACACCTTACAAATGGTTCCTACGCGATAATGGTTGGTCTCGAGTAGACAAAGGTCAAATGATCGGGGTAGCCATTATCTTTGTGGGTGTGATCTGGAGTGTAGTAGATGCGTTATGGATTCCCTAGTTCACCATGGGCACATCCTCATGGTTGCCCCAAGTACTTCTGGAACGAACGTTGCTTAAAGGCTCCGAAACCATACTTGATAGACAACATGTATGCGATGGACCCTCGACGTAGAGTTCGTCCAGGTTTATTACCTGTACCCCAAGGATTCATGTCAATCCCTGATTCCAGTCTGTTAGTTCAGATGTTACGCCAATTGATGTCTAACGTCCCCAACACAAACGACGCAGTAAAACAACTTCTGGAGAACCATCAATGACACACCTCCTTTTTGCACTGATCCTGATTTTCGCCCTCGGCGGCGCATCCATTGAAATGTTCTTCAACCATAAGAAGAAACTTGCTCAAGATACTGCTCAATGGGAACGTTACAACAAGTATGCTCTCTGGGGTAAGATCGTAGGTATCCTGTTTGCATTGGCTACAGGTTTCATCGGAAGCCAGCTGTACATTAAGTAAACAATCTCTTTCCAACCGTGTGAGGTTTTAAATGTCGTATATCAACCTAGCTGAACCAAACGAAACTCCAATCAAAGCTTGGGTACAAGGCGTTCCTATTGAGGAAGAAGCCAAGAAGCAACTCCGTAACATTTCCCGTCTACCGTTTATCCATAAACACGTAGCTGTAATGCCAGACGTACACTTTGGTCTGGGTGCTACCATTGGTTCGGTTATCGCTACCAAAGGCGCTATCATCCCTGCTGCGGTAGGTGTGGACATTGGCTGCGGAATGGCAGCCCAACTTACTAACTTCGTCGCTAACGATCTACCAGACGACCTCTCGGGGCTTCGTGCACTGATCGAGGCAGGTATCCCTCATGGACGTACTAATAATGGTGGACGTGGGGATCGTGGTGCTTGGGGTGACTTCAACGTAGTACTTCCTACCCTGAACGTAGAGATGGCTGCTGAAGTAATGTCGATCCGTGAAGGCTTCGCAAACTTAGCTCGCAAGTATCCAATCATCTCCCGTGCGGTTGCGGGTGCATTCAACCATGCTGGGACGCTCGGTGGTGGTAACCACTTCGTAGAGATCTGTCTGGATGAATCCGATCAAGTCTGGATCATGTTGCACTCTGGTTCCCGTGGTGTAGGTAATGCTATCGGTCGTTGCTTCATCGAGAAAGCCAAAGAAGAAATGGTTGAGCGTGGTATCGAACTAGTAGATACTGATCTGTCGTATCTGGAAGAAAACTCCAAGTTCTATGCTGACTACGTCAATGGTGTTGAGCTGGCTCAGCGTTTCGCTAAGCTGAACCGTTCCATCATGATGCAGAACACTATCGCTGCACTGGCTAAGTTCATGGGTCGTCCCGTGACCACCACTCTGGGTGCTGTCAACGCACACCACAACTACGTGTCCTACGAGAATCACTTCGGTGAAGCCGTGACCGTAACTCGTAAGGGTGCAGTATCAGCACAGAAAGACCAGCTGGGTATTATCCCTGGCTCGATGGGTGCTAAGTCCTTCATTGTTCGTGGTAAGGGTAACGAGGAATCGTTCTGCTCTTGCTCTCATGGTGCAGGTCGTGTGATGTCCCGTAACAAGGCTAAGGCTATCTTCACCGTGGCTGACCATATCCGTGACACCATGGGTATCGAGTGTCGTAAAGACCAAGGCGTGGTAGATGAAACTCCAAAAGCCTACAAGGATATCGATGCAGTGATGTTGGCTCAGGCCGACCTCGTTGAGATCGTTCATACCCTCCGTCAAGTAGTTTGTGTAAAGGGGTAAGACTATGATTATCGCACACACGGTACTTTGGACATTCTTCTTCATCATGTCTCTGATGTTTTATTTGACCAAAGATAGTTATTCTGGCTTCAGTGCGCTGGTCAGTTTTGGTTGGGTCATCAGCCTCTATGGGTTTGCACTAAGTGTATTCGCAGGGATCATCAAGTTGCTAGCTACATTAGCTGGGTTCTAAGCCAATTCAATAAATTTCAGATTTATATCACTGTGGTGTAATGAATCCAATTGAGACTAAGAAATGATCAAGCTCAAACTAGTATCGCATAACGGTCGTGGTATGACTCCACGTGAATGGACAACTATTGACGCTCCGGTGTTTAAAGGAGGTGAGGTTAATCCTTGCCTTCACATTGACATCATCAATGCTCTGCCTTATGCAGCTAACGTAACACTCAAGACTTACTTGAACGACCCGGCTACTGGCTTTGAACTGATGTTGGTAGTAGATGCTATCCGTCAGATCAACCCAGAAGTAAAGCTATTCCTTGAAATGGGTTACACGCCATACGCCCGGCAAGACCGTGTATGCAATCCGGGTGAAGCTAACGGGATCGCCGTATTCGCTCGGGTACTCAACATGCTGAAGTTTAACGAGGTTCGTATTCTCGATCCTCACAGCGATGTTGCTCCTGCGGTGATCAACAACTCGGTGATTCGTTCACTGGCTGAAGTGATCCAGATCGTACAAGACTACAATCCTGAGAACATCAAGGACACGTACTTGGTAGCTCCTGATGCAGGGGCACAGAAACGTGTGAAAGCACTGGCTAAAGAACTAGGTGCTGCTGGCTACATCTTTGCAACCAAAGAACGTGATCTTGAAACCATGGAGATCACAGGTACTCGATTCGATTCGGATACCACAGGTAAGAAACTGTTGGTGGTAGACGACATCTGTGATGGTGGTCGTACTTTCATTGCTCTGGCTAAAGCTATTCGTGAACATGGCGAACCGGCTAAGCTGGAACTCTGGGTTACTCACGGTATCTTCTCCTACGGCACTGAAGTTGTGACTGAGCATTACGATGCTGTTACTTCCACGAACACTTTCCAGCCTTACGCCTTGGGTAACAAGGATAACGCTGGTAATGTCAATCCAAAAATGAACTGGCTGAATATTTAAGGGATACCGAATGTCTACTAATTTCGAATTGTTTGCCCCAACCGTTGCTGACGGCTACAAAATGGGCCATGGTCCACTCTATCCAGAAGGCACTAACTTCGCTTACGGTAACGGTACTCCACGTTCCGACCGCCTGTTCATGGGTTCCAAGTCCCAATCGATTCACTGGGATAACAAAGTAGTATGGTTCGGTATTCAAGCAGTGATGCGTGAAGTACACGGCCTGTGGGAACGCAGTTTCTTTAATAAAGATAAGAACTCTGTGATCCGCCGTTACAAACGTCGTATGGAAACCTACCTCGGTGAAGGCATGGTTGATATCGAAGCAATGGCTGCTCTGCACGATCTGGGCTACCTGCCTATTACTGTGCTGAGTATTCCAGAAGGTTCCCGCCTGAACATGAACGTTCCGGGTTACGTGATCTATAACACTGTCCCTGAGTTCTACTGGGTAGTGAACTATCTCGAAACCATCATGTCCTCGCTGATCTGGGCAATGATCACCAACGCGACTATCGCTTACGAGTATCGTCGTGTACTGGAGCACTTCGCTGAGCTGACCGGTTCCCCAATCGAGTCCATCGACTTCCAAGGTCATGACTTTGCACTGCGTGGTATCAACAACCCATACGCAGCAGCCTTCTCGAACTCCGGTCACTTGATCTTCTTTAAAGGTACTGACACTCTGCCTGCGATTGACTTCGTAGAAGACATGTACTTTGCTAATGCTGAGAAAGAGTTCCTTGCTACGTCGGTAGTAGCTACCGAACACGCCGTGGCAACTTCGAACATTCTCTACAACCTCGAAATGTGGTTGCGTGAACAAGGTACTGCTCGAGCTGATCTGGATGTTGCAGCTTACGCTAAAGCGCAGTTGGTTGCTGAACGTAAGTTCATTCTGGAAGCCATTACCAAGAAAGTCCCACGTGGGATTATCTCGTTGGTATGTGACTCGTTTGACTTCTGGGGTGTTCTGACTGTAGTGGCTCCTTCGCTGAAAGAAGAGATCCTCGCTCGTCAACCAGATGCTAACGGTCTGGCTAAAGTGGTGTTCCGTCCAGATTCGGGTGACCCAGTAGAAGTGATCTGTGGTGTTGAGATCCTGACTGTATCTGAAGTCTCGGATCTGATTCAGGCAGGTAAATGGGTTACCGGTAAGTTCGTCAGCATCGATGGCGTGATCAACAAGATCTCTCTGGAACGTGATGGCTACGAATATACTCCGGTAGAACTGACCGCTGAACAGAAGGGTGCTGTTCAGGTCCTCTGGGAGATCTTTGGTGGCACGGAAACCGCACTGGGGTACAAAGTCCTGCACGAACGTGTTGGCTTGATCTACGGCGATTCTATCACCGTTGAGCGTACTCAAGAAATCATGCGTCGCCTGATGAAGAAAGGCTTCGCTAGCTGCAACTGGGTACTGGGTATCGGTTCGTACACCTATCAACACAACACACGTGATACCTTTGGCTTTGCTGTTAAAGCAACTGCTATTCAGGTTGAAGACGTATTCGTTGAGTTGTTCAAAGCACCGAAGACTGAAGGGACTACTGCCAAGAAATCGGCAATGGGTTTCCTTAAAGTTGAACGTGCTGCTAACGGTGACTACGTACTCCAACAAAACCAAACCTTCGGGATTGATGAAATCGATACGGCATCGGGTGAACTGAAACCTGTCTATAAAGACGGTACCTTCCCTAATGAAGTAACCTTTGCACAAGTACGTGAGCGTGCAGCTCGGGGCTAAGATGATCTTCACTATGGATCTACTCAATAAACATCCAACCTATCGTGAGGCGCTTAAGACATTCCTTGAGCATCCCTGCGTTAAGGATGGAGTACTGTGTGAATACGGTAGTCCTGTAAAGGGTGAGTTAGATTTCGCATCGTGGATGAAACGTGTAATGCATGTCGATGACGATCGCATCTGTGTGCGGTTAACTAACCCAGTATGGGAGGATATTAGCGTTAGCTTTACGGCTGAGCCTTATGGTCCATTCGCTGAAACATTCATGGCTCTTCGTGAGTGTGGTGCACGCTTTGCCATATCGACACGTAAGTTAGAGGGTCAGGGTGGTGAAGTTCGTCAGGTCTATGCATTAGACATGATTGACTACAGACGCCATATCGACCATCAACCTCAGTAACGACATATCGCTCCTACCTTCGGGTAGGAGCTTTCTTTTATTTCTTTTTGGTGATCTATGCATCCGTTAGCTCCGCTATTAACAATGTTGCTATCCATGGTACTGGTGTTTGGATTTAACTATTGTTGGATGGGTAGCGCAAAGCCAGTATACAACAATCCTGTCGTCTTTAATGATGGTGGTAACCCATGGTGGCTAATTCCGATCTTTCTTTCATTTGTTGGGTTCGTAGCTAGTTTAATCTGGCTGGGTGGTCAATAGATTTTATTTGAGATCTATATCATGCTCTCGTAAGCAATATTAACTAGAGGAAAATAAAATGGCTCCGATGGCAAAGATTACATTTAAAGCTCTACTCGATTGGTTCATGGAAACCAATGCTCGGTATTGGAATATCCATGTACAAGCTGCGCAGTTCGATTCGCAAGAATACATCTCCACTATGAGCCCTGCTACGGGTATGATCTGTTTGAACATCTCGGCTAACGCTACCCGCGGGTTCGATATGGATGATGAGAAGTTCTGGTTCTGGTCTCGGTTCCAAGGTAAAGAGATCTTCCTCGAAGTTCCTTACACGGCTGTAATGTGCGCAGTTGATCCAGAAACCGGTATCCCTAATTTGTTCCCGTACTTCGAAGACTGGGGTGATATTGAAATGGACCTGCCTGATGAACTGAAACCAACAGATATTGAAATCATGCCTAACGGCAATCACCTCATCCGGTTTGGTAATAATACTTCTCAGGAAATGGAACCTTTGTCAGACGAAGAGGTAGAAGCTCTGCGTGCCGATATCCTCGCTCGGGCAAAACCAGATATGGCTATTCCCGACAGCGTAGTAAAGGTTCTCAACTTTGATGGTAATCCTGTTGAAGTTAAGATCCCAACCATGGCCGAGTTGGATGAACTTAATAAGCTGTGGCGTGAACAAGGTATGTCCATTCAGGCAGATGGTTTCACTGTTGGACCAGATGGTAAACTGGTAGTGCGGGCTAGCACATTGAACGATAGTGTGATTCACGTTGACTTCAAAGGTAATAGCGTACCCACCTTCGATGGGGATGCAACGATCCTTAACTTCCCCGGTAAATCGGAAATAAAGATCGAAGAACCGAAGTTGCTGAAACACGATACCTTGGAAACCCGTGTACGGGATCGTCACTGGACTGTCATCGAGGGCGGTAAGACTAAACCCGAAGCTACTATGCCTTGGATCGATACAGTCTACCGTGAGAAGCGTGCACGCCGTGAAGCAGCTGAATTGACAAAAGATAAAATGGTCATCGGTAATGAGATGAAGTCTACTCAACCAGAGATTCGGTCAGATGGTTCTACCGGTGAGAGTTCGTTCTTCCCTAATCTGGATGTATCGAAATGCACTTGGCCAGGTAAACGTAAAGCCCGACCTGAATGGTTGACTGTACATAAAGGTGGTGAACATGTTGCGTAACGTTTTAGTAAAGCAGGTTATTGTGGATGCTATCGCCCGGATGGAAATGGTATCCGATTCACTTGATCTGTGGATCGTAATAGCCATGGCTCCAGAAGTTGTTCCATTGGTAGCTGAGGCGCTCGATCCTGAACGCAACAGCGAGGCCGTAGTAATGGCATTGGGTGATGTAAAATCCAGGACTATGTCTTTGGGATTGGGCCCACTGACGCGCAATACACGTACGGTTGCTAATGATGACCATTTGTCAGTTACCCTCCCAGAGGGTAAGGTGGTTAACATTCCTTACGCTGCTATTTACTGCACTGCTACCACAGGATCATTAGCAGACACACTGGTATGGCATCGTTCTACTGAACTGGGCCAAGACATTGCATACTTGGATATGGTTGAACCAGAACATGGTAGTCCAAGCTTCCATGGTTTAAGTTCTCCCAATAGGATCACTTATGTCGCCCATTCTAATTCACTAAAGGTAAATACATGAAACCCTATCTTGACTCGATTCAAATGATCAAAGACCTCGGCATCTTCAAAGGTGATCGTACCGGTACGGGTACACAGTCGATGTTCGGTCAGCATGAACGCTACGACCTACGTAACAATAAGTTGCCTGTAGTCACCACCAAGAAGATCCACCTGCACTCGGTGATTCATGAACTGATCTGGATGTCTTCTGGCGATACACGTGTAGACTATTTGATCCGTAAAGGTGTTCGTATCTGGAACGAGTGGGTTAAACCGGAAACCGCCGTTTACGAAGATCTCAGTGAAGCCGAACTTCAAGCTAAGATAGATAAACATATTGGCGGCCACTGGGTATTGGCTTTCACCACCATCGAAACTGAAGATGGTATTGAAGTTCTTGACATCCAAGACTATCTGGAAAAATTAGATGCCGCAGCGGTCTCTGCTTTCTGGGGACAATACCCACAAATCACTGACCGCGAAAGCATTAAGAAAGTTGTACGGGTTAACCTGCTTAGCTGGAAAGAAGCTGAACAGCCAGTCAACCCGTTGGCCTTCTTTGGGCATGAGTGCTTGATTCGCCTACATCGCTTGTTCTTCAAGTCCGAACCACAGCGTTTGATCGGTGGTGATCTGGGTGCAGTGTACGGTAAGACTTGGCGTAACATCGAAGACATCCGTATTATTCCTAAACTGGAATGGGCTGACTTCGAGAAACGTGGTTTTCAATTCGTCGTAGATATTCCGGGTACCGATGCTTCAAGTGATCGTTGTGTTGTACAGCGTCGTATCGATCAACTACAAGATGTAATGGATCAACTAGCTAATGGTCCAGACTCCCGCCGTATCATCGTTTGTGCATGGGACCCACGTCTGGTAGAAGATCAAGCATTACCGCCGTGCCACTGCTTCTTCCAGACG